CAATTATATTTAATATCACAAAGATTAAAACATTTTATGTTTTTAGAAAATATTGAGGTTCCTGATACAGAAATTATGAATTTGAGAGATAGATATTTAGAGTATTTTATTTAAAGTTTAAAGATAATATAATATTAAAACAATATAATAAAAAGAGGGTTTTATGAATATAGATGTGAAACTAACATACAACGATTTAAAGTTATTCCTGAGTGATAAAGATGTTGAAGAAATTGAAAATTTTCCTACACCGACAATACAACAGGCTAAACAAATGAAAAAACTTTGGGAAAGAACATACGGCTCTACTCTTCTTAGAGGTGAAGATAGGGAAAGTATTATAGGGGGATTATTATGATGAAGCCATATTTAAAAGTCCTAAAAGAATACCCTGAACTGTTTATATAAGAAGGATAATAAAAAATGAAAAATATAGAAAACGCCCCGTTTAGTGTAGGTTTAACAGTATATCACATAAAAGAGTTTAAGATAACAGAGTTTATTGTGTTTAAACAGAGCAATAATTTTTTTATGGATATATTGGGGAATAGATATTCTAAAAAGAAGTGTTTTTCTGAGAAAAAATACGCTGAGTTTGAAGTATATAAAAATATTAAAAGATTGCTGAATGATAACAAACTTACATTTGAAATGATTGATTCAATCAGAGAAAAGTATAATGAGTACAATAAGACAACAAAACAAATAACATAAAGGATAACAATGGATGATTTTATTAAATACAGAAATGCCCTGAATAATAACTATACAAATTATAATATCACTTACGACAAATATGAGATTAAGTATTTACTTAGCCTTGGTAAAAAAGTTGAGATTATCGAAGTAAAAAAGTATGAATACTCAGACAAAAATACAGAAAAACTTATCGTTAATGGCGTTATCCCTATTTATTTGGGTTGGAGAAAGACATTTAGAGGGGTTGATGATGGTGCAAAATATGGCGTGTATGTGGATAAAAATGATGTTTTAGCTGATATTGTGGAGTATTATAAAATCAAGAAGTTGTTATTGAAGAAGTATAAAAAGAACTATGACAATACATTGAAATATATTAAAGATATAGAAGAGGTTATGAAAGGAAATGAGGAGTATATGATATGATTATTCAGTCTAATAAAGAGATAAAAATATTTTACAACCATTTTGTTGCTGAAGAATTGAATGAAGATGGGTCGCCAAAATACCAACCACCAACACCTCCTCATAAGATTGACTCTGAAGTGGATAGTTTTGTCCTGAGTAAATCTTTCATTCCTAAAGAGTTGCACATTAAGATGGTTCCTGATTATTCAGTTAATGGTGATATAGATAACAGAGAGTATTTTTATGAGCTACACTTAATAGATTATACTATTACCAGTAGAAATTTACAGTTTATCAGAATGTTGCTCAAAGTTATAGCTGATTATAGAGCGGAAAAAATTGACTATGATTATAATATTATTGAAAATTACCCCCAAATGTTTGTGTAGGGTGAACAATGTCCGACTTAGAAAAAAATAAGCTTGTTGAGGGTGGTGTATATAGCGTAGATTTTAGTGACTATAGTTTTAGTAGTGAAATAAGCCAAAAAAAAGAAATCTGTAATTCACATAAGAAGTATCAAAGAAGATAGTTTTATATTTGTATTTGTTATAACAAATAATAATCAACTGAATCCTAATTTTAAGCGTCTGCAAGCTAAATCCAAAAATTTAAAAATGAGGTATTTAGGGATAAATACAAAAACCGACTCTAATATTAAAACATACCCATTAATACAACAAGAAATAATAAACAATTATCCTGAAATTTTAATTTAGTTTTGCTTTATTCGACTACCCATCTATATTTAAAGCTATATTAAATATTAATTGTGGTACACTTTTATAAAAGAGATAGGGGTGTTTATGATAAAAGAACTAATTCCAAACAAAATATACTATAGAGGTAATACAAAACCACCATTTTATACAGAAGAAATGGCTACTGTGATAAATGATGATGGAACTTTTGGGGATGCAACCCATCCCCGTATAAACGCTATTGAGATAGCTTTAAAGTATTGGTGTGAAACAAAAGAAGAAGCAATAGAAAATATGATTTCTTATTACTTTACTTTGCGTAATTACAAAGAAGATTTTAATAATAAATCAGATGCGTATAGGGATTTTGTTAACGATATGAAAGAGTATCTTATTAAACAACACCCTGAGTATTTAGTATAAAATATCATAAAAATTGAGAGGATAAAATGATTGATTTAGAAAATTTTGGGTATAAATGCTTCAACACACAAGAAGACCCGATAATAACAACTACAGAATACCAAAAAAGAATGGACATAATACCTAAATATAAAGATTTCCCAAAGTGTAACACTAACAACAAAATTATCATTAATATAGTCCACGCAATAGCACATATAAATGGTGAAAATTTTGAATCATATTCTATGTCTATAGTTCAAGATAGTAATGATATTTGGTGTAATTTAAAGTTTTATTCATTAAATGAGAAAGATATTTTAAAATACGGTCTTGATGAGTTTGAGGATAGACTTATAGAACTTTGGAAACACAATTATTTTTTACAGTATCAGATTTAAAGAGTAAATATGAAATTGACAATCAATAACATTTCTATAGTAGATATGCCTATAAAAATAAACAATATCAACGAGCTTAGGCTATTTGCACAACTAATAGAAGTTGATTATGATGAATATTTTAAACTTTACAAAGAAGTGGAGATAGAAACATCAAATGTAAGCGATAGGCATTATATGTTTCCTATGTTGGTTATGGTCAAAAAGAGACATTTTCACGAGAGGTTATGTATGAATTACTTCACAACCCGTATTATCCAACCAAAAAAGAAATGGAATTGTACAACTCAAAACATTGGCATAAGTACATAGAATTAAAGTGTTTTATTAATAAAGAAATGGAGTACTTCATATGAATTTAATTTTATCCAATCAATTCTGTGAAGAATATAAAAACAAAAAAGAAATATTACATAAAGGTGATATTGTTATTTATAAAGATATAGATACAAAGAGATGGGAAAACTATATTGTAATAGGAAAAGTTGTATATACAAGTGCAATTAAAAGCGATAAAGTTAGAATTTTGGCTATTAAGTCATTTGGAAATGATAACTTGAATATGATTTCGGATTATGGGTATGTTATAACTAAAAAAATGATAATGTATAAGATAATAGATTTTGAGTTATTTCTTGAAAATAATTCAGAGCATTTTATATAGGTTGTTAATATGATTATATCAGATAAATTCTGTGAAGAATATAAATCACAACAAATTAAAAAAGGCGATTATGTGGTTTATAGGTATGAGGATGGTATAGCCCGATATTTAGATGAAGATTATCACGAGTACCCTTTTTGTTTGATATATGGGGTAATTGTGTCGGTTTCTCCATTAAAAATAAAAGAGATATGTGTTGTGGGTGGCAAACTCCCTGATGGTCAAACATTATGGTCTGATGAATTAGGGATAAGTTTAGATAACAGAAAGATAAAATATGTTATAATAGACAATATTTTGTTTGAACAAACTAATGCGGAGTATTTTGTATGATTAAGTTTAATAAATTTGGTGTAGAAAAATACAACAATCAAAGGCTAAACAAAAATGATTGGATTATTTATCCTGTATGTAATGGGGAATCACCTTATTATTTTAATAATGATTGTTGTTTTATGGTGAGTAAAATCAAAAAAGTAAATGTAGATGCAGTAAAAGCTAAAGAATATGTGCCATTGGGTAGACTACCTAAAAATCAAAAAAAGTTTAAAAAAACATTAGTGCATAAAAATGAAATTCTATTTATCATAGCTGATTATAAACTATTCATAAAAAATAACGCAGAGTATTTTGTATAAGGACTTAGTAAGGGTGACAAAAACACAGAAATGAAGTGGCTTTTAACTATGGAGGGGGATAAACCCGCCATTTACAGGATTGTAGATGAATTCGATGGCTCATATAAAATAGAAGAGAAAAAATACCAATATTACTCTTTCAAATATATAAAGAAACATAGACCAGTAAAACTCTTTAGAACCAAGGCTTTGGCTACAAAATATATGCGTAAAATAATACCTTTAATACCAAAGGCATTCGAAGAAGATGAAACTATTAAACAGAAAAAAACTGAAATCAAAAAACTTCAAAACGAATTAAGAGAATACAAGGAGCAAATTCGACACACATTAATTAAAAGAGCTGATAAAGTGTTTCCTGAGTATTTTATATGAGAACTACAAAATTAAAAACAAACACCACCTATTATGTTTGGCATTCAAAATACCCATTTTATAAAGAAGTGGTAATACTTGGTTTTAGTCACGATAACACAAGGTATTATACAAAAAAGAAAGAAAAATATGCTATGGTCAGAAATGCTGAAATAACTTTCAAAGATACTAAAGAGCAGGCTATAGCCGATACAGTTAGGAGATATTTTTATTATAAACACACAGAAACAGACAGAACTTATTTTCAAGACGAGTTTTTAGAAGAAGTAGAAAAATATACGGACAATTTGCTTGAGTTCTTTGTGTGAATAGGACAATTAAATGAAACTGATGTTGATATTTCATCATAAAGATTGGTTCTCTAAACGATTTTTTAAAGATAGCGATGGTTGTTTTTGGGAAACAGAAACATTAAGGAATGATTTTGAAATAGACAAAATGTTTTCATCACATTTAGAAAGTGAAGAGTTATATCCATCTATATGCCAAGAACTTCAAGGAGATTGTATTATTATTGATAGTGATGATTTTAACCAAAAAATATATCAAGCTAAAATGTGGGGCATAAAAAAGTTGTAAATTCTGAGGAACATCCTCAATATTTCATATAACTCTATTAAATATTTTACTTTTTAAAAAAGTAAAATCTTTAAAAGTACTCAAATAGCACTCAAAAACACTTGACTTCTTCTAAAGATTATTGTATAATAGGTATAAAAAGAGATAAAGGATTGAAATGAAGAAAGTAGCTGTTGTTTTTGATGGAAAAAGAGGATATATGTTCTACCGAATTAATGGTGGTTGTAATGATGGAAAATACAACCAAATGGGATATATCACCAATGAAAACGAGTTGAAAAGTCGAGATGCAGTGTTTTTTGAGAGTGTTGTAGACGCAGGTAATTATATCACTGCAAAAAGACGAGAAGCCTATAATCTATGCTAAACCCGCTATCCACATATATATTTCTTTTCGTTTTTCGTAACTATCTGTATATCTATTTATTTTCTTAGTAACACAGTCTATATGGTCGCATTCGTAACATTTATTTGTATACCAAAAGGCTAAAGCAGTTAATGTGGATACTTCTATAGTATTTATTTCAGCTTCCAATAATTCAGGAGTTAAGTGTTTTCCTAAAACTTTATTTATTACTTCAGTCATTTTTTCATAATTTTCACGACCTGTTAGTTGAAAATATCCACCCCCTCTAAATCGATACCCATCACCTGAGTTTATATCCCCATTTCCAATTCTATTTGCATATGCAATATTTCCTATGTTCACTTTGTTCGCTTTCTGTATATATTCTCTACCCCGCTTTATATAACCATCTCTTTCTGCCCATTTGGGGTTATTTCTATACCGTTTAAAGATTGATTTTAACGCAGACACAGAATAATTAAGATTTTCTCTTTTTGGTTTTAGGTCATAACCAGTTTCTGCTACTATTTGTGCAAGAAAGAAATTCTCTTGTACTTCAGTTTTAACACCAAATGCTTCTGCCTTTGAACTAAATACTTTATAAAAAGCATCTATATCTTCTTCAGAAGCCTTTTTAAAAATTTTTTTTAATTTATCTTTAGTTGTATGAATCATATGTTTTCCTTATAATATTACTTTTTGTTGTTGTTCAAATAGTCTTTTAAGCTTTCAAGTCTATATATCAATATTCTTTGATTTGAAACTAAATCTTTTTCTAAATTTAGCATTTCTCTTAACAATGATGCTATTTCTTTCTCATCTTTAGCACGGTTATAGTCAGAAGAAATTATATTTCTATTCATTTCTTGTATTTCTTGTTTATTTTTCATTAGCATATTTTGTTGATAATTTTCCATAAAAATAACAACAGCACTAGCTATCAGCATCATCAGACGCTCCAATCCTATATGTTCGTCTTTTTTCTTTTCTTCCACAAGAATTCCTTTCTTTCTAAGTAAGGTATTTATAACAATAGTTATATCATCTAAAATATACTCATTTCACACCTAATTCTTTTTCCCCCATAACCTTCCAAATAATATTTCTCTCTTTACAAAACTTCTCTGCTTCTTTCCATTTAGCTTGATTTATAGGGTCACTCCATTGTTTTTGTGGCTTTACCTCTATCAACATTTTTTTGCCGTCTTTCCACTTCACTAAAAAGTCAGGAAAATATCGGTGCTCTTGTCCATCTTTTGGGCTTATGTATGGGATAGAAAATGGTTCACAAGTCCAATATTCAACATCTGTGTTTGTGTCGAGGTATTTCATAAGTTTAAGTTCCCAACCACTTCTATATTCAGGATATACCCCTTTATTCATATAGTTGTCAAAGGGTTGTTTATACTTATTTTCATTAATAGGTTTATAAAACCCTTTTTTAAATTTGCTTCTGCCTCCATCTTCTTGAACTTGTCGTCTTTTTCGTTTTCGTGAAAATCGTCTCCCTCTACTAATCAATGTCTTTCCTTAATAAGTATTTAAACTAAATTTCGCTATAGTGGTTTAATCCAAAATATTTATAAGGCTTTAAGATGAGAAAAAACAAAATAAGAAAAATTAAAAAGCAACAACTAAAAACAAAAAGCAAAATTCTAAAAGAGAAACAAGAAACACTCAAAACCTATAAGCTAAATTCAGAATATAAAGAGGAAACCCCCAACTTTAATTTTTATGATTATTTTTCAAAATATCTAATAAAAGAAATAAGTGATGATATTACTAACAATACTGTCACTTATACTCCTCTGTCAGAAATTGAAAATATTGAAGTAAGTTTCACTTTTGACACTTCAGCATTTCTAAGCGTATACAATGATGATATTCTTGGTAGTCTTACTGATAGAGATAAAAAGAAAATGAAAGTTTCTGAAACATTGGATGAATATGATAAAGATATAGAACGGCTTCAAAAAATTAAGTACAGTCTTCCAAATAAATATGGAGGTAGGTCAAATAATAAAAAAAAATTTAGTGGCTATGAAGATAGAAGTAGAATAGCCAATGAAGAAATCAGATTAGATAAAAAAATCAAAAAATTAATAAAAGAAAAGGAAAATTTCTATAATGAGCACCTTGAATACTTCATATAATTTTCCTTTGACTGTTGATGAAAGAGAAATGTTGTTAGAAAAAGCCAAAACAAATATATTGGTAATTAAATATGTTAAAAAAGACATAGAAAAACACAAAGAAAGAGAAAAGTTAATCAAGAATTATTTAGAAGAGAGAGCTTGGGGCAAAAAACTACAAGCTCTTGAGAATAAATTAAATGATTTTGAAAAAGAACTCCAAGAGGTAATTGATAAAGCTCCTGAGCTCTTTATTTGAAATCTTTATCTGCATAGTGCCACTCAGGGAAACTTATAGACGCTGAAGCCAACCACATATCTTCAGGCATTTGAATTACTTTTTGTGAGACTCTTCGTATTGCATATCTTCTTAATATAGGGGTGCCCTCAAATCTTTTAATTAAAGGCTTCACATCTTCATACATTAAATCAGGCTTCTTTTCCAACATTTCCAATACCAACGAAGCCAATAGTACCCGCTGTTTTTCAGGCATCCAATGAATATTAAGTCCTAAAAAGTGTTTTTTATTCTGTCTTGAAAGCCCTAAAGACACAACCAAAGGGTTTTTATCAAACTTTTTATCTTTATGAATCGCATCATATTTGAATGTTATCAGACTCCCAGGTTTAAAATTCTTAGGTGTTTTCTTTGTGGTGTACTCTTTTTTGTTTTTAATAATACTTTTTTTGATTTTCTTTAAGGTTTTCTTTGTGGCTTTAAAAAAGTCTTTTGCTTTTTTATAAGCTTTTTTAAATATGTTTTCATTTAGGCAGTCACTCATAAATATCCTTATATTTTTAAAGGTGTTTTGGGATTTGTTGGTATAAATTTACCGTCTTTAAATCTTGGGGTCATAGACCACTTCATTATTTTTTCTTGATTTCTTAGAATTTTATAGTTTATCTCAGCTTCAAGATGTCCTAATTTTTGCTTACCTTGCTTCTCCAACAACACATCACCAACAGGTATTCCATTTTTTATGTTTCTATCAAATGCCATAGCTAATCTGATACTTCCATTTATATATTTACCAAGAGGAAAAATAAGACCGTATGGCTTTGAGAGAGAAAATAACTGCTCTTTATTGATATAATTAAATATTATCACATAATCTTGAGATAAAGCATAATCAAAGACGTCATTGTTGATATAGTCTCTAATGTTGCTTTGTTTATTCGTTATTCTATATAATTTAACTTCATCATTTTGTTTGACGGGCTTAACTTTTTGAACACACCAACGCCACTCATTACCATTTATAGTGTCGTAATTCATCATAATTGGTTTTTGTCCACCATCTAATAACAAAAAGAAGTTATATGGAGATAATACATTTATGTACTCTGTGTATTCCACTCCATTATTTTCAAGAGCATTCAGCGATTCATTATATTGAGAAATAGAATAGTAGTTGTCAATTGTAAATAAATCTGAACGCTTTGGTATAGCTTCATTTATTGCTGTTTTTGGTTCTAAGTCTTGTCTTGTATTTTCCATACTCTATTTATATCTAATTACTATTAACCTAATATTAAGGTTATTTAAATACAATACAAAATTAAGATAAAAGGAATTACTATGAATGAGCCTATTGCTGTTGATATCGGATATAGTTCAACAAAAGTTTCATATAGAGGAAAACAGGTAAGATTTCCTACTGCAATCAGTTTTGCTACTGATATTGGTACTCAATTTGGGCAGGAGAATGTATATAAATTTGAGGGTGAAAAATATTATGTAGGACAAGAAGCTGTATCAGAGGAGAGCTTTACTACTACTGACTACAAATTTCTGCGTAAATTTGCACCGCTACTAATCTTTCATATTTTGAAGAAATTTGACGAGCATAATCTTGATATGCCTATTGTTGTTAAAACAGGACTTGCCATCTCGGATTGGGATAAGCGAGATGACTTTAAACAAAGATTGTCAACTATTGAAGTTGATGGTAAAAAAATTGATTTACAGGTCACTGTGATACCTCAAGGAGCAGGGGCAATTATTGATTGGGTTAACAACGAAAATAATGGGGTTTACCCTGACAGAATTTCAGTTATAGATATCGGTCACAATACTATTAATTTTTTATCATATGTAAATGGAAGACCTGTAAAAAAAGACATTAGTGGCTACCCAGGACACGGCATATCATCTATCATAAAGCCGTTTACAAATTATCTTGAAAATACATATAAAATGAATTTCAGCCAACAAGAAGCTATCCAAATATTCATAAAAAACAAGTTTATGTTTAATGGTGAAGACCAAGAGAATGTTAGGGAAATGATTACTCAACTTAAAAAACAGTTTGTGTCTAAGCTTTTTAATAGTGTTTTGGTGAATGATAAGAAAATTATCGGCATTAGTGATATTGTGCTTTTGGCAGGGGGTGGGGCTCTACTGCTTCAAGATGTAGACTTTCCCCCTCAATACAAAATTATACAAGAACCAGTGTTCGCTAATGTAAGAGGGTACGCAGTATGAGTTCAGATAAAAAAACAATTGGTGGTAGTTTAGCAGGCGGAAGCGGTATTTTTGAACGCATTAAGGATGATTTTTATGCGACTGACCCATCAAGTACAAGAAGTTTATTTGAAAATGCAGATATTAATGGGAATAGTTTTTATGAGCCTTGTATTGGACAGGGTCATATTGCTGAAGTAATCAAAGAGTATTTTCCTGATGCTGAAATTATTGGGAGTGATTTGGTTGATAGAGGCTATCCGAATACTATTGTTTGTGATTATCTTACATCAAATCCAAAACAAGTAGATTGGGTTGTAACAAATCCGCCATACAAATTGGCAAAAGAGTTTGTTGATAAAGCATTATCCCATACTAACAAAGGTGTGGCTATGTTTTTAAAGATACAGTTTTTAGAGGGTATGGGCAGAAAAGAGTGGCTTCAAAATTCTCCTCTAAAATATGTGTATGTTTTTAGTAAAAGACAAAACCCATTAAGAGACGGTCAATCTATCAATCCTAAAACCAACAAGCCTTGGGCAAGCACTATGTGCTTTGCTTGGTTTATATGGGAGCAGGGTTATACAGGAGAGCCAACTATTCGTTGGATTTAAAAATAACAAGTATAAAGGAAAAAATATGGCAAAAGCAGTACAAGTAAATTTTGATGACAACAGTCAAAGCATCCTAAAAGAAGTTGATGCTATCCATAGAGATAGTCTTATCAATATGGGGTTGGCATTAGTATCAAGAACAGAATACTATAAAACACTGACGGGAAAAATAAACGATGATGTTTCTAAAGTGGCTTCACTTTCATCGTTAGATGAGCTTGAAAAAGAGCTTAATGAAGAGCCTGTGAAGCCAAAAACAGCCAATGCACCAACGAGCTCAGATTGGGATGATTTTTAATATTTTGAGTTTTAACTTCTTTTAAAGATTATCCTGATATAATTAGGTATCTTAAAAGAGAAAAGGATTGAAAATGCAAATCAACTTTAAAGAGATGTTGAGATTGGTTCGGCTTCGTATGCTTCAAATTGATGATGCTTCTAAAGAGTATGAGACTTTCAACAAAGAGTGGCGTAACCTTAAAGATATTGAATCTTCTTTAGTTAAAATTATCAAAGAAGAGCACAAAAGAAATTTTTAAAAATTTTTAAAAAAGTAGTTGACTTTTGAAGAATATTTGGTTATAATCGGGTATCTTGAAAGGGAAATACCCACAGAACTTGATATAAAAATAAAAAAAGGATTAGTATGGGGATTATAGCGATAGATGATGTAAGTTTAATAGTTGAAAAAAATAACAAAGAGCAGAGATGAAAATTTTTGTTCCTCCTATAAAATCACAGGGTATTAAAACAAAGTTAGTTCCTTGGATTAAACAGATTGTTCCAAAAAATTTTAATGGCACTTGGGTAGAACCTTTTATGGGAACAGGAGTAGTTGCTTTTAATATCAAACCTAAAAAAGCCATTCTCTGTGATACAAACCCTCACCTAATAAATTTTTATAACTCTTTAAAAGATGAAACAATAACTCCTAATATCGTAAGAGCCTTTTTAGAAGAAGAAGGTGTTAAACTACAACATATTGAAGATTATTATTATCAAGTTAGAGAAAGATTTAATGAAAAGCACAATCCATTAGATTTTTTATTTATAAATCGTGCAGGTTTTAATGGTATGATTAGGTTTAATTCAAAAGGAAAACATAATGTCCCATTTTGTAAAAAGCCCGAGAGATTTTCCAAAGCATATATTACAAAAATAGTTAATCAAGTTGAGTATGTCTATAAGCTTATAAAACAAAACGACTATACCTTTTTATGTCAAGATTTCCAAAAGACTATAAATGAAACAAATGGTAAAGAGATAATATATTGTGACCCACCTTATATAGATAGACACACAGACTATTTTAATAGTTGGAATGAAGAAGATGAATATAAGTTATTTAATAGTTTAAAAGACTTTCAAGGTAAATTTATATTATCCACTTGGCACAACAATAAATACAGAAAAAATCTCTATATTGATAAGTTATGGAGTGAATTTAATCTCTTTACAAGAAAGCATTTTTATCATCTTGGAGGAAATATAAACAATAGAAATAGTATGATTGAAGCGATAATTACCAATTATACTGTTGATATATTAGAAGAGAAAGAGATAAAACAATACTAAAATTCCTTTTTAATACAAATATTTGAAGGTTTGCAATCAAAATAACATATGACACAAATCTTTTCTTTAGTTATATTTTATTTTCTAAAAAAAAAGTTCTAAAAATTTTTAAAACACTTGACTTTTAAAGATTATTAGGTTATAATTAGGTATCTTAAAAGAGAAAAGGATTGAAAATGGCAAGACTTACTATTCACACAAAGACAGGGCGTTTGACAAGAGATGCACAAAGAAAAATTACAGAAGCGGTTGAACTCGACAGAAAAATTGCAGAACTTAAAGCGCAAGCTGATGGCATCAAGGTGCAACTCAAAGAGGCTATCGAAGCTGAAGGTATCAATGGTATTGAAACAGAAAACTATAAAGTTATCTACAAAGCACCAACGGTAAGAAACGGTGTTGATACAAAAAGAATGAAGACAGAAGCACCTGAGCTTTACAAAAAATATTTGAAGACTTCTAAGGTGGCTTCTTCCATCTCTATCAAAAATTTGGAGCAAGCGTAATCTCTCTATGAGGCTCTTCGGTAAATGTATATGGCATAGGTGGCGGTACAAAATCGTTGCCTATGATTATACAGATATATGTGTATGGTCTAATGGGATTGAGAAGTACAGACAATGTGAGGATTGTGGGATAACTCAAATTAAAGTTTCTGTACTCAAGAATGACGATACAGACCCTATAATATTTTGGAAAAATACTTCTCATAAAGTCTTTTAAAATTTTCTAAAATCTTTAAAAGTCCTCAAAAAGTCCTCAAAACACACAAAAAATCTCTAAAACTACTTGACTTCTATTAAAGATTATTATATAATTAGGTATAAAAAGAGATAAAGGACTCAAATGACATTTAAAGACCTCTATGGAGACAAATCAAATGAAGTCTATTATGGAGACCTTAATATCTCTGATAAAGGATTAACTTCATTAGAGGGTTGTTATAAAAAAGTTGAGGGCAATTTTGATTGTAGTTATAACAAAATAACTTCATTTAAGTACTGTCCTGATATTAGTGGTGACTTTTATTGTAATAGAAACAACATAGCTGCATTTAAGTTTTGTCCTGATGTTGAGGGTGATTTTGATTGTAGTTATAACAAAATAACTTCCTTTAAGTACTGTCCTGATGTTAAGGGTGACTTTTATTGTAATGGAAACAACATAGCTTCATTTGAATACTGTCCTGATATTAGTGGTGACTTTAATTGTAGTGATAATCAAATAACTTCATTTAAGTTTTGTCCTGATGTTGAGGGTGATTTTGATTGTTATAATAACAAAATAACTTCCTTTGAATACTGTCCTGATATTAGTGGTGACTTTAATTGTAGTGATAATCAAATAACTTCATTTAAATACTGTCCTGATATTGAGGGTAATTTTTATTGTAGTAGAAACAAAATAACTTCCTTTAAGTTTTGTCCTGATATTAAGGGTAATTTTAATTGTAATCATAATCAAATAACCTCATTTGAAAACAAATACTATTACCCTAATGTAGAGTTAGACAAAGACATTAAACAAAAATATATTGAGTTCGGTAAAAAATATTTTCCTCAGTATTTTATTTGAGTACTTTAGTTGAATACTTTAGTTGAATACTTTATTTAAGTACTTTCCCATACCTCTTCAAGAGATTTTACTTTTTAAAAAGTAAAATCTTTAAAAGTCCTCAAAAAATACTCAAAAATTTCTAAAACTACTTGACTTCTACTAAAGATTATTGTATAATAGGGTATAAAAAGAGATAAAGGATGTATATGGATTTAAAGAAATTAAAAGCTATTTTAGTTACCACTTTTTGGAAGCAGAACGCTTGGCACAAGCACGGTGTTTTAGTTCATAGTTTAAGAGTAACTTGGGAGCTTTTCAAAAAGGGTCACTATAAGATGTTAATGGCGGGTCTACTCCACGATATCGGAAAACCTTTGGTTGCTTTTCAAAAACCTGCTGATATTAAAAGAGGTGAATACAGCTTTACTGACCACGAAGAAGCAAGTTATAATGTTATCAAAAATTGGTGGTTTATAAGTGATTACACAAAAACTTTGGTTCGTTACCACTATCTAATTCGTGATATGGATTTAGGTTTAAAAAAGGGTAATGGTAGATATGAGTTGAAAAAGCCTATTTGGGATAGCTTAGATGACAAAATGAAAGAAGATTTAAGACTGTTTCTTGAGTGTGATGACCTTGGAAAAGGAACTGACTTTGATGAAGTTATGGCTAAAAGAAAAGCTGAGAAGAAATAAAAAAAAAACTCCCTATTGGAAGTTGCTCTCTTTTAAAGATTATGTCATAATAGTGCATATTTAAAGGAGAGATTATGAATTACAAACTACAAAAGAAAGCTTTCAACAAAACATTAAAACTCACTCACGAAAACCTTGAAAAGAAGATGTGGGATTACTATATGAGTCTTCCTAAAGAAGACCGAAGCAAACTTGGCAAACTCCTCGCACACCCTACCTGTAGTAGTACTCTTAAACGGTGGTATAATTTTTGGGGCGATAAGATTGAAATGCTTGATATTCACAGAGAGTACTTTGAGTTTGTTCTTGAAAAACTCAAGACTTATAAATAAAATAAAACAAGGACTATTATGTTTAAAGAAATCTTCGAGGAGAGTATTACCTCCAAAGGAAACAATGAGGCAAGAACTCCAAAAGAGCTTCCACAAGAGTATAAAAATATGGTAAGATATATACCATCAGGAGCACAGATAATTGCTGAACTTGATGAAAAAAGTCTTAAACTTAAAATAATTACTTCTCTTTCAACTCCTACTGCATATACAGATTTTGTAAGAAATCACGATAAAGATTTAAAAAGAAACACTGAAAAATTTGTCAAAGATGTAGAGGCAGTCATTAATCTTAAAAAGGCAATTCACGGAGCTTACATATTCATTTCGGGTGGCGATGGGTACATTGACTATACTCAATCACTTGAACTTATAGTTAATAGTAAAACAGAAGGTAAAAAATTAGCACTTCTATATGAAGCACTATCATTTTACATTGGTAGAAAAGCCCCGATGAGATAAGGATTTGATATGGCTGTAGATACATTTAGAATGAAGAGTACTATTGAAGATATTATTAAAGATACTCTAAAAGAAAACCCAAAGGCTACAATGGCATATATACTCAACAACCTACACTATGAAATAGGTAGAGGTAAATATGACTCTGTAGCAGAAAAAGAAATTAAAAAAATGCCACTAAAAGATAGAGATGAATGGTTTAAGCGTTTAATTGAGCCGTTTAAAGTACCAAAAGGAAAACTTACTGAAAGTTTTTTAGATATGATTTTACAAGAATCTAAAACAATTTCAGAAGCACTAAACGAAGAAAATTTTTGCCAAACATTAGAAAAAGAATTCCGACAATATTTTCCAAATGGTTATTTTTATTGTGAGCGTGGACAAAGTTTAGGGTTGGAATACTTTACAATTGCCTTTGGGATGGTAAAAAATGAAAAAGATTTACCGCACAACATAAGACAAAATGACCCAATGTATCATAAAATTTTGGTTTATATCAATGGAGATGATGACCTTGAAATTAATGTTTTACAGGGTGGTTTATATGTTAAACCTGAAGTTGGCTCTTGGAAAGCGATGGATTTAATAAAAACAGGGTTTAGAAATGTGAAAAAAACCACATTTAAAAACACAGAGAAAAAATTTAAAACATTCTTCAAAAAACTCCACACTATTGTAAAAGATAATCAGCATAAGTTGGCTTCAGATATCCCAACAAAATATTATATATAACAAAAGAATAAAAGGAAATATTATGCAACTATCAAATTTTAAATCATTTAAACAAGATATCAATGAAGTCTTAATTACATTTGGAAATAAAGCCTACCCAAAATTCGGAAACATTGTTATCTTAGCAGGCGGAGCAGGTTGTTACCCAAAAGGAACAGAATATTTTAACGGTACTTCTTGGGTACCAATCGAAGATTATGATGGGGGTAAAATTTTACAGTATAACCCAACAGACGGTAAAGCAACACTAACTAAACCAACCGACTATATTGTTCTTCCTACTGACCAATTTTATCGTATTAAAAACAGAAGAGTTGACTTTGTTACATCTGAGACACACAAACATATACTTATCAACGAGAAAACAAACAAAAAAGAGGTTTTAACAACTAAAGATATTTATGCTAAACACAATACACTATCAAGAGGAAATAAAGCTAAACTAATCACTTCTTTTGATTATAGTGGCGATGGAATAGATTTAGATGATAATGAGATTAAATTGAGAATAGCTGTAATTGCAGATGGTCACATTCTACCTGTAAAAAAAGGACATAAAGTAAGAATATCTTTTAATAAAGATAGAAAGATTGAATATTTTAAAGAACTTCTTATTAACTCAAAGAAAGATTATAAAGAATACAAAGAAATTATTAACGGTGTAGAATTTACGAGATTTGAATTTTATCATACAACAAATGAAAAAGAGTTCCAAGATTATTGGTATAATGCTTCTAAAAAACAACTCAAACTTATTACAGAAGAGATTCTAAAATGGGATGGCTCTATATCAAATAGAGCGGGTAGAAAAGAAGCAAAGAGATTTAGTTCAAACTCTAAAAAGAGCATAGATTTCGTTCAATTTGCATTCCATAGTATTGGAAAAACAGCTACACTATCAGTTGATAATCGTGTCGATAAAAATATCAATTACTCTTTGGTTATAAATCATAGCGATGGTTTGGGTATTTCTAAGAATGATAGAGCTGTTTCCACTACCAAAATCGAAAAGGTTAAAGCTTCAGATGAGATGTATTGTTTTACTGTAGATAGTGGTTTTTTTGTAGTCAGACAAAAGGGTAGAGTATATGTTTCAGGCAATTCAGGCAAAGGTTATGTTCAAGACAAACTAATGGGAATAGAGGGGAAAGCACTAGATGTAGATTTCTTAAAAAAGATGGCTCTAAAAGCACCTGAACTACAAAAAAAGGTAAAAGAGAAATTTGGAAAAGACCTCAGCGAATTCAACTTAAAGCGTCCTCAAGATGTGAAAGATTTGCACGAGATTATTAAAAAGATGGGTCTTTCAGATGCAAAGAAAGAAAACCTCTATACTTCTATTTTAGCAGGAAATCCCGAAAGAAAACCAAACTTAATCTTTGATGTTACCTTAGATAGTTTTAGTAAATTTGAAGAGATAACAAAAAAAGCCGATGAATTAGGGTATAAAAAAGAAAATATTCATATTGTGTGGGTGGTAAATGATATTAAAGTAGCAATGGAACAGAACAGAGGGCGTGACCGTATTGTACCTGAAGACATTTTGATTAGCACTCACAAAGGGGCTTCTCTAACAATGGATAAAATACTTTCGCAATCTAAAAAAATCACAAAATATATGAATGGAGTGATAGTTCTTGCTTTCAATAAAAAAGGTGAAGATAGTGTTGTTAGAAAGTCTAAATTGCCGAATATTGCAGATTTACAAAAAAAGCTTAAAAAAGCTGAGGATAAAGGTGATTTTGACGCTATGCACAGTATCGAAAAAGAAATCGAAGATTTCAAAGCTGAATACGGTAATAAAGGTATCAGACAAGGTTCAGGTGGTTTCTATGTAGTAGAAGCCAATTATGTGGTTGTAAAGGAAAAAGGAAAGCCTATTGATGAAAAGAAACTTGGACGAAAACTTCTTGTAAAAATTAAAGACTATACCCCAAATGAGAAAGATTTTCCTACCCCTAAAAAAGAAAGTCACGAAGCCGATGTAACTGATGTGATTGTAGAAAAAAACTCATTAGAAGCAATCCGTGAGCTTACTGATGAACTATCTCAACTAGGTAAAATACTCACCACAGAGTACAAAAAACAAAGAGAAAATCTTAAACACAATGTAGAAGATGTGGAAAAGAAGATGTTGGTTTTAACCAAAAAACTACAAAAAGAGCTTTCGTAGCTCTTTTTTGGATAACAAAGGACTTATATGTTTAAAGAATTATTTGCTGAAGCCATCAAAAAATTAAGCGATGAATCAATGGACAAAATACTTAGAGGAAAAACAGTTCAAACATTTGATTACAATCAAAAAGCTATATATGCGCTTGGAAAAGTAACAGATGTATATATAGCAAAAGATAAAAAATTCTTTCATATAGAGCCGTCAGAAGAAACTGAAAAAATAATAAAAGACCTTCAACTTAAACAAAAATAATCTTGTATTCAACTCCTTTTAATCTTTACTACAGTATACTACTGTATAACGATAAAAAGGATAAAGTATGACATACAAAGACCTCATCAACAAAATTGAATCAAAAAATTACACACTCACTAAACTATCACAAAAAATTGAAAAAGAACACGCTATAGCTACGGCAATTAGACGAACACTAAAAACTCTCTTTTTAGAAGCTGTCGAAAAATCAGGCAAAAAATATATTGGTTTATATGAAATGGGGGAAATCTATATGGAACAACCATATAACTTTCGTATAGGAATGAGCCTTAGTGAGTTTAGAGATAACCTGAAATCTATTATATCAAAAGAAACATCTTTGGATATTTTTTATCACGAAAATATAGAAGGGCTTTACAATATGTCTGTTAGTTTGTATAAATTTAGGGCTTACCGTGATGTTCTTATTTCAAAACTTAATATATTAGATTACAATTATTTCAACGCTGAGGAGTTATAATGTATTGCGTATATTGTGGGGACTATTTTTCTAATAACAAGTCTCTTGTAAACCATAGGAAAATTTGTAAATTGAACCCGAAAAGTGATACAGCAAAAGAAAGAGAAACTAACAAAAAAGAAGAAGAATATCTCAATATTGTCAATAAAATAGAAAGCTTTAATGATATCATTAAAACTGTTGATGAGTATATGGCTGAGAGAGGGTATGTAGTTCATTGGGAATCAATTCCATCTAATTTTAGTATAGATATAAATCACTACGAAAAAACTGTATCTAACAATAAAAAGACACAAAATGTTGGGTGGAAAGGTAATTGGAAAGGCAAAATCGAAAGAATACCTGATTTTAAAGGAGATAATTACAGAAGATGTAGTTTTTGGGATATAAATGGCGATATGTCGGGAATATACGATTTAAAATTCCTCCGTACAAACGGTGGTTCTTGGGGGAGTAGTTTTAGTGGAGAAGGTTATATTCTGCTAAATGATTTTCCTAAACTTATTAAAAAATATGAAAAACAGGCATCAAAAACTAAAATTAAGCAAGATTTGTCTGAAATAACAATTAGATTGGACAAACTTTATCAAAATAGAGAAAATGAGTACATAAAAAATGACGAACTCAAAATAAAAGCTCACGAGATACAACAAAAAATGAGAAAAAATTTGGAAAATTTATCCACAGTTATAAGAAAAAGAGAGACTACACTTAGAAATAAGTTCAGAAATGAAACAACAATCCCATTGCCATCAATAGAGGATGATTTTCAAAATCTTAGTGGATATATGGAGCTAAAAAATAAATTTGCTTCAAATGAAAAAGTGGCTCTTGATGATGATGTAATCAAAGACGCTATCAAAGACCTTGAAGGTGTATATGCTGAATACAAGGCATTTACAAACGAATATTCAGAATTTTTTATATAGGAGTTACATATGGAAATTGTAAAGCCAAGCTATAATTACGGAGATGTTGTTTACCCCCCCCCCAAAAAAAAGATATCTCTTGAGAAAATAAAAAGAGTGTATATCACTAAAGATTATGTACAACACACAGAGTACCATTTTAAGGGTGGTAAGTCTGCACCTGATTATAATGTTTTTGGTGATGTTAATGACATCAAAAAATGTTACTTCAGCTGATTGATGAAAAAATGGAAAACATAAAACTCTGTATAAAAACAGAACTTGAAATGGATTTGCCTAATATAAAGGAATATTTTTGATTTATTTAATTAAGATATCGGAAGGATATAAAATAGTTGAGGGAAAATGCAATACTAACACTGTATGGTATGATGTTTTTGGGTCAAATAGACACTACTTTTACACTTATATTGAAGATTGAGAAAAGAAAGAGTTCAGCACATTTGATATAGTGGACAAAACAACATCAAAAAGTATAGATTTTGCAAAGAAAAAATGGGCTGAGTATTTAATATAAGAATTTGTTTTAAAGGATATTTATGGGTCAAGATTGGATGTTATTGGTTTTTATTGTGGGTTATGCGATTTTTATTTTTGGTATGAGTTGGCTATGTAATCATATGAATTGGTGTAAAGATATATTGGAGTGAAAATGACATTTAAAGACCTCTATGGAGACAAATCAAATGAAGTCTATTATGGAGACCTTAATATCTCTGATAAAGGATTAACTTCATTAGAGGGTTGTTATAAAAAAGTTGAGGGCAATTTTTATTGTAGTAGAAACAAAATAACTTCATTTGAGTATTGTCCTGATATTAAGGATAACTTTTATTGTAATGGAAACAAAATAACCTCATTTAAGTTTTGTCCTGATGTTGAGGGCAATTTTTATTGTAGTAGAAACAAAATAACTTCATTTGAGTATTGTCCTGATATTAAGGGTGATTTTTATTGTAGTGGAAATCAAATAACTTCCTTTGAGTATTGTCCTGATATTAAGGGTGATTTTTATTGTAGGGGAAACAAAATAACTTCCTTTGAGTATTGTCCTGATGTTAAGGGTAGCTTTAATTGTAGAGATAATCAAATAACTTCCTTTGAGTATTGTCCTGATATTAAGGGTGATTTTTATTGTAGGGGAAACAAAATAACTTCATTTAAATACTGTCCTGATATTAAGGGTAACTTTTATTGTAGTGGAAATCAAATAACTTCCTTTGAGTATTGTCCTGATATTAGTGGTGACTTTAGTTGTCGTAATAACAAAATAACTTCCTTTGAAAACGAGTATTACTATCCTAATGTAGAGTTAGACAAAGACATTAAACAAAAATATATTGAGTTCGGTAAAGAACACTTTCCTCAGTACTTTATTTGAGTACTTTAGTTGAATACTTTATTTAAGTACTTTATCTGAGTACTTTATTTTAGTACTTTCTCATACCTCTTCAAGAGATTTTACTTTTTAAAAGTAAAATCTTTAAAAGTACTCAAATAGCACTCAAATAGCACTCAAAAACACTTGACTTCTTATAAAGATTATTGTATAATTGGTATAAAAAGAGAAAAGGATTTAAATGAAAACAAGAGTTGTAAAAAATAAAAATGGAAAATATATAGTTCAATTTAAACGAGAGATTTTCGGTATTTCTATGTTTTGGTGGACTACATCGGGCTATCTTGAGTGTAGTGGAGGGGGCAACTGTTGGAATGAGCCCTATATATTCAAAACAGAAAATGAAGCTGTTGAATTTATGATTAAAATGGTTTTGGAGCGAGAAACAAAAGACAAATTGGCTGAAGAAGCGGGTGTTGTTGCTGAAGCAACAAGCGAAGAAGTAAGAGAAAAATTTCCGCAATTTTTATATAGAAATATGATAAGAGTAAAGAAAGATAAAAATAATTTGTATATTATTGAGAGAAGAGTTGGGTTTCACGCCATAAAGATGTGGTGGCGTGCGGTGTCTTATTATAGAGGACTACCGTATGTTTTCGCTTCTGAAGAGGAGGCTGTAAAATACTTTGTAAAAAATCTTGCCACTGAGTATGATAAACAAATATTAAGTAAAATATACCCTGAATATATTATCTAATTCAAAATGAAAGGACAGAAAAATAAAAAACACCAAAGCTAAAACAAAAACTACAGAACAACAAAGATATATGGAAGTTATCTCAAAAGTGAGAACAGTAAATGATATACCTCAAGTAGTTAATGAGATTCTTAAACCATACGGTCTGTATGTAGAATTTAAATCGTTTCCTAATAGTTGGTATGATTCGGCATATTCAAGCCCACACCCAACACCACTATATAAAAATGAAGATAAAATCTACCAAGGTTGGAAAGGTCAATGGAAGGGTAGTGTTAAGCGTTTAGATGGAAAAATAACAACACTATTAGTTTTCACAACCTGTATTCTCTTTTTAGAGATGGTAAGAGTTTTCCTGCACTCACTTTTTTAAGAACTGGAACAGGCAATTGTGGTGTCGATTTTAACATTTCAGGGCATATATTAGTGGATGATTTCCCTTATTTACACAGAGCTTATTTTAAGAAAAGGTATGACTTAACTTACAATAAAACTTTTCAACAACAGTTAAAGCAAATAGAAAAAGAAATGTCTGTAGAAGAAACTAAATTTGTTAATTCCAACAAAGACTATATCTCCTGATATTGAACAAATCCTAAAAGAACTTAAGGAAAAGTCTGATAAATCAAAAGAGTTTGCGGATAAACATTTAGAGTACTTTATTTAAAATATATTTAAGACATTCATAAGAAGATTGAGGTATAATTATATAAAAAACGGGCTTCTTGTGGATAAAATAATCTTTCTATGTATACACTATTTCACCCATAAAGGTTTCAAATTTTTGGAGTTTAATGGGAGTAGTGTCAAAGTGGAACTCGATGGTGATGAATATTTTTGGTACCCGTCAACACCATATAAAATGCGCCATAAACAAAAGTGGAAAGAGGTTGATGGTTTCAATGATATTACCAAACTCAAACAACACAAATTAAATTGGAAAATAAAGTGTAATAAAGAGTTAGAAGAGCTACTGACAAGAGATTGTAAATTCACATATCAAATTCAGGTAGACACACAAAACTTAGATAGCCATTCTAAAGATGTGACTGATTTTCTAAACAACTACCAAATATTAAAAATCAGTTCGCCTATGGCTACACGAAAATCGAATATTATAGGCGAAGTTGTTTCTCAAGCACACAAAAACAATCAAAGAGTATTATTCATCACAAACAGAGTTTCATTGTCTGTGGATATTGCTGACAAATATGGTATTCCACACTATCAAAGAAACGACTACATCACAGGAAATTCACTAGTAGTACAGTTCGATTCTTTGTATAAGTTCGTTAGTGAATTGGAAATGTTCGACATTATTATTTTAGATGAAGTGACATCACTACTTTTATATATGACCTCAACTTTTAAGGGCAAAGAAGAAAAGTACATAAAAAATATATTCGCTTTTATGAGCTTACGCTTAAAAAAGTTTGTGATAGCGGACAGTTTTATTATTGACTTTCCGTTTAAAGGCAGAACACTAGGAATATATAACAACTTTAGAGAAAAGTTGAATGTTAAAGAGTATTTGGATAAAAATATGTTTATATCCAAAATCATTCAAAAATCAATGGACTCTTTGATATCAGTTTCATCAAATGAAAAAGGGTTTTTGGTCAAAACCAAAAAACTCTTAGAAGATAGAGGTAAAAAAGTAATATTGCTTACCGCTGATACTGATGAGAAAGAAAGAGATAAAATTTACTCAATGTTCAATAATCAAAAAATAAATTGCGATGCTATTTTGTATAGCCCAACTCTAACCGTAGGTGTATCAATATTTACTGATATAGAGCATCATTTCCACTATGATACAAGCGGGACGGTATCAGTTATTGATAGTATTCAAATGACTAGAAGAACCCGTGAAGCGAAATCTATCCATATATTCATAAGAGGAAAGTCATCATTTAAAGATACAAACTTAAAGAATATCAAACGAAACTTAAAATCATTCCAAATAATTGATGAGTGGGGGAACTCTGAAAAACTAACATACACAGGCGAAAAGTTGGCTGAATTAAAACAGATAAGAAATATACTCGACAACACCCACAAATATGCTTTTAAGTCGTTACTTGGCTATCAGTTTGAAGTGGTGGAGATTGTGGATAAACCTGAAAAGAGAGAAATTAAACTAACTCCTTTTGAGATAGAATTGATAGACAGAACAAAAGAGAAAATAGACAAAAATATTAAAATGAGAAGAAATCAATAATTTTGTAAGTGTATTTTAATAAAACTTGCACTATAATCTTTGTATAAAAACTACAAAGGATTAAAAATGATTAGAAAAGAAATTCTAAAAGAAGATGGAAATTACCAAGTCATTAAGATTTGGATGAGTGGAGAGACATACTATCGTGTTCAAGAGAATAGGTATGGCACAGAGTGGGATTGGGAAGACTTTGGGCTTGAGGAGGATGCAATAAAAAGTTTTGATGAAATCATCGCTAAAAAAGCATCAGAAAATGAAGAAGAGGGGTCGGCACTTTCATCAAGTACTGAATCGCCCGAAAGCCCCAACAGCACGGGCGTTGAAGCCGATGGGGACTTAGAAAAAAGTACTACTTTTTCTAAAAAAATCGAAGTACTTGACCTTAACAAAATTGAAAACCGATACAACCCAAACGGTAATTCAGATTATGTATATACAGATACTCAAGAAATTATAAATCCTGAAAGCATCAAACTAACAGTAGATGACATCATCAACAATTCAAAAATAACCTATTCATACATACAAGGTGCTACTGATGATTGGGGGTTTGATGAAGGAGAGTTGTTAGATGTATTTTTTATTCAAGTTGATTATGATGACAACTCACATTTTTCAATCTTTATGGACTTCTACAAACAAGTCAATCCAAACGAAAATGTATCGTTCTTTGATGATGTAGATGAGCCTATGGAGTGTTTCTACTACTATCCTAATAATAGTGAAAACACACAGAAACTGATTGGATTTTTATCCAAAATTAACGCTAAACAAACAAAATGGTAGGGTTAAAAATGAAAAATATCAAAAAAATCACAACATTATGTGTACTAATTGCTATTGGGGTATTTATCAGTGGTTGTACAAACAGAACAGATGCCGAAAGAGCTTTGAAAGCCGAAGGCTTTAAAGATATAAAAATCACAGGATATGATTGGTTTAGTTGTAGTGAAGATGATTTTTATCATACAGGTTTTGAAGCTACCAATCACAACGGTCTGAGAGTAAAAGGCACCGTTTGTTCGGGTCTTTTGTTTAAGAATGCGACAATTCGATATTAGGTGTTGATATGTTATTGACACCAAATGAATTGAAGGACTTTGAAAACTTCTATCTCCAAGAGAACGAAGTAGTTTTTGACAATTATTATAATAAGATATATTATGATATTTTTAAACTAACTTTTGTAAAAAAATATACTATTTTTGGTATTTTTAATCGCACAAATAAGATTGAAAAAGAATATAAATTTAAAAGGAAGGTGACTCCAAGCAAAGAAGAAGGGTATATTGTAACCTCTATGTCTCCTGAAGCTGTTGAATTGAAAGACCAACTCAAACAAATAGTCTCCGATAAATGGCACTGTATTTCTGATGAGAATTACGAGTTTTTTGTAAAAAAATTTCCTGAGAGGTTCGTGTGATGTGGGCGAATTTAAAATATAGAGATGTTTTTTATTTTAAAAGGAATAAGTTTGATGGTGAATCCACCTCATATATTGCTTTAGTACTAAATACATCAAAGCAGAAAAAATCAATAACAATTTCTATAATTTTGGAAGATAACCAAATTAAAAATACATATAACCATCCTGAAACACTATCATTAGGAGATTTATATATGGACACAAACATTGAATTTTTAAAATTAATAGGGGCACTGAAAAATCAAGATGTAAAACATTTCAAAGAGTACCCTATTAAAAAATGGATTAATGAAGTATTTTCAAAAGAGTACCCCGAATACTTAGTGTAACTTAGTAGCTTAGGCGTTTCTTTTATTTCCTATCGCATCACCATAAGCAAGAGATAGTGGAAGTAAAATTTCAATAGGTAAATCTATCACTAAACAATTTACTTTCATTTCAGGGTTGTCAAGAATAGCACTCAAATATCTGTGATGACCATCAATAATAAAGTTATCAATAGAAACAATAAAAACGGTTTCTTTAGATGTCAAAAATCTTTCACTCTCAGTCTCTCCATCTCTTGCAATATTTTCAATAGACTTATCAAAATAAATCTGTTCTTGAATAGGCATTAAATCACCTGCTCTTATTTTCTCCATATGAACACGAACTTTATCATCACTTTTAGAGCCGTCATATTTTCCAAGACCTGCTTTTAACCATTGTTCGGCTTCTTTTCCTGTCAATCCTTCAGGAAATGGGTTTTTATCATCAGTAAAAGGTGCATAGGGTTGTCTTATATCTAAATGCCCTTTTTTTAGTCGTTGTTGAAACAATTTTACATCTTTAAATGTGATTACGGGCATATCTTTTCTTTTCGTATGTCCTACACCTGCTTGGGCTTGTGCATAAAGGTAATTTTTATCAAAATTAGGAATTTCTAAATCAAGATATCTACCATATTCTTTCATTCTTTCTTCAGCATATTTTCTTGCTTTTTCGACAGATGTCTTTCTCAACTCAAGCTTTCCTGCTTTAGCTCCGCCTTTACCGCCCTCTAAAAGATAAGCTCTAAAATTCATATCTACACCTATTTTTTCATTATTTATATTTAATTATATTATAAGTATCTTACGCTATAATTAAAATAAAATTTTAAGGTTAATAATGAAAACTTATACTATTGATTTTATATCAGATATACACCTTGATTTTTGGCTTAAAGAAAAACAAGCCAACAAAAAACTAGAGAATATTACTGAAAACTTCATTAAGACTGTGTTAAAACCTAAAGGTGATTATATACTTGTGATAGCGGGGGATTTGGGTCATTACTATACTCAAGATACAGAACTATTAAGACAATTGAATAAGATATACAAACATATAATCATAGTAACAGGAAATCACGACCTTTATTTGGTTTCAACCAATCAGAAAAAGAAGTACCGTATGCACTCATACGCAAGAGTTGAAGAAATGAAGGCTTTCTGTGAAAAAGAGGGAATACACTACTTAGATGGTAATGTTGTGGATATTGATGGGTTAAAAATTGGTGGGACTGGTATGTGGTATGATTTAGACGGTTCACCTAAATTGGAGAAGTGGAATAAAGTAATGAATGACAGCAACCTTATTATGGAGGGTAGTGAACCTATTAAATATCAATATGGCTATGGGTCTTATGTAAAACAATCACAATGGGACACACAAGCACATTATATAAAAGAGGTTGATAAATTGGCGCAATTGATTTTTAAAGATGTTGATGTGCTAGTTACCCATATATTACCTGTCCTTATGCCTGAAGAAATTATGGTACCTCAATATAGAGGCGATGAAAACAATATCTTCTATATGAGTGATAATATGGATATAGTGGAAGAAATTAATCCTGAAGTTGTTATTTTTGGTCACACTCACGAAACTTATGACTTTGATTTAAATGGTATTTGGTTTGTATGTAATCCATTGGGCTACCAATCTGAAAGAACAGGTAATGAAATCCGACAAATACAAATCACAAAATCCTAAACAAATCTGTACTAAAGTATAGGTTTTGTTTATATTTAAGAAATTCTTAAAATTGATTGTCTATAATCAGTAAACAAAACAGAAGGAAATAAATGAAGTTATTTAAAACAAACAAAAATAAAAAAGAACATAAAAAACACCAAAATGAAGTTGTAGCCACACCAATTAGTATGCCTAATATTATGGGTTCTGATAATATCATTGAAAGTGACACACATACATTAATAAGTGTGGAACAGCCCGCTGAAATGTTGCCTTTAATGGGCGAAGACGGCTCTATTCTACAAGGAATTTACCAAGAACAGCCTCAATTTACGCTTTATAAGTTGTATTTGTCTGATTTTGAAGATGAAAGCAGACACGGGCTTCACAAAATAATCAGTAAACTACAAGAAGCAAATCCTGAAGATGTATTGGAGCTCCACATTGCAGGACACGGGGGATATATTTCCGAAGGTCTTGCTTTTTACAATCTGATTAGTTCTTTGTTTAGAGGGAGAACATCAGCCTATTTGACATATGGGTATAGTATGAATGCTTTAGCCTTTTTATTCGCTGATGAAAGAATTGTTTATGAACACAGTGAAATTATGTTCCATACATATTCAGCAGGCTTTGGAGGAAAGCGTGATGATATTCTTTCTCAAATAGCACATACAGATAAGCATCTTCAAAAGTTCTTCAAAAAGATTTTGAGCCCATATTTTTCAGAAGAAGAAATACAGTCTATGGGGTCAAACAAAGACTTTTGGCTTAACTCACACGAGATGTTAGTTCGTGGTATTGCCACAGGAATAATCATTGATGGAGAGTATCTTAGTAGAGATGACTATTTTAAAAAATATAAGAAAAATGGAAAATTGAGAAAAAAATGGCTTAAAGAAAATAAGGAAAATAAAGATGGGCAAAGTACTGTATGATTTAAATACAAATAGTGGAAATAGTGGTGGTATTGTTAGTACAACAATACCATTAACTACAACATCAGATACAGTAGCATTTCAATCTGATACAGGTGTTAGAATAGACATTGTACAACTACAAAAAAAAGTAGAAGAACTTGAAGAAATGGTCAACCTCCTTATATTAGAAGTTATGCCTGAAAGAGTAGTTTAAAAATTAAACTTCTTTTTATTTTTATTTTAGTATAGTATTGAATTAAAAATAAAAGAGGTGAATTATGATTCTGCACATACCACATTCAAGTGGCAATTTATTTGGTTTTGACAGACCACAAAAAGATTTGATACTCCTCACAGATTGGTATACTGATGAGCTATTTTTCCACGAAAATTCAGATAGGTTAGTGTTCGATACTTCAAGACTGTTATGTGATGTTGAGAGGTTTCCCGATGATAAAGAACCATTATTTAAAGATGGGTTTGGTATATGTTATACAAAAACAATAGACGGAAATAATATCTCTTTTGATGAAAGTCATAAAAACATAATGCTCACAGCATATTATGAACATCACAAAAACTTAAATATACTCACCCAAAAGCAATTAACAATGAAGTCATTTGTTGTAGTGGTTGATTGTCATAGCTTTGACCCAAAACTTTTTGGTGATGATGTGGATTTTTGTATAGGGGTTAATGATGATAAACACCCTGAATTACTTGATAATGTGGTTAAGTTTATAGAGAACAACAAGTACTCTGTAAAAGTAAATGAGCCGTTTCAAGGGGCTATAGTTCCAACAAATCATACAGATAACATTGATGTAACATCTATTATGATAGAAATTAACAAAAGATTATATCTTGAAGAAAACTCAAACAACAAAAACAAAGACTTTGAGAAAATTCAGTCCTTTATAAATAAGATATTAAATATTATTTCGGAGTACGAAATATCTAAGGACTAGAGATGGGATATTTTACAGATGTTTTTGAAACATTTAAAGAGCTTGGAAAGCTTTCGCCTGAAGAATTAAAAAAAGGGCAAAAGCTTGACAAAACCAAAGACAACTTATTTAAGCGGGTTACGGGTAGAGTTTTTTACAAAGTCATATCAAAAATTAAACAAAACGACTTAGCAAGAGGAGATAAAGCAAAAGGCTTAGACACACTTACTGTATACTCTCCATCAGATTATCAAAAAATGGATTGTTTTTTAGGGATAAACAACAGCTCAGGGTACTGCATCAAAGATGGAAATGAGCTTGTATCAGTTTTTAGCTCTCAGAAATCAAGTGGAGACGCTATTGTTAAAAGTGCTATAAAAAATGGTGCTACTCATCTTGATTGTTTTGCTAAACTCATTAATGGAGAAGTGAGTGGCGATTTATATTCGCTGTACTCAAGAAATGGTTTCAAAATAGACAAAGACCTAAATGTTGGTAAATATGGTGAACCATATGCCATCAGAAAAGGAATATCACACTTTGTTAATGATAAAGGTGAAGTGGAGATGGACAACGAAAATGTTGTCGTTTTTATGAAGCTGTAAAAAATTAAACCTCATTTTATATTATTGTGATATAATATCAAATTAATATAAAAGAGGTTGAAATGGCTAAAGTTTACGAACATATTTTTAAATACGGAAAGTATGGAAAAAACATCTGTATAAGAGAATACGATACTGATACTAAACAAGTAACTTTCAATACAAACATTGCTACAAACGAATTTATCCCAACATTATACTCTCCTAAACCAAAAAGCGGTTTTAAAAAATCTTCTATGGTTACATTTGAAGATGATTCGCCTTTATGGGAAAAAAATTTTGAAAAAATGGGCGACCTCACAAAAATAATAAACCCTGAAAAAAGAACCGATGAAGAAAAGGAATTATTGGAGATTCAAGAAGAAGTTGGTCTTACTGAAGCACAAGAAGAGCGTCTTAATTTTTTAAGAAAAATGAGAAGTGAAGCCAACAAAAAAGTACAAGATGAATATTACGGAAACCCCGACAGAGTTCAACAGGTAATTAGAGAGAAATATCCTGATGCAGTTAAATATGACCACGATTTTCACACTATCTTTATCGATATAGAGACTCGTTCAGGAGTAAACTCAAATAGATTCCCTGAAGCTGAACACGCTCTTGAAGAAGTGACAGTAATTCAAATGTATTGTACTAAGAGAAAACAGTTCTACATTTTTGGTACAAAGGATTGGACTGGTACTTATAATAGTCGTTTTGGAAATATAAATTATGTCAAATTTAGAAACGAGAAAGACTTACTCAGAGGATTTGTAGAGTTTATATCAAATGATTATCCCGCTTCTCTGTTTGGATTTAACGCACAGGCTTTTGATTACCCTTATTTGGTTAATAGAATTGCAAACAACTATAAGGACATCGACTATAAAAAACTTTCTCCTGTAGGTGAGGTTACTCTTAATGTAAAGAAAAAGACATTTGATGACCGTGAATTTTTAGGGGTTGACATTAATGGTATTTTCTTATTAGACCAAAGAGACTTGGTTTTAAAATATGCCTTTTTGTCATTGGCTAACTATGGTCTTCAAGATGTAGCTTTTGCTTATGGACTAAAAGGAAAGTCATCTCAAGAAAGTTATGAATATCAAAGTTTTGACGGCAACTATACAGGAGAAGGGTGGGTAAAACTAATATCCGATATAGACCGTGTTCCTGATGACGAAAAGATGGTATGGAAGCTACAAGACGCTAAACAAAAATGTATGCGAACAGCTCCTGAAAAATGGACACCTGAGCTACAAAAACGATTAGAACAAGCGGTTTATAATACTTTTATGGACTATTCTATTCGTGATGTTGAGCTTATGTTAGAGATTGAAGAACAGAGTAAACTTATAGGTATCGCTAAATGGATTGCTTATACTTGTGGTGTCAATATTACCGATGTTATGGGAACATATAAGCAATGGCACTCATATACTTTTAATGACGCTATAAAGGATGGCAGAGTACTTCCATTAACTCAAAAAAATGGCGATGATGAAGCTGTATATAAAGCAGGGTTTGTAACAGCATTTCCTGGAATTTACAAGTATGTTTTATCGGTTGACTTCGCATCACTATTTCCTAATGTATTCCAAGCTGTTAATATCGGGGCTGATACAATTATACCTGAAGATAAAATGCCTAAAGATTTGTTAGAAATCAGAGAAAAGTATTTTCACTTCTTTACTAATGAAAACTTTTATGATACAGCTCAGAGAAAAACCGAAAGTGATGCCCACCACGAAGAGAGAATTAAAGGTAAAAAAGACGGGAAGCTAATAGCTAAATATGGTTCTGATGGGTGTAATGACCTACAAGAAGAGCGTGATTATTATGTTTGGTTGTTAAATCAAGATTTCAGTGAAACACTAAGAAAACATAATGTTTCTGTTTCACCTAATGGCTACTTCTATTCTCATCATAAACAAAGCTATACTTCAAGAGCTATGGAAAACGGCATTAAAAAGAGATATGAAGCCAAATACAAAGGTATCAAATTAGCGGGTGTTGTAGAAGATATTAAGAAGGTGCAAGCACAGAGAAAAGAAGGCAAACATCCTGAGTTATTTACAGATGTAAGTGATGAAAAACTTCAATCTATTTTGGAGACGACTATCAAGGAAATGGAATATGAAGATAGTCTTTCGTTGGCATTGAAGATTTTTATTAACAGTAACTATGGCTCACAAGCTATGTCTATGAACGCTTTTAGTAATGGTAGATTAACGGGTGCTTCAGTAACAATTACCGCAAGATTGTTAATACAAACTGTAGCCAATGCACTTTCTAATGAGATTAGACGATTTTTGGGTGAAGAGCCGACTTTTGATTTGGGTGAGATAGTACAAATGGACACCGATAGTGCTTATTTGTGTTTGGATAGACTTATTGAGGCGAAGCTACCTAATGCGACAGAAGCTCAAATATTACAGTTTATTCAAAATCTCTTCAAAAGTAAATTGGCACCTGTAATTCAAAACACCATCAACGACATTGGTAAGCGTCTGAATTTTATGAAGCCTGAAGTTTTAAAAATGGACCAAGAAATTGTATCAAATAGCTTCGTATCATTAGCGTTGAAGCGTTATTTTGCGAGAGTGATTATGAGTGATGGAAATGTATTGGCTACACCAAAGATAAAAATGACAGGTATTTCATTAGTCAGTAGAAGTACTCCTGATGAAGTGAAGCTTATTCTAAAGCCCACTTTGGATTACTTTCTGAACAACGACCAAGCAGGGCTGAATAAATATTTGAATGACCATTTTCAAGACTTTAAAAATATTGACCCAAGCAGACTTTCAAGACCTCAATCTGTAGCAAGCCTTGACTACAAACCTTATTACGATAAACGAGAAGTAAAAGATTGGAAGATTGCTAATAAATTTGCAAGACCAATGAGAGATAAAAAGAAAAGTATCGCTGAAGGTAGAAAGGTAATGAAACTACAAACAGCACCACTGAATTCAAAAGCTTCTATTGTTCACAACCATTTAGTATTGGAAGCAGGATTAGAAGGGAAATATGAGCTTATCAGAAATGCTGATAAAATACGAATAGTTTACTTAAAGACACCAAACCCTGTAACAAATAATATCGATGCTATTGCTTATAAAGATAGTCAAGCGTTGAAAGATTTGGGTGTGTTACCGTATGTGGATTTCCAAACAATTTGGGATAAAGAACTTATTAAAAAAGTAGATATTATTGCTGAGAAAGTAGGTTGGAAGATTGGAGTAAGAACAGCAACTACTGAAAGAGCGGATGAGCCTTGGTAGTGGAATAGGTGTTTATAATATTTAAATTTAAGGTTTAAATGTTATATTGTTAAAATATAAATACTAAAAGGATTTTTATGACATTAGGTAAAATTTTACAAGAGAGGTATGAGATTGATAGCTATGGTACTATTGACGAAAGTGGCGCAGGTATTTCCCGTGTATTAAAAACACTTGAAGATGGTAATGATTTCTTAATTATCACTGCTTCAAGGGGTAAATTCTCAAAGAAAGAGAACGCTAAAAGAAACAGCCAACTCATTAAAAGTATTAGAGATGAACTTGGTGTCAAAAGTGGTGCATATAAGCTTGTTGGGCATTGGAAAGAGTGTAACCATAAACTTGAAGATGGTCAAAAGATTTCGGATTGCAAAGGAGCTATTAAAGATGAGCTTGAAGAAAGTTGGTTAATCCCAAAACCAAAAAATATCGCACCTGAAGAGTTCTTAGATATCGCTAAAAAAGTCGCTAAAAAATATGACCAAGATGCTTTTGTCATCCGTCTTGATGGAAAACTTACACTAAATGGTAAAGATGGTACGGTATGGGAAGACTTAGGCAAAGCAGATAAAAAGTCTATTTCAACAGGTTTCAGTCGTATTATCGATGTTCAAGGTTACTCAGAATTAAAGAAGCAACGAAATAAAGGTAGAAATATCAACATCATCTTTGAAGATATAGCTTTGGTTGTGCCGAAAGACAACAACAATTCTAAGAGGCTGTTTGCTTCCGCAAACATCTTGTACTGACATTTTCTCAAGAGTATAAGTTTGGAAAGCTTTTTAAAACTAAAAATAAAGGCACTAATTAGTTATCACTGAGAACGCAAATTAACAATAGGGTTATATTTAATTTATGCTCTCTTTGAAAGATTTTACTTTTTCAAAAAGTAAAATCTTCAAAACAACTCAACATACTTTGTTTTTAAAGTTTTTATGGTATAGTAATATTATCAAATACAAGAAAGGATTATTCTAAAATGGAGTTCGAAACAAAATTTAGTGTAGGCGATTCTGTTTTTTACTTCAGAAGTTCTCTTTTGGAATACGAGATAGAAGAGATTTATTATCGCTATAGAGACGATGAGGAGTCTTTTCACTACACAATAAAAAACAAAGAAAATGGCGAAACAATAAGATATGTAGGAGAAAATAATCTGTTTATATCAAAAGCACAAGCCGTAGCAAAGTATCTAAAGGAATTTAAATGAAAATGACATTTAAATATAATAAAGGCGATATTGTTTATATTATTGGTAATGGTGATTTAAATAAAGCTTCTATAGAAGGCGTTACTCTTTTGGCTAACAAAGAAGGTATTTTTTACCAATACTATATAAAAACATCATACGATGACGCAGTAAAGAAAAGAGAAGATGAAATATTCGATACAAAGCTTGATTGCGTAAAAGCGTTCTTGGGTGTAGAAGGTGATTTTGATGAGGCGATGATATAAATGGATAAAACAAAACCTATTAAATAAATTAAAGGGTGAACAATGGGTATAAAATTATTTTCAAGTGGTAGAAGTGATTGTGGTGTTGTATATCCGACAGACCCAAATCCAAGTGTTTTTAAAATTGTTTCAATTCAAGAGTTCAGCGAATACACTTTAGTAGTGGTTGACTATCCAAATTGTACTAATTTTGAGGGCAGAAAAGTTTTAGTGATGGATATGAGTGCTAATGATATTATGAGTATGGAAAAATTAGACCCTCATTTTATAGAGGGGAATAATATTATAGCGAGATTTGTGCCGACCAAAAAAGGCATAAGATTAGCTAAAAAAATATGTAAAGGTTGTAAATGATTAAATTATTTAATGGTGATGCTCTTGATGTAATGGATAAGCTGATAGAAAAGGGTATTAAGGTGGACGCTATCATTACTGACCCACCGTATGGTACTACAGCCTGTTCTTGGGATTCAGTAATTCCTTTTGATGAAATGTGGAAAAGATTAAATATTATTATGAAATCTAACGGGACAATCGCTTTGTTCGGTTCTGAGCCTTTTAGTAGTGCTTTGAGGATGAGTAATATAGAAATGTTTAAGTATGATTGGATATGGGAAAAATCTCAAGGTGCAAATTTTGCATTAGTAAAACATCAACCATATAAGGTGCACGAAATTATATCTGTATTTTATAATGACCTCAGTAAAACTACATACTCAACAAAAGCGTTTAAAGAATTGAGAAGATATTTCAAAGACCTATTAAATTATATCGGATTACCAAAGTCAAAGATAGTAAATGATGTCGGGGGAAGAGCTGACCATTGTTTTAGAAGCGATAGCTCACAGTGGTGTATTCCATCAGAAGAAACATATAATATACTGATTAACAAATACAATATAGACAAATATAAAGGATTTAAAACATATTCGGAATTAAATTTGATATACGAAGATGAATTAAAATCATTTAAAAAAACCTACAATTATATTACTACAGATGGAAAGAAATATATATCAGGCAAAGGGCATAGTGGGGAAACAACTGGTAATTTTAAAAAAACACAAACAATAAATAACGGGAAGAGATTTCCAAGAAGTATTCAAAAATTTGCACAAAACAAAACCATTTCCTTTCACCCAACCCAAAAGCCTGTTGAATTGATGGAATATTTGATACGAACATATACAAATGAGGGAGAATTAGTTTTAGATTTCACTATGGGTTCAGGGACAACTTTAGTCGCCTGTAAACAGCTAAATAGAAATGGTATAGGTATTGAGTTAAATGAGGACTATTTTAAAATAGCACAACAAAGAGTAGACGAAGCCGTAGAGGGTTCATCTTTAAATAAGGATGTGGAATGAGTGAGCCGAAAAAAAGAGATTTTTTAGGACAAGAGATTAATGTTGGCGATTTTGCTTGTTGTTCGAGTGCTTCAGCCTCAACAGGAATGTATATAGGAAAAGTGATAAAAATCACAGACCACAAGGTACAACTAACAGCTTTAGACGGCAAAAAACATATGAAATCTTTTGATAAAGTTTTTATAGTAACTAAACAAATTGAGGAAATTCCTGAGATGTTGATTTAGTTATCTTAGATGCCTTTTGTGGTTTTTATTTTTTTATTTAGTTTTTTAGCTAATGATACTAATACACCACCTATAAAATGATGTGATGTTGCTCCTGCCCAAGGGAAACTTAAACCTAAAGCACCTCCTGTAATTAGCAACATCAACATCTTCAATCCCTCTTCGCCTGCAAATAAATCACTCAAAGAATAGTTGCCCGATAATGCTTCTATTACATCATCAAAATTCATATCATAGGTTATATCTCCTGTAAAACTCATATTAAGCCAAATAAAGATTAAAATGCCACTCACCGCAACACCACCTAATGCTTTTATTTTTGGGTTATTCTGAAGCCATTTGTCGAGTGCTCTCAATTTATCTTCACTCCATTTCCCTACATTTGAATCAGCTATATATTTTGGAATTAGCCCTATAATGGTTTGGTATGCTTTGAAACCTCTCTTAACAATATCATATAGTCGTTTAAAAGACCAATGAATAGTAGTGAAAAATTTATACACTCTACTATCTCTAAAGAAATTTACAGCTTCTTTAAATGACATACCAACTTTATCAGAAATTTCTTTAATGAAGTCAATCTTTTTCTTTACTGTAGATGGAATGGATATTTCGTTTAGTTTGTGAAAATCTTCTGTATATAATAAAAACTGATTATACTGATACTGATAATTATACTCTTTGATATTTATTGCTTTTGAGTTCATATAATAATCCTTTGTTGTATTTATAAAGGTTTGTATCGAGGCGTGAATAGCTCTTTGAGATATTTTGCTTTTTTAAAAAGTAAAATATCTCAAAGTACTCAAAACTCTTGACTTCTTTCAAAGATTATTATATAATAGGGTACAAAAAGAGATAAAGGACTCAAATGACATTCAAAGACCTCTATGGAGACAAATCAAATGAAGTCTATTATGGAAACCTTGATATCTCTGATAAAGGATTAACTTCATTGGAAGGTTGTTATAAAAGAGTTGAGGGCGATTTTAATTGTAGTTATAACCAAATAACTTCATTCAAGTATTGTCCTGATATTAGTGGTGACTTTTATTGTGGTTATAATCAGATAACCTCATTTGAGTTTTGTCCTGATGTTGAGGGCAATTTTTATTGTAGTAGAAACAAAATAACTTCATTTGAGTTTTGCCCTGATGTTAAGGGCGATTTTGATTGTAGGGGAAACAAAATAACTTCATTTAAATACTGTCCTGATGTTGAGGGTAATTTTTATTGTAGTTATAACAAAATAACTTCATTTAAGTTTTGTCCTGATATTAAGGGGAATTTTTATTGCAGTTATAATCAGATAACTTCATTCAAATGCTGTCCTGATATTAGTGGTGACTTTTATTGTGGTTATAATCAAATAACTTCATTTGAGTTTTGTCATGATATTAACGGTGTCTTTAATTGTAATGGTAATCAAATAGCTTCATTTAAATACTGTCCTGATATTAAGGGGGATTTTTATTGTTATAATAACAAAATAGATTCCTTTAAGTATTGTCCTGATGTTAAAGGTGATATTAATTGTAGTGATAATCAAATAGCTTCATTTAAATACTGTCCTGATATTAAGGGTAATTTTAATTGTAATCATAATCAAATAACCTCATTTGAAAACAAATACTATTACCCTAATGTAGAGTTAGACGAAGACATCAAAAAACGCTATGTTGAGTTCGGTAAAAAACACTTTCCTCAGTATTTCATATAGCTCTTCAAGAGATTTTACTTTTTCAAAAAGTAAAATATTCAAAAGTCCTCAAAAAAATACTCAAAAATCTCTAAAACTACTTGACTTCTATTAAAGATTATTGTATAATTAGGTATCTTAAAAATAAAGGCTTTCTATGGATATTGAAAACAAACTCCTGAACTACATCGATGCTCTCAATGAACTTAATGAAATTCAAGAGTGTGATTATGTTTTTAAGCTGACTATCAACAAATCTTATGCTAGAATCTCAAAGGTAGACAATTATGGAAAAGGTCAAGAAAGTGCTTACGCTTTTGTAACTCTGACCAATAAGAAGTTTCCTGTGGGTAGTATTTTGAAACCCGCTAGTTGGAAAACCCCTGCCCTGAACTTTGTGAGAGGTAGTATTATGGGAACTCATAAAGAGTACAATCTTAAAAGTGTTTTTGGGTTATAATATAAATAAACAAACCAATATTAATAAGGATAAATTATGAGTTTTAGAGAAGTTTTTGTATGTGAGTCAACAAATGTGAATATATCGCGTTTTAAAAATAGTGATGAATATTATATGGATGTTAATACAACATCATTAGAAAAAATGTTAAAAGACAAATTGTTTAATAAAGTTATATCTATATTATTTAAAACAAAAAATTTTTATTCAGATATAAATGATGAGTATTTAAGAATTGATGACGGTATTGTTGTTGATGGAAAAAAAATAACAAATATATACTTTAAAAACAAAAATGTAAAAAACGAAGTGGTTAATATTTTAATTCATCAGAATCTTGAATACGGTATTAGAAAAATATATGGGGATATTTCTATGACAAAAATAAAAAATACAAAAGAATATAAACAAAATGCAAACCTTGTAGATAAAATAAAATAAAATACTGAGCACATTAAAAAGTTTATGTTAAAAAATAACATAAGTAGAAGTAGAAGTAGAAGTAGAAATATAAATAATGTTGTTGTAACAAATAATATTAATAAGGATAAATTATGTTTAGAGAAATGTTTATTGAGAGTAATCTTAAAGATATTCAAGAGGGAAAAGGTGTCGATAACTTAATTCGCATTATGGATGGTTGGTTAAAACAAGGATGGAGCTTAAAAGATATATATGATGAGGTATTGAAATTTTTAGGCAAAGAGGACGGAGACTTAATTTTCTACAAATTTGTGCACACTCACAAAAACAACAAAAAGTTTATGAAGGAATTTAACAGAACCATATTTAATTAAAGCTACATTTAAGTATAGCCATATATACTCACAAAAAAGGGTATATATGGCTTCTCACAAAACAGGCAATTACAACTTCAATCAAGATTTACAAATAGCCCAAAAAACAGAGAAAGAAATCTCTGAACTCTTAGAGCAACACAATTTCAAAACTATCAAATTTAATAATGATAATCAATACGATTTACTTGTTGAGAAAAACAACATAAAATATAAAATCGAAATCAAAGAAGATTTTCAATGTGGAACCACAGGCAATGTGGCTGTTGAGTATCAAAGCAGAGGAAAACTAAGTGGAATATTTACTTCCAAAAGTGATATATACATTTACAAAATGCACCTCAATCCCACTCAATATTTTATAATGACAAAACAAAATTTATTAAAAATAATTAAAGAAAAGAAATACTTTAAAATAGTTAATGGTGGTGATTACGGAAGCAATACAATGATGTATTTATTTAAGGTGAAAGAATTGGCTGATATATCAGTAGTTATAAATAAATAAAAAATTAATCTTATTATATTTAAGGATAAATTAAGAATTTGTAGGTTATAATACGACTATCAAGGGTTTTAGAAAAGTGGCAAAGTTGCAATATAGCCCGTAAGGGCACTTTGTCCCCCTTGTGGATTGTGTTGGTTTCTTCCATTCCCCGCACAATTCTTTTTCAATCCTTTTGTTTGTGCGTTCCCTTTCTTTCGCACATTCTTGGTTAATACCTCTCTTTTGATGTGGGTGTGTTTACCAGTGCACACCCATTATCTGAAAAGATAAAAGGTAAATTATAAATAATAACAATATTATTCAGCATCTCTACGGAGTGCTGATAGTGTTGTTAAACACAAAAGATTAAATACTCAAGGAGATAGTGATGTATGCAGGTGCTATATATGACAACATTGTTGCAAACAATACCACCATAGATAATACTATACAGAATTATATCCAAACTCAAGATATCCAAACGGATATTGAAAACGAGTATATCTTCTAAGTGACCTATTTCAAAGGTCGCTTAAAAGTGACCTTTGAATGGGCTCCCCCTCACTTCAAATCTCACTTTTAAACTATTCCGCAGTAGTCAAATGGTAAGGACGGCAAGCTGTTAACTTGTGCGATATTGGAGCGTAACCAATCTACGGAGCCATTAAATTATAACTGTTAATTAAAATATCTATTTCTTATAAATAATCCAAAAGGCTTAACAGTTGGATTATTTAAGAATGTATAATATTATTATAGAAAATAGGTTGTCAAATCCTTACCAAGGATATGTAGAAAAGCACCATATTAAACCAAAGAGTTTAGGTGGGGATAATTCTAAATCAAATTTGGTGTCATTGACAGCAAGAGAGCATTTCATATGTCATTTTTTATTAACTAAAATATACAAAAAAGGAAGTAATGAGTGGTATAAAATGACTCGTGCTTTTATGATGATGAAAATGTCATCATTAAACCAAAATAGATATTTTAATTCACACTTATATGAAACCAAAAGAGAAGACTTTAGTTTGGTTATGAGTACCAATCAAAAAGGTAAAGGCAACTCTCAATATGGTACTATGTGGATTTACAACTTAGAGCTTGATGAAGTTCTAAAAATTAAAAAAGAAGACTTTCCTAAATACAAAGATTTGGGTTGGCTGAGAGGTCGTAAAAACAAAAGTGAAGTCAAAAAAACTCTCATTAAAAAAGAGGATAAACAAAAAGCTTCACAAGCAAAAAAAGAAGAAAAGAAATTGTTATATAGTGAGTATTATTCTATATACAAAGAAGTTGGTTTTGAAAAATTTGTTGAGATAACAAAATATGATAAATCTAAACAAAATTTAGTACAAATGTTTTCAAAATGGGTTCAAGAATTTGTTCCTCAAAATGGAAAACGAAGATGTTAGGCTCCATCATCTAATGGTTAGGATGTTGGCTTTTCAAGCCAGTCATATGGGTTCAAATCCCGTTGGAGTCACCATTTATAGCGGGGTGTAGCAGTGGTAGCTTGCAAGGCTCATACCCTTGATGTCGGTGGTTCAAATCCACCCCCCGAAACCACACTGAATGAAGCGTGTAGCTATAGGAATTTGTGGGAGATAAAAGTATTATCATTACACCACATTGAACGAATACGCCTGTTCGGTATTTTTTGAGGAGTTGGGTGAACGGTTAAACCATCAGACTGTAAATCTGACGCTTTTTAGCATTCTTGGTTCAAATCCAAGGCTCCTCACCATTATTTTTGGAGCTGTAGTTCAGTTGGTTAGAACGCTTGCCTGTCACGCAAGAGGTCGTGGGTTCGAGTCCCATCAGCTTCGCCATAAAAGATATATTTGGGTGGTTCCTTAAAAATAAAGTGGAGTGATGGGCAACACCCATCACATTATTGTGGACTAACTCAATTTGGTTAGAGTGCTCGACTGATAATCGGGTGGTTACAGGTTCAAGTCCTGTGTCCACAACCAATAAGGAATTATTATGAATGAAAGGCATATATTGAAGCGTATGGTTAATAAAAACCAAATACCTTTAAAAGAATGTTATTCGTTATTGATTAACAATCCAATAAAGAGTAAGTTAACAAGACAGTCTGAATATTTGCACGACAATTTCTATAAAGATGAGATTTCTAATCTTTGTCACATATATTTAAAGCCTGAATTAAGCAAATATAGACTATAATAACATATATTAAAATTATTAGTTGCTACATTAGCTCAATTGGTAGAGCACCTGATTTGTAATCAGGAGGTTACAAGTTCGATTCTTGTATGTAGCTCCATATTTTAATGGGCTGTAGTGTAATTGGTAACGCAAACTGGTTTTGCTACAGTTATTTCAAAATTTAATATATTTACGATATAATTAAATAAAAAAGAAATAAAATGAAAGTCAATTGTGCTACCTGTAATAAAGAAATAAATAGAAAACCAAGTTATGTTAAAAAACATAAACCATATTGTTCACAAAAGTGTCGTAAACAATCAATGTTAAAAGGCAATATGATAAAATGTGAAACTTGTGGCAAAGAAGTATGGAAAACACCAACAGATATTAAAAAAGCAAAAAATGGAAAATTATTTTGCAGTCATTCTTGTTCAGCAAAATATTCAAATAAACAAAGGGGGAGAAATAGATATAACCATAGGGAAATAGCATTTTCAAATTTCGAACACAAATGTGATATATGTGGATATAACAAAATTATAGATATATTACAAGTACATCACATAAATAGAAACAGAAGAGATAATTCTATTAAAAATTTGCAAATATTATGTCCAAATTGTCATAATGAAATTCATTATAAAGATAATGATGGATTGTTTTGGAATAATAAAAAAAAAACAAAGATTGTCCCATAGTATAATTGGCATTACGCCTGATTTTGGCTCAGGAGATTTCAGGTTCGAATCCTGATGGGACATCCATTATATAAAATACCTATAAGCATTATCAGTGGTAGGCATTATCGAAGGTTCGAGTCCTACTTGTGGAGCCATTTATAATATGAGGTGTGCCATCATTGGAAAGATGACTGCCCTATATTCGCTTTACCACGCTGAACGAATACGCTTATTCGGTAAATAAGGGCAGTTGCTCCGAATGGAAAAGGAAAGCGGCTCATAACCGCTCGCAATGTGCTTTGAGAGGTTCGATTCCTCCACTGCCCACCATACTCATAACCTATAGGTTCGAGTCCTATCACATCCACCAACCTTCATATTAACCCCAACTTTTTTTTAATATTAATATAAGAAAATAAATGTATAATCATTTAATTTCTAAGTTAATTTCTAAATAAGGGTTGTGTAGTGTCAAATAAAATAGAACTAGATAAGTATTATACACCAAAAGATACAGCTTTGTATTGTACAAACAAAACAAAAGAGATTGTACCTGATATTTCTGAGTTTATAGAGCCTAGTGCAGGAAATGGAAGTTTTAGTTCCCAAATTGTTAACTGTATAGCCTATGATATAGCTCCTGAAGCTGATGGTATAATTAAACAAGACTTTTTAGAACTTGATATTGAATATAAACCAAAAAGATGTGTTATAGGCAATCCACCTTTTGGAAGCAGATTAAATTTAGCTCAAAAATTCTTCAAAAAATCTATCGAAATTGCAGATTATATAGCTTTCATTTTACCTATTAGTCAGCTCCAAAATACAAACTCTTTGTATGAGTTTGATTTAATACATAGTGAAGATTTGGGTAAAATTCACTACTCTGATAGAAATTTGCACTGCTGTTTTAATATATATAAAAGACCCAAAAACGGGCTTAATAAAAAGAAACCAAATAAACTTAAAACAGTCGAAATAGTACGACAAGATAGCAAAAAATATCCCGATTTTAAGGCGGATATTGTGATGTGCTATTGGGGGAACGGTAGTGCAGGTAAAATATTGAAAGAGAACGAAACTTACAGTGCAATGTATAAAATAAAGGTCGCTGATGAGTTCAAAGATGATGTGAAAAGAGTTTTAAGTGAAGTAGATTGGTTCAAAGAATTGAACTGTATAGCTATGTTGAAAATTCAACAGTTTCATATTATTAATGTGCTTAAAAAACATATCCCGAATATTTACTAAAAAGATTTCATATGAGTCATACAGAAAAACCTGAAATACCGTTAAAATATTGTCAAATGTGTGAGCAATATTTACCAAGAGAGGCTTTTAGAAGGTATAGTTGGACAAAAGCAAAATATTGTAAAAAATGCAGAGAGCACCACCAAATTATATTGAATTATAAAAATAAACAAAGAAAAGAAGAACAAGATAGACAAAAAAAAGAAGCTGATTTATATTATAAACGAGAGAAAAGTTCAAAATTTTCTATATTAACAGAAATAGAAAAATTAGCTCTACATTATAATCAGATTGAATCATTAAAACGCTTAGACAATAATAAATTTTATACTAAAGATGAGCTTAGTAAATTAATATTCCCTTTCAACATCCAACCAAAAAAAATAAATAATATGCTTTATTTTCTACAAAAAATAGGGTATTTAAGATATAGAAAGATTAACACAAAAATAGTTCAATACAACATTATAATGTACAACAATAAAGATGAACCTGATTTAAGCTTTTGGTCATTAGTTAAAAGAGAGTTATTATAACAAATATTATAGGAGATATTATGAAACAACCAACAATAAACGACATTCACAGTTACACTATATTCGCCAATATTGACAAACGAAATGGTAAAATAGAAGGACACCAAATGTATCTTACTCAACTTCAAATGGAGGCTATTGAGCAGATTATTTTAAGTGATAAGATAAAAGTGGATGAAAACCCAAGTTATGAGGTTGAATAATGAAAGACCTTTTTGATAATTCTACTTTATCAATTAATAAGAAGTATTGGAAAGATTTATCTAAATCTGAATTGGAACAATTTAGAGATGAGATTTTTAATTGGTATAGAGTAAAAGGTTTCCCATATTTTGATACATCCAAATCGTTTAGAGACAAAGAGTATAAAAAACTTCACAACTATGACTTCAAAAAAACCATCAATAAAGAAGATAAAGTAATCACTCAGACTATGCACGGACTAAGTTTAGCTTGGTCTTATATGCCACACAGTTGGGATATAAGATGTAATAAACAAAAAACACCTCTTGAAGCTTTTAATGATGATGAAATTTTTATGAAAGTAATTGAAAAGCGTTTGAGATTTGGGGACAACATCTCTGATAATGGCATTAGAAAAATGCTCAAAATTTTTACAGGTGTCCAGTCAGTTTCTAATTTCAGACCAACAGCTTCAGCTTCTATCTACTCTCTATTTTGTAATGAAGGGGACACAGTTTGGGATATGTCGTGTGGATTTGGTGGTAGACTATTAGGGGCGGATTTAGCTAAAGTAAAATATATAGGAACAGAACCATCTACAAAAACATTCAATGGACTTAAAGAGATTATAAGAGATTATAATATAAATGCCACAATACTAAACATAGGTAGTGAAGATTTTATTCCTGAAGACGGCACTTTAGATTTTTGTTTTACCTCACCACCTTATTTTGATACAGAAGAGTACAGTAACGAAGATACACAGAGCTATATCAAATATCCCACAAAAGAGGAATGGATAAACGGATTTCTTAAGCAGACATTTGAAAATTGCTATAAGGGTTTAAAAGATGGAAAGTTTATGGTAATTAATATAGCCAATGTCAAGTCCTTTAAGAATATTGAAGAGGAAACCCAAAGAGTTGCTTTAGAAGTTGGTTTTACTTTGGATTGCACTTGGAAATTAGCATTGTCTAAATTGGGCGGAAAAGACTTCAAGTATGAACCTCTATTTGTTTTTAAGAAATAATCTTTAATAGAACCAAAAGCTTTGTTTTGGTATACTATCTTATAAATAAAGAAAAACAAAGGCATATTATGGAATTTAGAAAAGTTTTTGAAAACTCAGAAATCAAAGTTGGTCAATGGGACGACTCAAACAAAAAGTTGAGAATTTATAGAAAAGACAAAAATAAGTTCTTTTTGGTTGATGATAGTGATGGCACAAGTGACGAATTAAATGGTCTTATTACTTGGGTAAAAACCCAAAAAGAAGCAGAAAAAGCCCAAAAACTTGTTAAATACCCAAAAAAGTTTTATGACTATATGAAAAAAGTAGATAAAAAAATATTTGATTATATGTCTATTTCTGAAATAGACGAATGGATAGCCTCCCTACAAGGGGAAAGATAATATGACACTTACACAAATCAACGAAAATGCTCAAGAGATAGCAAACACAATCGGCAAACAAATAGGTGGTCTGAATAAAGTAAAGGCTATGACAGGAGCTAAAGATTTTGTTGCTTTGGGCAACGGATTGGCATTCAAATACCCAAGAGGTAAATATGTGAAAATCACACTCAATGGGAAAGACTCAATCGGGAAATTTCCTACGAAAATCAAAAAGAAAGACCGTGATATATGGTTGAACTCAGGGGAACACGATGGTGAAACTGAAGATGACAAAGTTAATGCTAAATTTGAAACAGTCAAAGCCAAAGATTTAACACCTGTTCAAGCACAAATCTATCTGAGTAAAGCGATTGTGAACTTCGAGAAATTTGGTGTTACTGAGGACGGCAATTTCTTAACTCAAAAGACACTTATTGTTGATAGTAACAATATGATTATTGATGGTCATCACAGATGGGCAACAGCAATGATTGCAGACCCCAACATCAAGATGAAAGTCCTAAAAGTGGATTTGAAGTTGAGCAAACTTCTAAAGGTCTCTAAGAGCTTTGGGGTTGCTATGGGCAATAAGCAGAACAAATAGTACGAATGATATAAATACAATAATAAATACAAGGACACAAAAATGACATTGGGCAAACTATTAAATGAAGCTACAAGTGAGGATTTAACAGAAACCAAATCAAAAAAGCTCTTAGGTGACTTACAAGTAGCTTGGAATAAGTACAAGTTCAACCTTGATACTAAGCCCTCTGAAGCGGTGAAGTGGCAAGAGAAAGCATATAAGCTTTGGAAACAAGTTCAAAAAATGGATATAAATGCTCGTAATAGTGCAGGTAAGCTTTGGAAAGATGTTATTGATGCTGATATAAGTGTCGGTGGTAGAACTCCTAAGATGGTCAAAATATCTGAGAAGTCAATTAACTACAAAATTGATAAGAAAAATCCAAATACCGCTTACTTTAAACATAAGGGTGAGTCATTTGAGATGGCTAAATACAAGGACGGTAGCATTGGCATTTTCATAGATGTTGCAAACCACAGAACACATTTATTTGATGTTGATGCCGAGAATTTTGATGAAGCGATAGACCAATTCATATATAGATATAAAGGATAATAAAATGACATTAAGTGAAATTTTCAATGAAGCTAGAACAAAAAGTGTTAGTAAAGCTCTGATTAAAAAAACTCTGCCTACAGGATGGGGGGAAGTTGAAGTAAGACAACACAAAGATAGAGCGGGCAATCTGCTTGGAACAGATTTTAAAGCATATAAAGATATCGCATATGATGTCTTCGGTTCCGAAGAAGAGATGGCAGATATGCTTGATGGTAATTCAAGATTATCAAAAAGATATAAAGAAAAATATGGCGTTAGTAACTACGAAGAGTACCTTACTTATATTGCAAAAGAGAGAGCTAAAGAACAAGATGAGCTGTCCAAAACTGTTAAAAAACTACAAACTTTAGATGGTGTGACATCTGTAGAGAGCGGTTTGGGTGATAAATCAGCATATATAGTAGTTTTTACAAAACCAAGTAAATAAAAAGGAATACAAATGTCATTAGGTAAAATTTTAAATGAAAATACAGAGGCAAGAGAAGCTATTTCCTCATTATTCTTGGAAGCGGGTAAATTTTTTGACCCATCAGAGTTTGATAAAGAATTCGTCAAAATTTTTAAACCTATATATGACAAATATGAGAAAAAAGATTTCTTTGGTCATAAAGCACTCTGCAAGATTTATATAGACAACTATAATAATGCGACAATGGAGCAAAAGGCAAAATTGCCTGCACAAGGCATTAATACTGCTGAAGAATTTGCAAAAGCAAAACTTGACTTAGAGAAGATGAAGGCATATAGAAATTGGTATGACCTATATAATGCTATTAAGTCTAAAAATATTGATGTTATTCTTTCTAAAGCAGGGTCAAAAAGAAACGAAATTTCAAGAGAGCTTTTTGGTGTACTAACAGGCATCAAAGGTGTAAAATCTATGAGTGATAAAGCTTTTAGACCTCTTGTTCAAAAGTGGGTCTCCACAAATGAAAATTATATTCCTGAAAGTATTTTAATAGAGGGTGAAATGTCTGAATAATATGCTGAAACAATCTCAAAAAGATTAGGACTAAGAAGTAAATTTGTTCTTGATTTTATGAAAAAAAATGATATTGACGGGTATAAACTACTAACTATTATGACAGGTAGAAAGCCTAAAATGCAACCTCTTGATGTAGCAACAGCATTAATGGGAACTCCCAACAATACATACTATAAAAAGTTGATGAAGCTTTTAGGAAAATAAAAATTAATCGGCAATTTAAGGTTATTTTAAGAGATAATCAGCTATAATTGCATTAATAAAAATATAAAGGACAGCGTATGAAATCTATGAAGATTCAAGACGCATCCACTAAAGAAGATGGTGATTTATAGTCGCTAATCTTGGGTGCGTCTTTAAATAAACACAAGACGCACCCACCTCCAAATACAATCCAAAGGTGGGTGTTATCAAAAGGGTGTGTAGCTCAGTTGGTAGTAGCACTCGACTTTTAATCGAGGGGTCACAGGCTCAAACCCTGTCACACCCACCATTTGGCATATGTCTTTGGAGAACACCTGAACCTCATAAGTTTAGGAAATAAGGGTCAGAACCTTGATATGCCACCATCCTAACTAAACTCTCATAATATTACTCCACAATTTACACTCATTAAATCACATTTGACTTTTTATTAAGATTATTGTATAATCTTAATATAAACAAAAAAAGAGGGGCAAAAAATGGGTCTATATGTAAATCCACCATATGATAAAAGGCAATGGCTTATTGACAACTCAGAAACAAAACCACTAAAACAGAGCGATTTCTTGCTTGATAGTGTTGCTAATGATGAATTTCTTGTAGTTCTTGTCGATAATGGTCTTTTTAATGCAGGAGGGTAGTGTACTCTGAAAGAGAGTATGTTGATTTTACATCTCCTTCGGATTCAAGACCGAAAGAGTTTTTTATTGTCAAAAAAGAAAAATTAAAACCATACTGTCAAGAGTGGGAATTATATGTGGATGAATAGAACCTATTAACCCTATTAAAAACACTTGGGTATTTGCAAATGAAAAAGAAATTGAACTTTAAAAATGGCGACATCTTGTTTGTTGTAAAAAAAGGATTTGGTGCATATATATGTGCAGTGAAAGGTATATTTCAGTCACTATCTGATACATCTATAACATATAAATGTTCTGTAATATATTCAAAAAACAAAAATAATAGTAATGAGGTGATGGTTAATCCTGAAGATATAAAAGCCTATTTAGGTGATGATATTGATGAGGCTGTTGAACAATATGCCGAATATTTTATATAACCCCTTTCGGGGCTATATAGTGGTTAAGCACCAATAACAGAGCTGAATGAGCGAGTTCCCACATTGTTAAATGTAAGGATAATAAACTCAGTAGCATAATTAGGTTTAATATAGATATCCACACGAAGTTCATTACGAGCGATTACTTCAGGTGTGTTGTTTGTTTCATCACATACAACCAAGAAATCTTGAATACCACGCCCTGCTTTAACACTTGAAAGGTATGGGTTAAACATAGCCAATACAGCATTACGAGTGAACGGGTCATTAAACTCAAATAGTGTGCTACGAGAAGCTTTAGCCATAGCTCTTTCGATTGTGTTGAAAAGACCTCTAACATTAATTCTATCAAAAGAAGAAGCATAGTTTAGGAGTGTTTTTTGACCCCATACCAAGTTACCTTCTCCTGGAAATGAAACAATAGGGTTAATGCTGTTTCTATATAACGCATCTCTTTGAGCTAAATTAGGCGAAAACGCAATTTTGTCAATGTTACGAATTACTCCTCTACGAAGCCCTGCTGAAGCCCACCAAGAGGCGTTATTTGAGTTTGTATTAGAACGAAGTCCTGCCATATCTCCTGCAACATTAATCCAACGGAATTTTTTAGCATAGTTGTCATAAATTCTAAAGTAATTGCCAAAGAAAGAACTAAACATTGTGCGAAGTGGAGCATCAGAACTATTCATATATTGAAGTAAATTATCTACAGCTACTGCTGATTTTTTACCAACAACATCTTCATATCTTGCCCCAAGGAATGCAATACAGTCAGCACGGGTATTAGCAAGTTCTCCTGCTCCTACACCATTATCATATTCATTTCCAATAACAACATCAATTTCATATACTTCTTTATCTTCTACTTCAAAATAAGCATCTTTAATATCTCCAACAGACACAAGTGGTGATTCCCCACCAAAAGTAGAAAGATTTCCAAGACCATCTATTCCTTGAGCGGTTCTATAAATGTATGAGTTTATATATGTCTCATAAGTCTTGTTGTCATTAGGGTCTTCATACTCTTCAGTAACCGTAGTTTTTCCAATTGAATCATTTACAGCTACATATACTAGTTTTGAATTATGATTGATTAAATTCTCAATATATTTAGATTTGTTATTAGCGTCTACAGCATCTTTATCAAATGAACATATATAGGTTTCTAATGCAGTGCCTTTACGAATAACAACACCGATTTCTTCACCTACAGGTGGGTATTCAAAAAGACTAAGAAGAGAAACACCTTCGAATGCTTGTGCTAAAGAAGCACCTCCATTGGCTCCTGCCTCTCTAGGAATGTAAGGGTAGAAGTCATAAGGGTTACATATAGCAATATCAATGTCATTTAAAACTTCGCCCGCTGTTTGAGCTGTAAATGTAAGTTTGACATCATAATTGAAGTCAAATGTAGCTTCTTTTGTTTCATAATCACTCAGATTTTTAATTAACTGATGATTTTGAGCAAAAGGCGGCACAATTCTATCAAGAGCATCTGTGTCTTTATAGTTTCTATAAGCATCAATACTTGCATTTAAGTGACTTTGGAAAATTACTATACTTGTGTCCACAGGGATGTTATCTGTAAGTGGTTCACCCAAATAAACCAAATATTCATCTGTAGTCTGATTAAACTCAAGGTTTGTTACACTATAAGTATTGGCATCGAAACCAACAAAACCAATTTTTAACCCTTTGTGAATGCCGTCAATACTTTGAAGTTTGATTAGTGTGGTTCCACTTGAGTATGTCTCATATGTTTTGTGTTTTGAAATCAGTGGATTTCCCTCTGTGAAAGCACGAGAAACTACAAGTTGATTACTGTAGTCGAAGAACTTATAGCACTGAAACCATTCGTTATAATTTTTGTTTGTTGGTTGTCCAAAGTAAAATTCCAATTCATCTTTATTTGTGATAATAAAAGGTTGCTCAATAGGACCTTTTGTAAAATTACCCGCAAAGAAAGCCACAGAATTTGAAACAGTTGGTACAATTGCTGAATTGTCTACCTCTTTTACATAGACACCTGCTGATAAATAAGCCATTTTAATTTCCTTGTTTTTGTAATCAATAGTGAAAGTGTAATTTTCCGTACCTTTTCTTTGGTCACAAGCTCTTCACTCATAACAGCACTTCAAAGCCTTGCACTATTCATCTATTGTTAAACTATTTATAAAGATTGTATTTTGGAGAAAGGGCTTCAAAAGCCCTTTTAAAAAGGAGCATCAGGGTTTAGAGAGCATTATCGTTTTTTGTTGCTTTAGGTATAGTATAGTCTGAAAATTCTTTTGTACCTGTTACCCAATCACTATACGCAAATACAACATTAAACTCAGCAGGTGTATCAGCACTATCATCACCATATGAAATATCACCTATTGTTTGAGGGAAACAGTTGTGCATAGTATATTGCGCTGTTACATTTCCCGCACTATCGAGCTGTTCTACTCTTAGGTCTGTAAAAATGGCTCTTGGGTTTCCTGAGTGTTTGTTCTTTTGAAAGTTATCACAAGCATCTGCCCATTTAATCAAATCATATCTAAGACTATGGTCTTCTGTAAGGTAAAAATCTACAGACCAAGCATTGTCAAAAGATGTATCTCCAGGAATTATAAGCTTGCGCCCTTGATTCCATAACTCTATTTGACCGATTTCCTTTTGTGGTGCCACAGCGGTTTTAGCCAATACATCCACATCACCCAATGAAGTATTCCCTGCTACTGATGGTGGGAATGAGAATGTTACACGATATTTATTTGCACGAGCTGTAGCCCCCAATACTGATGAAAGTTCTCTAATAGTTGACATTATTGTTTCCTTTTAATTTATTATCTTATTTATATATTAAAATAAATTACCAAGTTCATTACCTATTAATTCTTGGGCAAATGTAGTTCCTGCACTTCCATCAACTTCAACATCTGTATAAGCAAAAGTAACTGTTGTAGTCGAAACTTCTCCATTTGAGTCTTTGTATTCAATGGCACTAACATCAGTTGGAAAAGCACCTATGAGTTTTACATAAGTTGTTCCCTCTCCATTCCAATTCAACTGCTCTATTTTCAAGTCTCTTTGATATACAGGCTGTATTCCTGTCATTAGAGATAGAGGGTTCTCAACAATACCCTTAACAGCATCAATTGTACCCTTAACAGCTCTGACAGCTGAATTTAAACTTATTCCACCAATACTCAAACCCCCCAAAAGACCTGCACTATTCATATTTGTATCGTGGACTTGGTTCATCCAATCAATAAAATAGTTTCTTGTTTTCATATCTTCTGTATTAAAGAAAGTCATTTCCCAAGCACCATTGAAGGACATTTCACCTCTTAAATATGTCTTTCGCCCTCTCACTATCACTTCTGTTGGGATTAATGTTTTTCCAGGAAGTGTGGTGGATTGCACAAGAACATCTAATTCTCCACCCAAGTCGTCATCCATAGGCACATATACTCTGTATTTGTTGTCTCTTGCTCCCGCACCTATAATGGTCTTTAATTCACTAATTGTTCCCATTATTACCAACCATTTCCGAATATATCAACTGCTTTAACAAGACCTTTCCCAATACCACCTGTAACAGAGTTTATTGCGCCTTGTATTTGACCTGTTACAAAGTTTTTAGCACCATTAACAATGTTATTTACTCCTCCTAATAAACTGTCCAATAAATCTATCCCTGTTTTGTTTATAGCAAATGTAATAAAAGAAAATGTAACTGTAAGTTCTTGAGTCGAAGAAGGGCTATCTGTACTATATTGTATTTCACCAACACTGCTTGGATAAACACCATAAAATGTGTATGTAGCCATTTCCTCATCTTCTTCCCAATTCATAGCCGAAAAGGTAAGAGTAGTATACATACCATCTATAGTTCCCGCTACCCCCATATCAAAAATACTACTACCACCACTGAAAGCTCCACCAGTGGATATATCTTCTCTTAAATCCATTCTAACCAACCACTCATCAAAAATAGATTTCATTCTGTGAGCGTCATCTAATATAAGTGTCATTGTGATTTGATTTATATTAGTGGTGGGTCCTGGAATTGGGGCGGTTCTACCTCTATACTTATAGTCTAATACTTCCACTTTTCTTTCAGGAATACTAAATCCTTTACAAAGAATATCCAAAGTTCTATCAGGGGGTAATGCCATACTCATAATACTTGTAGGAACACTGAGTTTTAATCTGTAACGAGTAGGTCTTGATAAATCACCACCTGCTGAATACAAGAGTGTGTTTACACGAGTAGCCATTATAATCCTTTAACTTTGTTTTATTTATATAAATAAGTAAAAAAGGAAGTATATGAGTGTAATTTCAACACTAAAAAATGCAAGTGCTTCTAATTGGACAAAAACAAATGAGTTCAGTTTTATGTATATACAAAACCCAAATTTTAATCAGTTTACTTTAAAAGATTTTGTTTATATCCAAGGGTTAAGTGAAATTGAAATATTTGAAAAAAACACCATTTCTGTAGATGTCCCCCAATTAACAGCGGGTGAATTAGATACTGTTCTTGGGGGTCAGAGAAGACCAAATATTCGTATGCAAGAATTATTCAGATTTCAGGCTAAATTTAGAGATGAAGATGGGCTTTCATTAAGACAATATTTTGAATCGCTATGGATTGCTACTCAGTATGAATATTTTGACGATATTAAAGGTATGGTGGTTATTCTTGATGTTGATGGAAATGTTGTTTTTGCTAGTTATGATGTTATTATAAACTCTGTTTCTCCTGTTCAGTTTGATAACAATAGTAGCCAAATTGTGGAATTTGATGTTCAATTTCTTTCACCAACATATTCTGATGGAGTTGTCACGAATTTTGGTAAAATGAAATATGGTGATAGTTTTTTCCAAATAGGGAATGGTAGTAGTAGTGAAACCACAGTTACCGAAGAAAACGGAAATACAGATTTAACCGATGATGAAGCTCTTGGGTTATTTTAAGATTTCTTTAAAAATAAGATAGTATTATAATATAAATTAAATCAAGGAAAATAATTTTGAATGTAGTTTTGGGAGATAACAAAGAGGTTGAGATTAGACCTTGGAAAGCTAAAGATAAAAAAGCTTTTATTAAATTACTTGAAGATAAAGGTGAAAATGTCACGGGTGAAGATATTACAAATGTTTTAGTTAGAAGTTGTATGAGCGACCCTGAAATTTTTTTAAATCCTGATGAAGCACAGTATTTGATTATGAAAATCAAAGAGATAAGTATTGGTAATAATATCTCTTTTGATATGGAGTGTGACAATCCCGACTGTGGCAAAAACTTTGATGTAAATATAACATTTGATGATATAACTCATTATCAACCATCAAAATTTCCACACCAAGGTAAGATTATCAGTTGGAGAGAAATACCGTCACAAAAGATATTTGATGATGTTATAAAATCTACTGATGAAGCTTATGTGGATGTTGAAATGTTGTTACATATGGATAGTATTAATGGGCAACCAATAGCAAGTTTTCAGGAAGCTTTAGAAATAGTAGACGATATGGAATTAAAACAGACGGAGGAGATAGAGCAGGAATATTCCGAGGTAGTCGCCTTTCTTGAATTAGGCACAAAAATCAAATGTCCTCATTGTGGGTATGAAGATGACTACCAATTTGATATTATTCCCCACTTTTTTGATGAGTTGCTTCCTAACTAAGGAAGATTATGGAATTTAAATTAAATAGAACTCTTCAAGAATATAAAGACCTCTTAACTTATGAGGTCAGCCCCTACAATTCTTTTCAAGAAAAAACAGCCCTCATAAAACAATCTGATGGCGAAAAAAATCCAATTAGAATAGCCAAAATTTTAGGACTAAACCCATCAAACAGATTTGAAGCAATCGCTATGATTTTTAAAGCAAGAGAAAACTCAGTAGATGACCTTATTGAGTTTAACTATAAATGTAAAGAATGTGGGTTTTTAGATTTAAAATCTATAAGTATTTCGGATATGTTCTTTAAAGATGATATTGATGAATCATTGCCTATAGGAATATTTGAAACACTTGATGAGATAATAAGTGAAGAAGATATAAATAACCTAAGCATTAAAGAGTTTAATGAGCTTGAAAAAAAGCTTTTTAAAAACAATCTTGCTATCTTTGACCCATCAATTGTATTGACTTGTTCAAAGTGCAAGAATAGAGAGAAAACAGTTTTTGACATCAGTTCTGTTGTTTCAAAAACTACATTGAAAAACATATATGAACAATATTTGGATTTGACATATTTTAGTAATATGACCAAGTATGATGTTGACAATATGTACCCATTTGAGCGTGAAGTGTTTTTAGGACTTATTCAAAAGAAAGAAGATGAAAAGGCACAGGCACAAGCACAACAACGATAAAAGGAAATATTATGGCAAGTGGTCACGGTGCTAATCGTAAATACAAACCGAGAAATTATAGTTACGAAGCGGTTGATAATCCTGTCGTTGATGCTTGGTATTTTTGGACTGATAGAAAAGAATGGAACAAAAGAAGAAGAGAAACTAACAGAAAATTAAAGCAGGGTAAACAGGACAGTTTTGCAAAAGGTTGGAATTCTATCAGTGAGTATGGATTAAAAGCTACGCCTTGGGTTGCTCCAACAACAGCGTTAGACCCTACAAACAATGCTTCAATGGGCGAAAGAGCATTAGATTTAGCACTTACATTACCTATGCTTAAACCATTAAAAACTTTGAAAGTAGGAAAAAGTGCGGTAAAAAATATAAGCAACTATAGTATGAAAGTTGCCGAAAAAACTTCACCTGCTGTAAAGGCAATCAAAAACTCAAAATATACAAATCAAGCCGTAAAGAAAATAAAAGAAGTTGCTAATACAGGTGCGAATAAAACTACTGAAAAAATACTGCAAGCTAAAGGTTTTAGCAAACAGGCTACTCAAAAATATGGAAAAAAACTATCTGAATTTATATCAAAAAAGGCAGGTAGTTATAAAAAAGCAAAAGAAATTAAGAAACTAGAAAAAGGTGCAAAACAATTAAAAAAAGGTAAAAAATCCTCACTTATAGGGAAGACGACAAAATATGGTATTTTGGGTGGAATAGGCTATGGATTATATAGTGGCATCAGCGGGTTGTTTAATGGTGCTGTTGATGTTTTAGGAGGAAAAAGTGGTACTTTTGGATATCCACAAGGCGCAAGTGGTGCAGGTGGGAATGGTGGCTTCGGTGGTTTTGGAAGTTCAGGCAATTCAGCCAACTTTGGTATGGGGGCTGTTGGAGGGTATGTAGGTAGCAGATATGGTTTTAAACAAAATATGCGCTTTACCGATAAAAAACCTCTCACTGCTTTAAAAACAAATGCCTTAGAAGTTGGAAATCAAGCTAAATTGATTGGTAGTTGTTGTACTAATGACCCACAAGAAAAGATAAAAATTCACGCTTTTAGAGATAAAGTTGAACATAGCTTAGAAATAATTGCTAAATCTGAAAAATCTGAGGCTGAATCATTAAAAAAAGCTACAAAGAAGAAGCAAAATGACCCACGATTTAAAAGACTGACAAGTAGTGTAATGGGAGCGGTTAAGTCCTTAGAAAAACAAATATCTTTAAAAAATATGGCAAAAGCAGTAGGTATAGGTATTATGGGGCTTTTAGGGGGTTGGGGTGTTCTTTGGCTTGTAGGTTTTGTTAAGCGAATGGGAGGGTGGTTTGGTCTGAAAAAGTGGCTCACAGACAGCATTATGTCTAAAGTTGAAAGTATGATGGATGCCTTAAAACAATGGTGGGAAGATAATGTTATCCCTATTGTTTGGTTAGTACTTGAGCAATTAGCAGTTGTTATGGAAAGTTTAGGGATAGATACCACTACTATCAGAACAGCACAAAAAAACTTAAATAACCCAACAGCTTCAGGTGGTGGCGGTGGTAGCCAACCATCTACGGTTCAACCCACACAAACCCCATCAGGTGTTACGCCCGCACCGAAACCATCGGGTGGTGGAAGTGGTGGAAGTGGAAAGTCACCATCAAAAACACCTATGATAAAGGTACCAACAGGAAATAGTGCCCCAATATCGGGCAAAATAGGAAGAGTCACAAGCGGGTATGGAGAAAGAAATATACACGGTAAGAAAGAATTCCATCACGGCATAGATTTATCCGCACCTATTGGTACACCTGTTCAATCAATAGATTACGGTATTGTTGTAGTAGCCGACACAAATCCAGGAGGAAGAGAGGGCAAATATGTGTCAATTTACAACCCAAGAACAAAGAAGAGAGTATCTTATATGCACCTTTCAAAGATATCGCCTGCTGTCCTAAAAGCATATAAAAACAAAACTGTTATTAAAGCAGGAGAAGTAATAGGTTGGAGTGGCGCAACAGGAACAAGAGTGACAGGACCACACATTCATATTCAGGTTAAAAGCGGAAAAACAGGCGGTAAATTTATGAACCCACAGGCGTATGTAGATGAAGTTGCACCGTATAATACTGAACACCCAAATGAAGCATACTCTCAAGCTCACCCAGGAAGTAGCCCAATTCAGGCTAATAAAGCACCTAAAAAAATAAATCCCGCTCCAACAGGACAACATAGTGCGTTTATATCTAAAGAAGAATTTGAGCTGTATAAAAAAAGTCAAGATGGTATAAATAAACATATAATGAATGTTGCTGTTACAGCAGGAACACAAGAAACAAAAAGTTTAAAACATACATTTACAGCGTAAGGATAAATAATGGCTACCAATACAGGAACACAAACGAAAACTTCTCAAAATCAATCAGCTATTGGCTACCAAGAAGAATCGACTATGTTTAAATTTCCTTTCGATTTGAGTGAAGTTAGATATATGCAATTCAATTTTTTTGATGGAGTGAGTGGCGAGGATATCACTAATAAAATATCTAATATAACAGCCAAAGCGATTTCTAAAAGTGAAAATACAAAAGAAGGTTATAAAGCTTTTGTTAAAAAGGCAAAAGATACATACAAAGAATATGGGTTAAAAGAGGGAGGTTTTATGGAGTTCTTAGACAAAACCCAAGAGAAAATAGATGACCCAACTAAACAGGAAGACTTAGAGTTGCCCGATGATGTGACTTCTAGAAGTGCTCTTGATAATGCAACTTTTGTAAACGCTATTTTTATGCCTTTGGTGAACAATTTGAGAGAAAGTATAAACCAAGGATATAACGCTGAAAATGGTGCACTTGCGTCTATGATGGGAGAATTAGAATCAAACAGCAAAATATCAGCTGTATCAAACTCATTATCTAACGCAGGTAAATTATTTGGAGCTAGAGTATGGCAAAAAAACCCCGATTTTATTCAACAATATACAGGGTCAGCACTAAGAAGTTTTGTATTATCTTGGCAACTAACTCCAAATTCAAAAGATGAAGCAAAAGTTTTATTTGAAATTATTCGAATTTTTAAAAGAATGTCGTCTCCTATTAAGGCAGGTGGAGGTGTTTTTATAAAACCACCGTTATTTTGTAATATTCATATAAACAACGAACATCTTCAGGACAGTATAAGAATGGATGAGATGGTTATTTCACAAATAAATGTTAATTATAGTGAGACAGGATATATGGAAACTTTCAAAGACGGAGTTCCAAAAGCAATTATGCTTGAAATGACTGTTAATGAAAGAAGAATGAAAACTGAAGAAGATTGGTCAACAGAATATGATTCTAGCAACAGATTTTCTCAAAACTATTAATAAGAGGTTATAATGTATAATAAATGCTACTTATATGAAGAAAAAGTTTCTGAAGATAGCTACAAACTTAGAGACTACACGTCATATTATTATGGTGGTATCACAAAAGAATTTGACAGAAATCCTGATTGGTTTTTTTATTTAGATGTTGATGACAACTTAAAAATTGAACAAATAGCTTATAAAGTATACGGCTCTGAAAACTATGCTGATGTGATTTTGGCTTGCAACCAAGAAGTGTTTTTATGGTCAATGCCGTACTCAACAGATATACTCCAAGAACAAAAAGAAGCTCTTGAAAAAATATTTTCCACAGAACTTGGTATTGGTGTTGGTGACGCTAGATTTGAAGATTTCCAAATATTTTTGGATTACATTGATGAGGATGTAGAAAGAAGAAATACCAAAAAACGAAAGTTTAGATTGCCTAAAAAAGATAGTATAGACGATGTTATGAATTTAATAAGCAGTTATAGAAAAGGCAATAAAATAACACAATATGAGGAAGAATAATGCCTGATTTAAGTGCGCACGATGTTTCTCCAACACTATCAGAGAGTGCTAAAATAAAAAACCTTTCTGTTATTATTAATGGGAAAGAGCTACGACCAAACAATATAGATGATTTAGAGATTGTTTTTGGGGTAGGTGGTAAAACAGGACATATAACTTTTCTTGATGTTGATAACCTTAACGAGTTGGGCGCACTTATCCAAGGAGATATAATAATTTCTTATACTGATAGTTTGGGTGCATCATACAAAGAAGTATTTGCAATAGTGCAATCAAAAAATGCAAGAAATAAGTCAAGTGGAATTACAATCCAATTACAATTTGAGTCTTATATCACATACACATTAAAACAAACTTATCTTTCATTGGGATTTAAAAACAAAACAATCGGTGAAGTTTTTGATGAGATTATGAAGAAGTTGGAATTACCTGTTGATATAGTAGAAAAAGAAGATTCTCACAAATTTGAGGGAATAGTTATACCGAAATCTATAAGTCTTTATGATTGGATGAATACAAAGATGAGCCTGATGAATATGGTTCTAATAGATACAAAAAAAGAAACATCAATTGTATCAAAAGATTTGCTTGATTTCTCTAAACTCGATGAGCCTCAAGAAAGAGATTTCATACAAGGATTTAAAGGAGACAGACCTTTTCATAGTATTCTTGAATTTAATGGTGATATTTCTAGCCGACAAAAACTTAATCAGGCACCTCCCACTCAAATAGAATATATTAAAGACAATGTATTGTCTTTGGTTACTGAGGTAGTATCTTTGGAAACAGCATATGCCAGTCAAAAATTAAATGGGGGAGCAGGTGTAAAGGGTGCTAATATTGTAAATACATCCGCTTTCATTGGTCAAAAAACAGGTTCTCCTTTAGGGATAAATAAGAGACAAGGGCTTGATTATGATTATAGAGATGCCATAAATGAGAGTCAAGATGTATATATGATAGTACAAGGAACAAATTTTGATAGATTATATACTAAAGTAAAGGTTAGTCTACACAGAACTGTTGATATTAAGGGTGGAGGTAAAGATGAAACTTTTAGTGGAATATTTGTTGTGACGAGATTTGTGGATAAAATAACAAGCGGTATATTTTATCAGAAACTAGTACTCCAAAGAAGTGACTTCGGAGAAGGAGACCCTAATGTTAAATAATATTTACCGATGTGTGGTAGAAGACAATAAAGACCCTAAATTTTTAGGTAGAGTTCGCATTAGAGTTGTCGGTGTACACGACAAAAGAGCAGATTTAGTTCCAACAGATTGTTTGCCTTGGAGCGAAACGCTAAATCCTATTGATGGAGGAGGCGGTGGTGGTGTTGGTTCAAGCACCAATATTATCCAAGGTGTGTGGGGGTATTGTGTGCCTATGAACGAAGCACTTACTGAATTCCTCTTTATAGGTACTATGAATGGCAAAATGAACGAAATCCCAAAAGAAACAGATGATGACGGCAATCCGATGGGGTTTAGAGACCCTGATGGAAACTTCCCACCAAAAGCAGGAGAAAGTACAAACAAATTAGCAAGAGGAGAGGCAAAAGAGGGAGTTACACAGGACAGAATTGAAGTAGAAGTTAATAAAACAAAATTTAAAGAGCCTGACGATACTGCACAAAACGCAAAATACCCAAATAATAAAGTTTATGAAGATTTGGCAGGAAATATTTTTGAAATAGATGGTACAAAAGGTAATGAAAGATTCAGATTACAACACTCTTCAGGTGCAAGAATTGAAATCAACAAAGACGGAATAATAACTATTTCATCAAAATCTGATATGTTTATTAAGGGAAGTTTAATTGTGGATGGCACAATAAACATCAATGGAAATATTACTACCAATAGTGATATTCTTGCGGTAGGCAATGTTACAAGTAAATCTAATATATATTCTGAAGGAGATGTATTTGGCGATTCAAAAGGCACAAATATAAGTCTTGTTAACCATAAACACACAGGAAATGATGGAGCCCCAACTTCTCCACCGCTTCCTTAGCAGTATAAAGTATTTATCGGTTTAGACATACTCTGACCCTCATAAATACTTTAAATGGTTTTAAACGGCATTTACGCCTTATTCTTTATGTATTTTAACAATTCCTCTGAAGCTTCTATTATACTACCCCAATAAAAAATGGTGTCAACAAGTTTGTTTTTATTATTAAGATACTTTCCTTCTATTAAAACACTTGCTTTTCCATCTACTTCATTTATACAATATTTTATCATTATTTCTCCCAACAAATCTTTTATATTTGGTATAATACATTTATATTTTTAAACTATTATAAAATCACTTATAAATAAGAAAAATAAGGAGATTAATTTATGTCATATTATACTGATATAGTTCCGAAAACCAATGAAGAAGATGTTGTAGGATATAAACTAATCCACGATATAGACGCTGTTAAAAATTCACTAATAAACCTTTTTACAATAAGAAAAGGCGAAGTTCCAGGAAAACCTTGGTTGGGTAGCCCTTTAACCCCATACCTATTCGACAATATTGGTTTTTTTGAAGAAAAAGCAATACAAACCGCTTTTAAAAATACAGTAGCATTATACGAACCTAGAGTTGATATTCAGTCACTTAGAGTGGTGGCATCGCCTGAATACAATAGAATAACTGTTACTATAAAGTTTTATGTATTAATAAATAACACAAAGACTTTTGAAAACCTTAGATTTTCATTAGCCCATAACGAAATGACAAGTATCGTCACAAGACACGCATAAAGGAAAACAAGTGAGCACAAACGAAAATATCGTAAAAGAAACTATACCTTTTACACAAAATGAGCTTGAACTAGAAGTTAAAAGACTACTACTTTCAAAAGGGCTAACAGACATATTATATCCAGGTTCCACCGTAAGTCAATTGTCTGATGTAATGACCTACTTAGTCCACGCATTAAACACCAACACCGCTATAAACCTACAAGAAGTCATTTTACCTTTAGCTTCTAAAAGAATGAATGTACTTTTTGGTGCAAGACAACTTGGTTATGAGGCTGTACAAAAAACATCATACAGATATAAATTAAAAGTCCAAATTCGTGAGCAATTGGATGAAAATGGAGACCCTTTATTGGGTGACTTTAGAGTCCAAATTCCAAAATATACTGAGTTTACATCAAACGGAAATACCTATTATTATCTTGGGGAAGACATTGATGTTGTAACTAACAATCAAGAAAGATTTGGTATAGAAATTGAGCTTGAAGTTAAAGAGGGAAAATTAATCAGATATGATGATAATGAACTCCTAAGATTTAGAGCTTTTAATGTTGTTGATAAAAACGGAGATATAGTAACTAAGCAGAATTATCTTATTCCTTTTAGAGATATTGAAGAAAACGGATTGGAAGTATTTCTAACTTATGTTGATAAGTATGGTACAACAGTAGAGAAAGAGTTGTGGACTAAATCTGACCAATTCTTAATCGATAGTTCATTTGACTACCAAAAAAGAAAATATATAAGATTGGAGAACTTTTTCTTACAATTCCCTATCATATTCTTTGAGATTGGGGGTTATGGAAATCCCATTAGACTCAACACTTTGATAGAGGTAAATGCCCTGATATCAAAAGGTGCTGATGGAAAAGCAGGAGATGTATTCGAAGTTGTAGACCCACTTTTAAAAGAGCAGATATCGGTATCTCCTGGGGTTATTGTGCACTATGGTAGTAATGAGGAGCATATAGAAAGTATTAAAGAAAATGCCCCTATATTCCATAATACTGCCAACCGTGCAGTGACAGCACTAGATTATGTTGCGTTAAGTCAAAGACACGAAGCTGTAAAATTAGCTTCTGTTTGGGGAGGGGAAGATGAAGTATCTAACCGTTTTGCCAATGTGTTGTTTAGTTTTACTCCTGAAAGAACTCAAAGAGTATTTTTGTCTACTGACCCAAATAAAGACTATAATTTACCTGATGAAAACTATGCCTTAAATGTTCAATATGATTTACAATACCTGCCAAGAAGACCAAAAATTCCTGACATCCAAGACCCAAATGCGTTTGGTGTGCCACCAAAACCAACCAACCCTGATTGGATTCCACTACCATCTAACTATATGGAAAAACCTGACACTTGGGTTACAGGATTAACAGCAGAACCAACACCAGTAGTAAACCCCGGAGCAGGTCCTCAGTTCACTTGGATTCCTGAAAGAGACGCTTATAACCACGACAGTGCTTATCCAAACCCATTTCCTAATGGTTTGACTTTCCCTACAGATTGGGTTGAGAATCCTAATATTGATGAGCTTTATTTGTCTGACCCGACTAATCCTGATTGGGCTACACCTGAAGAAAAGGCTGTAATTAAAAATCAGAAGCAAAGTCAAGCATACGAAATTTACAAAGCACTTTCATTTGAAGTTGATGAGTTCGGAAATCCACTTTCTACTTGGACACAAGAACTAGAGGATAAAGATAAAGAATGGTTTGCTAATGGTGGTGCTCCAATATACAGAGATTATATAAGAAGACAAGATGCCATTGATTATATCCAATGGAGAAGAGATACAACTATATATGAGAAATATGTTAAAGATAAAGAGGAGTGGGATGCTCTTGTAGCGCAAAACAAAAAATATGCGGATTATATTACTTCTAAAGAAGGGATAGAGTACACTAATTATTGGAATAGTTTTTCTAATTATGCGAATACACCTGCTGAATTACAAGCGAGACAGGATGCGGATATAGCATACAATAAGTATCTTGAAGACCTTGAAATTTATAACCAAAACCGTGAAGCTATAGATGAGCTGATAGATAATTGGTATCTTGATGATGTTGATGATGTATACCCAATTACACCACCACCTTTGCCACCACAAAGAGATACTAATGTATTCACTATTTTAAACGCATATAAAATTATGACTATGAAGCATAGTCATAGAAAGCCAGCTTATATAGATTTCTTCTTTAATATAAAAGTATTGAAGTACAACTTGGCTGTTACAAACTCAAAGACAAATGAGACAATTTTTAATATAATCGATGAGTATTTTAAAAACTATGCGGAAAAATTTGAGGTTGAATATTTTGCTTCAAATCTACAAAGAAGAGTTGATGAAGCACTAGGAGATAATTCAGGTGTAGAAATCAACCTAAAAACTCAAATAGCTATTAATGAGGCTATGTATGACTACAAGTATAGTGGTACATCTAAAATTATTATAAGATTGGCTTTCCCTTTTGAGAACCTATATCCTGACGGTCTTAATATGACTAACCAACAGTTTTTGCCTAATATTGATACTTTATCTTTTGTGGGGGCTGTTACTGATTGGCGTTTAAAAGACGGTGACAGCTTTAGCATCGGTGCAGGAGATAGTGTACTTGAAAAAAGAGAAGTTGATGGTACAGGAGATAACAGTGATGGTATTTTTGGAGTAAAATATATTTCAAAAATAGCGCAGACTCTTGATAGTAATACTGTGAACTTTTTAGATAAAACTAAATGGAAAGATTTAGGTGGAAACTATGACTATTATTTCTCAGCGGGAGATGTAGTTATACAAAAAGGTGAAAGAATTATTATCGATGTAGAGAACACAGTAAATCCATCATTTGCAACGAAAGGATATGTGTACACGAGACTCACGAACAACACAAATAATCAGCCCACTGATGTGATTAATGAAGATTTCAATAATGAAACTCTGTGGTATAAAGAAAAAGCAACAGCTTATGATGTAGTTATGGACTCAACAAACCTTGTCGATATCAAAACGGGTGATACCGTCTTTATCAATGAGGATTTATCGGGATATGGCGGAAATGGTATTTTAGGCTCTGTTTATAAGTCTAAAAAAGATTTTAATGATGTGACTTTGAATACAGTCGATTATACAAATAAAGACGATTGGCAAGAATTTATCCCTGTATCTAAAGACTTGTATTGCCTTAAAAAAGTAGATAATTATGGTAATCTTGCTTATAGAGTAGACCAAAACCCTGACCCAGGAACCCCAGGAGCTTTTCTACCACCAACAAATGAACTACCAAATATTATCTTGGATGTTTACCTTGGAGATATTAAAAATGATACCTTAGAACCTGATGCAAACCCTGATGAAAAAGTTGGTAGATACTATATCAGAAACGAAAGATTTCAACACATAGATGTCCATTTAGACTTTAATACAGGCGGTGGTGTAGGTGCTCCGCCTGACTCTGTGTTTACAGATTATGGGTATGGTCATATAGACTTGGTATATCCAAGTAACATAGACATAAATAGTGATAACATTCCGTTTACAGGATATACTATACCTCGTTTAAGACAGGTTAAATTTTATAAGGATGTTTAATGCCTAATATATTATACGAAAATGGGGCACCTCAAACAAGTACGGCATATACAACACAAGACTTGACTGCCCCTGTCACATTCCATTATGACAAAATATTTGAAACTTTAATAGATAATATTGCACCCCAAAGAATAATGAGCAAAAATAAGCTTTTATTGGAAAGCTTTGTGGATATTCTTGGTGAAGTTTCCCCTATCAGTGTGAATATTATTGATGTATTCAACAAGAACAGACAATATAAAGAGCATAGCCACATAAAAGGTGTCCAAGATGGATTTGCACAAATGTTTTTGGAAAACTTTTGGAGTGTTGTCCACAAAGCCCAAAATAACTATGCTCTTCAAAATAGATTGAATAATATCCTTGCTAAATACACAGAATTGGCAGGTGCTACAGATGCTTTGCAATCAGAACTTGTATTTTTTGGTAATACAGATGAGTTATATACTGAAGAACGATATATTTTAGGTAAAGATTTTAAAGAGAAAAAGGGAACAGGTACCGCAATTGAATACGCCTATAAGGTGGGTTGGTTGGCAGAAATAGAGGGTCCTCTTCGTGATTCTTATTACTTTAAGCTACATACTCCTGAGTGTACAGGTGGCATTCCTAAAGGTATTATAATTGCTTGTGAAAATCCATATACTCCTTCACCCGAAGCACCTTCTCCTGACCAAAATGGCGATACTTGGGCAGCACATCCTGCCTGTACAGGCGTGCCTTATCCGAATGAAAGATTTATAAACGAATTTTATATTGGTGAAGAGCTTGATGATAATGATTGTAGACCATTCTCTTATTCAGTAGAGGGGTCAATGATACCCGCTTTATTTGAAGCATTTGTTATCCCATTAGCACACCCTGTTGGTTTCTCATACTCATATAAGAAAGTCTTAATAATAGACTTTATAGATTATTTTAACTTGGAATATATCTATACAGCCAATAAAGTGTCTGTTAAAAGTCTGTGTCCAAATGGAGACTGTGCTGTACCCGAAGAAGATATATATGGTCTTAGAGGAGGCGGAGGTATCACCAACTCTGAACTAAAATATTATGAAACAGGGGATATATATGTAGGGGATTTCAAAGGTTGGAGTTATGACAAATACACTTTCGCAAATGGTAGCTACTTAGTAAGTTTTAAGTATGTAAGTCCAAGAGGTGTTAATCAAGAAGTCATACATTATTATGACATTGCTGACATTGAGGCTAGTCAAAATATAATAAAAAATGGAGATTTTGATGATAATTCCGAGTGGAACTTAGGAAGTAATTGGAGTATCGTCAATGGCAAAGCGGTGAATTCAGGTGGTGGTGTAGATGATAAACTATCACAATCAGTAGTATTAGAAGCAAACAAAACATACAACCTAAGAATTACAGCAACACTTGATTCATCTAATGACAATTTTATTATTGATGTTGGTGGTGTTATTATAAACATACTTTCAACAGGAACAACAAACACAAGTGTTGTTATTGGCGACTCTAATTCAGGAGAATTTTCAATTTATGGGAACAACAAAACATTCTCTATAGATGATATTTCATTAGTAAAAATAGAGCCTACAACAGTGTATAATGACTACACTCATTCATCAATTATTATAGACAATCCTACGCCTCCTGTAGCTGTATTATATACGCACGATATTTTTAGCTACAGTCAAGATTTTGCAATTGGAGACCATATTACTATACCTATTTTTGATGATGATAGAACGAATCTTCCGTGTCATAATATTGTAGTAAACCCAAAATTTACCATTGATGCCTCTACAATTATAAACAATGGAGACTTTTTAGAGCCTATAGGAACATATTGGACAGCCGTTGGTAATTGGCAACAACACATAGACCCTGTTTATCACGGTGTTTATGGGTATATGACCTTAACAAACGGAACTATAACAGATACTTTATCACAAAACCTATATTGGGAAGATAAAGAATATGAAATTTACGGCACTTTAAAACCGAGTAGTTATGATGATTATTTAGTAATTACTATAGGCAGTAGTGTATATGAGATAAACAACTATGGTAGATTTACCATCCAACACACAGGTAATAGTTCTGATACAAATGTTGTATTGGCAGGTAAAAACGACATAAAAGGAACAGCTAATTTAAGATTGGACGAGTTTCAAATTAGAGAAATAGATGATAAAGGTCTATACGGTTGGAATGCAGGTGCTAATTGGAAAGTTATTAATAATAGAGCAACACTTACAAATGGTGATAGTAGTGATATTTTATCTCAATCTATAATGTTGGATGGAGGTGTTACATATAGAATAAATTTTGATGTCGAAGTAAATAGCTCTACACAAAGAGCATTTTTCCAAATAGGAAATGAAAAACACAAAATTGGCGGTATAGCCAAAGAAAGATACACATTTACACCACCAACATCAGGGAATTATCTTATTCAATTCTACCCTGAAGCGAATAATACTACATTTTCAGTCACTAATATTGAAGTGGACTGCAACAAAGACATAATTGGTGATGCTATGACAAGCCTTTATACCAATAAGCTTGCAGTTATAGGACCTGACTTGCTGATTGCTGATGCAAGATTAGATGTTGGTGTTAATGTGACAAGAGAAGGTGGGTTTATTATTGGCGGATATATTTTACCTCACGGAGACCCAAGTACTCAATATATGCTTGATAACTTGAGTATATCACCTGAGCAACAAGTATGGAAAGAAGCACTTGATGTCCCTGATTTTAGAGACCCAAGTGAGTGGTCAACAGACACATCTTGGACTATCATTACAGGCTCTACACCTACAGGAAATTATGCTTATTGTGATGGCACACAATCAGGATATGCTAAACTCTATAGAACATTTACCATAAACGATTCAAGTTCTGCAAACTCTCATTATGTTAGAGTGGATTTTGATATGAGTACACAAAGTATAAACGGGTATATAAAAGTATATTCAGGAATTACTGATGGGGTATTGGGGGTAGATGATGAAATCAGATTTTACGGTTCAGGATTAAAGAGTTTTATTATGAAATATGACCATAGTTTAGAAGGTAACGGAGAAAACAAAATAATTTTCTACGCTTCTAATGATAGCCATCCTGACCAAGAAGCATTTGAGGGTACTATAAATAGTGTACAAGCTACTTACATCGAGCAGATGTAAGTTTAATTTAAACTTATAAAAGTATAATTTTTAAGATATTTAAAAGGAAAGATATGGTAGATAAAACACATAAGCCTGTCGAAGGTTTTTTTAAAATCGAGCAATTCGATGAACAAGGAAATTTAATCGACAGTTATGAAGACCGCAATATGATTATGCGTGATAGTAAAAGAGATGTGGCGTATCTTGCTATGGGCGCATATCCTGATGGTGTTACTGATATGCACATAAACACTTTTGTTTTAGGCAACAAAGGAAATGTAGACGGAGATTTATTGACACCAAAAACCTTTTCTTTTGAGAGAACAAACTTATTTGCTCAAGAAGAATTGGGAGGGGTAACATACCCTATAACTTGGAATCCAACAGAAAGCCCAAATGGAGACCCTATTACAGCAAGTAACTCATCAAAAAAAGTAATTAGTGAAGGTTCGGCTGAACTACCTTCTATCACAAATGACAGCACTGTAGATGTTAAGATTGAAGATGATAGTACAATTGTGTATGAAATAAATATCTCATCAGCGAATGCCAATGGTGCAGGAGATGGTGCTATTGCTTGGACAGAAGCGGGGCTTTTTACCGCAGAGGGCTTAAACAATTCAGGCGGTATTAGTGGTAAAATTTTTGCAATGAGAACCTTCCCCGCAAAAATTAAAGAAAATACAACAAACTTTAGAGTTACTTGGAAGATAGTATTCTAAAATAAAATATAAGGAAAAATAATATGGCAGATAGAGTAACACTTTCAAATTTTAGAGCAACATTTGAAGTAAAGAACGGAGAGTTGGGGAGCGATGCAGTTCTCAATAGAGCTGTAGACCAAGTTAAAAAAGAGTTGGACAATCTTTGGAATTGGGCTACTAATGACACATCAGACACACTTCCTACAGGTACAATTGTAGAGTATCTTATTGATGATGTGACCGTAGATGCAGTAGCCACAGCAGGAATGGATAAAAAAGTTCGTTCAGCTAAATGGGTTCAAGAGCACATTTCCAATTTAGAAAATCCACCAAGCGTAATTTATTATACTTGGAGTGTGGATAGAATCAAACAGTATGTGCAGACTACAACATTAGATGGTGGCACTTGGAACTAAATATTAAAGAGCCTAGTGTTTTATAGGCTCTTTATAACTTTCTTTTCTGAATGAATTGTCATAGTCCATATAATCAAAAGCAAGGGTTAAGGTCATCACATTTAATTCATCACTTGGGTCTACAATACTAACATTTATTTCACTAATATCACTCAATCTACAGTTATAAAACCAAAACTTTTTAACAACTTCACCTTTGCCATTTCTAATGTCCGTCCACATATCGAATTGTTTTGGTCTATAAATCCCTTTTTCAATATTAATAGTTTCTATGAAAAATTGATAAATCTCATCATAAACTTTCCATTCTCTATCAATAATAATGTCAAAGACGAGTTCTGTGTATGTTACTGTGTCTGAACCCAAGTTGATTTGCACACCCTGTCTACCACCTACTTTTGGGGGGCTGAAACTCATACTTGGGATTATCATACTTTGAGCATTAAACCAAACACCTTCAAGTTCTTTACTTCCGAACTGTATGTTTGTATTAGCGGAAAAGGAGTTATTGTTGATAGCCATACTTTGCCTTTTTTACTTATTTATAAGGCAAGGTATAGGTAGACTATTTTAGGTTTGCTTTTGCAAGACAATACCCATAAAGAGATGGGTCTTCTTCGATAAGTCGCTTGAATTGTTCAATTTCAGCACTTGTTTTAGGGTCTTCTTTGAGTTGTGATACAAACTCTTTAATGGCTTTATTGGCTACAGAAATACTTGCCCCATTAACTTTAGCTTCTTGCTTCAATTCTTTAATTTCTTCTCTGATTTGAGCGATTTCAGCCTCTTTTTCTAAGAGACTTATCATATACTCTTTATTGACAGGAATTGCCTCTTTAAATTCAGCAGTATAAGCCAACTTATCTCCCGAAACAGACATTGTTTCTGATATTTTATGTTCTCTTGTCTTTTTTTGTCTATCTACCAAATCAGTAATGGCTTTACCCGCTTGTTGAAGCACTTCATCAACATCTTCAGGAGTTTCTATTTTTTCAGGTTCAGGTTCAGGTTCAATCTCTTCAAGTAGTTCTTGGTTGGCATCATTTTCCAAGGCAAAACCTGTACCCACCTCATCAATCAATTCATTAAGATTTTCCTCATCACTATTCACACTTTCATTAGAAGTTTCGTTTAGCACATCTTCAAGTAGTGCGTCTATATTTTCCATATCATTCATAATTATCCTTTTATATTGGTATTTTGGTATTATATAAGCTTTTTGATTAAAACATACTTAATATATTTCATAATCTTTAATAGATATCGTCTTTTTTTTCAGTTTCTCGATAGGGTTTTCAAGTACAAATCTATTCAGCCTAATATAGGCTTCTAAACCACTGTATATGTTCTCAGCAATCAATTTTTTATTTTCTTCTAAGCTTGTGGATAAAAGACGCTCGTTCATATCTTTTTCTTTAATATCTTCTCTCCACACAAAAGTTTTATAGCCCATTTTATTATATTTTATAGCTTTTCGCACCCCTGTTTCATCATTATCAAAACAAAATACAGGGTCTTTTAATTCTGATAATAAACTTTCAGGTAAATCCGCACTAAGCATTGCGATAACATTTTCATAACCTGAACTCATAGCATCAAATATACCCTCAAACACATAGACTGTTTGTGTTGGGTCGAGTGTTTCAGAAGCCCAATATTTTTCACCTTTTGGAAATATGATTGTGCTAAATCTTTTCTCCTCTATTGAGCGAGTGTAGAAGCCTTTAAGTTTCTTATATTGAAATATGGGTATAAATATAAAATTCTTCACATAATATGCTTTGTCGAAAATATTGATAAACTTATCTCTACTAAATAACCAATTATCCCCGACACTAAGCCCTCTTTTTTCAATATACTCTACCGCTTCAGGAACATTTCTACAAGGTAATAATTTTTTAGAGAATAGTTCAGGTATTCGCAATGCTGTTGAACCATCAGGCAAATCTGTTTCAGGTTTTACTTGCTTCTTGATACCTACTAATTCAGCCTCTAAATCATCATCATCACATATAGGCTTTATTGTTGTTTCTTTATTTTTTGGACTCTCAAGTACATTTTTGTTGGTATTTTCTTGACTTTCAAACTCAAAATCACTATTAGTAAAGTTAAAATCAAAAGACATTGAAGAGGGCTTTTTATCTTCTTTGGATGGTTTCACATAATTGTCTTTTGTGACTACGGATTTATCTGCATTAGAAAATAAACCACCTATGTCGATATCAATATCCTCTTGGATATTACTTGATTTTGTTGGTTTCTGTGGTTTGGGTGGCTCTTTTCCTGCCTTTTTTGCCTCTGCTACTGCCAAAATATCATCAAGACTCAATTCATTGTCTTTTTTTATGTTTTTGATGTTGTCGGCAAATCTTTCTTTTTTGTAATTAGGAACAAGTTCAGGGCGTACTTCTTTTAAAAACTTAACCATACCCATTTGATTATCATCAAAAATACAACCTGCATTGTAACAATGAACTAGTGCTATATCCATACCATCATTTTTATAGAGATGAAGCCTCTGTTTTCTATCACCACAAGATACGCAGTTAACAGAACAATCATTAGGTGTTTCTTTAGCTAACTTCCCAACAGCCAACTTAAAATACTTCACATCAATTGGGTCTATCAATATTTATCCTTTAGTGTTTTTCCACATCACCCTCTACACTTTCAGAAGTGTCCCCTATATGTAGATAATCCCAAAGTATTCGGGCGTTTTTTGGGTGTTTCAATTTTCTAATTGCACCCTCATAAATTCGCTTAACTTCCCCTTCGCTTATACCCATCACTTCAGCTATCTCAGCAAAGCTCATAGTATCACCGTTTTTGCCCATTTTATCTTTTAATCTATCCATAATAACCCTATTAATTGTAATAGGATATATTACTTAAATAAACCTTAAATGGACTTTAAAGTTATACTAAAGTATAGCTTACTGTTTCTTCTTTTTTGCTTTACATTCAATACTTATTTTGTTACCATTTTCATCAAAAAAAGAAATCTTATACTCATCAGTGAATCCTAATTTTTTCAGGTGTTCTTTGACAGCAATCTTCACTTCTTTTTCGTATAGTAACAGCATTACACGCCTTTTTGTTTTATTAAATTATACCAAGATAAACTTAAACAAAGTATTGAGGGTGGGTTTTTAACATTTTTGCAACAAAATCCTTTTCTGTTTCATCTCTATTCTTTTCATATTCATTAATATCTATACAGCCAAATACTTCCAAAAATTCATAATGGTCATCATTGGATGAGTCATAGCCTTTATCACGAAACAACACGATAGCGTCACTCATAGGGTCTTTGCCACTAATCTTAATAATGTCAGACAATTCAACTTGTTTTTCATTGCTATTTGTGATATATCCTATAAATTTTGAACGAATGTCCCCTAAATCTCTGTTTTCGGCTAACATTTTTTTATAATTAAAATAATAATTATATAGGATAACATCTCCAGTTTTTAATTCGCTCAATATTTTTTCACTTTGCGTTTTTGTTGTATTGTTCATTATAACTCCTATATAAAATATTGAGGGTATTCATTAATCAGATAATTAACCATCTGCTTCGCTTTCTCTATTTTTTTATCATATGTATCTTTATTTGCTGTTTTGTTGCGACTTTTTTTTGTGTTTAATTGTTGTCTTGATAACATAGATATGCGGTTTAAAAGAGCATTATAAAATACTTCAGGAGTGATATCCTTTTCATCATAACCAATATTTTTTGCTTCATAAAATTCAATTGTGTAAAGTTTATATTCCTCAAATGAGGGGCAACTTTCAGGTTTTGATTGCACGGTTCTATATCGCATACTCAGGAAACTCCTCTAAAAATTTTTTGTGCGGATAGTAAGCAAAATCATTTCTACTGCTGAACAGCCTTATTTCCTCTTTATCAGTTACCAAATAACGATAAGTATTTGCGCCCATTTTGGTGTTTGTTATAATAATTTTTGCTTTGCCTACAGCAATTGGTTTTTCATTATTAAATCTACTAAAAGAATTTTTCCAAAGTACATAATACCCTTCATTATTCATAACAATCCTTTATATAAAATATTCAGCATTTTGTTTCACTATTATATCAATTTTTTCCTGATAGTATGCTATATCATTTCTGAGAGATAAAAGTGTAGGAGTATCACAGACAGTTTCATTTATATAAAAACTCATAAGACTTTCGGAGTGCTTTATTTTATCTTTGTAGTATTCGACTTTTATGATAGGTTTAGGTTTAGGCTTTTCGATGGTGCCCTGATACACTTCGCCATTAAATATTTCCATACTTAACCTTTTTGTTTGTTTTTTAAATGAAATATTGAGGAAAATGCTTTATAACATAATCTTTATGTGTGAACACAAAAGATTGTTTGAGTAGTTTACTCTTCAGCTTTTGATACTCTTTAATTTCTTTTTTTGAGATTTCCATCATATCCAAATTCTTCTTAACAGAAGCTTCAAAAGCTTCTGATGGTTTAGTCGAGGTGGTTTTCATAAAATGTGTCCTCAAGTGAACAAGGATTCACATAAGAGTCTTTCACTTTTAGACCATTTTGTGTGAATTTACCCTCAATAGTCTTTCCTGTGGGAGTTGGGTCACAAGAAACATTTCCTGTCCATCCAATGTCACCTGATACCCATTTTTTATCAAGCTCTTCCAAAATTACTTTATTTCCTTTAATATCGATAACTTTATAGAAGTAGTTGAAAGTCATAGTGTAGCTAAAAACTCCTCTCAGGTAAGAGCCCACTTTAATCTCAGATTTCATTTTTTTAAGAGCTTCTTTTTTTGCTTCTTTTCGAGCTTTTTTTTCTTCTTCATATCTTCTGAGATTGTTGATATACACCTCAACTCTTTTCTCCATAGCTTCCATATTTTGATGACGCTCATAAAAGTCGTACTTCTTTTTTCTGCCTGAATATGCTACCACAACCACTTTGCCGTCTTTTTCTTGTTTATAAGATACCTCTGACTTAACATCTTCAAACTTCAGCATTTGACCACCATCAATATAAAATCTTTCTCTCATTTTCAATCCTTTATCTCTTTTTATACCCTATTATATAATAGTCTTTAGTAGAAGTCAAGTAGTTTGGAAGATTTTTTTAAAATTTTTGTGTAGTTTTGAAGATTTTACTTTTTTAAAAAGTAAAATCTCTTGAAGAGGTGAGGAGTAAATTACCTTTTTCGTCTTTCTTTTCCCGTCTTTATGTATAATTCATTTTTTGCTTTCTTTATCAACTTGTCTGTACCTTTAAACATTTCTCTTGTGTTCTTAAAGTCTTTACTATAAGTTGAGGCGTAAACAAAGTCATCGGTTGCAGGCACTGTTGGTTTATTTGCAGATAAAATAGCAAACTCATCACCGCCTATTCTAAAAATACAACCGTCAAAGTTGTCCACTAAATAGCGGGCTACTCTTTTTATAAGCGAATTTCCTGCCAAATATCCCTGTTGCTCATTAACAAAATGTAGTCCGTTTATATCAACCAAAGTCAAGTAAAAATTTCTGTTGTTTAATTTATACTTGTTAAATAAATCATTGAAGTCTTTTGATAATTTAAAGCCTGTAAGAAAATCATAGCGATAACTATTTAGTTCGGCTTCCAAATGTTTGATTTTTTCTTTTAGTAGCTTGTTTTCTAATGCTAATTCTTCTATAGTTTCCATACTAACTTCTTTAAATTATTTTAAGAAGCATAGCACAAAAATAGCAAATATCAATCTTATTTATCTAATTTTTTATATTCGTTGTATATTTTTTCGAGTCTTTCTGCTTCTTCCTGTAATGTATTGAGCGCATTTATCAATACCCCTTTTGATACTGCTCTATTTATAAATTTGACAAATGGTATAAATACTGCAAAAGGGAATAAAATAGAAAAACTTTCTTTTTTTATTATTTTCTTTTTTGGTAGATTAGAGCGATAAAAATGTATTACAGTATTGTAATTGTCCATTTTTTTAGTAAGCTCAACAAATTTTACCGCATCCATACGCATACCCTCGACACCACCTATAACAATAGTGTAAGTTATAGTAAATAATATCAGTATGATATTAAAAATATAGCCAAATAAAATTATTTCTAATAACCCCATAGTTTACTCCATTATATACAGCTCTTTTTCAAGTAGCTGTCTATATATCTGATTTATTTTAAAATGACCAATACCCCTACTAAAATCATACCACGCATTGAAGTAATGAAAATTGAGGTACCTTACATCTTTTTCGACATTATATTTAATTGTGTTAAAATCCATTAATGGCATTTTTATATCAAATAGAATAGAAATCATTTTAAATCTTCTAACCAAATATCTTCGATTGATTGTTTTTTGAGTTTGTCAAGTTCAGCTTTCTTCTGTTTTATGTCATTCATAAGCTTCTCCATACGCTCAACAGTTAGTGAAGCTATCGGCATATTTAGAAGATAATCGTAGCTTCCGTCTTTTTCAATAATTTTATCTATCTTTTTAATGTCTTTTACAATAACATCTTTTTTCCGCTTATTCACTTTTAACTTATCCTCGACTATCATCTTAATAAATATATATTTGCTAGCATCAAACTGTATATCCTCTTTATATTTATTCAGGAGGTATTCTTTTCGCTTCAATATGAACTTTTTTTTGACATCGATATAATAATGAAAAATATCATTTATATTGTCAAATGTTCTAATTCTGTTCTCCGCAGTCATAGCGGTATAATTCTCTGTAATTGGTTTTACTAATTTTAAGACATTTAAAAGTTTCTCATCATCAAGTTTAGCTAAATCTGCTCTTTTAAACTTAACGATAAAATTGAATATATTTTCGCCATCTGATTTATCTTGATAATAGGTAATAACACCACTGTCGGATAATGTTTTTAATACTTTTAGGTATGTTTTTAAGTTATACCCAATAGGTAATTCGGTTATCTCAACTGTAGTGGTATTTATTCTGTTAACTATGCCTTTTATAATCCATTGGTTATGGGTTGTTCCGCTTTCGACTATACCACGAAAGCCATTCCAATGCGGTTTATTTTTAAACGGTCTATTCTGCTTATTTTTTCCCTCTAAAGTATATATCAGATATTTTTTTACCGCTTTCGGGTCACGGGGCAATATTTTTTGTGCAAACCCTGATGAAATGCCCTCAGAACCATTACATAAAAGTAGAGGTAATGATGGTGTATAGAACATAGGTTCGATTTTTGCTCCCTCAAAAGTCTGTTTTATAAGAATCGGCTCATCGTTTTTATTGAATAATTCCCACAACTCAGGAGTGCCTTGAGTATAGATATATCTTGGGGCTGATGCTTCGGGAATTGAGCGAGTACCAAAATTCCCTCCTGCTGTAAGCAGAGGGATATTATTAGTTCCTGTGTATGATTGTGCCAATGACACTATAACGCCTGAAGCGTCTCCGTGTAAGTACTCTGTATGTTCAGCCATTTTTGAAGATAGTTGAGACACTTTGAGTTCGTTTGTAATATTTTTATCAATAACAGTATTGATGATTTTTCTTGAGGTGTTTTTCAATCCATCGACAGCACTAGCTATTTTTCTGAGGTTGTCATATGATGAATAATCAACATATTCATTTTTATAAAAATCTGATACTAACATTAGTATTCCTTGCTTCTTAATTCTAACTCTAAAATTTTGTTGCCCATCAACTCCACTCTATCCTTTACACCCATTTTAGCGTATATTTTATTGCAGTGTAACTTGACCATACTTAAACTACGACCCATTGAGTCGGCTATTTCTTGTTGGGATTTAGAGGTATATAAGTGTTTTAAAACCTCTTCTTCTTTTCTTGTGAGACTCATTTTTACACCTTAGCGATACTAAATTTATTATTCATTATGTATTCTTTTCTTTTGTCTGATTTCTTATCAGATAACCAATCATCAATTATCTCTTCATCATCGAACTCTAACATTTCAATCATATTTTCAAAACCGTCTTTGTCTATAACGGGTTTTAAAGTTGCTTTGGTATGTGTCCCAAGACCTTTAAAATACTTCGATGTTTCTCCTGCTTTTGGCGCAACACTATCATTAATACTATAAGACCATCTAACAGGCTTTTTGTTCTTCATAATAATAATGACAGGTGTATTTAAAATCCCTACTCTATTTTTATATTCAGGGATATATTTATGTATAAATCCTGTTAGTAATCCTCTGATATGAATACCATCAAGGTCTTGGTCAGTAGAGTATATTAAATATTCATAATTTTCGTTCTTTATGATTTGGTATAGTTCACTAAGCTCTTTGTTCGATGTGAATTTACTAGAAGAAGCACTATAGGCGTTAAGCGGTTTTCCTTTTAATTCATAAAACCCGCATTCATCACGACCCAATATTGGTAATAATCCTCCTGTCGCTGAAGCCCCTTCGGTAATACATAGATATTTCGGTGTCCCTGTTGCAGGCAAGTATTTTTCAGAATCTATTTTCTTTTTGCCTTTATCCAAAGCACTCAACTCTTTTCGTTTCTTTAACTCCTCTTTTAATTTGAAGAACTCTGTAATAGGTTCTATAATCTCTTTTGACTTTAGGACTTTGTTTATAACAGCATTTATATCGGTGTCTTTATAATACTCTCTAATCAATTTGGGAGGTGTTGATATTTTGGATTTTGTTTGTCCTTCCCAATCGATGTGTTTCATATTTTTAGCTATCAACACAAACTGCAATTTATTTCTTATATCACCGAGTTTGATTGTCTTGTATTTTTTTACGAGTTTGTCTCTAACACCTTTTACAATATCATCCACAATTGTTGTGATGTGGCTACCACCATCAAAGGTTTCAAGTCCGTTTACAAAGCTTATCTGTCTGAAATCATCAAGTTCATTTGGCAAAATAGCAAAGAAATAGTCTTTTTGTTGCTCTATTACAGCGTGTTCGCCCAAGAGTTTAATAAATTGTCTAGGTGTTTGTTTTACTGTTTTTCCATTAAATTTGAAGTTTACTTCGGGGTATGTGAGAGCTTGTATTAAGGTGTACTCATACATTCTATCAATGTGCTCTTGGTCAATTTCGTCTACCTCAAATATTTTGAAGTCAGGTTTAAAAGAAACAGTAGTACCTGTTTTGCCTGTCGTTTTTCTTTGTGAGACTTTGTGGTGTAGATTGTTGTCAGTAGCTATAACAGTGGTTACTTTTTTACCATCATCAGAAACCGCTTTAAACCAAGTTGAAAGAGTAGTACAAAGTTTAATTCCGATACCGTTGGTACCTTTTTGTCCTTGACCTTTTTTCTCTTTGTAATTGCTTGATGAGTTATATTCACACATAGCATTAAAGAGGTTGAGTTGCCCATTTGCGTGCTTTTCTGATGAGATACCGTACCCATCATCAATAACAGTAATCGAAGTACTGTCCACTTTTACTGATATATTTTTACAACCACCCTTAATGGCAACATCGATAGGATTATCAAGTGCCTCCATAAACAGCTTGATTAAAGCGGGCACTGTGGTTTGTGTGGTCAACTCTATGCCATCAGGTGTGATTTTATATCGCTCTTTAGCTACCTTTTTGATAGACCCTGCTAAGTTATATGGTCTGTTTACAATTGCCTCTCTTTGGGTTTCTAAATCAATAGCTTCGGGTTGTGGTTTGTTTTGTTCAGCCAATGTAACATCCTAAATTTTTTAGCTACTTATAATTCCTCTGTATCCTTTTATATTAACAGAATACAGAATATATTTTGTAATGTTACACAAATATTATTAACAGAACCTTAAATACTATAAAGCAAATGCCCATTATCCACCAAAATCAAAAGGCTTTAATCTTGGCACTTCTTAGGTAGTGCTCCTCATCAATCCCCATCAACATAGCCAATTGTTTGGGTGTTCTTACTGAGTTGGAGTTTCTTTTGAAAGCAACTTCATAACCTTTTGCGTCTAAAATCGTAAAGGTTTGAGAAGTTCGGTTATTTGAGGTATCGGTTAGTACTTCTATTTTTACATCTAATGAGCCTGATTTTACACTCAACGATTTGTTTCTACGGCTATTCAAGCGGCTTTTAAACACAAAGAAAGTTTCTTCCTCTACACCTTTAATTAATTCACGAAGTCTTTTCAACTCTTTCAAAGTAGCTTCTTCATCAGCTTGGAACCTTTTTAAAAAAACATCTCTATCAAACATTCTCAACCCTTTTCTCTTTTAATATACCTAATTATACAATAATCTTTAATAGAAGTCAAGTGGTTTTGAGGACTTTTTGAGTACTTTTAAAGATTTTACTTTTTAAAAAAGTAAAATATCTCGAAGAGGTTTAAGAAAATTTAAGTTTGTTATAGTATAATTTGTCATAATAATAAAAAGGATAAGCAATGAGTTTATTTGCAGAATACCCCAAAAAATGTGATTTGTGTGGAAAAGAAACTGATGAACTTTTTGAGGTGAAAATTGATGGTGTGATTTATCACATCTGTAAAGAGTGTCTTGAAAAAGGAAACTATAAAGTCTATGACGGCAAGGATTGGGCAAGTGATTGGAATTAAAATAAAAGCATTTTCAAGTTTGATATAAATAATCCTAAAAAGGATTGTTTATGTTTTTATCACTATTAAATAACAAATATATATTGGAGGGTATTTTCGCACTACTTATTTTATCATATTTAACATTCTATGTCAATAATTTAAAACACACTATAAAACTTCAAGAAAGTAAAATAACAAAATTATCATACGACTATAATATATGCAAAACAAATTTAAATACAACCATCAAAGTAAACAAAAATAATATCAATTCTATTAATCAGTACAAAGAAGATGTGATTAAGATAAATGAAGCATATGAGAAAATAATTTCTTCGAAAGATAAGACTATATTGAGTCTTAAAAAAATCATAGCCGATAAAAATACAACAACCACATATCCAAATATTATCAAATATAAAGAATGTAACTTTAAAATAAAAGGAATAAATGATGCAAAAAAAGATGACTTATTATATGGTTTGGGTAATATTGGCAAGTAGTATGGGGGTGTTATTTGGTGGATGTACTAAGGAGTGTCCTGAACCGAAAGTAATCGTAGAGTATAAATATATAAAACCAAAAACAATAAAAGTCCGAAAAAAACCAAAATTTGATAAATATAATGTGAATGAGGTTGAGTTTAGAGGAAAGCGTTATTTTATGATGGATTACAACAACGCCTCAATTATGTTATCAAATTGGTTGAGCTACAAAGATTGGGCTGAAAATAATTATAATATTTTAGAATCATTGAAACAAAAGGGTGATGAAGATGGAAGAATGCAACGAACAAAAAGAAATAGAGGAAAAAAATAAAATAAATACTAACACAACCAAAAAAGAAAATGATTGTGGTGATGGTTTGCCTGATGATTTAATATCTAAACACAATATAATCACTAGACTTATTGTATTTGTTATTATAGGTATTTTTATATATTCTTTTATAACTCCTTTGCCTATCGGATACGCAGAAATAATAACATATGCTCTTATTTTTGCTTTATTAATAATTACTTTTGGACTAAACTCATTAAAAGTAATAGGCAATCTTATAGATAAGTGGAAGAGGTAGTTGGAGTTGGGTTTAATCAAAACCCAACATTTTCTTTAGAATACCCATTATGTAGGCATAATTCTCACTTTCCCCTTCTTCTTCCGCAATTTTTTTAGCCTTTTTCCAAAGCTCTTCAACCTCATCGATAGTTTTTCCACTTTTTTGAGCAAAACTTTTTAATACAGCCGTAACTTCATTTAAACTCGTTGCTTCATTGATTGTTTGCGATAGTATATATTTTTTAAATGTCATAATTTTTTCCTTTATTAACCTGAGAAAATCCCAAGTGCTTCACTATATTTATTAAGTAAATCTTCATCAAGCTTTTCAATCATTGCTTCGGCTTCTTGTTGCATTTTATCATAATTTATTTCAGCACCACCAACTAATGATTGTGAGTATTTTCCTGTTACTGTAGACCACAATCTTCTTGTTAAAGCAACTGCATAGTCTTTAACCCAAGGATGGCTATAAATTTCATCATATTCAGGATTGGGTATGTATTCCGCTGAAGCCTCTACTAAGAAATTAGCATCACCTATTTGCTCAAACACACGCAATATTTTAGTGTTAGAGTTAAACTCAAAGTTCACTCCTCTTGCAAAAATTGATTGAAGTGTATCTCTCTGTGCTAATGAAGCATAGGCGTTAGCCATATTGCCCATTGTACTGCCTTGGCTCACACCTCCCGCAACACCACTAACAGTGGTGCTACACGCACCTGCTGAGCCACCACCAACACTAAGACTTGAAACTTCTCCCTGCATTGTAATATGGGGTACATATCCTATTCCAATAGTCCCCCACCCAGGACCTATATTGATACCACCACCTGAACCGTATCCATAAGAACCTAAGCTATTGCCAAATGAAACTGATAGGACTGCTTGTACTCTTTTATCGAGAACATAATCTTGAATATTACTTTTTCCCTCTACAATAAAGGCAATTCTTTGTTCACCTCCATATGCAAAATCACTAAATTTTCTTACTGTGTCGTCTATTAATAAAAGTATCTGTTCATCTGATACATCAACAGTTATCATAGGTTCCCCAAGCATTGTGCGAATATAATCTAATAGCTTCTTTTCTGAATCAATTCTACGGCTTTGTTGGGCTTGATTAACTACTCTAGGTTGATTTCTACTTCCCATTGCTAACCTTTTTATTATTATTTTGTGAAATTTACCACTTTATGACTTATTTATATAAATAATTCAATATTATACAAGGACTTTAAATGTTTGAGAATTTAAGAGAAGCTTTAAAAAAACCATTTTCATCACAAAAAGATGAATTAAAAAACCCATCAAATACAACAAGTGACTTACACACTGTCAAATCATTGAGTGATGATGATTTTGATGGAACTATGGTATTTGGTGATTTACAAGGTTATGAGTGGCAATATGGAGGTACAGAGCAAAGTCTTATGATGTACCAAAATAGAATTATTGATATGTATAGAAAATTAGCAAAGAACCCCGATATTAACTATGCTATTGATATTATTGTAAACGAAATGGCTTTTACGGTAGAAGAGCACGATTTTAAAATAGATATAGATGAAGAAAATAATGAAATCAAAAAAAGAATAGGTGATGTATTTGGAAAAGTACAAGACTTACTAAACCTAAAAGAGCAGATACACCCATTAATTAGACAAATGTATATAGATGGTCAACTAAATGTGGTATTGACATATGATGAAAGTAATATAAAAGACGGTATAAAAAAGGCAATTATAGTTGAACCCCATAATCTTTATTATGATAAAGATAGTAAACTTTGGAAATATGCCCCTGATACTCAAATGGAGCAGTGTCTATATGGCTCTGATAGTTGGGGCGAAGAATACGATGAAACATATACCAACGATGAATTTGTACATATCGATTACGGCTTGTATAGTAAAGTAACACTCGGTGATAATGCACGAGGTCGTGTTAACTTGGGGTATTTGGAAAATGCTCTAAAGCCCGCTAATATGCTTGATACATTAGAAAATATGCTTGTCCCGATGAGATATAGCCGTTCTGTTTCAAGAAGAATGTTTAATATTGATGTAGCTGACCTGCCCCCAAAAAAGGCAAAAGAGTTGATGGACAAAATTCGTGCTGAGTTTAAATATAAAAAAACATACGACACAGAAAATGGAACAATCAGAAATATGCAATCTACACAGCCTTTGGTTGAAGATTATTGGATGTCCAACAGAAGTGGAGCAAGAGGCACAACAGTAGATACTATTGATGAAAAAGGTGCGATTATGGATATGGATGACATCATATATAGCACCAAAAAGTTATTCACAGCTTTAAAAATTCCAAGTAGTAGAAACCCATATATAGACCAAGATGGTGGTAATTTTAGCTACGAAACCTCTGATGCCACAAACGAAGAAATGATGTTCTACCTACATATTGACAGATTGAGAATACCTGTCACAAACCTTTTAAAAGAAATATTAAAAAGAGAAATAATATCAACAGGGGTTATGACAGACAAAGAGTGGGAAAAATACAAAAATAAAATAAAAATTAATTTCACAAGTCGCTCTATATTCCTTGAGAATATGGCTAAAGATTTGTTTATCAAATCAGTAGGGAATTGGCAAGAGATTAAAGAAGAGGTTGGAAGAATAGTTTCGCTTGAGACAGCAGTGTCTACTACTTTTGGTTGGAGTAATGACCAACTTCAAGAAGAAATGGACAAAATCAAAGATGAAACAAACAATCCTATATACTCAGCATTTTATCAAAGCAATGATGAATCGTTTTAGTGGTTGATTTAAAATTATAAATAAAATAAACAAAAGCCTACAGGCTAAAAAGGAAATTAAAATGTTAGATATAAAAACACTAATCCAAAATGCACAAGACCGTAAATATAGTGAATTTGAGCAAAATGCGTTAGAAGCTCTTAAAGCAAAGTTTTTGTCGAACCCTGTACTTCAAGATAGTCTTTCAAAATTGGCAGTCGCAAAAGGTATTACTGAAGATTGTGATAACGATGAAGACGATGATATGAAAGACAAAATGAAGAAACATAAAGACGAAGAAGAGGGAGAAGAGGGAGAAGAGTAATCTCTTTCTCAAAAGGAATTTCATATGAAACTTATACTTGAAGAAAATTTTGATGTCGAAAATGTTGTCGAACTAAATGAGAGCACAGGCGAGAAAAAATATGTGATTAAAGGTACCTTTTCTACTCCTGAAAAGAAAAACCGAAATGGTCGTATATATGGTCGCAAACTTTGGGAAGACAATGTTGCAAGATATCAAAATGAAATTAAAAACAAAACAATCAATACACTAATGGAAAAAGAGCATCCCCCAAGAACAGCAGTAAACCCTTGGGAGGCTGTAGCTCAAATTAGAAAATTGGAAATGCGTGATGGGGTTGTGTATGGTGAAGCAGAGCTATTCAATGTACCTGAAACAAAAATTATGCGTGAGTTGATTGATAAAGGTATAAAAATTGGTGTTTCAAGTCGTGGTGTTGGTAAAATGAAAGGTGATATAGTAGAAGAATTTAATCTTATCACATACGACATTGTATCCACACCAAGTGACTACAATGCCAATTTAGAGGGGTTTAACGAATCTCTTATTTTAGAGGGTGTTGAAATCGAAATCGGTGAAAATGGAGAGTATATATGCACTCCTGAAGGGTGCAAACTTGCTGAAAGTAAGCATAGTGAAGAATCTGACGAGACTGATGACCTCAAATCAGACGAAGAAGGTGTACCTACTGCTGATGAGATTAATAAAAAAGGAAAGAAATTGAAACCACAAGAACCTAAAACCGAATGTGAAAAAAAGGCTAAAGAATTAGCCGAAGCTCTTAAATCTTTAGCGGGTGAAACGCCTGAAGAAGATATCAAAGAAAAAGAATTAAGAGAAAAATTCAAGCAATATATGGGTCGTGAAAAACCTTTTGAAAAAATTGAAGAGAGCACAGAAGAAGTGAAAGAGGGTATGAGTGTAAATACTAAAGCTATATGTGATGAAGCAAAAAAATTAAGCCCTGCCAATCAAGCAAAAGTATTCGCATATGTGCTTTCACTTCAAGATTAAGGGGTATATATGAAATTTGGAACAGGAAATGGGTTTGAAGAAATCTTTGCTGAAGCTTTTAAAGAGGTGAGAAGCAAAGGTACAACTACAGTATATGAGAATGAACTTGACAAGCACGGAATGATGTATATAAGAAAACCAAGTGGTGACTTCTATAATGCTAAAGACGAACTTTTACCTGAAAGTGAGCAGTCAAGATTAGAGTTTTTGGTGGATGACGGTATATTAGTTGAAACTGATTATACCGAAGAGCAAGTTCTAAACAATTTCAAATATGTCATTACAGATGGTTATAATATATATAAACAAGATGGCAAAACAGAGTTCAATGAAGAAGCTGTATGGTCTAACAGAAACTTTGCATATAATGAATATTTCTTCGAAAGTAAAGAAGAGGCAAGAAAATTCATAAACAGAAATAATTGGCTAGAAAGTGGTGTATATCCCACCAAAGTAATGGTGAGATTATAAGTTATATATAGCTTAAATTCAAAAATTTTTAAGTTATAAATAAAGTATATAAAACAAATTAAGACAGAGATGAAACAGCTGAAATCGCATAAAGCGAGTCTTAATTTCAAAACATAAAAGGACATACAATGAATGAACTATTTGAAAGTTTAGACATTAGCGAAGAGATGAAAGCGAACCTTTCTGAAGCATTTGATAAAGCGGTTCTTGCTAAATCTGTAGAGCTTATGGATGAGCATATCGAAGAAAAGGTAGAAGAGCAGAAGGCTCTTTTAGAGGCAGAATACAACGAAAAAATAGAAGCACTTGAGGACACTCTTGATGGTTATCTTACTTCTGTTGTAGAAGAGTTTGTAGAGTCACAAAAATCTACATATGAAGCTGAAATCCTTGATGAAAAGGCTAAGAAATTGCTTGAGATGTTTGATTCTATGCTTGTTGTAGCAGGTGTAACACTTACAGATATTCAAGAAGCAAGAACAGAGCGTGATATTCAAGAAGATGCTGATAGCCTTGAAAATCAAATCGCAAGACTTGACGCAAGACTTTCTGAGAAAGAAGCTGACCTCCACGAAGCTCGTAAGGAGGCTGATAAATACCTTAAAGCAGGTTTAATTGCTGAAATGAAGCAAGGTCTCACAATGATTGAAGCTGAAAAATTTGAAAGACTTGCAGAAATGGTAACATTTGAGAGAAGTGAAAAGTACGCACAAGCTCTTGATACTATCAAAGAGTCTATTATTGATAGCCGTGAAGAAAAGTTTGATGAATCAGCGTTAAACGAGGGCGAACTTCCTACTAAGGCGTTCAAACCACAGGAAGTAGATGTTGAATCTGCTATGGATTTCTCTAAGTATATCTAATACTTAGAGATAGGTATATATAATTTATATGATTTCTAAATCTTATAAATAATATGTAAAAGTATCATATATAAGTATTACGCTGATAGAGCCTGAAATAGAAACTGAAACTCTCGGTGGAGAGGTCAGCGTGATGTTAGTAGCACACGCTCACTTATAGTGATACACAAAAAAATAAAAAAGAAAAGGACGAAAAATGTCTAAGAAATTCCAAGAACTTTTAGAGAGTTCAAAATACGCTCCACTTTCAGAGCTTGACAAAAACACACTCGGTGCTATTATGGCTAACACAGAGCGTGAAACTGCACAAATGATTGCTGAGGGTACCATCTCTGCTGATATTGCACAGTTCACACCATTCCTTATGCCTATGCTTCGTAGAGTATATCCCGCTCTTATCGCAAATGAAATTTTAGGCGTTCAACCAATGTCAGGACCTACAGGGTTTATTTACAACCTTACAAATAGATTTGTAGGTAATCAGGCAACTCCAATTAATCCTAATGTTAAAGCTCAGGTTCTTGACCTTGACTTTGCTGATGCGCAAGTTGGTGATGTTATTACTGGTACAACTTCAGGTGCTGTAGGTACTGTTGTGTATGTTGAACCTGCTACATTTACTCGTAATGAGCAAAAACCGGGTAATGCACAAGGTGGTATTGCAGGTAAGCAATTTAGTGACAAATTCGCAGGTCGTGTACTTGTTGAATTGGCTGACCCTACAATCTTCTTCCAAAGAGGTGAAGCGGTAACAAGTACAGGTACTACAGGTGCAGGTAATGTTGATGCTACATATACTTCTGAAGCAACTTGGTTAGGTCTTCTTCCACAATATTCAGGTTCTTATACAACTGCTGAAGGTGAAATCAGAGGTACTGTTGGTAATGAAATGAACGAAGTTGGTATTGCGGTTGAGAGAAAGCAAATTGAAGCTCGTACTCGTAAATTGAGAGCTGAGTATACAATTGAAATGTATCAAGACCTTAAAGCAATGCACGGTGTTCTTGCAGACCAAGAGCTTATGGCTATGATGGGTTATGAGATTAAAGCTCAAACAGACCGTGAAGTAGTTGATTTTGTTAATGCAGAAGCATCTGTTGAAGCAGACTTCGTAATCGGCGGTGCTAAAGACCCTTATGGTGTTGATGGTGCAAACGGTAGATGGGAAATCGAGAAGTATAGACTTTTCGCAACTAAACTCTCTGATATGAGCCGTGAGCTTGGTAGATTGAACCGTAGAGGAGCGGGTAATAAACTTCTTGTATCTCCAAAAGTTATTACTATGCTTGAGCAAATCGGTGGTTTCACTCCTGCATCTGTTGATAGCACAGTTAATCCACAGCTTGCTAATGGTGGTGTTGTTGGTAGATTTGACAACAAATTCTCTGTAGTAGTTGATAACTTTGCTAAGTCTGAGTACGCAACTGTAATCTATAAAGGTTCTAACCAAGATTCAATTGGTGTGTATGCTCCATATACTCCTGTTCAAATCCAAAAAGTGACTCATATCACTACTGGACAACCTGCACTAATCGCAATGAGCCGTTATGGATTGACAACAAATCCTTGGCAAGACTCAGCGAAGCAAATGGGTGAGAAATCTCCATACGCTTCTATGATTGGTGTAGACTTCACTTCTACTGTTTTAGCGTAAGCTAAAAAGTAAAAGAGTGGCTAAAACCACTCTTTTACACCACTCTACATATCCTCTAAATTCTTACAAAAAAATGTGAAATATCTTAAATCTATTTTAATATAATTATGATATAATATCTATATGAATAAACAAGCAATAGAAGCTTTTGAAAAAGTACAAAAAAATACATCATATACTCTACTAAAAGAAACTTATAAAAACTCCAAAACTAAATTTGATGCTATATGTGATATTCACGGAAAATTTAGTGCCTTTTTAAAAGATTTTAGGAAACCTTATGCTTGTCCTAAATGCAAACCTAAAAAACGCCCCCACAATTATATAGATGAAAATGAAGCATTTAATAGATTAAACAAAATAGATGGTTTTGTATATGGAAAATATAACGGCTATGATGAGGATATGGAAATATTATGTATAAAACACAATAAAAAATTTATAAAAACTCCAAAAGCACACATAAAGCATAATGGTTGTGATTTATGTGCGAAGGAAAAATTAAAGAACTCTAAAAAAATAACCCACGATGAGAATATTAAATTATTTAGAAGTGTTCACGGTGATAAATATGACTATAGTAAGTTCGAAAATAAAGGAAATGATGTTTTATCCACTATAATATGTCCTATACACGGAGAATTCAAAAAAACTCCTCACGCACATAAAAGCGGTCAAGGGTGCCAAAAGTGTGCTTTAAATATAAAGTCGCTAAATGAACGAAAAGAGCAATTTATCGATATACATAACGATAGATATGATTATTCAAAAATAGAATTAGATGGACTGTATGTAAATAACATCATATGCCGTAACCACGATGAACCGTATATGTTTAGTCAACTAATAATAAACCACTTACAGGGAAAAGGTTGTCCGAAATGTGGATTGAATATTTCAAAAGCAGAGGATGAAATAGCGCAATATATTGAGAGTTTCGGGGTTACTGTGATTAGAAGAGATAAAACCGTATTAAGAGGCAAAGAATTAGATATTTATATACCTGAATATAATTTAGCTATTGAATACGATGGGATGATTTGGCATTCAAGAGGTACCACATTTCCAAATAACTTGGAAGGGTTTGATAAAAATGGACACATTAGTAAAACAAATATATGTGAAGAAAACGGAATACAACTTTTACACATTTTTGAAAATGAGTGGATTCTTAATAAAGAACAGTGGAAGAGTGTAATAAAAAATAAGTTGAATAAAACAGATGTTAAAATATATGCAAGAGATACAGAAATTAAAGAAATAAAAGCTACAGAAGCATCAAATTTTTGCGAAAAGAACCATTTGCAAGGAAAAAATGACTCAAGTTTGAATTACGGGCTGTTCTATAATAATAAGTTGGTTTCAGTGATGACTTTTTCTAAAAATAGATTTAACAAAAAAGCAGATTATGAAATGGTTAGGTTTTGTAATTTATTAAATCATAATGTTGTGGGGGGAGCATCAAAACTCCTGAAATATTTTAGAGAAAAAAATTCAGGAAAAGTTTTATCATATGCTAACAGACGATGGTCTAATGGTGGATTGTATAGAAGTTTAGGGTTTAAAGAAATCGGAAAAACACAAGTAGGATTTTATTTTTTTAATCATAAAGATATCACTAAGTTATATAGTAGACAAAAGTTCCAAAAACATAAATTAAAAAATATTAATGGTTTTGATTTCGATGAAAACAAAACAGCACTTCAAAATATGTTTGATAATGGGTATAGACAAATTTTTGATAGTGGGAATTTTGTTTTTATTCTGTAAAACAAAAAAGGCTCTTCGTAAAATAATGGACTTTATCAAAAAATATAAAGTAACTATTTTTTGTTACGATTTTTCCTAGTTCTACATTTACCACTACAAATAGTCCTATTTTTGCTAGTTTTCAAAAACAATTCATTACATACTTCGCAATGTCTATAAATTTGGAATTTATCAAATCCATATTCTCTTATATCCTCACCAAGTTGAGTCATTATTCTATCTATTGATTGTGCATTAAATTCACCTTTAATATAAATTTGAGTTAAATCAATATCAAAACCTTTATCATCTTCATCATCAAATTCAACCAACTTTATTTTAACAACCATAACAAAACTACCATCATCATAAGTAGCTATATCTTCTGTGAATGACCAAATCACTTTAGCATACCAACTGCAATAAGTTCTGTATAGTGATTTGCATTATCCCATCCGTTCCATTCATCAAGAATGTTGTAAGCTTCTTCAACTGTGCCACTCCATTTATATTGTCCGTCCTCTATTCTACCCCAACACAGATACTCTTTATCATCGTCAATATCTCCATCAACCATATATGCTGTTTTGCCATCATCAAATATTTTTTTAAATTTTGTAATATCCTCATCTGAAAAGCTGTAGTCAAATTCTTCTGTGTATGCTTCAACCTCTCCAATGTTATGGAAAGTATCTATCATATGTTCTGTTTCATAATCTAAGATTTCTTCTATATCATTGTAATCATAACCTTTAATATAATTCCCAGTATGTGGTTTTTCAAACCAAATATTTTTATCCATCCAAGAGCCATCATCAAATCTATATTGACTAATTAACTCTTCTTTTGCTTTTTCAATCTCTTCTGTACCAATAAATCCAAATTGTGCTTTCATTTTTAATCCTTTATTTTATATATACTATATTGTAACTAAATTTAGTTACAAAGTCAAGAGTTTTTGTTAATTTGCTTTAAAAAGTCCATAATTTTACGAAGAACCCAAAAATCCCAATTAACCATTTACCTATTTAATAATTCACATCTACACATAGTATCTTCTGATAAACAACACTCACAAGCATTACAAGACCAACAATAAGCACAACCACAATCATTACCACCACAATCACAACAATCATAATAATAACTACAATCCTTGATTACTTTTGGTTTTTGAAGTTTATTTTGTGATTTAATTTTCGTTTTGTTTTCCATATTTACCTACCTGTTTAAGATACCTAATTATATAATAATCTTTGAAAGAAGTCAAGGATTTTGAGAGATTTTTGAGTACTATTTGAGGACTTTTAAAGATTTTACTTTTTTAAAAAGTAAAATCTCTTGAAGAGAATGATTTTATATAAAATAGGCGATATTCGCCTATTTTGAAAATTTATCAGCCACAGTTGAGCTACACCAAGCATCAGGTTTAAAAACAGGCTCAACACCTATAATACCCGTTATCATACCATAGGCACTTCCATAAGCAATTGATGAACCTTTATTTTTATCTTTAGCTATATCCAAGTGGACGCTAAAATCTTTATCATACAGGACATCTTCAAAGATTGTGTATAGGTCGATAATAACTTCCACTTCAGACATCATTCTATTATAAGGTTTAGATAAATTCCCATCTTTTATTGTGCGGTGTTCAATGAACTCGAAGATTTTACCACCCCGATTTCCTTCATAGTGTACTACCAACACACAAGCGATTTTAACTTTATTTTTCTTTTGTCTTTGACTGTCTACACATAGATATATTTTACTTTCTTTGTGGGTGTTTATAAAGCTTTTTATTTCATTAACTCTATCTTGTGAAATTTTCATAAATTTTCCTTATCGAAAGATGGTGGTTATCATCGGCTATGTTTTCTTTAACTTATTTAAAGTATCTTCAGCGATACTGATGTTTTCCTTAGCCTCTTCAAACCATCCCATTTCCTCATATATATTAGCCTGAAGTATTTTTAATACTACAATGTCCCGTTTGTCAAATAATTTTTTCTCAGCCTCTAAGAAATGATTGTCGATTCTGCACATATCACACATAATTTATCCTTATTTATCCTTTTATATTTAAAATTGGTTTAATATGGTCTACAACCTCCACAAGGTCTTTTTGTAGTTCCATTACTTCAAATATATTTTTATAAGCCTTTGGACTTTCATCAATCGTGTTATCTGAGTGGTTGGAGACTATCCCTTTCATATCATTATGAAATTCTTCCACATCAAGTTCTGTTTTGGCTTTCGCTCTTGATAATACTCTCCCCGCACCGTGAGAACTTGAACACATACTATCAACATCCCCTTTACCTTTTATTATAAATGAGCCATCACGCATATTTCCTGGGATTACGCCATACATCCCTTTATCTGCTTGTGTAGCTCCTTTTCGATGAATAACAAAATCATCAAAAACTTCTGCGTGATTATGGTTTCTATTAATAAACATAAGCTCTTTCACAGATTCTTTTAATTGTTTATTAATAAGCCCTTTAATTACTTCTCCCATTCGTTTTCTGTTTTCAAGCGCAAACTCTAAACCAACATTTAAATCTTTGAGATAGTTTTTTCCATTATCACTATTAATATCAAATGAATAATGACCTTCTAAATTAGTTTTTAATCTCGCTCTTACTCGTCTATAAACGAACTCCTCCAATGCTTTATCATATTTTTCAGGATTATGTTCTCTCCAAGTATTTTTAGCCTTAAACTCATCAATATATCGTTGCTCATCTGTATTTGTAATTGCAGATAGTTTCATATAATGCTCTGCAATCTTGTAACCAAATCCTCTTGAGCCTGAGTGTATTACAATCCAAAGCTTACTGTCTCTACCTGTCCCAAGCTCTATGAAATGGTTTCCGCCACCTAAAGTACCAAGCTGATATTTGGCAGTTTCAAACGCCTGTTTAGCAATATTAGTACATTCACCCAAATTATATTTTTGAGGTTTTGTGTGTTTTGCTGACCCAACAGGTATTTTCTCAACTATGTCGTCTTTAAGTTTATTTAAATCCAACTGTTTATAATCAACATCAAGTTTAATAGCCGACATTCCACAATTTCCTGTAATAGATATTTTGCCATTTCTTCGTTGTACCCAATATCCTGTTTCGGTAGTAAAACAATAAGCCTTACCATCTTCACTTTTAACTCGTTTTATATATTTTGGTTGTGGTAGCCCCACTATCTCATTATTAGTTGAATATAAATTATAAGTTGGGTTCCAATTTTCTTGGCACTCTTTTTTGTATTCTATTTTATGAAATCCTACCCGAACCCCGCTAACAGAAAAGGCGTACTGAATTAAATCAATATTCTCTTTTTGGTTGCTTGAAAATGTAAATCTACCATCTTGTTTTATATGCCCATCCCATAATTTAGACTCATTAGCAACAATTTCTAATTGTTTTTGATTTGCACCCCAAAGAAAACTTAAAGATTTAGTAGCTATTGGGGGGGTAAAACTGCAACTAAAATTTCCATTGGCTCTTGTATGAATATTAGGTACTATATTCACTTTATCTAAAATGCTCAATAATCTGTCGATTTTTCGTTGTTTTATTAAATGAAATTCGACAATATCTTTTGTTCTTTTTCTTCTTCTAATGGTGCCATCTGCACTAATAGCAACTTGTAGTTGAATTTCAGCATCTGATAAATCTACCCCACCACCACTTAAATTAAAAGTAGTTTTGAAACCACCTTGAACCCCCTTTTTTAGAGATTTATGTTTTTTTAATAAATCTTTGGTTAAAAAATCTTTTGTTTTATATCCTTTTTTCTTTGACCCCATAAACAATAAAACTTTATGGTCATCCGTCAGCATTTGGTTAGTAATCTTATTATCAATTAAATTAAAATATTCACAGTCTTTTTTAATATACGCTAAAGGCATAGCAAAATTAGCGGTATCTGTTTTAACATCATACTGCAAAATTTCTTCATTATTATAATTACTAATCTTTACCCAACCTTTTTTTGTTAAATACTCGGTATCTTTATCGGTACACCCAATATCATACCCGACATAAGAAGGAAATATTCTACCTTTTGATTTGATTACAGCACCAATTGGCAATGTATAACCTGTGTGGGAATCGGGCATTAGAGCACCCTGAATATTACAGTCTAAGTTCATAGCTTCTCTAAACTGATTAATTGCATCTTGTTCCAATACTTCAGCATAAATTTTAGTGTTAGGTATTCCTAAATTCATTATATTCTCCTAATTATACAAAATATTGTGGTGCATATTCTGCAAAAAGTTTTGAAATTCTGTTTTTATTATATCGTGATTTACCAAAAATCAACAGAGTGTAAATGTTGTGAAGCTCTTCTTCAGAAACTTCATCTACATAACCCCTCAAAATCTCTAAGTCTAAATGCCTATGCAACAATATGTCTGTCAACATACCATTGATGTACACATATACATTAAAATCATCGTGTTTTATAAACTCGACACAATCATCACCAACATTAATAAAACCCTGTAAAGATTTTTGAACATCAAAAAGCAAAATATCTCCTTAAATAAGCTCATTTTGCTTTATTAAACAAAGCATTCGGGGTATTTTTCAACCAATCTCTTTTTAATTTTTTCTTTATCTCCATATATTACATAATCTTTACTTAAAATGTATTGAAAAGTTTCATCATCACTTATCAGTTCTTCATAGTAGCTATATGAATCTGTTTCATACACACGAGAGTTTGTAATAACAAAAGTTATGTCCTCAAAGAATTCAAAAAAATCATCATCAAAATCATCAAACCACCACTCTTCATAATATTCATCTAAATCATATATAGAAAAAATATTTTTTGGGATTTCTTGTATGTTTCTATAATGAAGACTCATTTTAATCCTAAACGACTATATGGAGTGGTATTGTGGTACTGTCACAAGGACTCGAACCCTGAACCCCTCCGTCCGTAGCGGAGTGCTCTATCCAATTGAGCTATGACAGCTTATTTATTTTCCCATATGTCTTTTACAACTTTCAATATACACTTGTCAAGTTCTGTCGCTTCTCTTACTTCTTCATCACAACTCCAAGCGTGAGAAGTATGATATTCAACACTCTGCATTAGCTTACCATCTTCAATCCACATAAGTCTGTCTATGTTGTATTTCTTTTTAATGAACTCTAAAGCAATCTTCTTTTCTTGTTCATCAGAGATTGTAATTTTTCTTGTTTCTTGAATATGTAGTTCAGTCATTATATTTCCTTTTTTTTTATTGGACGGTGCTCTACCAACTGAGCTAATCATACCGTATTTTGAACTTTAAATTTCATTAGTTTATGATAAGGCAACTCTGTACCATCTTCCATTAATACAAATCTATCAGAAAATTCTTTAATTGTGTGCACAATTGTTTTGTGTTCTTCGTAAAATTTCGGGTCAACAAAATACTCACCCTCCCATAACCAAAATTCACTGTCCCTGTTCTTTACCAAGTTTTTATAAATGACATCACCTTTTTTCATATTAATTCCTGTTCTTTTCTATTATTTGTTTAACGTGGAGAATTTTGAAATCTCAACTTATTGACTTAACACTTTACCAACTGAGCTATACCCACCATATTTGGAGTTGGTAAAGGGACTCGAACCCTTAGTCTTTGGATTTGCAATCCAATGCCTTACCAATTTGGCTATACCAACAAAATTAATCTACAAACCAAATATTATGTTTTTTCATTTTTTGAATAGCCTGCTCTTGCTCTTCTTGGGTAGTAGCGAATACATACTTTTCAAGCAATTTTCTATACATCTATTTCTCCTATCTAAATATCATTATAACAATCAATACAAATATTGAAAATGGTAGTATACTGAATGTCATAATATCCAATATAGCTGTTTCCCAATCAATATTATCTGAGTGGTCTAACCAACCAAATTCTTTAAGTTTTTTGTATAATTTTAATTTTAACTCATTTTTCATTAAAACACCCTTAATAATGTTATCGAATACCATTGTTCTATTCAACTGAACTACAGCGATATATGGAGGAGAGCAGGATAATCGAAATCCATAGCCTGTTCTGACTACAATCACCTTAGCAGGGTGTTCTTCTACCTTAGAAGTTTACTCTCCATCTTTGTTTGTGTAATATTCTATTTTAAAGTCTTTCTCAGGTGCTTTTGATATGGCTTTATTTTGCATCTTCGCACCGTATAAACCTGAGCATTGTTTGGAACAGAAAAACCCTGAAGCTCTTTTTCTTAATTGGTTCTTAGTTGCGATAAATACTTTACCACACATAAAACATTTAACTTCTATATCTTTTACTCGTTTGGCATCTAAAGCACTGTGTTCCTTTCTCGATAAAATTTGTAGATTTTCTACTGAATTATTTGATGTATTTTTGTCTATATGGTCTACTGTTTCATCACTATTTAATACCCTTTTTAGACGAACTTCCATTATTGCTTTTGGAAAAGATATTGTTTTTAATTTCCCTTTTGTACCTTTTGGTAATGAAGATTTATTTAAAACAATATGTTGCCTACCGTCTTTTCTATTGTATGGTCCGTAAACCTTATCAAAATCATCGTATAAACTCAATATAATAGCGACAAATTTTTCATCCATTAAGTTCCTTTTTGATTAGTGGTACGGGCGGTGGGAGTCGAACCCACGATGTGAACTTATCTGTGAGGGATTTTAAGTCCCTTGCGTTTCAACCAGCTTCGCCACGCCCGCACATAAGAAAAGTGGTACCCCATCAGGGAGTCGAACCCCGAAATTCTTGTTCCTAAGACAAGTGCCTATACCAATTCGGCTAATGGGGCACAGGTTTGTTGGCAAAGCCAACAAATTTTGTTATTTTACCATTTGTACTTCAGCTTTATTACTAAAGTAAACAACTCTGAAATCAACATTTTCTTTCAACCCTCTCTGTTTAAGGGCTTCAATTTTTTGCTGAATCTCTTGTTTGTTAATCACATTATACATCATCACTCCTTTAACTTTCTTTAAATATAACCTAAACCAAATCCTTTTAGTTTTTTTGGCAATCGGGAAGGGGCTCGAACCCTTGACCTGCGGTTTTGGAGACCGATACTCTACCAACTGAGCTACCCGATTACAAGAAAAGAATCGGCTGAAGTGCCGCTTTCTTTTCTGTGGGTTCCCGCTTCACTAAAAAGTGTCGGAGGGTGCTGATTCCCCTATCTTATCCGAAACCACTTTGTTTTCAACAAAACAAAGAAAACTAAGTAAGCACCCATAAGACAAGATGCTTATTCTAATTTTCTTGGTCGTGCAGATTGGATTTGAACCAATAACGCCAAGCTCTTCAAGCCTGCGCTCTACCGTTGGAGCTACTGCACGATTTAATGGTACAGGTGACAGGACTCGAACCTGCGACATCCCCGCCCCAAACGGGGTGCTCTCCCAAACTGAGCTACAACCCCACTATTACCCTAAACAAAATATTCAGGGTACTTTTCTATTATTTTTTCAAAGAAGTCACCTTCGATGAAATCATATTGTGGAAACAACGCTTTGGCACTTTCTAAAGGAAACTTAGCACCATAAGCCATAATATATGCTATATCTCTATCCTCATCACTAAGCCCTTGCCCCTTTAGATTTGGGGCTTTATACCTTTCTGATGCGATAGATTTAATGTAGCTTTTGTATTGTTTAGTAACTAAATCTTGACATATAACAATGCCTACATCTTGAAACCAACAAACATCTATACATACTATATTGTTGCTGTTAATAAATTTTTTGTTTCTATCAAGATACATTTCTTTCCCTTTTAATATACTAACAATAGTATACATAATCTTAGGTTAAGATAGTCTTAATAGATGAAGCTATGATTTTGAAGTTATCAAGGGCTTCTCAAAGCCCCTGATTTTTTTAGAGGGGTTTTAAGAAGTTCTCGATGAAGTTTGTAGCCATCTACACGGAAAAAATGGCGCAAGCACAAAACTATGGGCATTACTATTGGCAGTATTCCCCGATGAGAGAAGACTTGACAATAAAGAAGTATTTATTCTTGCGCTCATTATATTTCCTTGTTTGAATTGTTTTATTTATAAAACATAAAAGAGCCTGTGAAATTGAATGTTTTAGTTTCACTTGGAGGTGTCACAGGCTCTTTTATATTTTAGCGCTGTCCATATAAGAGTCCACAAAGGGGGTTGGAGGACTTTGGCTTTGTGGACTCTTATATGGACAGCGTTTATATATACGGTTATTATATATAATATAACTTAAATTTAGCTTAAACTCAATCTACTTTTATTGTTTTACTGCCGACTGAGAAGCTTTTAACTCCACGCTTTTTAAGTTCGTGAAGAATGTCTTTGTTCTTTTTCTTTGCTTTCTCCATTGTTTTATAATCATCAATATAGTCAGTGTACAAATCGTAGTTTGAAATTAATGAAATCACTTCATTTTTTCCCTGTATGTTTTTAGGCTCAACTTTAATTGCTTTTGGGTCTATTCCTGCTTCGTTTAAAAACATTTCCTTAAACATATATAATCCTTTTATACTATTTTTACTATTTATATTTTATAATTTTATTTAATATATTGAATTTATCAGGGTCATTATTTTCGAGCAACTCTTTATATCGTCTAAATGGTTTGGCTGTATGTGTGTTTAAACCTAGTTTCTTTAGGTACTCTGATGCCTCCGTTAGGTCTTTTGCTACCTCGACAGGTTCTGCGGTCTCGTTGTTGAATATAATGTATTTAAAAATGTGCATTTCTGCGTTTGTCCTTTTTTGATAATATTTATAACTCTACGGTTGCAATTTTTTAAAAAGTCTATAGTTGTAAAAGGTCTTTCCTAAGTTTGGGAATTCTACAGGGTTCAAAAGAATTTGCGTTAAAAGAGGGTCTTGTTCTTTGTCTCTAATCCTTACCATATACCTAGTGTAATGTATTAAAACCATCTCGTCTTTTTCGTGATGTTTATAATATGCCTCTTCTTTTTCTTTTGGTGGTCTTGTTAAAGGGGTGTATTTTGAAAAGTCAATTGCGGTGTCTTTGAGTTCAACTTCTATAAAATGCTTGATATTTCTTTTGTATTCAAACCTTTCAATACTAAATATATTTTGATAGTCTGATTTTGTATCAAAGTTTAAGATTTGTCGGAAATGTTTGATGGGATTTATTTGGTCATTCATTGAAATCTCCAATATCAATATAAATTTCCATTGCAGGCGTGGGTAGTCCGTAGTCTTCCGCTACTGCTCTCGCAAGATTTTTTCCTAACTGTGCATTTCCAAGTACAATTTCAATAGGTTCTTTCCTAAGCCCTGAGCCCAACACAACAACTGTTCCATCTTCATAGTATCTTGCATTTTTAACTTTGTTATATACTTTGTTAATGAAGTCTATGTGTTTTTGAATAAATCTTCTATCTGCTTTCATTTATATTTCTCCAAATTTTGCTATAAGTTTTCTTGGTGTGTATTGTCTTAAAGTACCAACATCCCCCCAAACACCATACTTCTGATTGATTTTGGTATCAGCTGTTATGTTTGGTCTTCCTGCAACTTGTTCCAACATTTCTACAAGAGTTCTTGTAGCAATCACCTCACCTTTTACTTTAATCCAGTACCCGTCCACTTTTTTCATAAAGATTTCATACATCAAGTTATTCCTCTCATAATCAGTGAGAATCCTACAATTACCAACATTGTTTTTTGTGTTTTTAAACATTTTCAATCCTTTATCTCTTTTTATACCTAATTATACAATAATCTTTAATAGAAGTCAAGTGGTTTGGAAGATTATTGAGAACTTTTTAAATATTTTTATATAACACTACTCAAGTCATAAACAATATTATTATATTTAAAAGTAGGCTTGCCGTCTATCATTTTAATTTTTCTTTTCATTCTTTTTGTATTTGCTCTGTCACTCCAATAAATAGAATCAGGTATTACATTAAAATAGACGGTATCGTGTAATTTATTGCTCCCCATAGGAATAGAGTTGAGACCAATAACCTCAATTTGATGCCTTGCTTCTTTTACATCAACCATTTTCAATCCTTTATCTCTTTTTATACCCTATTATACAATAATCTTTAATAGAAGTCAAGTGGTTTTCGATTACTTTTAAAGATTTTACTTTTTGAAAAAGTAAAATCTCTTGAAGAGGTATGAGAAAGTACTAAAATAAAGTATTCAGCTAAAGTACTCAAATAAAGTACTGAGGAAAGTGTTCTTTACCGAACTCAATATATTTTTGTTTAATGTCTTTGTCTAACTTTACATTAGGATAGTAATACTCGTTTTCAAATGAAGTTATTTTGTTATCATAACAATAAAAATTGCCCTTAATATCAGGACAGTATTTAAATGAAGTTATCTGATTATAACTACAATAAAAATCCCCATTAATATCAGGACAAAACTTAAATGAGGTTATCTCGTTATAGGCACAATTAAAATCACCCTTAACATCAGGACAAAACTTAAATGAAGTTATTTTGTTTCTACTACAATAAAAGTTATCCTTAATATCAGGACAGTATTTAAATGAAGTTATCTGATTATAACTACAATAAAAATCCCCATTAATATCAGGACAAAACTTAAATGAGGTTATCTCGTTATAGGCACAATTAAAATCACCTTCAACATCAGGACAAAACTCAAATGAAGTTATTTTGTTATTATGACAACTAAAGTCACCCTCAATATCAGGACAGTACTTAAAGGAAGTTATTTTGTTATAACTACAATAAAAATTGCCCTCAACTTTTTTATAACAACCTTCCAATGAAGTTAATCCTTTATCAGAGATATCAAGGTCTCCATTATAGACTTCATTTGATTTGTCTCCATAGAGGTCTTTGAATGTCATTTTCAACCCTTTTTCTCTTTTAAGATACCTAACTATACAATAATCTTCGAAAGAAGTCAAGTGTTTTTGAGAGATTTTTTGTGTGTTTTGAGGACTTTTTGAGGACTTTTGAAGATTTTACTTTTTTGAAAAGTAAAATATTTCGAAGAGGGTATATAAAATAATTACTATCAAGTCTTATTAATGAAGTTATAAATAAAGAAAAACCAAAGGAAAACTATGGGATTTTCGGCATTTAAAGAAAAAAAGACCAAGAAAGAACTGGAAGTAGAGCTGAAAGTTCTTGAAAATAGTTTAAATGATGATTTACCTAAAGGTGACAAAGTTATCATAGAGAAGAAGATAGAAAAACTAAAACAAAAATTGGAATCTTTTGAAAGCACAGTAGCGGGGGATATTGCTGTAGCTACTAATAATCTTATGTCTGATTGCACAGGAAAGCCTGATTGTGACTGCCACAAATGTAGATTATTAAAAAGAGACCCTGTTGCTGAAGCTGTTCAAGATGAATTAAGCTTCGGAAGATTATTTGGATTATAGGAACAACTACAATTATGATGGATTTAAAGAACATACTATATTTCAATAGCACAAGAACCAACACATTAGCAATTTTGAACTCATTGAATAATATAAAGCATTGGGTTAAAGATGAAGATGGTAATGATGTTGAAAAAATAGTGCCCATTTCTTTTGGTAATTATGAGAAATCCATAGCCCTTGAAGATATAGGAGTGGAGCAGTTAAAAAGTGCAAAATTTAATGTTATACCAAGACTTGTGCTTAGTTTTAGAGGTATGAAAAAAGCACACGAAAGAACAACTTCAAAATACCAAAAAATTGCCAAAAGAGTAACTGGTTCTGACGGTAGAATATCTATAAATTTTGGTTACAACAGCGTCCCCTACGATTTTAGTTATACACTAACACTTCAAGCTCGTGGACTTAACCAAGCATTTATGATTGTGGAACAAATACTACCAAGATTTAGACCATCTTATACTATTGCAATAAAAGAATATCCTCTTTTTCAAGACAAAACTGAAACACAACTATTAATTGAAGACCCAAATTTTGAAATTATTGAAGAGTTTGAAGATACAGATGTGAATATAGTCAATGTTACATTTGAATTAACTCTCAGAGGAAATCTCTATATGCCACTCCAAGTACAAGGTCCTATCAAGATTGTGACTTTGATGAATTATTTGTGGGATAACTATGAGATTGAGGAAAGTCAATTAGCAAGACATTATGAGTGGGAAGTATGTGAAAAAGACGGCTATATCTATCACGAAAATCTCAATAGAGTATATGCACCACACAAACTTATTATTGAAGATGATAATACACCTGAACCACCTGTTGTTTCCCCTTGTGTGGATGAGTGTCACGGAACAGTTATCAATAGTGAAGGGTATGATGATTTACAAACTGAAGAGAAACATAGTTCTATAGTCACTGAACACCCATTAGAGAATAAACGCCCTGAGTGTGATGTGTAGAACACCCATATGGTAACAAATTTTAAAACAGTAATTCTATCATAAACTGGGGCTCTTGCTCCACAAACCACCTACTACCTACAAATAATCTTCATATTATAAATACAATAATAAACAATAAGGCATTATAATGGCAAGAACAGAAATAAAAATATCTACACTTAAAAGTCTTCCAAAACCTGTCGAAATGACAGACTTATTAGCTATCGTAAGTGATAATAAAACATACAACATCAAAGTCGGCAAGTTTCTTGAGGACATCTACTCACTACTTGATGGAAAAGAAGATTATCTTGGATTGCCACCAAAAGATGGTTATATATTAAGCTCTGATATTCAAGGAAATAGAAGTTGGGTAGCAGGTGGTTCAGGTGGAGGAGTACCAAGTGGTGGAGTTAAAGATGATATTCTTGTAAAACAATCAGATGTAGATGGTGATGTTGCTTGGGAGGATAGAATCATCTACAAAGGAGTAGAAATCCCTGATGACTCTTTGGGCAGAGAAGGGGATATGTACCTTAGATATGGCATTACGGGGTATGGGATTATTGATGGAAACACGGCGGGTCCTGACTCTGACCCTCAGAATACAAGCGGACAGTTTTATAATGGTAATGTTAATCTTTGGGATGGAAATGGTTATGACCCTGACCCTATTGAAATTTATTTAAAAGCAAATGGTCAATGGATTTTACAAAAATTCGTGCCAAAAGGTGGAACAGCAGGTCAAGTTTTATCAAAAATTAGTGCTACTAATGGTGATATAACTTGGACTGATATGCCTGAACAAATAGTTTGGAAAGGCGAAGGGGCTCCTGCTCCTGACTTGGGTCAAATTGGCGACAAGTATATGGAGATTCTGAGAATTGAAACACTACCCGCAATAACCGAAACGGCTACTTTTAAATTCGATGTGTATCAAAACAGTAGAGTATTTTCCCCTATTTTTTCTTCATTAGACCCAAAAAGAGGCGGTATTATAGGAAAAACGCCCATAAACTTTATTAGATTTGAAGAAGGTATGGTAAGTGGGTCGCTCACAATCGTTTTCGATGGGGCTAAAGAAAACTATAAAATGGATGGCGCAATTATAAATTACTCATCAAAATATGGAAGTGGCAGTGTTATTATTCCACAAGATGCAGAAATGTATAATGAGGAATATGGTCTATATTATATGATTGATTATACAGATGGTGATTATCAAGACTTTGCTGATGCTGTCTCAAAAGCAACTGCTAATTTTGAAATAGTTGATATAAGTGTCACTTATCATCAACATACAAGACCTACAGATTATCAAGAATATACAAAAACGAATGAAGGGTGGAAAAAAGTACTTACACCTGTTGTTTTCAAAGGAAAAGGAAACCCTGATAATAACTTGGGAAAAAATGGTGACAAGTATATGCAGGAAAGTGAGTATATTCCTGTAGATTTTGATGTTTTTTTAGAAATACCATTTCGTTATGTAGAAGATACCAAAGGATTCCCATATTTGTGTTATTCTAAATTTGGTGAAAATACTATTCCTGTTATAGAAGATTATGATTCAGGAGCTATCAATATTAGAAATGGAAATGTAGATTTAGTATATTTTGGTATTCAAAATATTGATGGTGTGGACACACTTGCATTTCAATTAAAAAATGGTGAACAACTAGAGTATGATGGAAAAATTTACCTTGAGAGTAACAGTGTAATTTATACACTCCCTGCTCCAAAAGAAGCTTTTGTGTATTCCATTAATGATGGGGGTGTTAAAATTCCTATAAATGCCTACCTGATGACGGTGAATGATACCTTTTTAACACAAGAAGAAAAAGATACAATCACCGCAATAATACAGAGCCAAACATTGAATCCACAATATAGAATTTTTGAAAATAAAAATGAAATATCAGGGCTTGGAAGTCTATCGGATTACATTGAGTTTACTAAAGCCGAAAATGAATGGGTACAGCTTCCTGTTGTTGGATTGGAAGTTGTTAGAAATAGAGAAAACGACATAGGCTATAGAGTTACAAGAACAGATAGCAGAAACTTTGCAGATATCGGTTCAGGTGCTATTGATTTCAGTCATCAAACATCAGGAAATGGCGGAGGAGCTGTAGCTAGTTATTCGATAGCTTCAGGTGTTGACACGATAGCTTCAGGAGATTATTCAGTAGCTATGGGATATAAAACAACTTCGAATAATTATACTTCGGTAACAATGGGCAAATATAACATTGGCACCGCTACAGATACTGTATTTGAGTTTGGTATAGGTGTATCAGACACAGACAGAAAAAACGCTTTTGAAATCTACACTGATGGAAGAATTAAAGCCCCTGAATTGAGTATTTCACTAATCAATGACCCTAAATCATTGGTCACTAAAGAGTATGTATTATCAAATGGAAATACAGCTTCAAGACCGTCCGCCCCATCAATAGGTCAATTTTATTTTGATACAGATTTATCTAAGCCAATTTGGTATAGTGGGTCGAATTGGGTAGATGCCACAGGCACTGCTGTTTAATATCTAATCAAAAAGTGGTTGCTCAGTAAGCCACTTTAAATATACTATAGTGTGTAGAAAATATCTACTGAGGTTTTTTATTCGACAAATCGATAGTAATTTTTTCATACATACCATAGTATATACTATCAACTTGTCTGATTAAATCTGACATTTCTTTATTAATATTCTTTTTTGAAACAGGTAGAATATCCTTATATTCATCAGGAACATCCGTTTTGTTTTCGTGCAACATCTTCATATTAAATTCTTTTTCTATAGCCTTAATGCCTTCTTTGTTCATAGGGTACACTGAAGCTGTATCACCACCTGTTCCTCTCCAAAACCAATCAAAAAAGGACAACCTTGTGACCCTTATGAAATCCTTGAAATCTTGCAGGAACTAAAACTTTTGGGAATATGTCATTATAGAATTTTCAGGTGTAAAATCTTGCAACACAATTGTTTTTGTTATCCCTGCGTAATCAGGGTCGAAGTTTTTGTTGCGCCCCAACTCATCTTTCGGGTATCTCCGTGATTTTCTACGATAATTTGGACATCTCTATCTGTCAAATATTGGTCTCTAATTTCTTTAATAGGCAACTGCATAGCGACAAATACCCTAAACTCTAAATCTGATAATCTTCTTGCTCTACTCAGTCCTAAGTGCATATTAGCCTCTCTACCTTTAAGACCAATATCCATATTATTTGTTTCCGCACGAAGTTCATCCCCGTCAATAACAAAACTGTCTTTTACATATCTTTCCATAGCAGAAGTGATAGTGGTTTTTCCTGCTCCTGATTTACCAACAAGTGCTACAATCATTCATTATTCTTTTTATTTTGTGTTTTATGTGCTTCTGTAATTCTTTCTTTTGCTAATTCGAAATATTCTTTATCTATTTCTATTCCTATAAATTTTCTGCCAAGTTCAGCACATACAACACCTGTTGTACCTGAACCCATAAATGGGTCTAAAACCAATGCCTCTTTATATGTATTCATTTTTATAAGTCGTTTTGGTAATTCTTTAGGAAATGGTGCAGGATGATTTACCTTCTTGGTTTCTCCGGGGAACTCCCATAAAGAGTTAGCAAATTTTATAAATTCTTCTTTTGTTACATCAGTTTCTCCGTTTTTTGTCAGCTTTTTTGAGTTTTTAGAGAATATTAGAATATATTCAAAAGTAGTAGGGTAAGATGGGCAAGATGGTTTCATCCAAGAGCCCCACGCGGTTCTATTACTTGTATTTTTCTTATTCCAAATTATGTTTGCGGATAAGATAAAGTTAAATCTTGAAGTAAGGTTTTGTATTAAATCAGAGTGTGTTGGAATTGTACCATTTTTTCCATCACCAATATTAATACACAATCTACCCCCCTCTTCTAAAAGGTCATAACATTTCCCGAAAATTCCAACAAGCCACTCTATATATTCGTGATGTTCTTTATTATCTCTATATAGAGAATATGGGTTTTTGTTGTATTTATTATTTCCTAAATCGACATTATAAGGAGGTGATGTAATGATAATATCAACTACTACGCCATCTTTAATTAATTCATCTAAAATTAAGTTAGAATCACCATTATATATATTACCAATCCCATCCATCTCTACAAGACTCATTAATTAGCGTCCTTTTTTATGTGATTATAACAAATGCCTCTTAATTATTTCTTAATATAATGTGTGATAGGATATCAAAAAGGAGTTTTATGTTCAACACAAACAACACAAGAAAAAAATACAGAGAAATGATACCCGAAGGACTGTATTACTATGAAGGAACAGAGGTAATCAAAATAACAAGAATTGTCAAAGATGAATTAAATGGAGTAGTGGTTTACTCAATGAATGATGTAGTGGATTCATTTACACCTAAAACCTATACTTGGTATGATGTAAATAGAATTACACCATCTTTAGATTCAGCTATCAACAGCTGTATAAAAAGAAGAATAGAAAGTGCAAAACATACTATTCAGCGTTGTAGAGAAAATATTGAAAAAGAGCAGGAGTGGATAGAATCATATCCACAGTATGCTATCTAATCGTCTTTCATCAAATCTTCTATTGATACACTTTTCTTTTTTGGTTTGTTTTGGTCATCAGATAGTTTATTAATAGCTTCCAAAACAGCAGGGGTATTTTTGTATAGTTCATTAAAACCCTTTATACCATCAGAAATGATTTTTGAGATTTCTATATGCTCTTCTAGTTTTCCAAAATCATCTTCTAATAAGCTGTAGACAAGAGATTCATCAATTTTTCTGTTGTGGTCAATAATTTCTGTCAAAGCACCTCTTGTTTTATTAAAATCTTCTGTAAATTTTTTAATTAGTTCTTCTTTTGTCATATTAACCCTTTGGTTTTTAAATTATTTATAAGTTTAGTTTATTATAATACTCAACACAACAAAGGAAAAACTATGAATATATTAATCACAGGTGGAGCGGGATTTATAGGCACTCATTTATACCAACACCTAAAAGATAAACACAATATAAAAAGAATTGATAATTTTAAAACATCACTAAAAACAAAAGGTGTAATACCTATGGACTTGTCCAATTTAAGTCGTGAAGAGATAAGTTTTATAGAGGATGTGTTAAAGGAAACTGATGTAGTATTTCATTTTGCCTCAAGCATAGGAGTAGACTTGATTGAGAAAGACCCAAAAGGCACACTCTTAAACTCTTTCAATATCAATAACAACTTATTTCCATTATTTGAAAAATATAAACCAAAAGTCATTTACGCAAGCTCAAGTGAAGTATACGGCTCAAGAGATACCCCTATGAAAGAGACTGATGACTTAATTATAGGCTCTCCACAAAATAGTATGCGATGGGGATATGCCACTCAAAAGTTGATGAGTGAGTTTTTAATTAAGAGTTATTCGTTTCCTTACACTATCGTTAGGTTTTTCAATGTGACAGGAAAAGGTCAGCGTGGAGATTATGGTATGGTACTACCCCGTTTTATTCAGAGTAGTAAAAAGGGAGGTGTTTTAACTGTGTATGGAGATGGAGAGCAGAAGAGAAGTTTTTGTGATGTGCGGGATGCTGTTAATGTGTTGGAGCTTCTTCTAACAGAAATGGATGGTGAAATTCTCAATATAGGGAACGACCAAAACATCACAACAATTAAAGAACTATCAACTAAAATTGTCATTACTACAGGAAAAGGAAATGTGGTATTAAAGCCTACTGAAAGACCTGTTGATATACAGAATAGAGTGCCTAATATAGATAAAATGAAAACAATATACACCCCGAAATACTCAATAGAAGATATCATCAAAAGTATGTTGTAGGTGGTTTATAAGTCTTTTAAATCATCTTTTGTTTTCATTTTACCATAGCTAAAAAATTTTTCGCCAAAAAATCTAACTGCTTTATAATAAAGATAGGCTATCAAGTAGTGGCTTATCTTTTCATACCATTTTGATTCGGCACAATCTTTCTTCATATACTTATAAAACATATCATCGGCATATTTTCTATCATTTTCTTCTCCGCCTCTCCAATAATAAAAATCGTGTTGGTTACAAGAAGCTTTAAATAAAAAATTAGGGGCTTTGAACCACCCGCCCTTAGCCCCACACCCGTTACATATCTTACTCTTTTGTTCTTCGGTTAAATCACTATATTTTAGCATTATATCTCTCTTTTGTTTTATTTATTTATAAGGATAATTATATTATAATATAGGATTATTTAGGAGTTTAAAAATGAAACCTGTGCTAATGATACACGAATTTAGTGAGGATATGTTGAATCTACCTCTTGAAAAATTCATATTAACATTTGATGATGGCTTATATACACAATACAAGTATCTTAGTGAACTGAAAAAAATTCCAACCAAAAAGATATTCTTTATATCTACAGGTATTGTAAGACCTGATGATGTGGAACCAAGTGATACTTTCATAAAATGTGAACTTGCTCATTATAAGGCATTTAAGGGCAATTTCGAAAACTATATGAGTTGGGAAGAAATTATGGAAATTCATCTTACTCCAAACTGTGAAATTGGCGGTCACGGACACGCCCATTTAAGATTGGAAGATATTAAATCTACAAGAGATAGATATAATGCGATAGACAAAGATTGCAAAGAGATGTTCAAACAATTTAAAGCCAATGGAATAAACATATCAAAATTTTGTTATCCTTATAATTATGAAGACCATCTTCTTAAAGGGGTTCTACAAAGAAAAGGCATCAAGGAGTTCTTTGGGGATGAGAGGACTGCTATTGAATATATTCAACTAAAGGATAAACAGTGACTATTATTATAGGCTTTGGGTTTGTTGGACAAGCAGTGTATCACTCTTTATTAAATAAAAGAATGGATGTTATGATTATAGACCCGAAACGAAATACCTATACAAATAGTATAGAGTTTAGGAATGCCATTACTGCAAGTGAAATGGCAACTCAACCCACACTCATTGTTTGTGTGCCTACACCACAAAATCCTGATGGAAGTGTAGATTTAAAAATCTTTTCTGATGTATGGAAGGACATTAAGAATTTTGATGGGCTTATTATTATCAAAAGCACAATACCAAAAGAATTTATTCCTGCACAAGATAATGTAGTTTATAATCCTGAATTCTTGAACGCCAATACTGCTAATGAAGATTTTATGAATCAGAAATATGTGGTATTGGGTGGTGAAATGGATTGGACTTGTAAAGCTGAAGATTGGTATAGAAACTATACTGTAATAGGTAGATATGATGATGTTTATTATGAGCACTGTTCGAAAGATTTAGCTTCTGATTTTAAATATATGAGAAACATATATAGTGCTTATAAACTTATGTTTTGGGAATTTGTTGAGGATGTGACAGGAAATAGCAGAAAAGTATCAGATATGATGAAGCATATTCCTGTAAGAGAAATGGACATTGTTGGGATGGATGGTTTTAGAGGATTTGGTGGAGCTTGTCTACCGAAAGATACAAATGCCCATCACGATATCCATAGACACAAATTAACCGAGTTTCTTTTAGATTACAACAAAGAGCTTCAATCTAAATAAGATATTCAGGGGAGTTTTCAACTTTTTTGATTAAGCTGTTGTAAAACTTTCTCTCTTCATCGGATATTTTTTTCTGTATATTTCTGAGTTCTTGTTTCAGTGGAAGTACAACTTTTTCGATTTCTATTTCAGAATCAAACAAAACCTTTTCCGTCACTTCATAAAACTTTAGTGCCTTTTTGTAGTCGTCAAATACTTTTATGTTGTTGTTTGTTTTAGAGAACCTTGAAGCATCATTTGAATTATAAACGAAATAGTGTCTTTCATTTTCTCTTTCCACAGCAAAAATTCGGACATTTTTTTTAACAACTGTAACTATGTATTTCTTGAATTTTACATCTCGTTCAAAACCGTACTCTATGTTCTGAATATCTTTATACATAGTTTACTTCACATATCTAAAGAATACACGGTGTGAGTATTCATTAGCCTTTTTGTTTGGATATGTTATAGCATAAGATGTTCTGACAGCAATCAACCAACGAATATCCTCGTCAGTCAATTCATTCCTTAAAACATCTTCCCCAAGAAAGAATTGTCTGTCACCCTTTTTAATAACATCATCTTCTCCAAGAACATAATATTTGTTTAGAACCCCGTGCTTTTTAAGTTTAATGTTGAAGCCCTCTTTTTTATGATATTTTGTCATTTTCAATCCTTTTCTCTTTAAATATACTGTATTATACAATAATCTTTAATAGAAGTCAAGTGGTTTTGAGAGATTTTTGTGTACTTAAATAAAGTACTTAAATAAAATACTGAGGAAAGTGTTCTTTGCCGAACTCGATATATTTTTGTTTAATGTCTTCGTCTAACTCTACATTAGGGTAATAATATTTGTTTTCAAATGAGGTTATCTGATTATGATTACAATTAAAACCCCCCTTAATATCAGGACAGCATTTAAATGAAGTTATTTTGTTTCCCCTACAATAAAAATCACCATTAATATCAGGACAATACTCAAAGGAAGTTATTTGATTTCCATTACAATAAAAATCACCCTTAATATCAGGACAATACTCAAATGAAGTTATTTTGTTTCTACTACAATAAAAGTTATCCTTAATATCAGGACAGTATTTAAATGAAGCTATTTGATTATCATTACAATTAAAGACACCGTTAACATCAGGGCAAAACTCAAATGAAGTTATTTTGTTTCTACTACAATAAAAGTCACCCTTAACATCAGGACAGTACTTAAATGAAGTTATTTTGTTATAACTACAATCAAAATTGCCATCAACTTTTTTATAACAACCTTCCAATGAAGTTAATCCTTTATCAGAGATATTAAGGTCTCCATAATAGACTTCATTTGATTTGTCTCCATAGAGGTCTTTAAATGTCATTTTCAATCCTTTTCTCTTTTAAGATACCTAATTATACAATAATCTTTAATAGAAGTCAAGTGTTTGTGAGTACTATTTGAGTACTTTTCAAGATTTTACTTTTTTGAAAAGTAAAATCTCTTGAAGAGATACAGCTAAATAAAATATTCAGGTATTTTCTTATATACCTTAACCATCTCCTCTTTTGTTAATGGTCTCCCATCTTTATACCACTCTTTTTCGTCATCATTAATATACTCTATCGCAGGTAAATAATTTTCACGCCCTATTTTACCTCCAATATGCCACACTTTTCTATTACAGTCTATAATTGGCTGTATTTCTTTTTCTTTTTTTAAAAATCTGTCTTTTTCCTCCTCAAACCCTCTGTATCTCCATATTCTTTTAATATGTGCGTCCATAATATTGTGCTTCCAACCATTGATATAATATAAAGGCTGAAGAGTATGACTGCCTGTTCTCTCCATCATCAAGGTTTTTCCTAATAAACTCTTCGGTACTTTTTCGTTAAAAGCATTTAGCTTTTCGCTATTGTCGATGATTTCTACAATAACAACCTCACCAAAATCTAAATCTGTTACCGATATCTTTTTCACATCACTTCCTTTTATATACAGATTACACAAGATATTGTGGATAATGTGTGGTAATCCACTCAAGAAATTCAGGAGTCTTTTTATTAATTTTGTTGATTGGTATATCGATTTCCCCACACCCAATTGAATAATTCCATTCTGAGCGACTATAATCAGTTTCAATTTTATACAACATTCCACTAAAAGTTAAACTTCCTTCTATAAAATCAGCTCTAATATACCCTTTTATTGTACCATCTTCATCAAAAAGAGTAGACCACAAATAAACATTATAATCGCAATCATCATATCTTTCGCCATACCCTATATATCGCTTAAACATTTCCCAACGCTCTTTATATACTAAATTCAGTATGTTCAAAATGTCTTTATATTTGTATAACATTGTTTGAATATCAATATAAGTATTATCACCAAACACCACCATCCGATTTTTCTCGTGTTCAACTGTAAGTAAATCAAAAGTGTTTTCATCTGTAGCTTTTTTATATAATTCTAAAAAAAACTCTTTGATTCTTTGGAAATTTAGCAAATTACTATAACCATAATCTCTAATTGCCGTATAAGACATTGATTTTTCAACAAACCCATAGGTTCTTTCTATTTCAACCTCAAGCCTTTCAAATTGTCTTTTTATTACTCTTAATGTGTGTATTATTTCAAGGATTTGTTTGTTGGTTAAAGGATTTCCGACCAATAATACCTTCTCCATTTTTGTTATTTCTTCAAGGTATGAGTTACACATAGATTCCATATTACATCCTCTTGTTTATTTCTTTTAAAGATTATATACCATACAACCTTGTAATAAGTTTAAAAGTAAAACTCCCAAAAACCTTAAAACTTTAAAAATATAAATACAATAAAATTAAGGACACAAAAATGAGTTTTAAATCATACATTAATGAGAGTAGAACACTCACCGAAATGGAAAGCAATATAATTGTAATGGCGTATCTACTTGAAGAAAATTTGGACAATATGAATGAGACAGACTATGTAATGTTAGCTGAAGGGATTAATGACAAACTCGGAAAAGTTGGATTAAAACTCCACAAAGGAAAAGGAATTATCGACTACATCAAAGACTTCACAATGGGGGTGGGCAGATTATTTTTAGCACTTATGAAGGGTGATAAAAACAAAGCAAAAGAAATCTTAAAAACAGTTTCTAAAGAAGATGTCCTCGACTTCCTATATAAACTTGACCTCGGCACTCTTCATCTAATAACAGGACCTCTCCACACTATTGATGCTTGGACAGGTTGGGATTTAGGGGTTAAAGTTAAACAAAAAATGGAAAAAGCCAAAGATATTTACCAAGAGATTAAACACGCTCTTCAAACTGTAAAGCAAAAAATCAAAACTGCTTTTGACAAAAAAGTAGCTCCGAAATTGATTAGTAAAATTGGAGAAATAGAGAAGGTAGTTGCTCCTACCAATGAAAGTTTTGATGAAACTGAAGATTTACTTGAATCTACAACAAACACATTTATTGGAAAATAGGATGGTAGAAACTATGCTGTTAGATATGACGGGTTGGATGTGAGTGCGATGAAATCAGGTGTTTTTGGTAGAATGATGAGAGCTTTATCAAGAGGAAAAGAAATTAAAAACAGGGCAAAAAACATTACATTTCTTGTAAAGGCGAAGCTACTCTAAGTTGTGTTAAAAAATGGGTAAAAGAAAATAACCCTAAAGAATTTTTTGTTACTTGGAAGTCTGATACCACATACTACAAAGATGATGTTATAGAGATTTATACTATCGACTAATTACAAATGTCTAAAAATTAAGCATATAATACATAGGATTTAAAAGATACCTATATAAATAAAGTATCTTAAAGAAAGGAAATCCTATGTATCTCACTCTATCTGATATTGATTGGTCTGTACCACCATTTGACTTGATTTAATCTATCGTCTCCGTTTTTTCTTGAACTCATCATAATCATTAAAAATGAGTTCAATTTTATCACCTTGTTCTATAACTACTTTCTCGACATTATCCAAAACAGTATTTGAGCCATCAATCCAAACCATAACACTATTTCTTGATGTTGGTTTTATGATGGTTTTTCTTGGTTTAATAACATAGTCTATGTTATGATTTGTTTTGTCGCCTGTGATACTCCACAAATTTGAACTTAACGGCAATATAGTACCCCTGTTAGTTTTATTAATGCCCGTTGAACCTTGCGGTGTGCTTATAATCAAACCACCACCTTTGAATTCACCGAAAAGTTTATCTTTCTCTTCTATCTCAAAATTAATCCAAGCGTCCATACCATCAGACCCACCTATACATACATCATTAAATGCCTGAAAAACGCCTTTTTTTGGCTTTAATACATCATATATACTTGACAAGTCTCTTTCTCGTTTTTTATAATAAACAGTTACCTTAATTCTCCTAAAAATTTTAATGGTATGTTTTTTAGCAGGCTTGGTACCTTTTGTGTTATTCATAAGGAAATTCAGAGAACCCCCCGCTACTCCAAAAAAGGGCTTATTTAGGTGTGAAAATTTATGAATAGCTCTCAAGAGGGTGCCATCGCCCCCCTTAACATAGATATACTCATCTGCTTCTTTAATGACTTTTTTAGGGTCATAGTCATCTGTAAATATTGTCTTCATAGCTTACACTTTGGTTTTAGAGTTCTCACGGACATCATTAATATTATAAGTTTTTGTTATAACACCATTCTCAAATACCGTTTCAAGAATATCATAAGCACCTTCAAAATCTTCACCCACTTTATCAGTAAAGTATGTTTTTGTTGCAGGATTATAATATGTTGTAATTCTGCCCTTTTTAGACTTTTTGTTTGGTGCTGTAATTGGGTCTTTGAATACTTCTCTTTCTTTTCCATCTACAGTAATACTACTACATTTTACAGCAAAACCCAATGTATCTCTATCGTGCTGTTGCATAAGCCAACCTCCTGAACCAAAGGCGATATTTTCAGAACTATATCCACGACTTTCCATAAGGTCAAGCATATCTTTCATATTATCCATAGTAATACCATCACCCCAAATAATGCGATACTTGTCCCAAACTTTATAACCTTTATTATTTTTAGTAAATGGCACACCATTCTCTTCCATAATATCTATAGTGGCTGTTATCATTTCGATAGGGTCTCCACTATCAGGTCTCAAGACGAAGATAGGGTACTCAGGGCTGTCGATAAGACTTCTGAACCGCTCGGTGCCTGTAACTACATCAACGGCTTTAAGGTAGTCGTATGAGTCCATAACACCCGCTATAATATATGCCCCTTTGTTATTTCTGATGTGGTTTTCAATCATATCAAATTCAGAATCTTTACCCCAAGAGGTAGTCGTGCTGTGCTCAGTAGCAGGAATAGAAATTCCTATAGAAGCCAAAAACTCTTTTCTTCTTTTTATGCTTTCATCCAAACTTTCAGGATAAATCTTTTTTTCAGTACTACCTGAATCTGCTCCATAAAAAATGTCAGTGTATTTGATAGCTTGAAAATTATCAGTACCTAAAAATTGAGTGAGGTGAGCCATACCACCAATACCTGCACTCTCTATAGAGGATGAACCTCTATCGCCAAAGTTTGCAAAACCCAGTTTTACTACCATTTCTTGTGTTTCAGTCATTTTTTATTCCTTTAGAATTTTCTCCAAAATCTCCAACTCTTCTTGTGTATAGAACTCAGTAGGCATTTTGGTATGTTTTTTAGAATTACAACTTTTACATAATACAACAGCATTACTAAGTTCCAACTTAAAACCTTTACTCAAAGGTTTATTGTGGTCTATAGCAATATTATCAGAAGTACCACATTTAAAACATTTGTAATCAAATCTCTTCAATGTTATACACTCATCTTCATATGTAAAGTCTTCATTCAACTCTTGTTTTAAAGCTCTTCGTTTTATAGTAGATTTTCTTGAGTGAACATTACATTTGTCTTTATTCTCATTGTAATATTCTTTCTGATATTCTGCTACTTTATCACGATTAGCTTCTTTGTAATCATTCGCTCTTTGAATATATGACTCTTTATTAGCCTCATACTCTTTATGTTTTGACTCTTTTAAAAACTCTTTATTATCTTCTCTGTATTGTTTTTTATATGCCCTTATTTTCTCTTTATTTTTTTGAGCATACTCTTTGTTTACCTTTGATTTGCAAGGCTTACAAATATCAGACAACTCATCTTTAGAGCGACTTCTTTTTCCGAATTTTGATTTAGGGACATTCGTTTTACATTTGTAACAGTATTTCATAGTAGTCCTTTTTGAATTTATTTATGAAATACCACTATCTCCAAAATTTAATCAACAGTTTTTTCGGCATACTCTGTAAGCATTTGTTTGACATAGTAACTTCTTGTAGCAACATTGCAGGTATACCACACTTTCATAAGAACAGTCTCAAACCAAGAGGCAACCCAAAATACTTTAGGGTCTGTGCTCTCTATGGTAAACAGCACATTGCCATTTGGAATAACAGAGCCTTCTTTTACTGCTCTGATTTTAACAGGAAGTTTCCCACCAAGTTCTCTTGCAATATAAAACCAACCATCACCATCAAACGGAATACCGTGTTGTTCAGCATAAATTTTTGCCTCCACAACCTCTTCTTCGGTTATTGGTGTACTAAAGTAATTTTTAAGAATATATTGAAGACCAAAAAATACAGTTTTCTCATACACTTTTGTACTTCTTGCTTCAGCATAGTCATACATAGCTGTGGTGCCTTTAGGGTACTGCCAAGGGTGAGAATACTTATAGCTGTCTGCCAACATTACTCTGTTCGTTTTAAATTGTGTGTTTATATTTGTGTTCATCATAAGCTCCTTATGTTTTTGATTGTAAATTAAGTCTTAGTGATAAACACTAAAACTAAAGCCATCACGACTAAGAAAGGAAAAAATCTCCAAAACCATTGTCGCTTTTGTTTCCGTTTTTGTTTCCGTTTTTGTTCTCATTTTCACCGTTTACATCGGGAAATGTAGTTGACATTTTACCTCATAGTAGTGATTTCTTAAATCTTTGTATCGGTCACGGGTCACATATCTGTTATCAGCAACTTCACCAAAGAACTTACTCTCAGGTAATTTACAAATCAACTTTGAGTTATTATACTTAAAAATACTTAAATTGTCAAAAAATTGTTTTCCCCCAAATGGTCTATATCTCATCCAAATATCATCAACAAATTTCTGAAAAGTTTCGTATTGGTCGGGATATAAACCTACTCTACCGTTAGGGTCTTTCATATCGCTGTACTTTGTTTCACGGACGGGGTGTTTTTCACACCACTCTTGGTAAGAGATTTCTGTATTTTTACATTCATAAAATTTCATTTCATTTCCTACAATCTACAAAATATCTTTCAAAAGAAGTCTAATATGCTTCTTATCAATACCATAAGACCAAACTCTGTTATCAAAGTCCCAATCTTCTGAACCGTGCTTTAAAGTGACATCTTTTTCAAGGTATTTGTTGGCATTAATGTCTATGATATCCACTTTAACATCTAAGCTTTTGGATAATCTAGCCCACAGTTTTCTTGCTCCGAAATACTGTATTTCATCACCTAAGATGATATAACCCTCTTTTTTCACTAAGAACTTGTACATTGCGGTTGCTATGCCGTCACCTTGTCTTGTTTTAGCTACCATTACACCATCAACATTCATTAGCTTTTTGTTCAATTTAAAAGCATTTGCTACTGATTTATGCTCATTGAGTCTAATCTCAAAGTCAACCTCAAGCTTTTCATCACCCTCACTAGAAGTCATAAAATTACCTAATAGGTAAGTGTTCTCAAGGTGATAAACCAAATACTCTCTACTTGATACCTTTAATTCACCCACTTGTTTCCAATGCTTGTCTATCACTAATTTACTTCTAGTACCAACCATCTCTTTACTAGGGTTCCAATCACCATATCCTGCGATTGACATCTCTTTTAATAGTTCTTCTCTAAAATCCATCTTTTATCCCTTTAATCTTTTTAGCTCATATTCAAAGTCATAAACTCTATTTTCGTGCAATAATTCAGCTATCTTGAGGTGTAAAATTTCCATCAATCTCAGGGTTTCTTGAACATCTCGTTTTTTTGGTAATGTACTGTACTTTTTTAAATTTCGTTTCTCTTTTCCTAATATATAATCAACATTTGAAGCATCAGTAATAGGCTCTTTAAACAGTAATTTAAAGTACAACTCTTTAGAAAATTTTCTTTTTGGTTTTTGCCAATCATAGCCATCTATAGTGTATAACCAAGTCATAATATCATTGATATATTTATCTTCATTTGTATTATCTTTGTATCTCAAAAACTTAATAAGATGCTCATTGATTTGGTTCTCTAAATTTCTAATTTTATCTTCCATAACTCTTTTTTTTTTAAAGCCATTTCATTAAGTATTAAATCATAAAACATTTCTTTGATGTTCATCTTCTGTCCTTTAAAGCTTTACAACGACTTCGTGAAGAAATCTATAATATCTGCGTGGTCATCAAAAAGTTGCATATTCTTAACCTCTGCAAGTGGCACCCATTTAGCATTAGAAGCATCATCAGACCCTTTTACTTTTGGAAGCTTTGGGTATTTGCCTTGAACAAAATCAGGCTCAATTTCAGCATAATAAGCGTTTGTCATACGGGGTATTCCCATATTTCTAATAGGATTATCAAAGGTCTTGTATTCTTTGATGCTACCTTTTATTACTTTGTACGGAACCTTGATACCCGTCTCTTCAAACAGTTCTCTAATAGCACACTCCTCAAAAGTTTCATTTCTATTAACAAAACCTCCTGGAAGAGCATACACGCCTTTTCCTGGGGCGAATTTTCGTTCTATAAGCAAAACATTTCCTGAACATACAAGTACCATATCAGCACAGCAAAGCTTTAGTGTTTCGGGGTAAGGATAATCTTTAAATTTTTCAGCTTCTTTTTCGTGATATTCTCTTTCCTCTACCAAATCTTTATAGGCTTCGGTTGTGATGAATTTCTTCATATACTCCAAAGTTTGAGATGGAAGTGAATCTTTAAACACCTCTTCTACTCTTTTTGGTGTAGGGTCAAGACTACACAATGTAAAGTACAAATTTCGGATTTCGGTTCCACTAATATTGCCTGCAAGAGACGGGACTTCTTGGTAATACCAATTCGGAAACTCTTTTAGATAAAAACTTGAAGCGTCTTTTGTGTGCCCGACAAGTGTTATTTTGCCTTGTGCAAGTGAGTTTACAACCATTTCGACTTGACTTATCCACTTTTGTTCTTCGTAAAGATAATCTTTGATAGTAGCCACTTTGATTTTTGGGTCAATCGCTTTAATCCAACTTTCAATAACATCTGTATTAAAAGGATTTTTTAAGTTTCGTCTTCTATTCGAAGAACCTATGAGAACTATCACATTAGTGTATTCTTTCAACATAATGTCGATTACACCTTTGTGACCATTGTGAAGAGGGGCAAATCTTCCGATGTAAACCCCTGTTGTGGGAGATATATTCATATCAAGCTCCTTGATTTATTGAATACTTAATGTATTGTATGTATTATACTCTCTTTAACTTAAAGGGAGGTTAATAATCTGTTCTATGGAAGTTTCCATTTGGTGTTTTAATTATATCATTATACCCATAAAGAACAATATTTTCAAAAGCTTTTTTAGGGTTATTTCTATAGTATTTTATAAAAAAATCCACGATACATTCTTTTGTAGCTTTTGTGTCCAACACGAAATTTATGTTGTTAGCCCAATCATCAAAATTATACCCCAAATAAAGAACCTCTCTATCATATAACTTTTGAGGGTTATCTATGTCTTTAAGAGTCAGACCATATTGTCCATCGATAAACTCTTCAAAATTTTTGTATTCAGGATAGTATGCTTTATCTTCTTTCCATTGTGTTTTCAGGTATTTTTTAGCTTCACTAACAAATTTCTTTATATTTAATAATTTTATACCGCAATTATCTATGATTTTTTCAGCATCTGCTTTTTTTAAAAAGCTGCCTGTAATATCTTTTAATGGATTAGTACTTCCATAAAACCAATTATCCTCAAAGTATCGCGTAATTTCTTTTTTGTAGTCTTTAGATTTTCCACCCGCAATATATATGTAGTATTTATCTTCAACACCATATAGATTGGGCTCTTGTACCAATTCTATATCTTCAGGTGATACTTTTAGTCTTTTAGCTAATTCGGCAAGAGCCTTCTTTGGTGCTTTTCTACTCTCTGTGATTGTATTTGCAGATATTGTCGATTCTATAAACATTTTTTTGAACATAACTTTCCTTTTTTTTAATATATTTATAATATGCTATCTCAATATATCGTAATATTTTTTGAGTAATTTAGTATTTTTTCTAATTTGGGGTAACTTTACGCCCCAAAATTTGGCTCTGCTATTAATATCATCATATTTTTTATTAATATAAACATCTTTAGCAAAAGACACAATCCCACTAATATTGTTTTTGGTTAACTCAATTATAACCTTTCTTAATTCAGTATCCTCAATATCATTAAATCCTTGAGTATGCTGAGTTAGTACTAATCCGTTTTTATTGATTTTATGCAACTTTTTATATATATCTATAAATGTTTTCATATCTTTAGTATACTTGTCACTTATACCACTTACTTCTACTATTGTCGATTCTATAAACATTTTTTTGAACATAAGTTTCCTTTTGTTTTGTAAAACTTTTACTTTATTTATATATTATATACTTATTACTTTACGATAACACCATAAAGGCTGTCATCTTTAGCTATAGAAATAAGACCCAAAATAGCTGAACCCACATTGTCCAAGCCACCTCTCAATGGTTGCATAGTCTTTTTGACGGCTACATATGGAGTGGTCGATGTATGGTTTACCTCAAAAGTTTTAAACAGCTTGACATTCTTGCCACTCTCAAACTCATCTCTTACACTTTCAAATTCATCTTGAATTTTTTCTCTGAGTTTCTTTTCAAGGTCATAGTCGATATCCACAAAAACAAATGTATTTCCACCTGCTAAAATTTCACCTGTTCTTTCGTCATAATCAACTTTTTCTAAGTCATCGGCAATGTGTTCGATTTTTCCAAGAACCTTTAGTGCTTTTGAGGATTTTACCTTAACTCTTACCGCACTTTCATACCCACCTCTTGAGGTCTTCACTGACACATCTCTGTTACTAAGACCGAGTTCTTTTTTAAGTTTTTCTCTAATGATTTGAGAAGTAGATTGTTTTTTTGTTTCGTTTAAAATTGTTCCTAAAGTCGTTCCTAAAGTCATTTTGGTTCCTTTTGTTTTACCTTATTTATACAATAAGTATAACCAAATAATCCTTTATATAATCTTTAATAGAAGTCTGAAATTTTAAATAAATAATTCAGGATAAACTTTTTCAAGTTTTTCTGCAAGATTTATCAATCGTTTTAAATCATTTGCTGTAAAAACAGTATCATCAATATTTATCAGTGTATCGCCCGATATATGAATAGCTGTAGAAGAATCCCAAATAACCGTACCTCCTTGAGAAGTGCAGTTATTTAAATTGGCTCCATCAATAAGACTCATCTCCCCATATGGTCTATTTTGTATCGTTACTCCCTCCAAAATCTGCATTAGATATCATCCCAACCGTCAATAACACTCATATTTTTATAATTGATTGATGTTACCTCAAAGTTGTTACTACGATTTGAAGCTTCATCATCTATACCCGCAATCAACTCCAAGTGATTGTAAGGATTCTTCTTTTTAGGAAAAATCTCTTCCAATCCTATGTGTTTTAATCTCATATTACCTAAATAGTGCGCATAGTCTTCAATACTTTGTTTGTTCATACCGAGAATTTTATCGCCTATGATGTCTTGACTAAATTCAATTTCAATTTCTACAGCTTGTATAAACATTTCGTATATCATCTCTTCGTTTTCACCAATAAATTCAGGGTTTTCTGCTCGTATTTCATTAATAATGTTCTTAAAAATATTACAGTGCTGAATTTCATCTCTTTGGATGTATCTAATTTGGGTATCAGTTCCTGCCATTAAACCACGACTTTGCAAATTGTGGAAAAATTGAAAACCATTATAAAAATAAAGACCCTCTAATAGATAGTTTGCAACTATGGTCTTTAATAGAGACAAATTAGTCGGGTTATCTTTGTGTTCTTGGTAAATTTCCGCTATCAAGGCATTACGCTTCAAAAGTAGTGGGTTTTCTCTCCATCTATATACAATTTCATCAGCTTTGTTTTTATCAAAAAGAGAAGATAGAATCCACCCATAAGATTTACTATGAATAGCTTCGTCATAAGTCTGTCTCGCTAATACATAAACAATATCAGGAGCCGTGATATATTCAGAAATATTCGGTAAATTGTTTGTTTGAATACTGTCCAAAAACACTAAGAAACTAATAATATCCTCAAAAGCTTGTTGCTCATCGGGGGTTAATTTTTTCCACTGTGCTTTATCATCTCCCATTGGGGTTTTGTGAGGAAGCCAGTTGTTACCATAAATAACATCAAAAATATCGTGAGCCCACTGATACTTGATATTGCTGAGGTTCAAGAGGTTTGTTGTGTCTCCTCCTAAAACTCTAACCTCTTCATCACTTGCATTTGGGTTGAATAGTGCTTTTTCTTTTATTTTTTGTTTGTTAGTAATCATTTATTTTTTCCTTTATGTATTGTATTAAATCATCTTTAATTTCCGCTGAGAACCATTCAGTAAAGCCATTAAATTTTTCATTAAATGTTAAGTTATAATCATTAAACTCATTATGAGCTTCATTTTCTAATCTCCTAATTACTTCATACTTGCCGTTAGCCTCAAAAAGAACAACAACATTACCAACATCTTGAGAAATTTGCTTTAATCTTTTATCTAAATCTTTTGTGATGCCAACTTTAATCCCGATTTTATTTTCTATAACATACAAGATATAAATTGTACCCTCTTGTGATTTTTGATAATGATTTCTTGCTATTCCTTTTGACTTTTTTAAAGATGTTTCTTGCCACTTTTGAGTACCTAACTCTTCACCATATCTTTTGATATAGGCTTTCTCTGAGATTTCACACTTTTCTTTATAAGACTCGACATCTCTTTTACGATTATTGCAATAATCATTCCACTTTTGTGTGCCTAACTCTTGACCGAACTCATCTAAGTATCTTTGTTTTGAGTTTTTATATTTTATCTTATTACAATAATCATTCCACTTTTGTGTGCCTAACTTTTGACCATATTTAGTAATACATTTTTCAAGAGTAAAGCCCATAGTGTTTTGATAATCACTCCACTTTTGTGTGCCTAACTCTTCACCATATTTCTTGATGAACTTTTCAAGAGTTTGTTTTTTAGACTCTCTGTACTTGGTGAACTCTTTAAGTCCTTTTTCATCACCGTATTCTAATATAAAACCTTGTTTAGACTTCATACATTTTATACTGCAATAATTATATATAGTCTTCTTTTTTGTTTTTCTATCGAACTCTTTATTACAAATATCACACAACATAAATAACCCTTTTGGATTATTTATATCTTAGCACAATCTACTCAATTGCTACAATCAGTACAGTTTGTCTCTTTTTTACCATCAATCGTTAAACTGTAGTAAACGGCTTTCAGTTCTTTTTTCTTAAATCCATCTAAAATAGCGTCTGAAATCAATTTTATAGTCGTTAATTCAGGATTAATATTAACTTCCATTGAAACACCTGTATCTGTCCATTTCTGTATTCTTCGTGTAACATTTATCATACTATGAGCACCGTATTGGAATTTCCCTTTATAGTACCAATATCTTGTCTTAATATAGCGTGGCAAAATCGGTACACTAATATCAGCTAAAGTTTGGTAATTTAGTTTGGAGTGTGGGGGTTGCCAAGAAGCAGTAGCCCCCATCAGAATACCGCTTGATGTGTTGTGACTTGCACACCCATTATCTAAGAAGTAATGGTGGTCTACCTCGACTTCAAAATCATAGGTGGGAATGGGGTCTTTTTTTGTTATTTTCTTAATTTTCATAATAATTCCTTTAATTTATTGATTATATTTTTTAAATCTGAATTTTTGTTTATTCTGATTAATTTGTAGCCTTTTTCTAAGGCAACTTTCTCTTTCGCTTCATCATTATCGATAATTGATTGTTTATCAATTAGAAAATGGTTTACTCCTATTTCATCCTCATTATAATGATACATATACCCGTCATATTCTATTATAATTTTTTTGTCCAATATTACAAAATCATAATAATATTTTCGGTCTGCTTCAACATAAAACTCTTCCATATCTTTATACCCAAAAGCGACATTCAACCCCATCCCCAAACAAAACCCCCATATAGGCAATAGAAGCTCAAGAGACTCTTTTGATGCACTCCCTTTTAATTTATTTAAAGGTGTGTATTTCCCATTATAATGTCTCAATAAAATCTCTTCATCTGATATATCAATATCATATTTTTTTCTAAAATGACTAATTATCATCTTATTGGATTGTTCGAAGTTATTTTTATAATACTTCTCGGTACCTTTTTCGACACCATATCTATCGATATAACCATCTAATGTATTAGCTAATGAAACTTTTTTAGCCTTTTCAAGATATTTTTTAGTTCCTATTTCTTCACCATACCTTGAGACGAAAGATTTCAAATCACTTGAAATTTTTCCTTTTAGTTCATTAACTTTTTCAATAGCTTCATCTTCAGAAAGATTATATCTCTCCATTTGCTGATTAATATCATATGGATTAAACTTTCTTTTAGATTGTTTAAGGTTAAATTGTTTTCTCCCCTCTACTTCACCTAATCTGTAAATATAACTTTCTAAACTATGTCCTGTTTTTAATTTTAGTTCATTAACTTTTTCAATAGCTTCATCTTCAGAAAGATTATATCTCTCCATTTGCTGATTAATATCATATGGATTAAATCTCATAGCTAAATCTCCCTATATATTTAATGAGAGCTATTGCTTCTCATTGATATTTATAATATCATCACCCTCTTTCAATTCATCACAACGAATCCAAATCTCTTCGCCATTTCTATAGACAAGTAATTTGTGATTGTAGGTGAATTCATAAGTATTTCCATCTTCAAATTCAATTTCTATAACAGGTTGTTTTCCGTTATACCAAATGCGGTTTACTTCACTTTCTCCGTTTAATGTAGGTACTTTTATTGCGTCTATACCTATCCATTGCGGAACATTCAACTCTTCTATTTTTCTGTAGTCTATATTTTGTTCTTCAAGAATATCATAAATAGATTTATTGCCGTCTGTTGTTTTCATTTTATTATGACCACTTTGACAGTTTGGTGCAGTAGCCAATAATAGGAAATTTCTAATCCCTTTTTCTTGAATTTTTTTAGACATTTCAGACCACTTGAAACCATTTAGGCTCTCTTTATCAAGTTGTTTGGTATTTTTTCCGAACATTTTAGAATAATCGGCTTTATCAAATAAAGGATAAGCACCTTTTTTCTCTGCAAGTTGAACACTTCTCTCATAACAATACCAAGCGATTTTTTCGTAAACCTTTTCAAGCTCGTCTAAGTCTTCAGGCTTCTCATAAGATAATTTATTATAAGCCATCCAATCACCTGTGCCCAACACTCCAATACCAACATTTCTAAGAAGTTTTGATGAATTTTCAGCTTCTTTTACGGGCATTGTTCCTGTTTCAATACTTGCATCCATCATATCAACAGCGTTGTAGCAAACTCTCTTCAATAGTTTATCTTCAGGGTCGTTTACAATTAATCCCAAATTGATACTCAAAAGATTACAACTGTGGTATAGCCCATCACTTTCTGTACTCATAACTCCATTTTTGTAGCTTTGAACCCACTCGGTAGGTGCTTTAGTAACACTAAACGACTCCGTACAATTCATAGTCATAACACCATTAAACATTAATGTATGGTTTTTTGGTTCATTACCACAATAAGTTGCTCCTCTCAACCCTGTTCTATCTATATTTTTAACGGTAACAAATCTAATTGCACTTCTATTATATTCTCTCATAGTAGGCATAACTCTATAAGCTTTATATCCTAAATCTAATAGTTTGATGCACTCAGAACCTGCAATTAATAATCTATATAGAGGTTTAACCGTGTATTCTTTTTTATCAGAAGACCCGTTATTTAGAGGCAATTTTCTTTCGCCTCCATTATGTACTTTTTGTACTTTAGAATTAATACCCATTTCTTGTAAGAATAACATTAAATTATTAATGAAAATTTCATTAACAGATGCAAATTGGATGCTTTCACTGCCTTTATCGTTTGTTAGAGTACCATCACTATCCATAATACCTGCTAACCATTTTAACCGACTTTCTAAAGTGTAATCAGAAGTAGGAATAAAAAATCTATCTTTTAATAATCTTGTGTAACTAATGGTAGTTCTATTTTGGGCTTCATCTTCATTAAATGAAGTATAACCACTAAAGTTATTCACTAAAGCTCTTTTCTCGTGATACAAATAAATTCTTTGTATTCCATTGTTATCTTGAGACCCATCCCCTGAAAAAAACCCATTCTCATAAGCCAAAGGTAGCACCTTGTCCCCACTTAAAACAGGCAAATCGAATTTGGCAAGTCTGTCACCTACACTCAATTCTTCAGTTCTCTTAATAATTGGAGCTTTTCTGCTGTCATCCTGTACGACTAACCAACGGTGCGCTAATGTGGCATTTATCGTTTGATTATTTGATAAAGAAACTGTGACTAATTCATCATCATCACTTGTTTTGAAAAGCTCACTCATAGACCATTCGGTACCGTTCCATACTTCAATAGTTTGACCCGATACAGATTCAATGTCCACATAACCTTGTTTGGTAAGAATTTTGGTATCACCTGATACACAAAGGTTGGCACTATTAGCGATTAAATCTTCACCTTTCAGGTAGTTACATAGATTTAGATTGTCTTTATGTGTAATATAAAAGTCGCCTGTTTCAACCCAAATTCTCAGAAACTCTTTCCAAAGTGCTTTTGCATTTTCCTTTTTGCAGTTTGTTAGTGTGCCTTTTTCGCATAAATCATAGATGGTTTCTTGTGCTTTATACAGCTCTTCATCAATCAAAGAAACAATATCAATCCCTGTTTTTGTTTTCACTTCATAACTATCAAAGAGATATACATCTTTGTTTTTTAAAACAGCATCCACAAAATAATCATCCACTACTACTTGTGGGAACAAGTCAAAACACTTATTTCTCAAGTCACCTTGTGTTTCGGATTTCATTTCAATAAAGCTATGAATATCACCGTGCCACCAATCCAAAGCAGGAGTAATAGCACCTTTTCGGATTCCTCTTTGGTTTACCGCTACTGCAATATCATTGATTATTTTAGCCCATCTGATGATATTGTTGGCATTTGGGATATTGTCTGAGTACGAACCTTCAGGTCTTAAACCACCTAAATAAACTCCAATTCCGCCACCCTCTTTGGAGATTTTAGCCATATCCTGCCAAGTTTTTGTAATACTCTCAATATTGTCTAAGGTAGGAACAATAAAACAGCTACCTACATTACCACCTTCTCTTCTGAGATTTGATTTAAATGGTGTTGCTAATGAGATATACATTCTCTGTAGCATAGTGAAATATTCTTTTGTCTTTTTAACTCTTTCACTTTCATCTTCAATGCCACCTAAAATCATAGACGAAGCCATATCAGAAAATTGAGGGTATTCAATAACTCCTCTTGAATTTTTTAGAATATACTTTGAGCGAAGACTTAACACCTGAGCAATATTCATATCAAAGTCGTACTTCGGGTTAATAGCCTTTTTGATTGTCTTTATATCCTCTTCTGAAAAAGGCTTCATAATATCTTTTCTGTAATGATTTGTTCTGACCGCATATTTAATATACTCATCAAATTGGTCATATTCAAATTTTGTATTTTTATATACTTGTCTATGGAGTTGGTACATTGATAATCTACCTGCGACAATAGACATCTCAGGATGGTCTTGGTCTATCATTGATGTAGCTGTAGAAACTAATAAATCTTGAATATCAGAGGTTTTCATATTGTTTTTAAAATTCAGCGTTAGCTTTGCTTCCAACTCAAGTTGATTTTCTTTTAATCCTGTGTATGCGAATTCAAGTTGTTTTTTAATTTTACTATTATCAAACGGTTTTTTTGAACCATCTCTTTTAATTACTGTTTTCATATAGCCTCTTTAGTTAAGTATTTTGATTGTATTATATAGTGGTAATTTGAAGCAAGTCTTAAAACCTATACTTTAGTACATCAAAAAGAAAGAAAACCTAAACCTTTTTTAATCTGTCTACTATTATATTATCCATTTTGATTTTATTGTACTTCTTCATCTCATCAAAATATATATTTATTTTTTCTTTTTCAGCGGGATTGTCTATATTAGTGTATATCTCTTTTAATATATTATATTTTTCTTCCAATTTTTTATCATACTGCATCATAAAATACATAAAACTATAGCTCGTTTTCTTTTCCAGTAAAAATTTTTCTATTCTTTCTCTTAATTCAAGCGGAGTATTTTTTGAGCCGTACTCTCCGAATATATAATTTAACAGTATAGCACTATCACTGACATATCTCTTAGGTTTAGTTAGAAAGTATTCTATGTCTTTAGTGAGCTGTGTTTTTTCTTCTTCTGTGAGTTTATCTTGATTTCTTGTTTTGATGTTCATAGTCATCTCAAACACTGCATTTGGGTACAACTTCTCTATTTGTTCTTTGTGTTCTTCTATGAATTTCAGAGCATCTTCGTAGGTATTTCTTGCCTGTTCTACAACATATTCGATAGTGAAATTTTCTTTTAGCTCTTCAGTTTCGTGGTTACACTTGTTGTCAAAAGGATTAAATGGGTTGTGAATACCTATTTTTTTAAGAAAACAGTCATATTTGGCTATCAGTGGTTTAAAAGGAGTTAATAAAAATTTTGTAATTTGTATAATCTGTTCAAGCATAATCACTCTGTTTTTGATTACTTATAAAAGTTAGAAATGGGTGCCGAAGCACCCCAAACTAACCTTTACAGGTCATTCATTAATTTAAGGTTTGCTAAATCTTCAAGGGTTGTTTTTCCTTTGGAATCTACACCATTGTTGATGATGACTTTATCAGGCATTTGAACAAGACCTTTTCCGTTTTTCATAGCCTCATATTTAGCTAAGTTCGTGATTTTCTTAACCTCAAGCTCCAAAATATCTTTACGAACAGCTTCATATTTAGCTTTTTTGATTTGCGCTTCAGCAAGTCCGATATGTAGTTTGGCTTCAGCTTGATATTTAGTCGCAATTTCATTTGCCTTTTGAATAGCTTGGTTGTCTTTGGCAATCTGAAGCTCTTTCTTTTTATCAATAACCGCAAGTTTAGCCAATTTTTGTCGGTCTACAATCTCCTTTTCAGCTTTTAGTTTTGCTACTTTGACCTCTTTTTTACGCTCAATGATTTCAGCATCCGCTTTGATAAGTCTTTCTTGTTCTGCCTTTTCACGCATAGCTTGACCTTTTAGTTTAGCGGTCTTGATGTCTTCTTTTGCGTTATCTTGCTCTTGTACACTCAAGATTTTTTTAGCAACTGCTGACTTTTTAGCCACAAGAAGCTTTTCAAGAAGTGGCTCAGGAATAGGGTCAGCAAGATTTACCTGAAGTACCTTAATGCCATATTTTTCGAAAGGATTTGATGTTCTGATGATTTTGCCGTCCTTATCACGCTTTGGCACAGCTTTCCATACCGTTACAGCTTGCTCTACAGGTTTTCCTGTAGTTTTGTCAACACCAATATCAAGTCGCCCTTTTGTAGCTTGTTCAACCACTACTCTCTTACGCTCAGTTACATAAACGCCATTATTAACTTGGTCTTCGATTGCAGATTTAAGACCGTTTAAACCACCTTGAGTTACTTCTTCAGCTGTAAATTGTTGAGCAGTGTTGGTCGCAACATCAATCATTGTTTTTTGGTAAAGTGAATTTACCAAGTTTCTATATGAGCGAAATGATTTATCAACCATCAAAATATGCTCGTCATCGGTAGGAAGCACAAATCTTGCTGTTAGTGGAAGTTTTGCTTCGTATGTATCTGCAAATCTAATATCGATAGGTGTATTGACCGATGTAAATTTCCCTTTATCGCCACCGTCATTTGTAAACGCTACAGTAGTATCATCCTTATAAGTTCTTTCTGTACCAATCAGAATTGGACTAAAATACCAATCAGGACCGTGATATACTGTTGTTGTACCTGTAGCTTTGTTTTGATAAACATCTGTATACCCTAGTTCTACGGTACGAAACATCGATGACACTATCAGCACCGCTATTACACTCAATATACCGTAAATACTATACTTGATGTATTTTTTAAGCGATGATAGCTTTCCTTGTGTTCTACTGTTGTTTAGAATTTCTTCCATTAGTTTTTTCCTTTGATTTTATCGGTACTATATGTACTCATAGAGATGTGACAGCAGAGCGGTACAGTAAACTCACCGACAAGTATAAAACCGTTTCCCCCTGATTTTATCTATCTTTAAACTTTAAGTCTTGACCTTTAAAATTTTAAACTTTAAGCTTTGAACTTTGAACTTTCATCTTTAAGCTTTAAAGGTTGGCACATCGCCTATTATTCCTATTTGCTGTAGAATGGATTCAAGTCCATAGATAAGTTCATAATATAGCTTATGAGGGCTGTCGATGTCTTATGTTTCGTCACACCTCTATGAGTACATATAGTACTCTTAGAAGCTTATAGCTTGATAGTAGTCGTAGCGTTTGATGTACTTAGTACATAATCGACTTCGTTTTGAAACTCCATAATCTCGTTTTCAAGGTTATTGATGTATTCACCTAAATTGATTTTATCAAGAAGTTCAGGAGTTCTGAGTTTTAGGTATGTTTCTGTGAAATCTTTGATTTTATTCTTGTCCTCAATTCCCTTGAGTTGGTCATCAAGAGCTTCTTGAATCTCATTTTTCAACATTTCAACTTCATTATTAGCACTAGCAAAGTCGTGCGACAATTTTTGCAGAAGTTGGTCTTTATAATCCATTGTGTCTTTGGTTATAATGGCTTCCGCAACTGTATACTTCTTTCCGCCAATCACCACTTTTGTTTTCATATTAGAAGCGTTTATGGCACCTTTAATTTTTTCTCTTTGAGCAATGAGGTCTTCAACAGACTGTAAAGAAGATTTAGCCTCATCGGGGTCAAAATTTCTTCGTGGTTTACCTGCTACTTGCACACCAACAAAAACATTTTGTCTGATTTTTTTGTTGATTTTTTTGTCAAGAAGTTTAAGTTCATTTAGAGCTTGTGCGACAGTGATTTCTTTTTCTTTAGTCTTTGATTTACTCATAAAAAGTTCCTTTGTTTTGTTTATAACAGACATTATACAAAATAAAAGCTTTCATACAGCTTAATACAACTTACTTTAGAAGTTTTTAGTTCCAACCAATGACTATATCCTATATCAAGGACACCACCACTAAACTTCCACATATTTAAACCTGAAACTACTTTTAGGCAATCTTTCTTGCACAATTCTTCGAATTGTTTTTTTGTGATTTATATTTATCTATAGATTGTCTTATGATATTCCCACCAACCATATGCAACAAATAAAAGACACCAAGTACATTATAACCAAAATATACTAGTGTAAATAAAACAATACCGTCAAAAACATTATCTAATGTTTTTGGAACACCACCAAACTCAAAATCTTCATCTTCTTCGATAATTTTTTTACTTAGGTAATCACCAAAGAAAATAAATAATGTTCCGATAAGTGAAATAGTCCAATAGAAAAATATTGCGATATTATTCAAACCGTTGATGTTATATACTTCGCTGATTAAAAAAATCACAAATATTCCTATATTAACAATAATCCATTTTGCGCTTTTTAGTTGTTTTTTCGTAAAACTCGGTGCCTTCATTATTTAACTCCTGCTTTGATACTGTTTTCACAATCTTTTAATGTTTTTGTGTGGTAGATTGTTTGGATTACCTTATACATAAAAGGTTTATCAACAATCTCCCAACAACAATCATCGAACTGATACTTGTGGTCTCTTCTGATGTTTTTATTCGCTCTCATTTTACCTAAAAACTTGAATACATAAACATCTTTTTTGCCTCTTGATGTATTGTGCAAAATTTTACCGTTATTATACGCTTCTACAATTTCAGGCTGTGTTAATTTTTTCATTATTTCTCCTATTATAATTTAGACTATTATATCAAATATTCTTGGTTTTTGTCAAGATATTTTTTGATATGCCATTTTTCCATAAAAAATAAAAATGAACCCAAAGGGATAACAATAATCCAAAAATAAGATTCAATTTCATCCAACATCTCAAGCATAAAGTCGCTATAAGTTGTATTTTGTGCTAATTTTAATTCATCGATTATATACTTTTTATCAGTCCCCCACTCATCAAAAATATCATACTTAATAAACCCAAAAATATTAAATGAAGTAAAATTATTTATCAAAGACTCTGCTCTATTTTTAATCATTATAGTCCTTTATTTTATTATAGATATTTTTTTGGTTGGTGATTGTGATAATTTTGTATTATAGTATTCTATTTTAATATCTACAGTATCTTTTTTTATAACCGAAATATCATCGTCAGATACAACATATAAAACCTCTTTTGTTTTTGGGTCAAAAACATAAAATTTTAAAATATTATCCTGTTTTTTATATGTGAAGGGTAGATTTTTAATTGTTATGGGCTCTTTATTTACAGGGGTAAACACTGTATAGTTTATAATAGATACTCCAAAAAACCCCAATATAAAATAAAACCTAGCCATATTAGCCGTAAGCCCTTCAGAATCTGTTCTGTGTAGAACAATTACTAAAGATAAAATTAACAGCCCTATTAAAAAAATACCAATATCAAAGTCAAAAAAAGAATACACTACCAATACAATAGTAGAGAAGATAAAAAATACCCCTCTCTCTTTAAAAAATAGTAGCCATAAATTTTTCTTATAACTTATCCTGTTCATTTTACTTTCCTTGTTTGGGGATATTTAATATGAATCCAATTGAAAAATCTTCTTACAAAATAACTTCTCACAAAAGAAACAGCTGTGAAAATTACCGCTATTTGCGTGTTTCCTGCTACACCGAAATCTACATCATACATAGCAAATACTATAGGTTGTACGACAAATATAGACAACAACAGCCCAAATATAAGCCCGAATGTTATCTCGATTATTGACCATTTTTTAGTTTGCACCATAACCCCTTATATAAAAAATTCTGAGTTTTCTTTTTTAAATTTCTTTACAACATAATTGGAATGCTCTACCCAAATATAAATGAAAGGAAATAGTACTATAAAGATAAATACTCGGATTAAACCGTTTTCTAAATACAACTCTTTTGTTAGTTTTAAATAACTAAAGTCTTTGTTTAATTTTTTTATATCTTTAGCAATTTTAATTTTAGCTTCTATGGGTAAATTATTCATTTTTTGTAATCAAAGAAAATTCTATATTTAAAAATATCATAACTCATCATTTTCGTACATTTCCTGAAGCAACTCTTCATTAAAAGATTGACTCTTTAAAGATGCTGTTATTCGTGCTGTATCACTTTCCATCAGTGGAGCTTTAAGAAGTTCACCAACAAGCTCTTTGCTCATTGCTATCTTCAGTTTTAAAGCGTCCTCATACCCAATTTTAGAGAGCCCCTTAATGCGTTTTCCATATAAGTACACCCCTTTTGGCATAATATCTTTATTTCGGAGATACATTTCATTGATATCATCATATGAGCTTCCATCTATCGCATAGTATTTTTTTTGAGGTTCCATATTTTATCCTATTCTAAATTTAAATATTATATAGAAAATAAACTTAAATGTAGGTAAATACAGATAAATATAGTGGTTTTGAATGAGTTTGAGGGGCGGGGTTAGGCGATAACCCCGATTCTTTTTGCTTCGAGTTTGATATAACTATTAACCACATAAGGATATTGTTTATAACTAAAAGGAGTGTCGTAGTTGTTTTCTCCTATTAGCCACTTGTCAAGTTGTGCTCTCAATGATTTTCTAAATGGATTTTTAAAGGACTTTTGTTTGAGAAGTTTTACCATTCCTAATCTTAGTGCACCATCTTGAATAGCGGTAATTTTGAAAAATGCTTCTCTTCCGAGGTCTTCGCTTCCGCCAATTTTTAGGTACCACTTCCAATTATGAGTATTAGCCAAATACTCTTCGGGGGTCATCCACTCAGGAATTTCAATTTCCTGAACATCATAAAGTGGAGTTGGGCAAGGTCTCCAATCAGAGCTTGAGAGGATGGTATTTGCTTGAGCATCAAAATCAACATCTTGCCCGTTGTAAACAGCCTCCACACTCACAGGAGAGTAAGAATACTCACCGTACTGCTTCATAAGAAACTTAACTTTTTCATTTTCAATCCTTTATCTCTTTTTATACCCTATTATACAATAATCTTTAATAGAAGTCAAGGATTTTTGTGTATTTTTGAGTATTTTTTTGAGGACTTTTTGAGGACTTTTAAAGATTTTACTTTTAAAAAGTAAAATCTCTTGAAGAGGTGTTATTTTGAAGCAGGTGTCACTTTCACTTTCTTTTTAATTTTTACTTCGGTGGATTTTTCATCTTGGGAATTATCCTCACCATCTCCACCCTCCATATCGCCATCGTTTTCAATTCCGGGGTTATCAAGCTCTTTTGCGGGGGTATTCTTTTTCGGCTCATTAGGTTCTGTATCTTGTTTTTCTATTTCAGAAGCCTTTTTGTCCTTTTGGATTTTTAGCTTATCACCGTCTTTTCTTTCTTTATCTTCGCGCTCTTTTTCACTGTCGCTTTGCTTGATAGCTTTTGAAAGTTCGCTTTCTTTTAAAATGTCTGAAAGTGTCATCATATATTCCTTTAAATGGCTACAAAAACTGAGTTGTTTTTGACTTTATTTGTTTTTATGATTTTACTCGCACTAATTGCGTCATCTTTGTTGAATAGTATCACTTCCACTCCAAAGTTAGTCGGAATGATGTTCTTTATTTTTATGTTATTGTCTCTTAGGTCTTTCTTGATTTTTTCAAGTTTTGTTTCAGCTTCATTAAGCTCCGCTAAAATCTCCTGCTCTCTTTCAGAGCTAATTTCAGTTTCGATTGTAAGCTTTTCTGTAGCTTGTTTAAATTCATCTCTAAACATAGTTATCCTTTTAATGTATTGTTGTATTTATAATGGGTATTATACCAAAAATTCAGGGGCAAATTCTATAATATGAGATTTTAGTTTATCCATAGTTTTCATTATCCCTTCGACATCTACACGACTGTTTGCCAAAGAAAATGATTTAAATTTTCCTCTTTTGTGTTTAAAATCAAAATAAATCCTAAAATCAACACTTGTAAAGTTAATTATATCACAATTTTCTAAAAAAGTAGGTATTTCCTCATTGACACCTTTTATAAAATTATGTATAGGTTTGTCTTTAAACTCAAGCTCATACAATTCAAAACTATCAATTTCATCTCTACCACTAAACTTGAGCTCTATCGCATTTATTTTTACGCTTTCATTAGTGATAAATGTCACTATTTCTTTTATTACAGGCTGATTTTTAGTCTTTATTATGAGTTTTTCTTTTGGATTTAAAGAGGATATTTCATCATCAATCACATCTTTGACAATATCCTCAATAATAGGTTTTAATGTTTTATGTAGTATTTGTTTAAATATATTCATAAGCGTATAATACCATAAAAAGCAAATATTATCCTTTAATTTACTTCTATTTCTAATGCTCTAAACACTTCATTAAAAGGTATAATATTAAAGATATCAACATCCACCATTGTGAATTCTTTTGTGTCTTTGTTGTACATAAAATTTCGGGTGGTTGCATCTACAGGACAAAAACATAAGTCCATTCCATCACGCTGTATTTTTTTCGGAGTTCTTTTGTTTTAATATATTTTTTATTGTTGTGTAAATACACAATAGGAGTTTTGTTATTTAATAATAACATTTATCCCAAACTCCCAAATACACTATCACTATTTGAGATTCCCACAGATTCTTCGTCTTGGGTTCGCTTTGTTTCTTCAAGACTATTAAAATATGAGTCTAAATCTTCGAATGTTTCTTGAACTTCTTCACTTTGTTCGGCTTCTTCGTCTACAGTATCTTGTTGGCTAACATAATAATTACGCATAGATAATCTATAAACACTTTCTTCATCTTGATATGTGAAGAGATTGTTTATACCTTCTCCTGTAGTGGTTATATCAGCTATTTCCATTATAGCACCACTTGGAAATAGCACAAGACTGTTTATAATATCTTTAGCGTGTTTGTCAAAACTCCAATCTTCAAACAACTTATACATAGTTTTTTTAGATATATATAGGTGCATTGTACGCATATTATTTAACCCAAATAAATCCCAGTTCAGGTCTTCTTCGAAACTAACCATTTCTTCGGGTAAAAGCATAACTTTTTTGGAATCACCCTTTTTAAAGTGTGTGAAATCTCTTAAAATTTTGTCTTGATTTTCTTTTGAAGTATATATGTAATCACACTCTACCCCGTATATATTGATTACTTCTTCTATATGGTTTTGTTTTAAAATATAGTCAGGGTTTTTACTTCTATTGAGGTTGAATGCCATTATATGTCCTATATTTCAGGTGTAATATCTATCTCTTTTCCTGCACAATTAGTTTTGGATTTGAGCTCTTTACAATTACATTCTGTGTCCATACTAAATTTCGTAGCTGCACATCCCGCAAGTATGCCTAAACAAATTAAAACAGTTATAAAGAGTTTCATAATATTTCCTTTAAAGTTTTAGAGTGCCCTCTAAGAGGACACTAAAAACCTTATTTACGAAACTGTAATAGTGAAAGTAACTGTGTTAGAAACAACACCATCAACAGAAGCGGTAATATCAACTGTACTACCATCGGTAGCGGTTCCCACTGCAATTTCAACAACGCCTTTGCTACTTGCATCATTCGAAACAGTTGCTTGAGTTGTATCGCTTGAAGTAAATGTTAAAATACTATGGTCGTTAGATACACTACCATCACTATATGTGATAGTTGCGCTTTCTAGTACTTCGGAATCTTTACTACCATTAATTAAAGTGGGGTCAGCATAACTAATAGTAATGCTCGCTATTGTAACGGGTGTCGGAATGCTATCGATGTATTTCTTTGCATAATATGCTTCGTATGGGTCTCCTACGACTTTTCCACTTCCGTCTTTGTATGAACCTCCTGAAGCAATATCATAAGTGGTTCCAATCGTGTTACCGTCTTTGTCTTTTGCAGGGTATTCTGCAATGATATCTGTTTTATTGTCAGTTGTTTGTAAATCCAATACAGCTTGTGCTTGTTCTTTTGTCACCATTATATATCCTTTACTTTATTTATATTGTCAGGGTAATAGTCACATCTTGTGTTGAGCCATCAGGTACACTATTAAAATCGCTAATAGCTGTTGCGTCTTGAGTTTGATAAAAAGGTGTATTTCCTGTTGTTGGTGCAAATGTTAGTGGATAATCATTTCCATTAATAGTGATTACTAAATCTCCATCAACTTTACTATTTACTCCATCGACATTAAACGATACTCTCAAAAAGGCTCCGACTTGTGCAAGTTGAGAAGATAGTGTAAAGATTTCATATTTACCTATCATTTTTGGAGCTAAGTCACCATATCCTGAAGCTTGGGATGTTCCCGATTTATATCCTCTTTGTTGTCCTGAGTCAGATGTTCCCATTGTTAATGTTGCGATTAATGAAGCACTTGCAGTACCTCCGTTTTTCTTCGCAAACATTAACTCATAAGGGTCTCTGTGGTCAATTTGATAAGAAGTTTTGCCCGATACAATTACGCCATTTTCATAAAATGGATATTCAGCTTGAATTTCATCTCCTAAGCTAAATCCGTGTAGTTTTGTAACAGCGTTAGTTTGAGATTGAGTAGCCATTTCTATTCCTTTTGTTTTTCTTTATTTATATAAATATCAAAAAGGAAATATCTATGAAAAAATCAAAACACTATCTGCTATTATTCTATTAGTTTATACAACAGGATTATTTTTAATTTCATGATGTGCCCTTATAAAGGTAAAAATAACACAAAAAACTATCACTGATGATACCCATAAGCCTGTGACAAAAACAAAAGTTAAAGTAAAATAATGGATTTAATAGGGAGACTTAGAATTTATATTTTAATAACACTCTTATATTACTAATCTCAGCCTCTTTTATTACTTTCCGATTAATTTTAATACCATATGTTATTTTTAAAGGTATGTTTTCACTTAATATACCGATATTTTTATCATCTATACTTATCTTTGATATATGAGATGTTCGGAATTTTTTTTGAATAATTTGGGAGTTATATGCCGTCAGTTTAGTGAAGATTAATATCAAATATAAGAATTTTTTCATACCCTCTTCTCCTTTTGAGGGTATTTATAAAAAGTATATGTCTTATGTTTAGATGGTGCCTAAGATTTCTCTAATTTTTCGAAGCTGTTCTCTCGCTCTTCTAACGGCAAACGGGTCATTCGGGTCTAGTTTGGAGCCTTTATGAAATCCGGGAAGAAGTCTAATAGGAACCTCATCGATTGGTATTCCTACTGTTTCAGGATTTTCTGTGATGTTGTGTTTTGAAGCTCTTTGATTTTCTTCTAAAATTTCTTTATTTTTCTTAACAACTTCCTTAGTTCTAACAGGTTTTTTGGGTTCTTTTACCTCTTCTTTGACCTCTTCTTTGACCTCTTCTTTGACCTTTTTAGGTCTCCCTCTACGCTTTGGTTTAGTTTCTGTTTTTTCAGTCGCCTCAATACTCTCTTCAGATTGTATTGAAGACTCTGTTTTTTTGGTTGTTTCGGACATTAAAATACCTTTTTGGTTTTATTTATAGGTTCAGCAAGTATAAACGAAATAGTCAAGATTCCATTTTCAAGTGTTACATCTACTTCCCCATCATATGCTTCTTTTGGGATTAACACCTTTGTTTCAAATGGTTTTTTTTCAAACTGTTTTATGGCGTATACTTCATTCATATCATTTTGTGGCTGTTCGGGGGTTCCGACAATATATGTGATATAAGAATTATCCTCAGCTTTTAACTCAACACTAATTTCATCTTTTGTAAAACCTGTTGCTTGAACCTCAATAAACATATTTTTTTCGCCAATTTTTGAAACATTTATAGACGGCATATTTTTTCTCCATTTTGTTTTATCTAAAGTTTCATCTATGATTTCATCTAATGATTTGTATCTTTTTGCAGGCAATCCATCTTGGTCTTCGAATATTTTTATACCCCAAGTGTCGAAGAAATCTTCAATAAACTTATCTCTCATATGCTTTCCTTTTAATATTTTTATAATTAAGAATTATAACATTAAAAACTTAAACAAACTTTAAAATATTTAGTAGAGCTATTAATACCAATAAAATACTTTATTGCCACTATCAAAAATTTGTCTATACCCATTATCGAACATATTTTGAAGTGCTGTTTTGTTTTCATCGAAATCAAAATCCTTAATATCTTTTAATTTATGCTTTTGAAACTTTTGTCTGCTATACAAGATATATGAATTGTGTTTAAAGAAAAAGAAATTTTTATCAGAATTATGACTAAAGAAAAACCCAAGAGTCTGATATAAATTTCCATCTGACCATCTTCGATTAGCATATGAAATTAAACTTCGTCCAATATGTTTTTTAAATCTATTTAATAGCTTGGAGGCACCACCTATAACAACTGTGTTCAATTTTGTGCAAAACCTAACCAACTCATAATCTGCTTTTTTGTTAAATCTATTTTTAGAAAAAGTCATCACTGAAACCAACTTATTATTATAGAACAGCCCGTAATTTATCGAAGAGTGACTTCCGCCTTGCAGGTGATTATCTTCACAAAAATAAAAAGCATCTTTAGAACTAATCTCTTTAATTTCTGTATCTCTTGCATATATTCTGTTATCAGTCTTATTTAGTCTATTTTTTATTACACTCTTCCACTTTTCTTTATTAAGAATCCACTCATTTTCAAAAATGTGTAAAAGTTGTATTCCGTTTTCTTCACAGACATCAGTTTTATGTTTATGTTTATTGGGGTTGAAATGATTTAAATTGTTCGGAAATGTTGACCCTTTTGAATGAAAGGTCAATCCATCGTATTCGATGGCTAAATTATATTCAGGTATGTATATGTCCAACTCAAAACCCAAGTGCATATCTCTTTCTATAATATTCTCTACCCCTATATCGGATAGAAAGGATATAATCTCTTTCTCTGCATTAGATTGTTTATTGGAACATTTTGAACATCCTTGACCATTTAGATGAGCGTTTGGTTCCATTAAAAACTTTCCGTGAGTTGGACACAATATCTCAATTTTTTCTTTGCTATGTTTATATTCACTCACATATTGGTATTTGTACTGATGTTTTTTATTAAAATCTTCTACTGCTTGATTGTGGTCTTTTTTTGAATGATTGTTTCTTATAAGGTTGGCACATTTTGGACACCCAGACCCATTTTTATGGTTTTTGGGTGTCGGAAAAAAACTACCGTGTATTTTACAAGTTACTTCGACAGGTGTTTTCATATTAATAAAATTTACTTTATCGTATGAGTATTTTTCACCGTGTACTTTTTTAAATTGTTCGATTACGGTTTCAGTGGTGTACTTAGAGGATTTGTTGCATTTGCTACAACCTGCTCCTCTCATATGATGGTTTGGAGTCTGAGGAAACTCCCCGTGTATAGGACATATTATAATCATTGGGGTGCGGGTGTCCACTATACTATCTTCAATATATGTGTATTTATTATTGTGCTTTTCATGACACTTATTTAGTATTTCGGTTTTTGATAATTTCTTACTCATTTTATATTATAGCATTATTGATATTAATTCAAAATTAATCAAAAGCACCACTATTAATTTTTCGCATAGCATCAAAAGCTACATCAGGGTCATATGAACTCATATTTTGAAGCATACGGTCTTTCGTATAATCATCACTGCCATCATCAAACCCACCATCTGTGTCTAATAATGAATAATAATCTGCTGTTTTTACACCATCTTCATCTTCTTCAGTATCTAAATCTATATTCTTTCTTAATACATCTAAAAATAAATCAAAATCATCAAACGCTTTTATGTGCATAAATGGGGCAAAAATAATAGCTAAACTCATTATCATATCATCGTGATAGCCCTCTTCAGCTTCATATTTTTTCTTCACATTATCGCTTTTAATGAAGTTAAAAAATTCGTTGATAGTATCTCTGTCTTGAACTATTAATTTCCCCTCTTCTATAAAAATCTTCAACATATTGATAATAAGAGGTCTTGATTTTACAGTAGTTCTAAATCCGTAATATTTTTTATATTTTTTGTCTCCGTCATCTCTATCCCGATACATATTTGGATATTCGTAGTTGAGGTATAAAATATCGGCTACACTTTGTCCTGCACCTTCATTATTTTCGATAACTAAAAAAGCTTCATTATAATAAAGCCCTAATGTTTCAATATATTCAGGCATAACAAGATAATCTACATCTAATTTAGCTGAAGCAACCTGTATAAATGGAAATTTTGTAATATCAACCACTTGAATACTAAAACTATCTATCCCTTCTTTTGATGGGTCAATACCAATGATGTAATTATGTCCTTTTATAGGTTTTTCATAAATATTAATCCCGCTGAATATGGTATCTTTAGCGACAGGTTCTTGTGGCACCATTAACTTCAATCTTTCTGTACTAATCAGTGTTGAGGCAGAGCCAAGAAATTCACACGCCTCTGTTTGTGCGAAGAATTGTGCTCCATTTCTTGCTATTGTTTGTTTCTTGTACTCTTGAGGGGATAAAGGATTTCCTTTTTTATCAAAATGAGGAACTTCAGTCCAACTCGCTGTTACCAATCGGTGCCCGCTTTTGGACTTAAAAATATTATATTTTACTGTATATGTCCCGTCAGGGTTTTTAATTATCTCTTTAATATCATTTATAGATTTTATTTTAAGCATTATTCAACATCCATTATAATAGGGTGACGCTCTATAGTATGAAATTCTTTATAAATTTCTTCCAACGAAAATTCACCTAAAGCATCAATTTCGATTGTATCATCTTCAGACAACACAACTTCTTCGTCTTTAAAATTGATATTTTTAGCACCCTCCACTAGTTGAAAAAAGTGGTTCATACCATTAGCTGTAGAAGTGTTTATAACCTGTTTAAATATCAATGAGTTCATAGTAGGTATTACAGCATCGATAAAGTCATCCCAATCTTTTGATTTTATATAACCCGCTTCGTCAGTGTAGATAATATTGCAATTATGAGACTCAATCATATTTGTTGTATATGTGTGCCCCCTTACACCCACAACATCATAAAACTCAAAAGCCCCCTCTTTGTGAGTAATATTTTTTATTACACCATTGGATATTTTATCACCAACTTTTAAATTTTTGGCTTGTCTAAAAATTTTTCCTGATTTTGATTTTCCTACTAATAATCTATGGTCTTCGGTACATTTTAAACTACTATTGTCAGTTTCAATATAGTAAAGTATTTTTTTATTAATTCGTCTAACTGTTTCAAAATCTTCATACCCTCTCTCAGTTTTTATCATATAATCGTTCATAAAAAGCTCCTATTAGATTTTCTTTTGTTATAGATGATTTCCAATTTTTAGATGAATTTAATTCTGATGGCAACATCTCTAAATTAATGATATTTCCTATTATATAAGGAGGGATACCTTCCTTAAACCCCATAATTTTTGAAAATTTATGGTCTATATTATAAAAACCTTTTCCTCTCCCTCTTTTGTTATAGTTCGTCAAGGTATATAAATCTTGAGCTTTAGTTACTTTATCCACTTCTCTACAGTATAATTCATAATCTGAGAGTTCACTTTCTTTTACCCAAAGTCCGTTAATTTCCTTTAATTTTCTATAATTTTTTACTCTACATTTTATTTTCCCACAAGTAGGTCTATACCCTTGTCCATATGATAAATATTTTCTTGGTTTACAACAATATTCACATTTTGGCTCTTCTTTCATATCATTCATAAATAAATATATATTTTTAGATATATTATTTGTTATTTTAGGTATAGAACCATAGATATCCATTATTAACTGATTTTTATTATGGTAGTTATCGGGTTTTATTTTGGATATGTAATTTTTAAGGTCATTTACGGATTTATCGAGTTTATTTTCAAGTTTCGGTGCATTTAAATCATCCATTTGGCATTTGTGTGAGCAATATTTAGCATAACCATCTGATATATTTTTAAATTTTGTTTTTGCACCACATTTACATATTGGGGGTATTAAAATGTTATGTTTTATAATATATAGCAACTCATTCAATTTATTTGTAGTTGGTGGAATTTTTGCATTTTCTAATAATTTTTGATAGTGAATTTTATAGAACTCAGATTTTGATGTTAATTTTCCAAAGCTTTCAAACTCTAACAACTCAATAATTGACAGTTCTTTCATATAACTCTTTTATAGTAATTTTTTCTTCTTTTAATGTTTTTTTATTTATAACTTCTACCGTAGTATCAGGAGATACACAAGTATATCCACGAAAGCTGTCACTTGATGGGCTGTCTGTCATAATCCTTGTGCCGTTTTCAAACTCGATATTTGATTTGTTCCACACCGATATCCCATTCATAAGCCATATTGGAAGCTCTAAGAAAACCTTTTTAATTTTATCCAATACTTCACGGGCTGTGGACGGTTTATTGGCTACAATCCCAATATTTATAGCAGTATCGTGAAACATAGCTCTCCACAACAGATAGTTGCCCACTGTAACCGTATTATGGCTAAGAATATCATTAGTGTAATAAAGATTATCCCCACTAACACTTAAATCATACATTTCTTCTGAGTACCCTAAATCTATTACTTTCGTTACTTTTGAATCGCCTTTTTTTGTATTTAAGATTTTTCCTAAACTATTTTTTGCAAATACTTCTTGAAAGTCATTAGTAATTAAAATATGGTCATCAGCACACTTTATTTTTAGTCCATTTTGCAGGTGCACTTCATATAATCTGTATTTAACAGTTTTATTAGTTTTAGTTATATCTCTCCAACCATCGTGGCTTTCGACTTGCCAATCATTGACATCAAATTGTTCTGTAAATTTTCGGTTTATTTTATCTGATAGTTTCATTATTTTAGCCCATATTTATTTTTAAAATTTGTAGTGAAATTTTCCAAATCTTTTTTATTTATTTTTAATATGTTTTGTAATATATCTTCATCAAAACATTCAGTAGAAGAAAAATGATTATACTTCTTCGTTACTCTATTATTCTTCGATAAAATATATTGCTCTTTATAGAAAGCTTTATCGTAAGGCATTTTCTCTGTATAGATAACATTATATGATAATCCGTTTTTGACTTCAAATATTGACTGACTCCCCCACCTTGATATAATTCCTTGAGATGTTATGCCTATTTTATAAAAAACATCTCTTGAATTATAAAACTTAATATAATAAAGAATAGTTTCTGTATTTTTTGCCCAATAGTTTTTCTTTCTTATCAAATCTATACTCCATCCTATGTGCTCACCTTTCCCTTTATCTCTATTAATTCTCTCTAATTCTTCTTTTGGTTTTGATTGTAGAGTTTTTTGCCACTTTTGTTGTCTTTGATTAAATATAATTAATCCTTCTTCACCATATCTCTCAATACATTTCTCTAAAGAAAAAGTGCTTTGTCGTTCTGATAATAATCTTTTAGCTTCATTTTCATTATAACCTCGTTTTAAATAATACTCTAAAGTACAATCATTATTACCATTTTCCTTATTCGATTTCGATATTTTAGAATGAACTTCATTTATTTTTTGCTGTTTTTCTTCCTCTGTTAAACCTTGATATTTTATAAAGTTTTTAGAGCCACTTGAATACTTTCCACCGTGATTTTTGGCAGGATTATTATCTGAAGTGAACCCCTTTACTTGTTTGTCAATATTATGTAGTCCATATCGTACAATAGTTCCTAATAGTCCATTTGATTTCTTTACATTTAATATATATCGTTGTCTTTCAAGGAACTTTGTTTTCATCCCATCAGATATAAACTTAGCAAAATTATCTATCTTCATATATTCGCCTTTATTTAAATAATATAGGCACTTTTTTAACTCTCTGAATTGAGATAATGTAGGAAATTTATTTAAGTTACTATAAAAGGATTTTTGATTGAATAACCACCTTAAATCTTTTTCTTTATATGGTTTACCTTTGTTATCCAATTTAATTTTCAATTTAATTTTCAATTTATCTATTTCATTTTTATGAACTAAATTAGTTGTTTTATTATAAGGAATGTATTCAACTTCTGAAAAGTCTATATATGGTATTTTTGAAACTCTTATATAGTTTGGCGAATAATGAAGTCTTCTGTTTACTTTGCTCATTTATCATTTCGTGGAATTCACCAATCGGCATTTTCACTAATTCTCCTGTGTGTTTGTTTTTTATATTTATAATAGTTGAAAAGTCGTTGCATTTACCGCTCTGTCTCGGATAAAGTACAACTAAATCCTCTAAACTCAGGAGCTCATCTTCTAAAAATACTTGGTATCTTCTTGGTTCAGGTCTTGCCAATCCTGTTTTTGTAGTGATGAAACAATAATTACTTCTGAAATATTTAAATGATTTCTTACACTTTTCTATTTCTATTTTGTGCAGAGTATTTAAATCTAATTCAGTTTTTTCACGCTTTAAAACACGAATACCATTGTATGATATTTTATTGCCGTATTTATCGGTATAATAACCATTTTCATTTCTTGGAGGTGTTAATAATAACAACAAGCCATCGTGTTCTTCAGGAGTCCAATCATAGGTATTCTGCACAAATTTTAAAAATGTTTTTTCCTCTAATAATTGGTCTAATAAATCATAGATGTATTCATCTTCAGTGAGGTCTTTTACTTTAGTCAGTAGTTTTCTGTATTTTTTATCTAAATTAGTCATATATTATTTATATTGTAATGGATATTCTATATCATAAAGTAAAATAGGAGTAGTTTAAAAGATTTTACTTTTTAAAAAAGTAAAATCTTTTAAAGAGGTTGTATATTAGAATTTGTTTGTGGTTTTTTCAAGCTTTTTGATTGTAGTTTTTAAGCTCTTTTCAAAAGCACTTAATGCTTGGGCTATTTCTGATGAAGCTTTTTTCATAATCTCAGTGTATTGCTTTTCGATTTCAAGCCAATCTTTTTCATCATACTCAGCTTTGGTAGCTTCTACCGATTTTATTTTCGGTAAAAGCGAACTACCTGATACTCTGAAGCCCATAAGATTGTTGTTGGCTTCTTTTTCTATGAATACATTTACTAACTCACCGAATACAGACAGCCCATTATAATTACCATCAGCCTCTATTCTTTCATTTAGTACTGCTTCAAATATCTCTCTAAATTCCATAGTACGCCTTATATGTTTTAATTATTTATAAAACAAGCGTTCTATTGTAAAATCTGTTATCTATATCGAACTAACCCGTCTTCCAACATTTCATTAAGATAGGTGCCACCATTATAAAATATTGAAATGAAATCAATAGAGCCGTCATCATTCTCCACAATACTATTATAATATGATGGGTCGAATTTTTCAACATCTTCTTTTTGATATAAAATATCATCAATAACAATATACTCATCACTATTTTCTCTGATATCTTCTACATATGTTGCACTATACTCACTTTTCTCAATACTATTTTCTTCGTAAATTCTTTTACAAGTTTCTTCGATATCTTCATAACCGTCCACTTCTACAGGAACCAATCTACCTTTATATCCTACTGTTTCGCTCATTATAATCTCCTTTTTATTTAAGCTTTATATCCATCAGCAGTTTTTACACCAAAAGAAGTAAAAACTCTGTATAGAACCTCTTTGCATTCACTACATTTTTCTTCTTTTGAACTCTCAGTAACAGGTTTTACAATTTCAACTGTTTTATTATAGTTATTACACTTATCATTTCTACATTCATATAGATATGTCATTTATTTTCCTTATTTAAAAATTTTTTAGTCATAGTCTTCTCCTTTTGATTTCGGGGTGTGATGAAAAATCTTTTTATCTATAAACCAAAATATAATACCACCAAAAAATGAACCCACCATAAGATTAGTCCATAATGGTAAGTGTGCTTCAAGAAAAGCCATAAACGGAAACATAACAAAACCGCTTATTTGCCATCTTGCCATATAAATTAACCACTTCTTGTTTATCTTCATTTTTTTAAAACTCAATTGTTCCCCCATCTACATCCCCATTACAAACATCTCTGAACTCACAATAATCACACAGTGGACTTGTTATCTTTTCAAACACTTCGTCTTTTTCTGCTTTGATAATAGGCAGTAAAAGAGCCTTTTTGTAATCTTGTACTCTTTCTCTTGTAAGAGTGTACTCAAGTGTCGTGTTGTGCTCAACAAAAACGTAGACTATTTTTATTTTATCCACAGGAAATTTAGCAAAGTACCAACTTCCATAGTGCATAAGTTGGTCAGGTGTCTGTTTTATACCACTACTGCCACTTTTATCTTTGCCAGTCTTCCAATCAATAATTCTAACTAAATCTGTGGTTTTATCAACAACAACACGGTCTATCAACCCTCTAAATAGAGTATCTTTATCAAGGTATTCACAAGGCTCTAATTTCTTGTTGAGTGCTACCTTTAATTCGGTTCCTAATTCAAAATCACCAAAGATACTTTTGGCTATATCTGTTTCTACAAATTTTCTATAAACTTGAATACACTCTTTTATTACTTCTTTCGTGAAATAAGGGCTTGTATTGATGTCGTCATCAAATTTCAGCTTATCTATACTTTCTTTGAGTGTTAATTTGTTATGGTATTCTAATAGGTGGTGTATGATTTTACCTCTTGTCAACGCCAAACTATGTTCTTCAAAAGGAAGCTTTATTTTATCTACATATTTGTATTTGAATTTCCTTGGACATTGCTCATAAGTTGCCAATCTTGAGGCACTATACGGGGCATATTTCATTATTATTTTCCTTGATTTGATTTTATATGGTACCATAAAAATCTTATAAATAACTAAAAAGGTAAAATTTATGCTTGGGAATATTTTAGAAGAATTGAGAGAGGAATATAAAACCTACGATATAGAGAAGATAGACGAATATGTTTCTGATAAAGTGATGAATAAAGTGTATGGTATTTTAAAAGCGTATGGGTTTGACTGCTCTTCAACAGAAGATTATATTATTGATTTTTTGGTCAAAACATCTAAAAAGCTCAGATATCACGAAATAGAAGAATTGGCTAAAGATTTTTTCGATGGTAATTGTGATAGACATTTATTATTCAAAATATTATCACCAAAAAAGAAATTAGTCCTTTAAATCTTCTTCATAGGGAGGGAGTTCTTGAACTCTCTTCATAACTTCAGTTACTTCAAAATGAGTCAAATACCCCATAACATCATTAGTAATATCTGTATTGTAACATATTTCATCCCCTTTAAATATAGCTAACTCGTATGTATCAACACCATTGCTATAAAACATATCGCCAAATACAACACTTACCGAGTAACCATTGTCAAATTCACAAAATGCTTTTTTGGCATTTTTATCAAGAGTATTAAAATGTGGTTTAAATATTAATGAGCGAAAAGTTTTCATTGATTTCCTTTAGACCATATATTCAGGGTAAGCCTTACTAAGCAACTCTTCCATTTCTATATAATTTTTCTTTTTATCGGCTTTTCTTATTTTCTTGACAAGTTCATTTGGAAGAACTTCAACTATTATTATTTCTGTTTCATCTTCAACAGGTATATTATCTTCCAATAGACCTAAATCGAAACCATACACATCAGATATTATGTTTGGTTCAGCAATCTTTTCAGCTATAAATATACCTCCATCATCAGGGTTTGATGGTTTGTAAAAATATATCACCATACCCCAACACTAATGTCTTTAACAAAAGCCTTATTCAACAAAAATATGCTCCTCCAAGTTTGCTTAAAAAAATTCCACTCTCATATACTACATTATAAAATGAGAAGAAATAATCAGCAGCGGTTTTAGTTTCTAAAATAAAAAGCTTTTCTCTTTTAGGGTCGTGTATATCTATGTATGCTTTCGCCTTATTTCTTTCATAAAATTGAGCTTCTAAGCCACAACTATTTACATCAATTACATTAAAAATCATCTAATTCTTCTTTAAATTATTTTTTATTGCTTCAAGTTTTTCGTATTCTTCTATGGATAACAGTACCCCTTTAGGCTCTCCATTTTCTAATAGGGTAATACTTCCCAATATAGGCAGAGCTTCAAAGATTTTTTCAAACTCTGATTCAGACACTTTATTAAAATCTTCCACATTTATCATAACAATAGGAGTGCTAAGTGTATTATTTGATGTGTTGTTTGGTGTTTTGAAATCAGAACTCATTTATTTCTCCATCTATTGGCTTAGAAAATTTTTTAATAACTTTTTTCATAAATACTAATTTGTTTTTATCTTTAAAGACTTCCTCTTTTATAGCGTATTTCCACATAGTATCATCCTTATTTTATAATTATAGCATATAAAACTTATTTATACCTTAATAAACAAAATGCTTCTACATAATATGTTCATATAAAATATTCTCCAAAAGTACTCAAAATAATATCCATAAGAGCTTCTTTTGGTATAGGCTCATTTATATTTTGATTAATGAGCAAATTACACCATACTCCTTGTCCATCGTTGGTAAATTGTTTTTATATGTGAAAGTTTGTAGAACCAAATCTGTTTATCCTCATCACCAAAATCCTTGTATGCTTCTGTGCACTCAAACATATTTAAATTTGATGATAAAAAACCATCTGAACAAGTTATTGAAATTATACTATACATTTTGCTATGCCTGTTAGTTAAAATGGCATTTCGTGGAGTTCATAAAAATCAGGAACAGATATCAAGTGTTCAGGAAATTGTCGTTCAAATTCTGCCATAAGGTGCTCTGTGTTCAAATTAATCTCCTGTATAATCTTTTCGCCATCTTCAGTATCCACTTTAACATCTACTATAAGATGGTTATTACCACCGTAATGTTGCCTGTATGTAACACATACAATATTTTCACTTGTAAAGTTGAATAATATACCTTATAATCATAAGGCGTTGTGAATTTTGCGGGCTTTGCTCTATCAATTACTTCTTTATATCACTCAACCATAACCATCCTCTATTCTATATGGTGTTAATAATCTGAAGGATTATCAATAAATCCAACTAAAGCGATGGCTCCAATGATTGCACCAAATACTACCACAGTCTTTAAAACTTTATCTTTGGTATCTTTATCTTCTGCATTAAGCCACTCAAACCCATCATCAATTTTGTTTTCAATTTTAACTATTAGTTCCATTTTCAAATCCTTTTCACTCTAAATATACTGTATTATAGTGTAATAATTTTAAAATGTCAAGCTCTTTTAAATATTTTACTTTTTTAAAAAGTAAAATATTTAAAAGAGCCCATAAAGGCTCCTCTGTTATATAAATACTTCAGGAAACGCTTCTTTGATATACTTGTAAATAGCATTTGTCATCTGAAGTTTAAGGAAAGCACTTGAAGACTTTCTTCCCGCTTTGAGTTCAATGTTACCTGTCTTTTTGCTTTTCAGTTTTACAAAATAATCACCTTCTTCGTATTTTTTAATCATTGCATTGGTGTAGTCGTAAACATTTTTATAAATCTCACTCACATTCCAATCGACCAACTCAACAAAGTTATCTTTTGACATAGGTTGCTTGAATACAATATCTCTCACAGCAATCTTAAAATCATCTCTCACAGGGGTATGTTTAAGTTTTTCAACAGCCGATTTTGCGTTTTCAATAGCATCAATAAGCTCATCTTTATTTACTGAAATGTTGTCTACAATAATTTTTGCTTGCTCTCCAATATGAAGCTTTCTGTTTAGATTTAGTGGGATAATAAAACCATTATCGTTGTATTTAAAACTAAACGCACGAGAACGGTCATAAGAGTTTTCAATTGAAATTGTAGCCCCTTTGTAATCTAAATATACAGAGTGAGCTGAGTTAAAGTTGTAGTACTTTACTCCATACTTAAAACTAAACTCAGGCTCAAGATGTTCAATGATTTCGCTTGTATAGATAGGGACATACTTTTCCGATACATTCTCATCGATAATTTCGAGTGCCTTTACTTCTTCTTTTGTATTAAGAATTTGAATCTTTCCTGCCATTTGCAATCCTTTTTAATAATATGGTAGAGAAAGTATAAGACAAAAAGCCTTTAATATACCTTAATAGAATAATATTTTAAAGGGATTTTTAGATTGTTTGTAGATTATTGGATAAGATTAGTGAACACAATGGCTCACTAATCAGAAGAGTGGTAAAAGCCCAATTAAATCAACAGCACCATACTTCATAAAGTAGTCTATAAGTGCTTGCTCATTCTTTTTGGAAGAGGCATTATCGTATTCGTTTATTATGGCTTGTTTTATTTCATCAGGTATTCCGCTTGGAAGTGCTAATTTTTTATTAAGCTCATAATTTAACTTATATATCGGGTTTCTTGATAAAAACTCATCAATAGTAAACCCCTCTTTTTCCATCTTCTTTTTGAAAGTTTTGGCTCCCATTCGTGGGTGTTTGTATGCACTTTTCCCTGTTTTTTTACGAAAAGCTAAATCAATTTCGTGTCGCTTTGGGTAAGCTTTAAGTTCTGTTACATCAGGGTACATAGCCTTAAATTCATCGGAAAATTGACTATAATAAACAACAGGAAACAGGTAGTCCCCTCTATCTCCAAACATACAATGCTCAAATTTAAGGTTTTCTATTTCTGCTTCATTAAACTCCACCCAACCACATTGCTTGTCCTTTACATTGTGTTTGGTTTCCCAATATTTTACATTAGGGTGTACCAAATTGTAAATCCAATCGTGGTCTAAAGACTTAATTATAACCTCGTGACCTCTTTTGGACAATTCTTCAGACAATACAAATCCGACATCATCACCCTCCGCACCTTTTAGTTTTATAATTTTGAAAGAAGAGTGATTTCTTAAAAGTTCCACAATCTCAGATTGTGTCTGTTTCACTTTTTTCCAATCAATTCCACTTTTATCTTCTGTCTGTCTACCGTATTTGTAACCACTCCAAAGCTTTTCACGCCAGTATGGTTTAGCATCAATAGCGAGTACAAGTTCGTCATATTCAAATTTGTATTTGAACTTTGCTATGTAGTCCAAAACTTTATAGATGAAGATATCTTTATATTCATCAAAATTATAAAGACCGTCATCGCCTACATTTAAAGTTTTTGAAGCTTCAGTAGTAGTACTAAAAGCCCATCTGTAAAAGATTGGGCTCATATCAACGATTAAGGTCTTCATATGGTGCCTTATGCGATTTCCGCTAAGAGGTCGTCAATTTCACTGTCAACATCAGCTTTAGGCTGTTCTTTAGGAGCTTCAGCTTTTGGTTGTTCTTTGGTTTCAGGTTTTTTATCTCCCAAATCCAATCCTGTGTTGAGTGAAGCTTGCACCTCAGCGTCTTGAATTGCTTTTTCTTCAGAGCCACTTTCTGCTTGTGGGGCATATTTGCCTCTTTGGAGGAATCTATCAAGCTTATCCGAAAGCTCTTCATATGATAGGAATTTCTCAGGGCTTAGGAACTCTGAAAGCACATAAGTATTCTCCATAATGTCTTTTTCTGCTTCTTCTTTTGAAGAGTAGATTGAAGTCACTTTATCCGAGAATTTTGAAGATGAATAGGTTGGAATACCATTATCACCATCTTTTACTTTGATGAGGTAGTTATTACCCTCAAGAGGGTTGTAAACAGCGATAGGTTCTTCTTCGAGTGCCTTCATAGCCTCTGTCTGAATCATAACCTCTTTAATGCTATCCATCATAGTGCTTGACATCTCATATAAGAAAATCTTGCCTTCGTTTTCAGGATTTGCAGGGTCTTTGATAACCTTGATGTTTGTAATGAAACGGAATTGTCTTCCAAGTGTTTTAGCAGTTTCTTTATCTCCTGCTTTCCACAACTTGCTAAACTCATCATTAAACGGGCACTTCATACCAATAGTCTGTGGAGACCAGTCGTTTACGAAATAACCTTTATTGCCTTTTCTTGCATTGATTTTAATCATCTTTACAAAAGGCACACCGTTCTTGTCAGGTAAGAAGCGAATAATCGCACCACCATTACCATTTTCATCACGAGAGAGTTTCCAAAAACGAGAGTCTTCTTCTTTCTCATAAGTTTTCTTGTCATTAAATGCGTTCTCTTGCAGTTTTCCTGCCATTGCTTCCCAACTAAAATCCATAACTTTTCCTTTAAGTCTTTTTACTGTGAGTAGTACCCTACTCTAATTTTAAGTGCTTATACCTAAACACTACAAAATTGTTACCATAGTTCGAACCCGAACTAACCAAAATGTTTACGCCTGTCTTGTTGAAAGACATCTGTATTCTATGACAATACTCTTAAAATTTTCTTAGGATTTCAAGAGCAATCTTTAGGTTTTACAAAGCCAACAAATACAATATTGACTTCAACTATTTTCGCTTACGCTCTAATAGAAAGTACAAATTTAAAAATAGCATTTTCCATAGTAACACGGTAACTATCTCTTCTTTCGTTATACTTAATTTTAAGTGCGCTTTCCATTGTTGGAAGAGACAGAAAGTTGTTAATAGGAATAGCGATTTCAAAATTTTTGCCTGTAGATTTTTCAGGGTCTAATTTAATCATATAGCTATTATCTCTTGAAGCAAAGGACTCTTTATTTCCTGTTTTTAAAAACACACCTTCATCATTTTTGATAATAAACAGGTCTTTTAATGTCTTAAAAACAGAAGCCCCTTTTCTAATTTTGGCAATAAGGTCTTTATCAACCTTGACTTCTACAACAGATGGTGCATCTATAATACTCGTGATATTAATCATATCTGTGGTAAAATCACTCAAGGAAATAGGAGAAGATGTAATAAAGCTAATTTGAGAAGTGTCATCTTTAGCTATAATCTCTTTGTTTTCGAGAGTAATTGTAGGTTCCTCAAGCACATCAATAGCGTTTAAAAAACTACCCAAATCCATAATACCAAACTCTTCAAATTCATCAGGGTCAATTACACTAAAATCAATTGTGCCCAATACATCAGCATCAGCATTGATAATTGTAGTTACAGGGTAAGATATAATTGCAGAGTTGGTGATTGATGTCACACTTTGCAAGACTTTGATAGACTCTTTATTTAACATTTTTGCTCCTAAATTCGTACATTAATTTTTGTATATTACAGGTTTATATTGAAACTAATCTTAAAACTATACCAAAGTATAGTTTAAATATTGGGTAGAGTGACTTCTTTAGTTAAAATGGGGTGTCCTTCTGATACATAGTACATTTCTCTTTCATAAAAGTGTTTTAAACTATAGGTGTCTTTAACATAAGTGAACACATCTACTAAATCAAAAACATATACATTATCACCTTTTTCTTTATGTAACCTCATAATTCTACCCATAGCTTGAAGTACTAGAGTATATGATTTTGTTGAGCTCAAAAACACAAGGTTCTTTAGTCTTGGGATGTTGATACCTGTACTCAAAACATTATATTGTCCTATTACAATAGCATTCTCACAAGTATTAAGGTAAAGTCTAATCTGCTCTCTAACACTTGATTTTGTGTTTCCACTCATAAAGAAAACATTGTGTTTTTTCATAAACTCAAAGTCAGATTTTCTTTTATTGGTAAGCTTCTCACCTGTTAAACTTTCAAAAGTATCTTCCCCGTGTGCAGTGACAGCGTATAAGGCTACTGTAACCCCTTTAAGTTTTTCTAAAAACTGTTTTACAAACAACTGTCTTGATTTGCTTTCTCTTATGAATTTTGTTTCTTCCTGATACTTCATACCACTTTTGGTTTGGTTTCGTGGATGTGTTAAGAAAATAGCCATAATAGTTGTGTCTGTTAATAAGCCCATCTCAATTAGTTGTCTTGCATTAACAATTCTTTCGGGTTTTCCCAATGCTTGCTCTAATAACATAGCATCTTCTTCTATGATAGGCATAGAGCCAGTCATACCCAATTTTATCTCACAAGGTTGCTTTAATATAGACTGAAGTACTTCAGCTTTAGCTTGGTGACAATTAGACACTAAAATGTTATTGGCATAATAATTGTGGTTGTTTTCTATATGTAAATTATAAGTATCACCTTGAAACTCAACCTTTTTTATGGACTTTATCTTCATTCTTACCCTTTAGTTTTTCCAATTTTTGTATCGCATTTGTTACTTTATCGGTATTTTCATCATCCAATTTAATATTAGCGAATAACTCTTTTATATTGCTTAAATTTTTAATCAGATAATCCTCTGTTATAATTTTATATGAGTAATTATTTTCTTCACACCAAACCAAAGCACTATCTTCTTTTGCTATATTTCGAGCATTGAGTATTAGTGATTTTGGTTTTATTTCGAATATTATATTATGTTTGTTATCTGTAAAATCCACAATATATGTGTGTATACTATCTTCAAATAAATATGGTATTCTAGTGGTTTCATATAGTGTATTTGGGTTCAACAAATAAAACATAAATTCCCAAGAGCTCCTAAAATTAAAATTGCCAAATTTTATTCTGCTTCTCGACCAAGAGTTGGTAATACACGGGGTAAATTCTCCGCTTGCAATTTTTGATTTCATTATTATAGAGTTATGTTTGGCTATCTTCTTTTTTGTCTCTTTTGACATTTTATGAGCAGGGTTGTTTTTTCTCATCCGCTCAGAACATAATAATTGTCTACATTTTTCATTACAGGTTTTTCTATTCAATGATGAAGATTGTGCCCTTTTAATTTTATTACCACAATAATCGCAATATAGTGGGTCTATTTCATCAATATATTCTATTCTTGACAATCTAAGCAAGTTCGGAAATTTTAAATCTGCTCCAACAAAAAGTAAATATTTCATATAATTATCATTATCATCTATAAATGAATATTTAGGGGTAGTTGTTGATTTATACTTTGGTAAATTATTTTTTAATGTTTCGTATGTAACATTTTCTACAATCCTACCACTATAATCCCAATTTCCAAGAACTAGCTTTAAGTCATAAATGTCATCTTTAAAAGCATTGAATATAAAGGCATATTTTATCGTTTTGTTGCCTTTATATTCATAAAAGAGCGTCCTTAAATCTTCACGATATATTAAAATTTGTTTTATTATTTTTGATTTTAATGGTTTTGACAGCTTGTTTGGATTAAGTGTTTTTAAATATTTTTTATAATCATCCATATCTTATTTATAGGGCAGAAGCTCATCAGTTAACACCAACTCGTCTACTCTAACATAACCTCGTTGTGTAAATACCTTATGATTACCTGTGATATATAGCTTTCCGTTATCTGTTTCTATCTCATACATCTGTTCGTTTGATATATTTTTATGTGTTTTTAGTACTTGATTGTATTCATTTTGTTTGGTAGTTTCATTGTATGTCATAACTAAATCTCCTTCAGTTATACTGCCGATTGGCACATCTCCATTAATAGTTTTAATCAAAGTATCACCTCTTAGACACTCATCAACCAAGATAGCGTCATATAGTCTTACATCTTTCATAACTTTGTTCAAGCTTTGCCAAGTGGTGATTATATAGGGTTTATCCAACGCTTTATCATCATTCTCACCACCAATTAGTTTAATACTGTCAAGCATCTCTTTTGGGGCATTGTAATCTTTAAAATCTTGGAACATTTGAGATGTTAATCCGATTGTGGGGACTACTAATATAGTCGGGATATCGTGGTCGAAAAAGTATTTTAAAACCAAATAAGCAACCATTGACTTGCCACCACCTGTGGCAATAATATCCAATTTATTTCTACTTCTAATAAGGCTTAGAAAGCCTTTTAGTTGGTGTTTATAGGGGGTAAAGGGTAGGGTAGGGATAACGCTTTTCAAGAAGTCTATAGCATCATCACGCTCTAATGGCGGTAATAATTCAACTTTATCGAATTCAATATTTTCTATAAGACGCTCTTTAAAACCTTTTTCAACTTTGAAATATTTACCATCTTTATAATTCTGAGCTTGATAAAATCGAGTATATCCATCATCTTTGCCCATTTGAACTCTAGGTTCGTGCTCTGAATTTAGTCTTTTGGCTCTAAGTAGCTTATCAATCTTGAATACAGTGTCTCTATTATTAGTGAATAGGTTAAGATGATGTTTCGCCTCATTTAATATTGTCATATAGTTTCCATTATATTGTGTATTCGGGATTATCCTCAAGCCATTTAATATAAGGCTTTTTTAGTACGATTTCGGTAGACCCTCTTTTTCGTATATTTCCTTTGATTTTTACTTTATTGTCGATAACATCAGTAACTACACCTTCATTAAACCAGTAGCCGTCTTTGCCTGTGTATAAAACAGTATCGCCAATCTTTACATTAATCCCGAAATAGTCTTTCATTCACAACCCTTTACAATTGATTCTAATTTCTTATATAACTTTAGTTGTTTCATATAAGGAGTTATGTTGAAATATTGTTGGGCATCATCATCACTCCAACCATCTTTTATTAATGACATACAAGATACCGTTTGTGCCTCAATTATATTTTCCAATCTTTCTTTGACAGATAAAGTGTCTATATCTACTTCATCTTCATCACAGTATTCCTCTATGCAAAAGAACATACCCTCTCTATAAAGTTTGATGGCGTTATGGTCGTCTCTTTCGACAAACATATATAAACCTTTTGGAGTGTACTCATTTTCATACTTTTCATCAATTCTAACCAAACAACCGTTCAACCAAATCAAATCTTTAAGGGTTATCTTTTTATACATAAACTCTCCTATTATAGTTAATGTGTATTATATTAGACTTTCAGGATAGTGCTTTTCTAATATTTCATCGATGTCTATATTAATACCTTTGTTTGACAGATATTGATTTGCAAACAATTTTATCATTTCTTCAGTATTATTAGGCACAACACCATTCAAAATAACATTCATAGACATCTGATGGTGTTTTTTATTGTTAATATCGTACTGCAAACTTACATCATCTATCGCTATAATCACCATACTAATCCTTTTTTATATTAAGTTTTGCGGGTATTTCTCTTTTAAGATACTATCTATATCTTCCTTAATTCCCAATAAATTGAGATATTTTTGAGCCTTTTAACGCTTAATATCTTTTGGGCTACGATTTGCAGTCCCTTCAGAAATTATTTGCCATTCATTGCCATTAAAAAACCAATACATTATCGTTTTGTAGTGCTATTTCACCAACATTTGGGTTAATGGGTTGATTTGTCTTAATAGTAATCATAAAATTCTCCTTATATCAATACTTCGGGACAACACTTTTCTGCTTCTTCTAAACTTATTTTTTCTTCATACATAAAGTCGAATAATACCATCTCAGGGTCATTTTCTATAAAAGAGATTCCCTTTTTGTTTTTATAAACAAGGCGATAATTACCACACCAAAATGGATACTTTTCGAGGAGTCTGAACCCCATAGCAAAATTACCATCAATAAAGTATTGTTTTGGTTGTATTTTTATCACAAATGATGGTTTAGCGTCTTTATTATTCATTGTTGAGTATTGATTTTACTTCTGATGTCAGTTCTTCTATATTCACAAATTTTTTAGAATTAACTACTGCAAAAAATTTAGAGTATTCAAAATTTCTGTTGAAATCTGTAAGTTCTGCACAATTTGAAACATTATAATACATTCCTGTAGGATTATTTGTTTCTTTTGAGTGTTCGATAATTGTTACCATATCAATCCTTTGGTTGTAAATCTTCAATAATTTTCTCAAGAGTGGTAATAATTGCTTTTTGTTTATAATACAACTCACGCCAATAACTATCTTCATTTTTTGGTATGGATTTTGGTATGCTTTTTGGTATAAATGTAGAGCTTTTGTTAGGAGCAACACCAACGCTATAGTTTGTCAAATCTCTATTTTGAATAGGTGTATCAACCTCAACCTCTTTTCCATCACTACCATATACTTTTGGTTTTAGTGCTTCGTTGTCCGCCTGTTTTAGGTCAAACCCATCAGAAACCAATTCTTCATTTCGCTTCAAAGCTTGCTTTATTTCTTCAGGTGAGCCACCAAATGAAAAATCATCGCCTTTATCTGCGCTTTTGTCCAATCCTTCATCTAAGTTTTTCAAGAAGTCGAAATTCGGTGCGTCATTTTCAGATATAGATGGAAAGTCATCTGATGGTTTTGGTTCTAGTTTATAATCTGTACTCATATAGTTTCCTTTTTGTTTTCTTTGCCTAATCTTGTTATTTTACCATAATTAACAGCTTCAATCAAGTCAAAATCTTTGTTTAATATAGTTTTAAACTGTTTTTCTATTTCTATAATGTAGTGGTCGTGTTTTTCTTCTAAGACTTGGAACACAAAACTTTTGGAGAACATATCCTCATCGGAAGATTTATAATAGTAGAATACATCTGCTTCTAAATTTTGAATAGGTAATATAGATGGCTCTTTGAATACTTCATTAGCCAACAATTGTAAGCCTAAGTTTTTCATAGCACCTCTATTACTTTATCTGTATTTTGCATTACTTTCTTCTTCTAATATTTGCTCTATAAGATATTGCTTTTGTTCTTTTAATTCAGCAACCTCTTCTTGGTGTTTAGGGTCATATTTAAATTTTTCTATGAACCCTTGAACCACTGCCAACTCAGTTAGTAATTCTTGGTATGTCATTTGTAATCCTAAAATTATACTACTGAAATATTAGATTAAACTTATACGAAATATTCAGCGTATTGTTTTCGTATTGGTTCAATACCTACAACATTATCCAAGAAATATACATTGCCACTTTTTGTTTTAACGGTTTTATCGACTATATCAACTATGACTTCAATTTTTCTGTCGATGCCCGACAACCCAAGAATAACATCACCTTTCTTAATTGGTACACCTAGTAAGTCTTTTGGGTCATTCGTCATTTATTTTCCTACAATAATATATTAATCAGATACTGTGCTCAGGTCTGAAAATACTATTATATTTATTGAAATCAAAAACTTCATAATTTGCCCTCAAAATAATACTTCCATTGAGGTCTTTGTGTGTACTAATATTTGGGATAAAGAATTGTTTGCCATTGTGATTTCTCAAGATATCATCTTTGATTTGGGTAGAAAAGTGCGATTTAAAATCTTCTTCAAGTCCATCATTATAAGTGTGTACATCTACTCTCATTTCAGAAATCATATTCACAACAAAGTCATTTATAATAGCTTTTACATCATCAATATCCAATTCATACTTTTCCATAAATGGCTTGTATCTTAACATCGGCTCTGTTTCATTTCGGTTAATGATACTTTTAGTTTTATGGTAGATATATTTTTTCATATTTTCCTCCGAGTTATATAAAATATTCAGGTTTATTATCATACAGTAATTCTACCATATCTCCGACTATATCGCAAGCCGATACTCTGAAATCCTGTATGGTTATAATAAAAGGGTACCCTCTACTATTAATGTCTTTAATTTCTTTGTGTATAATTTTGTCTTTTTCTTGAGCTAAACAAACTATGCTTCTTATTATTTTTGTTGTTCCCATTTCTAACCCTGTTTCAAAAGAGTATGTAATGATATATGCTTTAACTGCTGTTGGCATATTTATCCTTATATTAAATACGGTGTCAATTCTGTATATACTCTTTCCTCTAACAACTTAAAGAAAGCTATACCACCTTTTGTCTTGTGCTTAAACTCATCCATTTTGATTTCTATCTTTTTGGTAGGCTTGATATAATATAAAGGCTTATCAGGCACGCCTTTTTGTAAATTGAAATCAATAACTACAAACAAAATTCCTCCGTTATATCCGTGAGAAAAATTTATAGATGTTATGTTGAATTTTTTCAAAAAGTTGTAAAATGTGTCTAAGTTTTTAGCACAAAAAATCTCATCATAATAATTCATTACTTTCCTTTATATAATATAGGGTTGAATTTCGGTGTCTATCTCACTGAGGATATTTTTGAAAATATCTTCTATAGAGTTTCCCATTCTAAATTTAACTTTTATATCCCTTTTTGTAGCCCGTTTACCTGTGCTATCAACTGTTAAAGCATCTACTTCTTCTTTATCTTTCTGTGTATTAAAAAACAAAAAAAGCTCATATTCATTATCAAAAAAATCTCTACCATATTGATAATAAAGTTGAGAATCATATATCTTATACTTGCGCTCCAATATGTGTTTCAACTCATTCAAATGATTGTTTAAATATAAATTGTTTGTAGCCATAATATATCATATAATATAGGGTTGGATTTCTGCATTTATTTCTTTGAAAATATTGCCAATATCATATGCGGAATTCATTTTTACTAAAATTGAAATTGAATATTTTTTATCAGAATCTTTTAATTTAAAAGATAGTTTAAATGGATATGTGCCTTTTGTTTTAGAGTTCTGTTGATAGACTTTTGTATTTTTTAGCTTGTACTTATTTGCTACAACACCTGATATATTGTGTAGCGTTTGGTCTGTAAGAATACAATCATCTTTCATAAAAATTCCTTTGAGTTTTATTAAGTCTTTCAATTACAATAAAGAATCAATAAAGCCCAAAGCCTAATGGCTTTGAGTTTGGTCTTAAAAGACCTTTTCTGTTACGATACGGAATACCCAACGGTCAGGCACATTTCTTGCCCACTCGTAATAGAACTCTTCAGTATCGGGGTCTTCTTTCCAAGTTTTGTAGATACTCTGCATAATCTCCATATTGAGAGAGGCAAGGTATGTTGTCAGAACATCATATGTTACTTTTGGGTTTTCACCACTTTCGATTTCCGCTTTGATTTTTTGTGCAAGTTCAGAAGCCGAAATTTGCTCCATTTCTTTGGTCATTTTTCCGATTTTTTCAGCCACTTTTTCTTGTTGTTCACGAGTCTCGATTTTAGCTTTTCCGATAGCTTTGAGGACATCTTCAACTTTCATAACTTTTGCATAGTCCACATAGAATTGGAAAAATGAAGCCCCAACAGTTTGACCAATTTTTGACTCAATCACTGAGAGTTGCATATTCTCAGGAATAAGGTTAAAGTTCTTCATAATATCAGAAAGTTTAGCCCAAGCACGAGGCGTAGCCCCTTTATCTTCAGATTGGTCTTCCGCCATCCAATGGAGTTTGTCAGGGAAATCAGCCAAGAAGTCGGTGATTACACTTTCAATATTGTTTGCTCGTGCCCACTTCAGCCAACCTTTTACATCTGTCTCGACTTTATAGGTCATAAAACGGTCAAGTAGAGCGGGGTCAAGCTCATCAGTCTGATATTCGTCAGATGGGTTATCTGCACCAATTACAAGTGTTTCAAGTCCCATTGTATCGACAGGCAGGTGGTGTTCGTGAATACGGTGGTCAAGTACCAACTGAAGTGCTGATTGCCGAACTTCAAGCGGTGCTCTTGCAAGCTCATCAAGGAACAGACAACATTGTTTGCCCTGTGCTGAAGCGTCTTCCATTCTCTTCAACCAAACAGGTTTTGACCAATAAGTTACGCCATCTTTTTCGACTGGCATACCGATAAGGTCTGCTACCTCATTCTGTGAAAGCATCAAAATTTCAAGGTGGATATCGTTCTCTTTGCAGTACTGTTCGACAACTTTTGATTTACCAATACCGTGAAGTCCAACCATATGTACGGAGTCACCTGAAGCCTGTGCCAATTTGAAGATTTTTGTCATATTTGAAATTTTCATCTCAATCCTTTTCTTTTGTGTTTTGGTATTAGCAGTATAACAGTTTAAACCTTAAATCTACTTAAAGCTCGTCTAAATATTATTCAAAAGAACTAAGCAGAAGGTCAAAACCTCTCTTGCTATGTGCTATTATAATAAGAATAATCTTTTAAAGAGCTTAAATTTTAAGTAAATTTCAAAATTTTCTAAAATATTTCGAAATATTCGATAAAACCGATACCAAAAGGAGTTCCTACCTTTAATATAAATACTATAAATAAATAAACCTAAATACTCAAAGGAAAATTAGATGAGTGAAAAAATACTTTTTGAAAATCTTTTAACACAAGTACCTGTATCAGAAACACCCCTAACTGAAGCAGAACCAAATCACGGCTCAAGCACACAAGATACAGGATATAATATCGATGGTAATACTGATGGCAAAAAATTGGGATTTGCTCGAAGTGTAGTTTCTAAAACATTACCTGCTCTCCTTTCTTATATCCAACCTATTGAATACCCATCAGGATATATTTTCGGTTTGAGAGCAAGAGGCGGAGTTGATAGCCCTATTGTTATGAACCCTGATAATATTGAATATCAAGGGACAGCATTACAAACAACTGTTTCTGTAGATGACCCATATGGAGCTAATACAAGCGGTATTATGGAACACGGTATAGGTCACAACACAAGACAAGAAATAACAGTAGCCCGTAAATCTATTAACACAGGTATTCGTGAGGTTGTAATCAACACCACTAATGAAGTAGAGCAGGATATTAAGGCTCTTTTTGGAAGTGATTATACTAAAGCATATGAAGAAATTGAAATAGCAGGCTCAGGTGAAAAGAAATCAGTGGCTAAATTTTTCAATGAATTTGCATTTTCTGAAATGGTTAAAAAGACAAATGCAGAGTTTACAAACTTCTTAGAAACTTATGCAAGAAATTTAGGTACTGCTACTTTAAGTGGAGATGAATCCGAAAAACTTTTGGGTATTATAGGTGAACTTCAAGCGGGTCTTATGAAAGGCAGAAAGAAATTTGGCGGTAGAGTGTGGATGATTGCCACTCCTATTATTGCGGGTATTCTTTCAGGGTTAAAAGGGGCGTATGACAACACACAAAGTGAATTCAGTGTTGTTAAAAAACCAAATTCGTATGATAATACTTATGTGACTACTTTAGGAAACATAGATGTTTATGTATCCCCTTATTTCTCCACTGTTTCGGCAGGAGAAGAAAAAATTATTATGGGCATAGTGGGCGGACCTAACTCGTCTTCTATCTATTACACCCCTTATAAAGAATATGTTGTGGTTGGTGGTTCAGATATCAATACAGGTCACAACAATTTCTTTTATCGTGTTAGAGATGATTGGCAGACAAATCCATTAGATACATATGGTGATACACAACCTATACCACCATCAACAGAGGTTCAGCCTGTGCCAAATCAGTCTGATTTTTTAGTATCTGCAACAATAACATACAATAAACTGCTGTCGTAAGGGGTCGCTATGGACTCTTTGGTTTTAGCACAGATAAAAGAAAATTCAAACATAAATGAAAACAGTAATAGTGGCGATATAGCCACTATTCAAGGTTTTATTGGTAAGCTGATAGATGAAAAATACAACACCTCATTAATGTATCAGGTTGCTGAAGTGTTGCCGATACAAAGTAGCTTTGGTAGTGTATATGCCTCAAAACGAAATTATGGAACAAGTAGTTTTGAAATAGTTAGAAAAGATATACACACAAAAACTTACACTATTGACACAGGGTACACACAAGAAGTTTGGCAGGATATACAAAAACTTTTTGGAAAAAGAGCTATTCAACAATCTTCAAATATTTTAGGTGGATTGAGTGCCGAAGAAGAAAATTACACACTTATAAACTTTTTATTTAATGAAAGTTTAAACAAGCCCGACTTAGAAGTAAATGTAAATAATAGTGCTTGGGTTACTTCACAAATATCAATGAGAGTTGCTGAGAGTGTTATCGAAATGAATAGATTCGGGTTTAAGTCTTTAGATAGTTTTTGTATTCTATCACCTAAATGGGCTTCAGCTTTTTTAGGAACCGCCTCTTATGTCAAAAGTGACAAAGAAAGTGCAGGAGGTAATAGCACATTATTTGTCGGTAGATATGGAAGAACCGACTTCTATGTAAATCCTTTCAGAAACGAAAGTAAAATGTTCAACAGTGATTTCAATGATGATTATGCAAACCCAAATGGTGATAGTGGTAATAGAGATGACTATTGTTATGTGGGTCTTAAAAGTAGTGTAAGTGGCGAGAGTTCTGTGGTATTTTCACCTTATTTGTATGAAGGTAATATGGTGCCTGACCCTGAAACTGGAGCAAATAAATTGTTTATATATAATCGATATGGGTTGACTACAAATCCCCTGCATACACCCATAGAAGGGAAGAGTATGCTTCATAAATTTTTAATTAAGGAAGCACCGTAATGTCAAGTAATAATAACCTGAAAGACCAAGTATTAGCTTTATTTCCTGATAATAATAATTTCGAAATAACTGCTCAAGATATGCGGTTATATATTGAAGCAATATTTGGTGATAAAGAAGTTGTGATAATTAAAATAAAACAAATGTCGGATTTAGCCTTTAATAATTCAAGAATATATGAAGGTTCAATGGTGGTAATATATAATGATGCTAATCCTGATAGGGTGGGTATATATCTGAGTAAAGTAAATCAGCCCACTGTAGAAACTGACCTTATTCAAGTAACAAGAATAGGACAGGGGACATCATTTAGAGGTCATTGGGATGCTTCTACAAATATACCCACTCTATCAGATGGAATAGGAGTGAACGGGGATTATTACATTGTTTCTGTGGCAGGTACTCAAGATTTAGGTTCAGGTGCTATTGACTTTCAACTTGGAGTAGTGATGTTTGGACATCAGCTATAACGGTTATGCAAGACATCAAAAATGGGTTAGAGCCATTCCCCACTCACGAAGAGCTGATACAAAAAATACCCCCTGCCCTTTAGGTGATATCCCAACCTAAAAACTCACGCCCTTATAAATAAGATAATTAAACTTATAAGGGTTTCTATGACTAATAATAACAATAAACAACGACTACTTAATCTGTTTGCTGATAATATCAATGGAGAGATTACAGCGGGAACTTTGAGAGATTTTATCGAAACCATCTTTGATGACAAAGAAGAAAATATCATATTGTTCGACAGCTTAGAAGCTTTTGAGTATGCCCCTGCTGAACAAAGAGAAAAAATTTATGAAGGCTCTTTTGTAGCTATAACAAACTCTTCAGACGAAGAAAATGGTTTATATCTTTCTCTTATGAATCAACCTCAACAAAGAGAATTCTTAAAGCAAATTTCAAGTAATTCAAAATTATCAAAAGCTACCGTTAATTATGTAGAGTACACAGCTCAAGACGGTCAGTATCTTTTCAATGTTGAATATTCAGACAATCTTGTTGAAGTATATGTAGATGGCAATAAGCGTCCTGCCTCAAGAGTTCAATTAAATAGTACTCCTACAAATAATGGGACAAGTGTAATTCTTTTAGACCCTGCTTTTGCGGGTCAATTAGTAGAGATAAGAGCTACTGTATTATAAGGATTACTTATGCAAATTGTAAAGAGCAACGGTATAGGTGTAGACTATGAAAAAAGCATAGAACAAGGCGCAATTTTTATTAGTGGCGGTACTTTTTCGGGTATGAGTTTTGTAGGAAATTTTGAGCCTGTTATTACTGATATTGATTGTGTTTCAGAGGGAGAACATTACATACAAGTCTATGTGAATCCGAAAACAGGTCAGGTTTTTTTAGAGGACAAGCCTGTATCTGAAAGCTATATTCCTCAAACATTGCACATTGGTGGGTTGTCTGTGATTTGTGATGGATGTGGTAATTACAAAATCAAAGAAGAAATACTACCTGAAAATCCCTGCATAGTATATGCAAGACCATTCTCAAGTGCTTTTGATATCAGCTTTAATAAAAAACAAGCACAATATGACATCTGCTCAATTATGGTCGGTGAAAAGGAATTCAGTAAAGACTATAATTGTGACTATGCTATCCAAGGTACAGATACTATTTGTCCTGAAGAGTTTGCGTTATTTAATGGCAATACTTCGCTAATTAATGGTAATACAGAATTAGATGATGGAAATAGACCAAACCCAAACCAAAACCCATAAAGGAAATAAAAATGGCTATGACAGGAATTATCCAAAGATATGGAACCAAACAAGAGTTAACTGATGCAAATCACGGAAATGACAGACCAAGACAGGGAGAACTTGTATTTGCAACCGATACAGGTGAATTTGGATATTTAGACGAGTATTCAAATCTTACTTGGATTAACTTTAAAGAGTATTTTAAAAAAGATGATTTTGTTAGTGTAGGTGGTGATGCTTCAGACGCAGGAAAACCAGTAAAGCTTAATAGCAGTGGTTACATTGATGAGAGTATGGTGAAAAAACACGCATACCAATTAATAGACGAGTTTACACCAGTTGTAGGAATGGGAACTGAATACCCCGATACAACAGGTCAAGAAGTGGGCTCTTTTTGGGTTATCAAGGGTGTAGATTCTATTGATGGATTTAGATTTAGTTATGGTGATTTAAATGGAGAAACGGTTTACAACGGAGATAATATTATTATCGCAGAACAAGGGTGGCTGATTGTAAGAGGAGCAGTAAACCCTGAAGCATATTATAAACTCGATGGTAGTAAAGCGATTATTGCGGATTTTAATGCAGGTGGCTTTAAAGTGTCAAATATGGCTGATGGAGTTGCTTTAGATGATGGGGTTACAGTCGCTCAATGGAATACGAAGTTCGATGGTCTTTCTTCAAGTGGTATGATGAAAATAGAGGAGGGTGCTGATTTTGTAGTCAGTGGCTCAAACGATAACTTGTTTGGGTATGGGATAGTATCTGCAACAGACCCTTTATTTCCAAACGGAGTGGTTATTAATATCGGTACAAGTACATCTGCTATTGATATACACAGTACACTATTTAAACCACTTAAACTCAAAAATGATACTGCTATTCAGGCTTGGGACAATACTTACAATAGTGTAAAGAATTTGGTGAGTAGAACTCCGCAAGACCCCAATATATCAGGCGATTATAATAATGATATTCATATAGGTGATTCAGATGTCTTAACAGCCATTAGAGCTACTTCAGGTTTTGACCCTGTTGTAAGAAAAGGTGTATATGGTGATACAATTGACTATAAACTTTATACTACTGAGCATTTTGATATAGCAGACTATTATACAAAATCTGAAATTAACACCAATAACTATACAAAACTTGAGACAGATAATAAATTTGCAGCGAAGGTTGCGCTTACAGCAGGATTGAATACAAAATTGGATTTACCACAAGGAACGCAACAACCTCTATATGCCGTTACATCTAATTCAGCCAATAATGGTATTGTGTGGACATTGATAGATAAAACTTTTGTTGGGCTTGGTAATGTAGAAAACCTATCTCCTGCCGATATGCCGATTTCAACACAACAAAAATCATATGTTGATGGTCACGCATTAGATATAAATAACCCTCACGGTGTAACAAAAGCCCAAATTGGTTTAGACCAAGTTGATAACACATCTGATATCAATAAACCTATTTCTACAGCTACACAAACAGCTTTAGATGGCAAAGAGGATAGTCTTGGAAATCCATCTGTTGATGGCGCATACCTAACCTCTTTGAGTGACGGCAATAGAGTTTGGCAAGAAGTAACAAAAGCACATTTTGGTGGCGATGGGACTAACAATACATTCACAATCACAGGAGTTAATTTAGAGGGTATTGAAATAAATGTATATCTAAATGGAGTTATGAAAGTGTCACCTCAAGCCGAAAGTGCAGTATCTTCGCTTACAGCTGAGTATACAGCATCTAATAATGGGGCTGATACCAATATTACAATTTCAGCAGTTCCTTCCAATGGTGATTGGATTATGGTCGAATATAAAGCAAATGCTTAATTATAAATAATAAATAAAAGGAAATAAATATGGCTCAAACAGGAATTTTACAACGAAGAGATATAAAGGCTAATTTAATAGCTAATCCTCCCATTGATGGGGAGATAGTATACGCAACCGATACAGATGAGCACGGTTTTGTAAATAACGGAACTTTGTATTGGAAAAAATTCGATATGCTTCAACCTATTGTAACTGTGGATGCTCCACCTACGGGTCTTGAAAATGACCCTATAGGAACTGTTTATCTTGTTGTGTCCAACATAAGAAGCATACAAATTACTCCAAGAAATCCTGAAATGAATACAGATAAAGGAGTTGCTGAGCCTATACAATTTACAGCCACGGCTACTTATGGTGATGGAAGTAATAGTGATGTCACTACTGATGTCTCTTGGACTTCAAGTGATACAAACATTGTAACTATTAATCAAACAGGGTTGGCTGAGTTTGTTTATGGAGATAGATATGGTGGTGTCGTTACAATAACTGCAAGTATCAATGGTATTGTAGATTCAGTAGATATTAACATATGGTATAATAGAATAATATTATAAAGAACAAAAGGAATCAATATGCCAAAAATACCAAATAGTTATATAAAATCAGAAGACGGTAGCATTAAAAGAGTTATTGAAATATATCAAAAAGATAGTGATTCAACAGTTGTAAAAATGATGGACGGGTTTACGAAGATTTCGGAAAGAGAAGTGAAATCGTTTTGTATTGAAACTAAGCCTAAATTTTATTTAGAATTAACAATAAATTAAGGATTGAATATGAACAATAACACTTCTTACCAGTTACCATCTACTGGTGAAATAGGAATACATTTTTTTGTTGTATACCCTGACGGTAGTACCGATTATATTACAAACTCTCAAGATTTAGTAAATTTGAGTATCGACAAAGGAGATGGTGTTTTTATTGAATATAGAGATGTGTCCTATGTTAATTTTACTCCTGTTGGACAAAAAGTAATTATAAAAAGCAATTCTGATATTCAAAATTTTAAACTAATTGAACCATTTGATAAAAAAGGACAGTGAATGATTATAGAAGCAAAACTATTAAATGGTTCGACTCTGCAATCTTTAGAGAGCAGTTTTGAGCGATTATCAGATATAAATAGTATTGTTATCACCAATACTCCGAATGTAAAATTTTTATCACATTGCTTTTATTTCGATACAAATTTATCAGATATATTTATTGATTATAAGAGTATTCCAAAAATATCAGGTAATGGACTTGACGGTACTTTTTTTAATACACGGTCTTTATATGAGGGGTTTTTTGATGATTTTATATCCAATAGAGACACAAGTGAGCTGAATAGTTTAAAAGAAACCTTTAAATATTCAAATCTTATCATATCTCCTTTTGATACTTCCAATGTTGAAGACATACAGAGTTGTTTTTATGGTGCAAGAGAGATAAAAGGAGGGTGGAATTTTGATAATGTAATAGACGCTTCCTACGCCTTTTCTAATTGCAATAGCTCTACTTTTCCTGTTATAAATTTTCCAAATTGTACCAATTTCTATTCCACTTGGGCTTATTCGCAATTCACAAGTTTCCCTACTATTGATGTGTCTAACGGTGTGGATTTTGGAAGAGCTTGGGGCGATTCAACATTAAATAGTTTCCCATCTGATACCAACGGTGTATGTACTCTTGATTTTGGCAATGCTACAAATATGGATAATTGTTTTATAAGAGTAGGTGTAGCTAATATGCCAAAATTAAACATTAACACCAACAAATATTGTAGTATAGATAATATATTTTATTCATCAAATATGATAACTTTTGGTGGGTTTAATAGTGATGCTAAAATAGTTGGTTATAAAGGTGTATTCGTATATTCAGAGTTATTAGAGTGTATAGACGGGGATTTGCCAAGATGCTCAACAGGTGTATATTGGCAAGCGTTTGACGGTTGTGAAAGACTAAGAAGTATTAGAAGTATAGACACAACAGGGTTAACTAGTTCAGATTATATGTTTAATGGTTGTACTTCACTAGTAGCACCAAACACTACAGAGCAACAGCAATTGACGGTAGCAGGCGGTGCAGTTTATTTTTCAGGAATTGATTGTTCTGCAAAATAAGTTAAATAAGGATAGAAATGATAACCTTTGAAGAAATTACTAAAGAAGAATATGTCGAGATGTCAAAAAAAAGAGGGGTAAAGCCAAATATACACCCAAAAGCTACTTATCAAAAAGTGATTCGTGATGGCGATTTTGTAGCAATAAGAGCGTCTATTATTTTATCTCACATTGAAACCTCAAGACAATTCATAATTAACCCTGAATATAAAGGAAATGGAGGGTATATAATGAAACAAACCATAAAGACCATTCTTGATTCAGGAAAAACCTATCAATCTTTTTGGAATAGTAAAGTATTGACAATACTTAACGGATTTTTCAAGAATATGACAATTACTAAAATAAATAGTAAACTTAATTATATCGTTATATTTGATGGTGAATTAAACCCAAAAGAAACAATAAAGTATAATAGAAATATTGCATAGCAGTTTCATTATGCCCCTTATGGTTAAATTTATAAATAAGATAAATACCATAAGGATTATTGAATGGCTAACTCAAAAGATACTATACTTAATCTATTTCCTGATAACAATAATAATGAGATTACAGCTTCTAAAATAAGACAATTTGTAAGCTCAATTTTTGATGAGAAAATAGATATTAATGAAATCCAAAACCGCTTAACATCTACTGACACAGATAAACCACTATCTGCCAATATGGGTAGAGTTTTATCAGAAAGAGATGATAACCTACAACAACAAATAGACGGCAAAGAAAACTCTTTACCAAACGGAAATGCAGGGGATATTCTAGTATTAGACCCAAATGGGAATAAAGTATGGGAAGCCCCTACTGTTTATAACGAAACTATCGTATATGATGGACTTGATTCTTCATCTTCTATAGAAGCTTTGTCTGCTAATATGGGTAGAGAACTTGATAATAAAATTCAAATTCAAGCTAATATAAACACAGCCCAAGACACACTCATCTCAGCCCTTGAAAATAGAGCTACTGTTAATGAAGCCGATATTCTTCAAAATAAAACCGATATTTCACAAAATGCGTCTGATATAGCTCAGAATAGAACCGATATAAACCAAAATATTATCAGAATTAATGACAACAGAGCTGATATAGTATCAGCTAATCAACGAATTTCTCAAAACATCACGGACATCACACAAAATGCTTCTGATATTACAGCTTTGAGAAGTAGCTTAGATGCAACCAATATAAATGTTAGCACAAATACTTCAAATATTGCTCAAAACACAGCAAATATTTCCCAAAACATAGGAGACATATCAACCCTACAAACACTTGTTGGCTGGGTAAATATTCCGAACCTTCAAGCACAAGTATCCGCAAATACAGCAGATATCAGTGGTCTACAGGGGATAGTAAGTGGTTACACAGGAATGATTAATGCGAATACATCAGCAATTCAAGCCAACACAAATGCTATTCAAGTAAATAAAGACGCAATTGTAGTGCTTGATACAAGAGTTACTTCAAATGACAGCGATATAACGAATCTACAAAATGTAGACGCTCAACAACAAACGGAGATTGATGATTTAGAAAGTCGTGTTACACAAAATGAAAATGACATAGCCGTAAATGCGACTAATATAACAGCTAATGCAAATGCTATATCAATCAACACTAATAATATCAATTCTAATGTCACGAATATAGCCAATAACCGCTCTGATATAGTCAATTTGAGAACAGACCTTGACACACAGGGTATTAGAATTACAACAAATGAAACGAATATTGCGGATAATGTGGCGGATATCGAAAGCAACAGACTCAATATTCTAAGACTTGGACAAGACCTTGAAAATACTGATACTACCGTTGCTCAAATGCAGGTGCAGATTAACAGCAAAGAAGCATTTTTGGGACTCCCACCTGAAGACGGTATGGTGTTAGCTTCGATGACTAACGGCACAAGAATGTGGGTAGAAAATCAAGGCAGTGGCAGTGGTAATATCACTGTTATTGACCACTTAAATGGTGTTGGTCTTGCAGATGATGCCTTATCAGCGAATCAGGGTTACATATTAAACCAAAAGGTAATCTCTAAAGAAGAATATTTGGGACTTCCATATATGGATAATATGGTCTTAACAAGCACATCTTCAGGGAATAGAATTTGGAAAGACCCAAGAATACTTAAAATTGATTATGGGGTATTCTATGGTGCAGGAAATAGAATTGTTAGCGCAACAATTACACCATCAGATGCTACATATTTTGAGAGTTCACAACCTGTTCAACTTATAGCGATAGCGACAAGAGCAGGAGGACAAGTTGAGGACATAACAACAAGAGCCGTTTGGAGTACAAACAACACGGCTATTCTAACGGTTAGTGATACGGGGGTTATTGTTCCTACAGGTACGGCATATGGTACAGCCATAGTCACAGCAGAAATTGATGATGGTTCAGGAAGCAATGTTATCGTAGCTACAGCCAATATTACAATAGAACAGGTGCTTATAACTGATTTAACCCTTACCCCTGCTGATGCTGTTGTTGGACAAAATGTGACAATCCATTATGTAGCCACCGCTACAAATAATGACGGTTCGACTGAAGATGTTACACAACTTTGTGATTGGTCGATAAATGACCCAAGTATAGCGACTATACTAAATGCGTATCCTGATAAAGGAACGGTTATCACTAATAATAGTTTTGTTACAGGCACAGCCCATATTTCAGCGACAATTGATAATGGGGCAGGCACAGATATTTTAGGCACTACGAGTTTAAGTGTAACAACTTCTTAATAAATAAATTAAAAGGAAAATAAATGGCTATTCAATTTAAAGGTTCAAATATATCAGGTGTAGTTCCTGATATGTCTGAATTAGCAGAAAGAGAAATCGGGATAAACACTGCTGATGGTAAACTCTTCACCAATGACGGCTCAGGCATAATTGAAATTGATGCTTCAAAAACAAACACAGGTTTAGAATTAATCAATGGTGTTGTTAGTTGGAGATTAGTTGGTCAAAATGTTGGTCAAAGTATTGGGGTTAGTGCTATTGAATTATGTACAGATAATCCAAGTACAGGAGCGATTGGAAATTTTTCTATCGCAATAGGAGATAAAGCGACAGCATTAAATACAAGAGATATCGCTATTGGTAATGATGTTGCCGTTGGAAGTCCCGATAGTCTTAGTATTGGTTATGATAATGTTGTTGGCTCAACAAATTCATCAGGCAATATAGTTATTGGTATTCATAACACCGCAACAAATTCGAATCCATCAAACAACAACACTATAATTTATGGCAATAATAATGATATTAGTGGATTTAACTCTATTGCGGTGGGATATAACAATACAAATGGAAGCTCAACAAATGAAAATAGTGTACTGTTTGGTGTAGGTTTGTCGGGGGGGGATAAGAAAACTGTAATTGGTATGTATAATGACACAACAGCTATTCCAAATAGTGTATTTGAAGTTGGTGCGGGAAATCTTGCAGGAACAAAAACAGTATTCGGTATCAATAATGATGGGGTTGCTATAGTACCTACCGCTACACCTGCAAACATCACTAATGCAGGCGCATATGCAATAGTAACATCAGGATATCTTGCAGACCCCGCTACACTTGGTGTTTCTAAGGTAAATAATCAAACAGGTGAAGTATTCCTATACACTAATGATGTACCTACTTCGAATGATAAACTTTATATTAGTCAATCGAAACTTGATTTGATAGATACAAATGCCTCAAATATCTCAACACTTGATTCAACAAAACAGGATAATATTATATACGGCAACGCAGGTCAAATTATGACCACAAACGGTGCTTCTGATGGATATAATTGGATTGATTTCTCTATTCTAAATAATATCGATGTTGTTGACACAATGGGTTCAGCGGGTCAATATATGAGAGTCAACACAGCAGGCACTCAAATTATATTTGAAGATATGACTGCTACTGTTATCGGACTTGATAAAGTTGAAAATATGTCGCCATTAGAATTGGCTACTTCTGAGTTTCTACCTGATGGAACCACAAGAAACCCTATAGACCAACGATTTGATGGATTGGATGAAAACAAAATAAATGCTCCGGGAGTTCCTGACACAGACCAAGTTGGGGCGGTTTTACAGGTAGAGTCTACAAATGGCGTGGACGCCTATACTACAAGATGGACGGATTTCACATTTTATGAGCTTGGTGATGTTACTCAATATGTCCCGACAACAGATGACGGCAAATTTTTGAGATTAGCAACTCCTTTGGTAAATGGTAGCCCTGCTGTTGTTTACGATAACATAGACCTCTCATATACAGCTTCTCCTACTGATGGTAGTGTAGATATCAATAGCGGTACAAGTGCTGTTATCCCATTAGCTGATGGTACTAATGCGGGGCTTTTGGCACCTGCGGACTTTAATAAACTTAGCTACATCACTGTGACTGGAAATGTTGATTTAGATAATGTTGTAAGTGATACTTTAAGTTATGGTACAGCGGGGCAGGTATTAGCCACTAATGCTTCGGGTGATGGGTATGCTTGGGGCACAATTCCGAACACAGATTTATCTTACACTGCTTCGCCTACAGATGGTAAAGTAACAAGTTCAACAGGTACAGATGCTACATTGCCTTTAGCTGATAGTACTAATGCAGGACTTTTATCGCCTGTTGGTTTTGATAAGCTTGGGTATATTAGTGTAACACAGGCTGTTGATTTAGATACAATGGAAACGGATATAGCCACTAATGCAACCAACATAGCAAACAATACGACAGCAATCAACACAAAAGCGGAAAAGATTACCTACACAAGCCTTACCTCTAATGGGATGGCTTCCGCTAATAATTACTATTTTGCTGATACTTCAGGGGGAGCAATTACATTAACCCTACCAAACGGTAATGCAGGTGATGTGGTTTATGTGCTTGATGTTGCAAACAGTTTTGCTACAAATAACTTAACTGTTGCGGTTCAAACTGGCGACTCAATAATGGGTGTTACAGATGGAACTGTTACACTATCTACAGGAAATGAAGAAGCGAAAATGATTTACGCAGGTTCTGATTGGAGAGTAATAGAGTACTAACCTCTATTACTTGATAGTAGTTTTGAAGATTTTACTTTTCAAAAAAGTAAAATCTCTCAAAGAGCCTACATATCCTCAAAGTTAATTTTTTTGTGATTCTTGAGAGTAGGTGTTACACCATCACCATTTTCTGTAGTATTGAGCCACAGAACTTTAGGTTTAAATTTCAACCAATTTTCATCAGTATCCACATCTTCAATATACATATCAGAAATCATAATCAGCACATCGGGCTTCGCATTTTTGCTTTCAAGGAACGGCACAATAGCACCCATATATGTACCTCCATACCCTCTTCGTTTAAAGTGCTTATTTTTTTCTCCAAATTCTTCAATGCTTTTAATTTCTGTATCAATTTGAATAACCTTCAAATCGGTACCGTTAAGTTTAGCTACTTCCAAAATCTCAACAAGACCGTCCAAAATTTGTTCATCACTCATAGACCCTGAAGTATCAACTCCAACATAAATTTCGTGTTTATCTTTTGTGACCTTTTTACCTCTTAGGTCAGTTCTTCTTGGAAATCTTCTATCTCTTCGTTTGATAGTAGGCTCTCTCTTTCCTGTTTTTGAGCTGAGTATTCTTCTCAGTTCTTTTTTCCAAGAAACTTTTGGTTTTCGTCTAAGGATATCCAAAATCTGCTCAATATCTCCCGGAAGATGACCTCTTTGGGTAGAACTCATAGAATCTTTAACCATTTTTTCTGCAACAGAGCGAGCGAGTTCTTCTGAGTCTTCATCACTTTCACACCAAGTAGAATGATTGTCGATTGTATAACTTTTGTCGAGATTTGTTAAGTTAGGGTGTCCGTTAGAAGGCTCCCATTTACCACCATCTTGTTTTCCTGAGCCACCACAGGATTCACAAGGCTCTTTACCTCCATCTTCATTAGCTTGACTTTGACCATTTTCGTCTTTATTTCCATCTTCTTGACTTTGACCATTTTCGTCTTTATTTCCATCTTCTTGACTTTGACCATTTTCGTCTTTATTTCCATCTTCCTTATTTTGACCATTTTCGTCTTTATTTCCATCTTCCTGATTTTGACCTTGGTTATTCTTGTCTTGTTCTCCTGAGCCACCACAACTTGAACAAGAGCTCTGATTTTTCATAAACTCACTTTTCTCTTTTTCTTGTTGTTTTTTTTCTTCTAAAAGGAGTTCATAGTATTGTTCAGCGGTAAGGTTTTGGGGGAAATCAAAATCTTCAGGATAAAGGGCTCCACCAACTTTTTTGCCTGTCACAGGGTCTTTTGTTCCTTGGGGAAGGTTTTTGATAAGTTGATTCATAGCGATATCAGAAGCGTAATTGAACAACTGATGGTCACGCTCACCCTGTCTGAAAATGTGTCCTGAAATAATATGGCGACTTTCGTGGACAAGAACTGCAATTCTTTCGAGCAAAGACCATTTTTTAAACTCATCCCCAATTGCAAGATTGTATGAGTTTCCTGAAAATGATACGCCTGCTGTTTTGATTTCGGGAATGAATTTAATGCGACATTTTGCAATAATAAAAGAGTAGAAAGACACATCAAGCATCTCAGGGTTAGTCATCATATTCGCCAATGCTTCTTCGAAAGCGTCTCTGTCGGGCTGAATGTTATATTTCTTGTTTTCGGTCATTTTTTTACCTCTCTTTGGTTTTTATATAAGTAATTATAGTGTATAAAACCTTAAAGAGAGGTAAAAACTCATTTAAATATTATTTAAATGAAGTTATGCGAGTGGAATTTCTTCTTCATTAATATCATCTGTATCGTCAGATTTACACTCTTCATTTTCTTGGATAAAGTCATCAACCACAGTTTCAATAAGACGCTCTATTGTTTGGGTGAGGTCTGCATTAGGAAACAGCTTTGAAAATAATTCATTAAAATCATCTGCAATTTCAATTGTAATGCCACCTTCTTGTGTAAGTTCTGTATCTTCAGGAATTTTGATAGGTTCTTCACCATTCATAGCATACTCAGCCATTACCTGTACAAATAAACCCATATCAATGACCTGATTTGTGTCGAGTGGTTTTACTTCTGTTTCGGGTTGTTTGGTGTTTTTGTCTTTACTCATAAGAGTCCTTTTTTTGTTTTTATAAATATAGTAATAATACAATACCAAAATTAAAGGAAGCTTATGGCAACTTATAAAACACCCGATTTCGGAAAATATTTTATGGAAAAAATCAACGAAAAACTCAGAGAGGAAAAATCTGATACCATTGATAAAGTTGATGAGGTTGGTACGAACCAAACAGAGGACATTATAGAGAGTTCTGTTACAGATGATGTTGCTTCAACTTATCAAGAAGGTGATGGTGATGCTACATATGGTGATTTAGTAGAACTAATCGGAGTCCTTGATGAAGAAGACTACAATGAAATTGCCGATTGTCTACTTGATTTTATGGACGAAAAATACGGTGATTTAGACGATGAAGATATGGAATTTGACGATGAAGATATGGAAGAAGCCGTAGACGCTTTTGTTGAAACATTGATTATATCTGAGGAAAACCTTGATAATCTTACTGAAGATGAGCTTATTGAAATTGCCAAAAGATTTAAAAACTTCAACAAATCCCGTACATTTTTCACAAAAACTGCTTCTAAAATGAAAGTCGATAGACTTAAAAACAGAACAGTAAATCGTATCAAGAGAATTAAAGGCAGAGTTCAAAGAAAAAGAACTAGATTTGCCCGTAAAAAATACCAAAAATCAAGAAATCAAGCTATAAAGATAGGTAAGCATATCGTTAAAAAACACAGAGGTTTAAAATAACCTCTGTTAAGCGATTTCTATGTCATCGAATAAGCCCTCTAGTTCTTTATCGAGGGCTTCATCAAGACTTGATTTAGCTTCTTTTTTTGTGGGGTTTGATGGGTTATTTGTCTCAATTGATGTATCATCTCCTACAGTTACATTTGCATTTTGAGATTTACCACCAAACACACCTATATCCATATTTGGTATAGGCTGTGTTATATTCTCACCTTTTAAGTCTTCTGCTGTTTTAGGTGTTGTTTTAGGCGTTGTTTTTTGGTTGCTGTATATAACATTACCTCCATATTTAGACATATTTTCTTCATAATATCTATCTACAAATCTCATTTTGTTATAATCAAAACCCATTTCAACAGGAAATGTTTTACCAGTCATACGGTTTTTTTCAAAGTTTACCTTTAATGTGCCTGTTTCTTTCATCTCTTTGGTTTGGAGTAACATAATCATACTATCACTAAACATAGAGATACCCGCTGAATCTGATACTGTTTCTTGTCCTGCTTCAACATTCCCGATAGCCTGTCTGTTAAGTTGATGTGCTGTTAAAATAGGAATATATAATTTTTGGGCAACTCCTCTTAATTCTGCCGTGACCGACTTCATATACTCATATGATGATGTTCCTGTAGCCATTCTTGATGAACTCAATAACCCCAAATAATCAACGAATACAACCATATTTGAAAAGATGTCTTCAGGCGTTACTTCTTTTTCAGGGGTGCTTCTATCTTTTGCCAACTTAACAGCATATTTCTCCAAGTAGTTTTGAATCTGAATAGGAGACACACTGTATGATGGGTATTCTTTTACCACAAGAGTTCCAAGGTCGTGTTTAATATTGTCGAATATATTTTTTGTATTGGTTTTATTCTCGGTATCAAGAGTTGTTATATCCATATTTAAAATATTAGCATATATACGCTTCATCCACTCAGCTTCATCCATCTCAAGAGTAAACACAACAACATCTAATTGTTGTGTTAGAAATTGACAAGCAAAAGCACTCAACGAAGCCGATTTTCCAACCCCAGGAGGTGCAAGAAATGTGTGTAAAGTTTTCGGCAAAAACCCTCTTCCAAGCATAAAATCAAAAGTTCCTATGTTTGGCAAAAATCCTTGTGTATCGTCTTGATAATAGTCCAAGCAATAATCTAAATCTTCAACTGATGTTCCAAAATCATTATCAAGAGTTACTTTTTGAGCAATTTCAGCTATTGCAAAACTTTCAGCCAATTTCTCATTGTTATTTTCACTCATTGCTTCCGCACCCAATATGAGTGATTCTGTATGTATTGCTTTACGAATAAAATCCTCAGTCTTTTCCAAAAGTAGCTTTTCGTTTATGTGGGTGTCGGAATTTTTTATTTTTTTGAGGGCTTCTACTTCTACTGCTTGAGTTGATTTAGGGTCATCTTTAATCATAACCACCAAATCTTTAAATGTTGGCTTATCTCCTGTTTGAGTGTAAAAGTTCTTCATCTTTTCAAAGAGAGCACTATTTCCCACATCACTAAAAAATCGTGGCTTCATTAAAGGGACTACACTACCAAAATAAGACCCATCATTTAATAATTTGTGTAAAATCTCTTCTTCAAACAATCCCCGTGCGTTTATATCTTCCATAATATTCCTTTTATTTTAATCATAAAGAGTTTTGAACTCTTCAATTTGTGGGTCTTTCATAAGCTCAAGATATTCTATTGCCGTTTCTATATTAATATTATAATATCTGCTTATATTTTCTAATAGTTTATTGTTCAACTTTTCTTTTTTCTGAGGTTGAATAAATTTTATCTTGCCCTTGAGTAGCTGTTTGGCAATATCATACTGAATGTTCAATGGAATTTCATTATAATATCTATTAATAATATTCCCTACAAATACCGACTGTGGATTATTACTCAAATATCTACAAAAGAAAAAAGAATTTATACTCATCTTTTCTTCATATGTTGGTTGATAATCACTAAGAATAGATGTCATAATCTTGTATGGGTTTGGTTTTTTTGCCATCACATTCCTTTTTTAAAATTAATGTATTTTACTATCTTAAAATCAAGATAACCTTAAAAGGTTTCTTCAATAAATATCACATCTGTATATATAGTATTATTTGGAAATTTCATAACTATCAGATTGTTTTTATCAAAATTCCCAATATAGTTATCTACTTCTTCCCCATATATAAGGTAGTTTTGTTCTTAATTTAAGTTCATTTTCAATATCTTTATATTCTATTTTCTTCACTTTACAAAATCCTTTTCTGAAATATGTTTGAGCGAGTTTTGATTCGGGCGAAGTGCCTATAAACGCCTCTTCTTTAGTTTTAATACTTATGGCTCTAATTAAATAGTAATTATTAGTCATATATGGACTTTCCATAAGCTTTAACGCACATATCATATTAAAAACTCCGCATTTTCATTTTTAAAATTTTCCAACCTCTCTTTAAGTATCTCCAACATTTTATTTTCATAACTCCACTGTTTTTTTGCTTGGTTTAACCTTTCTTCATCAGAAGTATATCTCATTATGCTATCATAATATTCCAATGCACTATATGTCTGATTTATAGAATTTTCTATATCAGCTAAAGTCTTGTTAAAATCTGCTTTAGTGAGTGGTCTTGTACTCATTTTAATCCCTTTATTATACCCAATATTCAGGAAACTTTTTTATGTGTGCTTTTATTTCCCTTTTTATTTGTTCGGGAACTTTGGCGTTTTTGTTTGCTGTTATAATATTATGGTAATATTTAAACAAATCCACTTTATTAGTGTATAAATTTTCCATATCAGTATTAAAAGTCATATAAAATATCTTTTCAGAGCGTCTATTTAAATCCCTAAAGCCATATCTATATGAATATGGTTTAGGGTAAGTACTAATATTCTCAATATCTTCGACTATATATATTCTATATCCAACTTTAGTTTGAGAACTTCGTATAGCATATATTTTTTGCCCAAGCTCCAATTTTTCATCGGCTTTTATCATAACAAATCCTTATACAAATAATTCAGGAAATATCTCTTGATATCTCATACAACTCTCTTCTAAAAATTTTAGGTTCGATGGATTTTCTGTGAGTGTAAATCCAAAAACCTTGTATGCAATATACTCTTCCAAAACATCTAAAAATAAACTTTGGGATATAGTTAATTTTTTAGAGTGTGACAGCATACCTTCACTTATGTATTGCTCTACCTGCTTTTTAACTTCAGGGTCATAACAAAACTCATCTCCAAGAGGGTCATTCATTTCGTTTTGATAATCCATTTATTCGAGTCCAAGATAAGATAGTCTTTCCTCTGCATCAATGAGCTTAATGTAATCTTCTTGAGATAACTTATAGTCATTCAAAGTGGAAATTAACTTTCTCTTTTCCTCTTCAGATTTACCAACAACATTTATTTCGTCTAATTTCCTACAAAAATAATTGTAATCTTTTGACAACTTTGAAGTAATATTTTTAAGCTTGTTATATTCGGCTATAACCGCTCTCCCTGTCATTGGGTTATCTTCTATTTTTAAAAACAGTCTAATGTTAATATCTCCTGTTCTATCGAAATCATTACTATAATCTATATAGTATTTTCCTAAGAAGTACTCTCTACTTTCTTGAGAGATATCATCAAAATCATACCAATTGTAATACATTTCACCATCAGCTTCATCATATCCTTCATCAACAATATTTCTAATATCTCTATAATCACCGTGGTTATTTGAAAACCCAAAATCAGTGAGAATATTAAAAAAATGCCCCTTATGACCATAGTGTAGGTCTGCCAAAAACTCAATAACTGCTTTAAAATCCTCTTGCTTGGTTAAATCATATGTTCCTACCATAATACATCTCCTTTATTCATCTATATAATCTGCATCGTGTCCGTGTCTTCGCATATCCCGCACTACTTTTCTGTGAAAGTTTGGGTCTGTTGAAGTACAACCAAAATTGATTGTGTTTCCATTTTCATCACGCCACAAATCACCGTGTTTAGCGTGCCTTACCTTTTTATACCCGTGTTTAGTGGATAGTGCCTCTAATTTTTTGATGGCTGTTGAGAGTTTCAAATGCAACCCTTTTGTGGTAATATAATAGTATAGTGTAAAATTATTTAAAATAAACTTAAATTATAGAGGGGATGTTGGGATTGGGAAAAGCCGATTGGCTTAACCCAAGATAATTTCTTGTTTTGGTACTTCAATACCTGAGATTTGTTGTAGATAGCCCTGAAGAAGGTCGTTATTTTCAGCTTCAACAGAACATAAAATATGTTCGTTTTTCAGCTCTAATTCAGGCACATTTTGACCGATATGTGCTTCCAAGAATGGAGTTAAAAGGAATGGATTTCCATTACCACCTTGGATGCTGTACGGTTTTTTAATAACAATGCCACTATTGGTCTGCTCTGTGTCGCCTATTAAGATTACATTGTTTGTTAAAACAGTGATTTTATTCATTATCTTATAGCTTTTTCTTCTTTTTCTTCTTTTTCTTCTTCATACTCAGGAGTAACTTCAGTAAATGTGCCTGTTCTTGACAACAGAAAATTAACAAGATACTGTACAGCATAAGTTAAATCCCGTATTTCAAGTTTTTTTGCTCCAATTTTATCATTGATTTCAATGGCTTGAGTAAAAGCATTTTTACTTTCTTCGTCAAGTGAATTAAATAAATATTGTTTATTATCAATATTTACAATTTTTTGTTCTGCTTCTTGCTCAGTTTGTGGATTTGGTAGTGTCATAACTTTCCTTTTATTTTATTTTATTTTATTTTATACCATTATCTTTAATATAAACTTAAATCATATTTTAAAACATAATAGTTTAAGTTATAATTAAATCCTTTAAGGTAAAATAGCAGATAAAAAAGGATGTAAGTGATAGAGAAAAGTGAAAAACAATATCTCGATATTATGAGAGATATTCTTGATAATGGTGAGATAAAAGACACTAGAAACGGCAGAACCAAATCTATATTTGGCGCACAAATTCGTGTCACAGAGTTAAAAGAGGGTAGATTCCCCCTTATGACTTCACGAAAAAACTTCTATAAAGGCATTGCGGGTGAGTGGAGTGCTTTCCTAAATCAACCAAAAACAATCGAAGACTTCAGAAGCAGAGGGTGTAATTATTGGGATTTATGGGGTAATGAAGATGGGTCTATAAACATTGATTATGGCAACGCTTGGTCGGCTTTTGATGGTGATGAAAACTATAATCAAATTGAGTATGTGTTAAATCTGTTGAAAAATGACCCGAATTCAAGACGAATTATTTTTACAGGTTGGAACCCAAAGAACATTATAGATGATACTTTAAATTTACCTTGCTGTCATCATACATATCAATTTGTAGTTTCTGAGGGAAAATACCTAAATTTAAAATGGATTCAAAGAAGTGTTGATTGGGCGTTAGGCAACAATTTAACCTTAGCTTCACTGATGTTATTGAGTTTTGCACGGGCTTCAGGTTATGAAGTTGGGGAAATTCTAATGGATTATACAGATGTACACATTTACGAAGAACATTGGGAAAATGCTCGAAAACAAATTGAAGCCGAAACATTTAGATTTCCAACTTTCGCCGATACTATATCTAACGATATTTATGCTTTTAATAAAGATATGATAAATCTTCAAAACTATCAATATAGTGATAGTATCAAATATACACTAAAGGCTTAAAATGATTGTAGGAATGTTACTTATAGACCAAGACGATATATATGTTAGAGAGGATGGCTCTTTACCAAAAAGACCCGCTTTTGATAAAGGCTTATTATTGGGTGTTGCTACTAATCAAGTTGGTATTTGTAGTGATAACACAAAAAAGGATTTTCCCCCATCACTATTAAAGGTTATGAAAGATATAACAAATTCAGACAAAGGTGATTTGGCAATGAGTCCTGACAAGATAGATAAAAATGCCCATCTATTAATAATTAGTAGAAGTAGCGACAGTGGACTTGGGGGTAAGAAATTTCGTTTTGATAAATTCAAACGATTAGTATCTATGTATAGCCTTGAAATTTGGGTTAGAGATTATGAGAAGGAGATAAAATGACACCACCTATAAATGCCCCTGAAGATAAGAATATCGAGTATGATGATTTAAGCTCTGATGGGAAAATGATTGTAAGTATTTTTGAAGAGAGTAGAAAAATAGACACATATATGAGCCAATCAGAATATGGTAGATTTATTAAACATATGTCGTTTTCAGAGCGTGAAAAACTAATTACAGAAATGTTATTTAAAATAAAACTTGAAAAGGAAAGTAGATGAATTTTACAACAAAAGAACTTGAAGAACTAACAGAAATGTGGCTTAGAGATAGAAAGATTACAATCAATGGGGTCACTAATAGCCAAATTATTAAATTTTTAGAAGAATTTGGGGAAACTGCGTTAGGTATTTTACAAAAAGATAGTAATGAAATTAAAGATGGTTTAGGGGATATGGCTGTTGTTATGACTGCTATTACAGGGCTTATTATCCGTGATACTCCTGAATTGTCTAAAAATGGTGTGCCGAACATTTTAGATGTATATATAGAAAAAGACTATAGAAACCACTCTATTGAAACACCCGAAAGACAAGTGTTAAAGCTCATTGTATCGCTTGGAAAGACTTGTGGGTATATTGCACGGGGTAAGAACGAAGAAGCCTTTAAAATGCTTTCTGAGAACTTTGACAATATTGCACTGTTGGCTATCGCAAACGGATTTGATATTAATGAGAGTTGGAATATTGCTTATAATGAAATAAAAGACCGAAAGGGATTTTTAAACGAAGATGGGATTTTTATCAAACAGTCTGATATTGATGAAGGAAAAGCATAATGGAAAAGACTATCATTTTAATCAACGGAAAAAAACGAAGTGGTAAAGATTTTAGTGCGGATATACTGCAAGATAAGTTGAGTAGTTTAGGAGGAGCAGATAAGATTTCTTTTGCTACTCCACTTAAACAAATTATAGCTGATACATTCAATATACCTATGGAAGACTTAGAAACCTTTAAAAATGATGTGAATGGTTATGGTATTGAGTGTAAAGCCTACCCGAACAATCAGCCTGAAGTGACATTTTTATACACAAATTTCAGAACTATTTTGCAAAGATTTGGTACAGAAGGTATGAAGCCTGTGTTCGGGAAAAGTGTTTGGGCGGATATCACCTATAAGAACTCCATTGAAAGTGACAGTAAATATATCATTATACCTGATTTTAGATTTTATGTAGAACACGATGTTTTTTATAAACCATTTAAAGAGGGGAAAATAAAGCTTGTCACCCTAAAAATAGAAAACAGTGATGTGGAGGTTGATGATGCTCACGCTTCTGAAAAAGAACTTGATGATTTCCACTTTGATTATATTATAGATAATACAGGATATACAGAGCATCTGCCTGAGTATTTGGACAGCTTTATAGATACCCATTTAAAAGATTAATTTTTAATTTTTATAAATAACATAATAACCTTATAAGGGGACTACAGTGGGTATCAAGTACCAATTAAAATTAAATGAAATGCTTGGAAAATTATTGACTAATGAGATTTCAGCAAGTTCAATGTATGTTGAGGCTTCAGGATATATAACGGATATTACTCTTTCAAAAGAAATTTTGACACACGCTGAAGAAGAATTTGGTCATTTTCAAAAACTTATGAAATTTTGTATTAATCACGGACTAAAAACAAATTATGATTTTGACAGAACTGTGATTAAGAAAGTTCCAAAGAATAAAAAGCAGATAATCAAGTTGATTCAAAATCTTGAGCAACAAGCAATACAAGATTATAAAGAGGCTACTATTTTTGCAAGACAAAATAATGATATCGAAGCTGAAGCATTATTTACTGAAATAATGAATGATGAGATAGAGCACTTTGATGATTTAGCACAAGAAACAGGTCAAACAAGAAGATTGGGCGAAGGTTTTAAAAACTTTAAAGCTCAATTTGAAAAGATTGAGGACTAATCAATTACCTTCGGTTAGTCCTTTTTAGTACTTAATTATTAGTCGTAGTGCTCAACCTTTTTCATCTTCTTTCTGTTGTATCTCTTTTTGTTTTGTGTGTTTCGGATAGTCCCTATCTGACACTCACCACGAATACCTGCTAAAATATTCAAATCCCTTGGTTTAACAGTCTTTTTATTTTTCTTTTTCTTAGCCATTTTCAATCCTTTTATAATATTTATAAGACTATTATACAATAATCTTTGAAAGAAGTCAAGGATTTTTGTGTATTTTTTGAGTATTTTGAGGACTTTTAAAGATTTTACTTTTTTAAAAAGTAAAATCTCTTGAAGAGGTGAGAAAAGGTTATATCCCGCACTCAGGGTAACGCTCATATATACTTAGTAGTTTTTCATTTAGGGTATCGACACTTTTTTGTAGGCTTTCGTTTTCTTTCTGTAGAGATTCTATTATGTCTTGAGAATATTCCACCTCTCCATTTAAATCTTTAATTTCATTGATAGCCACATCTATCTGAAGTTCAAATTCTTTAATTTCTTCATTTGTTTTTTCGATAATAGAACAAAGTGGACATTCCATACCGTATCCGATAATGGGGTTATGTCTATTGGCAAAATCACCAACACACACCCACAAAAATTCTTCATCTTCCACGATAGAATGTAGGTACTCCTCTATCTCTTTGATGTTTGAAGTCAAGTTATATTTGGCTACCATTTAATTTATTTCCATCACAATGTTTTGAGGTTCGCTATAGAATACTGCTTTGAATACCTTGATGTTCTTTTTTATTGTGGGGTAGTTCAGCATATATTTAAATACCTCATCTTTAGTAAACAACATTGCTTCTTTAAGGTTTTCTGTGGTGTCAAAACCACCTGTCGAATCATCAATTGTTTTAAAGAATTTCCCTTCATACTCAATATAAAATAGAATATCTTTGATGTCTGTTTTTCTCATAATAACTCCTTATACAGTTACAGTTTTATAGTACTCTAAGATTCGCCCGCAATCACCACATCTATATTGTGCTTTTTTCTTTTGTACTTTGTTGTGTCTAATTGTTGATAGATGCTTCATAGCTTCACAGTCGCATTCATAGAGGTGGATTTGTTTTTTCTTTTGTACTTGTTTTGTTATTGTAGCTCTTTTTAATGCTTCAGAATTGTTAAATGCTGTAGTGGTTGATTTTCCGTTAGTTCCCAAAATTCTACAAACAGCTTTGAACTCTTTTCCGTGTGGTTGTACTCTTCGATGATTGTCATATCCTGTAGGAAACCTTTTGTTCACAATAATGTGAGCCAATTCGTGAAGCACAACTTCTTTAATGTAAAGGTCGGCATTTTCTTCAAGCAGAAGAGGGTTCAGTCTCATAGTGATTTTGTTGTTATACACTACTTTTCCCAAAGCATTTTGAGTTGAAAGGTCATATTTTACATCAAATTCACCAATATCGACATCATAAATAAGGTTTGCTCTGTTTCTAACATACTTGATGGCTTCTTGTACTTTGTTTTTGTAATCCATTACTTTTCCTTAATCAATTTGTATAATTGGGCTCATTATAGCCTCTTCACGCTCGACATCAATATCATAATCACATTCACCCGACAAAATTTCTTCTTTATTAATAGAAACTCTCCATTTTTTACTTTCAACTTCAACTTCCATAATGTCATCAGAATCTTTATCAATATAAATGGCATAAGTAACGATTGGAATATTGGTATTCAAGTCAACTGAAACTGTGCCGAAATCGATATTGTCGATGTCTTCTAAAGTTTCTCTGTCAAACCCGTATTCAACAAGAGCTTCCAAAGCCTCTTTTGGTAACTGTGGTATTTGTTGTTTCATTTTCAATCCTTTATCTCTTTTTATACCCTATTATACAATAATCTTTAGAAGAAGTCAAGTGGTTTTGAGAGATTTTTGTGTACTTAAATAAAGTACTTAAATAAAATACTGAGGAAAGTGTTCTTTACCGAACTCAATATATTTTTGTTTAATGTCTTTGTCTAACTCTACATTAGGGTAATAATATTTGTTTTCAAATGAAGTTATTTGGTTATTATAACAATAGAATTTGCCCTCAATATCAGGACAGTATTTAAATGAAGTTATTTGATTATCACTACAATTAATATCACCTTTAATATCAGGACAGTATTTAAATGAGGTTATCTCGTTATAACTACAATAAAAATAACCACCAATATCAGGACAATACTTGAATGAGGTTATTTTGTTTCCCCTACAATTAAAATCCCCCTTAATATCAGGACAATACTCAAAGGAAGTTATTTGATTTCCACTACAATAAAAATCACCCTTAATATCAGGACAAAACTTAAATGAGGTTATCTCGTTATAGACACAACTAAAGTCACCCTTAACATCAGGACAGTATTCAAATGAAGTTATTTTGTTATAACTACAATCAAAATTACCCTCAACTCTTTTATAACAACCCTCTAATGAAGTCAATCCTTTTTCAGAGACATCAAGGTCTCCATAATAGACTTCATTTGATTTGTCTCCGTAGAGGTCTTTGAATGTCATTTGAGTCCTTTTTTATCTTATTATACAATAATCTTTAGTAGAAGTCAAGGCATAAAAACCTCTATAGCAATCGTAGTGAAATATTTTACTTCATTAAGTGCTTCTTTTTCAGTAATATCAGCACCTATCCACTTTCCCTTATCATCATACAGTCCATATAAAGCTTTTCTATATGCTTCTTTATCTGTCATTCCTGCAAAATCAAAGTAATATTTTCCATTATAGATATTAAAAAAATTAAAAACTTTGTTATAAAAGTCCTTGTTTTTAACAATAGGAACCTGAAAACCTTTTTCTTTTGCCATTTCAACAGCTACACTTTTATAATGGTTGAGAATTTCAGGGTACAAGTCTTTAAGCCCTTTCAGTAAGAAAAAAATCTCATAAACAGAGCGGTTTTTAAGTTCTTCTGCTGTTTTCTCAGCAAGCACCTCATCATTATTATCAACTGATTTTTTGATATTCTGATAAAACTTTTTTATTTCTTTTACTGTCATAATTTACCTTTCTATTTTGACTTTATTGATTGGATATTCATCACCAAACTTTCCTTGAAGTTCATCAGTGTTACACACAACAACTTTGCTTGTACAGTATCTCACTTTATAAACATTTCCGCCTACTTTTAGTGTACCTTTTGTTTTATTAAAAAGTTCCTTTCATCACTTCTTCCCCATTTTTTCTTCTACTTCTTTATACTTATTCTCCACATTAACCAACTCCATCTCTGCTTTAGAAAGCTCATATTCATACTTGTGCATAGAGTTTTTCAAAAGGTTTCTTGTCAATGACAACTCTTCGCCCATTGTATTCAATAATTCCAACTCAACCTTTGCTTTTTCGACATTTTCCTTTTTGAGCCTAACCACATTCTTTTTAATACTAAGCTCTTTTTCAAAAGGGTTCTCGTTTTTATTGACTTTCTCAATCAAATCCTTTGTCATTTCACTCACATCAGCTTTACCCTTAATACCATTAAAGCCTGTACTATAATTAGCTCTTGTGGTTACTTTGTTATATCTCTTTTTCTGATTGATTTTTGCCTCGACTCTTTTTTGGTTGATTAGGTAGAAATCGATATAGATTTCTTGAAGTATCTGTGAATTCGAAACAAAAGCGTTGTTTTTTGGTTTTCCGTTATCGTCATAATAGTCGTTACAGCCATATATCGAAACTCTATCAACAATAGGACTTGTTTTTTCGTTATAGTCGCTAATACCAACAATCTCCATAACTTCATCAACTTTTACTTTAAGATTTGGTCTATCTTTAACAAACTCTTTCAAACTTTTTAGGTCAGTTACTTGTACCATTTTCAATCCTTTTCTCTTTAAATATACTGTATTATACAATAATCTTTAATAGAAGTCAAGTGGTTTTGAGGACTTTTTGATGACTTTTAAAGATTTTACTTTTCAAAAAAGTAAAATCTCTTGAAGAGATTAGGAGATAAGAAGACGATTAAAAATCATCTTCTTCTTTAGGAAGTTCTTGACTTGGTAGAACCTGAAAACCAACGGTGTCTTGTGTGCCATCGCCATTGCTGTCGAATTTTCTAAGGTTTAATTTATAAACATTAGACCCTATCACAATATCATAAGATTTCATATTGACTCCATCGCCTGTCATATTTTCAATATGCTTGAAAACAAATTTATCGCCATATTTTCCTTTAAGCCAACCCTCTGCATCTTCAACTGCTTTAGAAAGATTAAACTCTTCACTTTCTTTTAGTTTCTTGTAATTTTTAAATTTCATAATATTTCCTATTATCACTTTTTGCTATTTATATTAGAAGCAGTTTAAGTTTCTTAAATCAGGATAGTCTTTCCAAGAGCCAAATTTTTTTGGTATATTGTGAATCTGATTTAACAACATAATACCTTTAGAGGCTTCATCAGGACTCATATTCATATGAAACCCACAAATAAGTTCGCTATTTGTGGTCACTTCATCAACAGAATTTAAATATCTACTTCTACCATCATAAGACAGCTTCTTTAGTACTTCATAAGCATTTTTGTCATCAAGCAGAATAGCCCCGCCTTTGCCTATATTAAGACGCTTTTTCTGATGAAAAGAAAGACACATCATAGACCCACCAATATACATATTTTCATCAAAATAAACAGCGCTGTCTATAATGTTGGCAAATACATAATAAAATCTTTCCCATTTATCATTATTAAATGAAACACTACCAAAGAAATTCTTAATAGTCATAGGAACGCTCATATATGTGTGGGGTGTAATTTCGATATTCAGTGAGAGGTTTTCATATTTCTGTTTGTACCACAAAGAAAGAAATATTGCATTAGTACATCTATCTGTTAAGACTATATAAGGGGCACCCGTATATTCTTTTAGACGAGCTTCAAAAATATCTAAAAAGCAGTCGTTGTTTGTTATCATCATAAAGTGTTATCCAAAGTTCTAATGACTTCAAAAGATTCGGCATATTTCATTCCGCATTGTAATCCTCTATACTCTGCGTAAATCAAAATACCGCTAATACTTCTAGGGTCAGGGTATCGGTTTATTTCATCTTTATAGCACTCCATTGCGCTTATTTTTTTATCGATATGGTTGTGTATGTTCACAAAATGAGTAGGATTAAATGGTGATGGTTGTAAATTAGACCCCATCACTTCATAAGCAAATATTTTTTCTACAAAATATTTATTAGGTCGTGTTGCTACCATTGTAGCTTCATACGCAATTTTATGGTCTTGATTTAAGTCATTTTTAGAGTGGGTGTACAGAATATTAGGAGACACAATATCTATAATATCCGCAATAACATCCGCAATTTTTGATTGCGGAACAGTTTCAAAATGTTGAGCTTCAAACTTTCCAAATAGAATGTTATTCCGACAAACACCCAATTCATTCACAGCACTGTAAATATGATTTAGGTCTGTTATTCTTCCTGTACTCAAATACAAAATAAAAACATCATCTTGGTTTTCGATATGTTTTGCGATAGTTCCACCACACCCAAGAACTTCGTCATCAGGGTGAGAAGCTATAAATAGAACATTCATTTAACCCCCGTTTCGGTAGGTTCATATTCTTCTGATTTACCACAAAGACCAAAAACACCACACAAAACATTAACTCTAAACCAAGACCACATCAATAATCCTTTTTCTTTTGAAATCTATTCACATTCCTCATCGGTTGGAATTGTACCACCGAGATTGGACAACTTTTTCATTGCATCTGCCAATTTTGCTTCTTCTCTTGCGATTTTATCATCAAACATCTTTTTTCGTTTGACTTTTAGTTTGTTGATTTTTCTTTTAATACCAACAACAACACCTTGTTGTTTGACGATTTTAACACTGTCTACGATACCCATAATTATACCTTTTTGGTATATTTATAGGTTAATCTCTAACATCTTTCACACGGAGTCCATCAACTCTGTCTTCTGGTACCATTAAGTATTTTTCATCACCCTCGCTTCTAATCATTTCCAAATCAAAAGACGCTTGAGGGGCAAAAAATACTTGTTGACCAATCTCAAATTTTTTACAGTCAGGTCCTTTGCTTACGATGATGCCTGTGGATGGTCTGTCTGTTACGACTGATGGTTTTGACGCTGTTATGATTATCCCTGAAGGGCTCTCTTTTTTTGTCATATCGGGTTTGTTTTTAACCACTAATAAATTGTCTTGTGGAGCAAACTCATACCACTCTAAATAACCTGTTTCAGTCATATAATTTCCTTTTTATATAATTTGTATAGCAGTATAATAAAAAATGTTTAAATTGGTCTTAAACAATTTATATAAATCTCTCAGGATTGTCTTTCGAGTTCCAAATATCTCTAAGGTGCCAAAATTCAAGTGCGCTTATATAAGGAGTGCCTGCACTTGTTTTCCCGTACATTATAAGCTCTGAAGTTTCTTTTAAGTCTTTAAATGGAACATCGAAATATACATCAGTTATTATACCCTCATCATAAATTAAAAACGGCATTTTCGGAACAAAAGCTTTAGGAATATACTCATCTGTTTCTACCCTAATACCACTCTGCCCTTCAATATTACCGTAGCTTTTATCTATAGCTATATATTTTTCTTCATCCAAAAGGTCGTTTAATGTCAAAAGCTGAGCCTTATACACTATTCCCTTTTCTTTTACTAATTTCATTAAAGTATTATAGGTGGTTATATCTTGTAAGACAGAACTACCGTCTAATAAATTAGTAATTGTCTCTAACATCCCACTAAATCCAAATCATCTTCTATTTTAGTCACATCGTTTCTACCATCAATAGTCCATATAGTATGTTCTTGTATTTTTAACAACAACTCTTTTAGTTCACTAATTTCATTGGCTTTGTTAATTTTGTTTTCCATTCAAAATCCTTTTGTTTTTTTTTTTTTAATTATAGTGCAAATAACTTTAAAAGTATATTATATGATGTATTCAGGATATTTTTCTTCAATTACCCTATTTGTAATGCCTCTTTGATTTAATTCTAAGTTGATTACAGTCTTTTCTATGTCCCCAATTAATTTACTGTTTCTTCTTTTTAACAACTCTTCTATGGTCATATCACCAATTTTAGTTTCCTCGTTTGTAGTGGTATTAGTGACTGAAGCCTTAATCACACCTTCTGAAAGTTTATTTAAATCTAAGCCTAAATGGTCTCTATTAACGTTATGGTTCATATAAAATACTCCATATATTTTTCTTTTATTTCTTTTTCATTTAAACCCAATCTTTCTTTTAAGATGTTTAGTGTAGCTGTGTGTTTGATTGTTTTTGGTTTTGCTGTAGCAAAAGCTTTCAATATTTCGTGCACATCTTCACTATTAAAGCGATTAAATAACGCTCGTAATCTTTTATCATATTTATTGTTATATCCCAAAATTTTTTTCATAAGCCATAATAACATAAAAATTATTATAAATAGATAAAGATTTTATAAATCTATAAATAAAATAAAACTCCTAAAGGAATATTAATGCCAGCAAGATTTAAAGTAAGAAGAGGAAATACCCCACCACCTGTAGAAACAGCCACACAACAAGGACTAATTGATTATGAACTTGGTTATGATACTGCGTCTAATCAACTGTATATCAATAATGCAGGAACTGTAATGACACTCGATTCTGCGGATTCCGACACTGTAGGTGGAATAGACCCTTCTTCGTTTGTTAGAAATGACGATGGAGACCAATATATTGATGGGAACCTTACACTTAATGGTGAATTAATAGCTATTGCTCAGAAGGCTAGATATGCCGATATTGCTGAATATTATGAAACTGATAAGACTTATTCAGCAGGGGATGTTGTTATGGTTGGTGTTGAGAGCGAAGCCACTTTAGCCGATGGTTCAAGCCCTATTATGGGGGTATGTTCTACTAATCCCGCTTATCTTATGAATATTGACATTGAAGCTGAACACTTTGCTCCTGTTGCCTTAAAGGGTCGTGTTCCTGTAAAAATAACAGGTTCAGCGGAAAGAGGGGATTATATTGTTGTAGATGTTGATAATATTGGAAAAGGAAAAGCTGTAAAAAGCCTTGATGGAATTGATAGAGAAAGATTGTATATAGGCGTATGTATTACAGCAGGAGAGGATGTTTGTGAAGTCAAGATTTAATTCTTGACTTCAAGCTTACCATACCTCTACCGTTATTTTTTTGGAGACGAGTTTGTTTCCGAATTTTTCTTTATACAGACGATAGGCTATTGAACTACCATTCAGCCTCATAGCGACTTTGCTCACTCTGTCTGTATGAATAATTTCTGTTTTTGCACCAACAGTCTTTTGGAGGTTAAAGGCACTATCTCTCATATCACAAAAATATACATCCAAATCCACACCCTCTGTATCAACTATTTTCTCGTTTTGGTTTATTACAGGTTTTATTACAGGTTTTATTACAGGTTTCATCTCTTGTCCTTTATCTCTATTTTGAAGTTTTTGTTGTCAGGAGATAGCATAAGTCCGTAGGTACCATATAGAGATTGAGTGAGTTTATCTACTTCACACATCGCTTTGTGCTCTTTTCCATTTCTTTCAAAAGTTATATATGCCCTTTGAGACTTTATCTCATTGATGTTTCGTCTTTTCATTTCAATCCTTTATCTCTTTTTATACCTGATTATACAATAATCTTTAATAGAAGTCAAGTGTTTTGAGAGATTTTTGAGTAGTTTTGAAGATTTTATTTTTCAAAAAAGTAAAATATTTGAAAGAGGTTTAAAACAAGACAAATTAAGTCTTATTTAAGACAGTATTAATTTTTTATAAGTATAATGCGTAAAATTACAAAAGGAACACTATGGCTTGTTCATTAGAGGGTGGGTGTGGTAGCTCATCAGAAAGTATTCATATAGATATCAATACTACTAGCATTTGTAATATTGCTTGTACTTATTGTTCAGAGGGAAATGAGTGTGGTTTGAGTACTCTATATATGGGGAATACTGAGGTAAAAGTAGAAGACTTGATTAAAAAATTAGGCAAAGACCCCGCTAAACATAAGACTATAAATTTTTGGGGGGGAGAGCCTTTTGTAAATTTTGATTTCTGCAAAGCTATTATAGACGGTTTTAAAGATGACAAAACATTTAGTTTCTTTTTTTATACCAATGGGTTGTATATACCAAATTATATCGACCAATTAAAGCGATGGAATGAAGAATTCGGGAAAGAGTTAAACGCTGATGGACAAAATAGATTGTATCTTCAAATAAGTTATGATGGGCGACACCTCACAAATACAGTGAGAGTGGATAAAGGCGGTCACGGCACTGCTGATAGAGTTGAAAAGGCATATAAATTACTAAAAGAAAACAATATAGGAACTTCATTAAAAGCAGTGATTAGCACCGATGGTTTTCCATATCTTTTTGAAAGCTTTAAAGATTTATATGAGCTTCAAGGTTTTTATTCACCAACACCTGATTTATGGTCTGATAGAAGTGAAGAAGAGTTCAATACTGATTTAGAAATACTTGGAAAAGAGCTTGAGAAGATAGCAAAGTATATATACCAAAATGATTTGAGTCCTGAAGTATTTAGTTGGTTTGCTAAATCAAGAGCGATTTGTAGTACAGGTGCGGGTATGCTTAGTATAGACCTTGATGGTGGCATATACCCTTGTCACGCAGGTATGTATGGTGAAAGCGAAGAGCATAAAATAGGAGAGCTTGAAGATTGGGAACATATTAGAGAAAATGTTATGGATGACTTTAAAAAAATTAATACCAATCTTCCATTGGAATGTCAAACTTGTGATGTAAATTATTGTATGAAGTGCCAAATATCAAACTACGCAAAATCTACAAAAGATACATACGAGGAAAGATTTACAGATTATCAAGCAAATTGGCAGGTTTGCAAAATATTTAAAATGAACGACAAATATAATAAAACACTGAGATATGCAATGACACAAAAAGGATTGAGATGAGTGCCAAACTCACATCTCAAGAGCTCAAAGATAAAGCAAATAAAAACAATCCTGATGTGCAAATCATAGGTAAATATATAAATTCCAAAACAAACATCTATGTTATTTGTAAATGTGGCAATACGACATCTGTTAGACCCAGTGAATTATATAAATCTTGGCGATGTTTTGAGTGTGGTATAAAAGCAAGAAAATACATAAATGGAAATGGAGGATGGTCAACTAAAAGAAATAAAGAAGCTAAAAACAGAATAATTCAAAAACACAAAGAATTATTATCCAAAAAATTGCCACATATTGAGTTGGTAGGAGATTATGAGGACAGTAAAACAAAGACAAATTATATCTGTTTTAAGGTTGGATTAACTCTTTATAAGTATAATGATGTTACGAAATGTATAAAAAATCGCTTTAGAAAAGAGAATAATAATATACTTCTGTTAGGATATATTATATTCAAAAATGGAGCGGAAGGTTATGAGTTGGAGCAAAGAATCTTAAATTCTCATCAAAAATATAACTCGGATATTTTGCAATTTGGTGGTAATTCCGAACTGTTATCTGAGAATATTATTGCTCTCGATAAATACAAATTCATAAAAACAAAGGAAATTATATGAAAACAAACACAACAAACACAACAAACACACAAAAATATACTGAGCTTCAAGACAATAATATAAAAATGAAGTACAATATGAAAACAAACACAACAAACACAACAACCAAAATTAATACCAAAAAACCAACACAAAAAAGTAAAGGTAATGGATTTAAAACATTTACACTTGAAGTACAAACAACACAAAAATGCAATTTGGGCTGTCCTCGGCTTTGCCGATAAGTTAATTTTTTAGTATTTAGAGTAAATACCTTATTGCTATGTAGCAAATAGAGACCTTTTTCTTACACCTGAAGTATTTGATAAAAGTTTCGAAAGAATTATTGATTTAATGCAGAGAAGTGGCACTACCAATTTGAATATTAGTTTTTTTGGTGGCGAGCCTTTATTAAATTTTGAAGTTATCAAGCATATTACTAAAAGAGTTGAAGCACTCCCTATTAGAACAGACTTAGTTTTAATTTCAAATATGACTATGATTACAGAAGAAATTTCAGACTTTTTGTTTGAGCATAATATTGGTGTGTCTTGGTCTTTCGATGGTATGGGGTCTAATGAAACAAGACCACTTTTGCCTATTTTTGAAAACAAGAATAAAGACGGAAAATTATACAATGGAATTTTAGACCTCTATGAAGACAAAAAAGACCTTATTTTAAAGCACACCAACGGCTGTAAAATTATGATTTGGGCAGGAAATATGCACCAAATGAGCGAAAATTTAGACTTCTTTGTTGATTGGGGTTTAACAGGGCTTGATTACTCATTAGTAAGAGATGATGTGTGGACTAAAGATGATTTGATAGCATTTAGAGGACATCTAAGAGACTTAGCCGATAAGTATATTCAGTACACAAAAAAAGGTGTCCCTTTACATATAGGTTTTTTTGATTTAGCTATTGGTGATAATGTTATTAACTTTACATTTGGCAAAAGAGATTTCGGGTGTTTTGCAGGTGTAAATGGTGCAAATATGACACCAACAGGAGAGTTCTACCCTTGTGCTAGATTTGCTACAAAATCACTTATGAAAATTGATGATGAGTATGATTTTAATTATTGGGCTGAACAATTTAGACCTGCCAATTATGATAAATGCAAGACTTGTGATATTCAACAAGTTTGTAACGCAGGATGTACCTTTAGTCAAGTTAGAAATGACAATAAACCTGTGGATAGTGTTTGTGAGTTGTATCATATGATACAAGAAGAAACGATTAGAATAGTACACGAATTAAAAGACAACGAGTTGTTTCAAGAACAGGTTATGTCATTATTTAACAATATGGGGTGATTATGGTGGGTTATATTTTAGAGTTTATATTTGAGTTATTGATTGGAATAATTACTATTGTAACAGCGTTGGTTATTATTATATTTGGGTTTGTATTTTTGTCTGTGGCAAATCTATTTGATAAATTATCTGATAAATTATCTGATAAATTCTTTAGTAAAATAGAAACAAAAAAGGATAAAAATTGAGTTGTGAAACTGAACACAAAAACATAGATATAAATGATTTAGAAACAATGTTACAAGAAGCCCGTAAAGGCAGAGCCAAAATAGACAAACAATATGTAGATTTTGATGAAAAAGGTCATTTGTTTGAATACAATATAGACTTTAATCAGTTTTTAGATGATATTAATTATATATTTAAAAAACACAAAGAGCGAAGTAGTGGACAAAAGAAATAATATCAGCACTCAAAATACCAACCTTGTGTATTTTACCACAGCCTGCAATCTAGGGTGCACATATTGTTTCGAACAACTTGACAATATAAAACCAAAGCACATTCCAATACAAGAGTTGTATAAGATTGCAGACCGAGTTATAGAAGCTGAAGACCCCAACCTACAAACTCATTTTGTATTATATGGTGGAGAAGCAACACTTCGTTGGAAAGAAGCTGAACTCTTTATGGAATATGCACACTCAAAAAAGAACAATGTCACATTTAACCTAATCACAAATGGAATATTGTTTTTAGATGATGAGTTTTTTAAGAATTTCTTTAGTAATAAATATTATAATAATGGTATGCTCAGTATTGATATCTCATTTGATGGAGATAAGGGTAATGTTGAGCGTGTGTATAAAGATGGTGGAAGTAGTACTGAAGATGTTATTATGGTTTTCAGTAAACTTAAAGTTTATAATCTTCGTTGGAGATTACGATACACAATTCACAAAAAAAACATAGATACTTTTGTTTATGATATTAAGAAATTGATTAAACATTTCAAACCCGAAAGAGTAATAAAAAATGTAGTATATCACGAACTTGATGAAAACGACCTATCTATGTTGGAGAAAGGCTTTGAGGAACTAAAGAAGAATTGGGATAACAAAAAAGACACTCCTATTTGTGATTTAGTTTGCGATACTTGTGATGGGTGTTCTATGACATTTGAAAACTATGCTAACCATACTCCTGTAGGCACAAGCGTACATCCCAAGCAACAAGCTAAAATATATGATACTCTTGATAAACTAAAATATAAATAAGAAAAGGAAATTTAATGAGCAAAAATACAACCAGTACTGAAACTACAAATAATAACGAAGTAGCACCTCCATTTGTTGAAGCAACTGAAGAAATTATTGAAATTTCAAAGGTATATGAAGCATATGGGGTTAGAGAGTTATTTCTTGACATCTTGGGGGTTTTTCTTGAGGTGACAAGAAACCTTGGAGCAGAAGCAAAAGGTATAAGTAGAACTGAAGTTAAAATGAAAATTTTTGAAAAGATGTTTGACATAAATATTGAAGAAGAAATTGAGAAAAAGGTTCAAGAGTATATTCAAAACAATACCTCAGACGCTGATACCGCAGATGTAGACGCTGAATTATTGGAAAGTATTCGCTCTAATTTCAATGAATATTTAAAGGATTAGAATTATGAGTGATTGGCTAAAAAATCCATACGGAACCCCAGGAGGAGACGAAAAAACTTATTCTTCTGAAGAATTAGCTCAAATGGGGGTAAATATAGGTGAGTTAATCACCAATGAAAAATTCAATTATTTATCAGGGAAAGTTAAAAACGAATCTGCAAGAAGAGGTGTGGGGGTACCTGATTATGAGCGAAATGACGGTGAACTTATCACCGCTGTGGATTACAATGTGATAATTGACAGAATTAATAATGTGTTGGATATTCCGAGAAACCCTGATGGAGCAGATTTACCACATTTGTCAAATGTTGCTATTGGAGATTTAATAACCGCTTTAATTCACAATAATATAAAAAACAAGCTTGTTGATGCAGGAAATCAATGTATGTGTAACTGTAATTACTGTGCTTGTAACTGTAATCAGTGCATCTGTAACTGTAATCACGCTTGTGTGTGTAACTGTAATTATTCTGATGAACGACTTAAAACAAATATCGTTTATATAGGTGTTTTTTAATGTTTGGTTGGAATTTTATAAAGGCATTAAAGCCCGCCAAATATGAGTACTCAAGTGTGGATGATAATCTTGAAATATCGAAAGATGGTAGAACTCATTTTGGAGTTATGGCGCAAGATATTGAAGAATACCTGAAAAGTGTTTCTGATGAAGATTTCGCTATAATAGAAAAAGACGAAAACGGGTATATGATGGTAAATTATACCGAGCTGATTGCCCCTATGATAGCCACTATCCAACAACTTCAAGAAAGAGTGGAAGAACTAGAAATCCAAGTTTCTAACCACTCTTCAAAATAATCACCAACCTCTTTTAAAGATTTTACTTTTTTAAAAAGTAAAATATTTCAAAGAGGTTGTTTCTTCAAAAAAATTTAAGCCTATTTTTATATAATAATTCAATTTAACATAAGGTATTATAATGCTATTCGAGATAAAACGAAACGACAACAAAATTTATATTTTAGGTAAAGCTACTTCAAAAAATGAAAGTTCCCTTGAGTTTGATGATAGTTTAGAGGCTGTAGTAAATGAAAATAGAGAGAAAAATAAGATAGTATATTATGACACTAATCTTGACAAAATTAAAATTGAAGACTCAAAGTATAGAGATATTCCGGTGACAGACTTTAATCGAGTAAAAGCCCTTAAAAAGGCTAGATTGGATTTAGAAAGTATCGTAAAAGATGTGGATATGATTGACTACATCAGATATATTGATTGCAATAACGAGCTTAATTCAAAAGGTTATTTTGTGACCGATGAAAATCGTGAGGAGGTTTATCTTGATATTTTAGAAAAAGGTGACGAAAAAGTGATTGATATCCTTGAAGAATTTCTGATTACTAAAGATAAACTTACAATTATAAAATCAGCCAAGAAAAGATATGATGAGCTTGAAGAGGAAATTAAAGCGTCAAGTGAAGAAAATTTGGACACAAAAAAATTAAGTGAATTGTTGAATATAGAGTTCTAATGGAACATATAGGAGTATTCTACGATTTAATACCACACAAAAAAATAAACGGAAGTCTATTTTACGCTTTTGAATATTTTGTATTTTTAAATAAGTTTAAAAAAACTGTATTTTATATTTCTAATATTAGAGATGAGTATATTGGTGAATTAAAAGAGGTATTTAAAAATAGATATAATTTCAATAATCATCTACTTGATAGAATAATTGCGATAAAAACTATAAAGCAATATACACTGATAAACAAAAATATCAAAAAGGCTTTGTTTGTAGATGTCCGTAGTTACGAAAACATCCACGCTTTTTTAAATTGTCCACTAGTGATATACTCAAATGAGGCGCACGAAATAACCACCAAAAAACCACACAAAGTATTTGGGTACTATGACTATCAAAATTTCCAAATCAAAGAAAAACTAAAGTTTAATTTTGAGATATATAAGCCCATATCGAACAAGAAAACAAACACTGCACTTGTAACAAGAGTATTGGGAGCTGAAAATGTTATTCATAAAATAGACATAAAAGAAAACAATATAATATATAAACCTAAAGAACACGCTATAGAAAGTGTTTTTGAAAAATTTGACACACTGTATTATTATCACAGCTTCTTGGACACAAATAATCGCCTTATAGTTGAAAGTTTATATTACAACAAGAATGTTGAAATTATATATACAGGACTCAAAAAAGATAGTGTTTATTATCGTTATAATGATATTATGAATAACGGGGTAGACGGGTATCGTCTGACAAAAGATGATTTAATAATTCAGGAAATGCTAAGTGAAAATAGTTAAACTTGACGGTGATTTAACTTTGACTTATAGTTGGAGTAACAATAATCACGGTATTTGTGGACACACTTTTGAAGTAATTGAGTACTACTTTATACTGAAGGACTTTTTTGATACAAACATTTTATTATGTGAAGATATTACACCTGAAATATTTAAATCGGCTATTGAGGACAAATATGATTTCACAAAAGAAGAAATTGCAGATATTTTAAACAATACAAAGTTTATTAATAGACCTATATTATTAAAAGGAAAGAATATTTTATTTGTTGATGGTGGAATTATTAACACCAACAACTACACTCTCCTATTTGACAATATTTTTTACTTTGCTTGCGGGAATAAAGAGGTCAAACATAACAATAAAAACAATGTTTATATTTTACAAGATGATAGAGTATATGAGCCTGTTGTTAAGAATGGCATAAATTATAAAAAGAAGTTATTATTTGATAGAATGAAGCCTATCAAAAACAATAAAACAGCAAATCTAATCTATGTTACAAAGAATTGCCGTGATATAAATGATGAGGTATTTAAAGAGCTTGAAAAAACCTACGATGGAAACTTTTTATACTTAGGAAATGAAGAAAAATACACCTCAAATAGATTTAAATTTATGAAAATGCCCGTCCGTAACCTTTTTAGTGAGTTTGACACCTACATATATACTGAAGTTCCAAGACACTTTGATTGTAGCCCAAGGTTCATAGCTGAATGCAAATATTATGATAAAAAAGTAATATACCACAACATCTATTATTTAGAAGAAGATTTAGGATTAAAGTGGAGAAAGTATGATATAGAAAATGACTTTAATTCACTATTCTTAACTAAAGACGATGACTTAATACCTATTATAAAGAGTATAATATGAGTGAATGCAAAAACAAATACTCTATAGCGGTTACTTATGATTGTAATTGGAATTGTGGTTTTTGTATAGTTGATACTCATCATCAACCAAAAGTAACCTTTGAGGAGCTTAAAGAAAAGATAGATGAAGTAGAGCCCTTTTCGGAAGTATCGCTTAGTGGAGGAGAACCAGGACTACTTAAACAAAACGAGCTTGAGTATTGCATAAAAACCCTTAAAAACAAAAACTGTAAAATTAATGTTAATACAAACGGAACATTTTTTGTAAATCATAAAGAGTATTGTGATGATATAGATTTCTTTTATTATCATTGTTCGGAAAATTTGGATATAGATAAAGGTATATTGCTTGATGGGGTTCCGTTAGATAAAACCGAGTTTATGGTAGTATTGACAGATGAGAACTTTAAACGACTTGATTGGTTTATAGAAAACTATCCAAACATCTTATTTCGGGTAGCCTCTGCTGATGAAGCGATGGTAGGTGGAAAAAAGGGGACAACATTAAATACAAAAAATGCTATTAAAGTGTGGAAAAAACACAAAGACAAAATAACTAAAGATAGTGTTATGTATCTACTTGAGAATTGTGTTAGTGTTAATAATGAATACAAGATAAAATAAATTAGAGGTGTAATTTGAGTAAAGTAAAGAGTCAAAGTATTTTCAATTCAGCCTCTGTTGGAGGGATTATACCTGATACGACAGAGCCTATTTGCGAAAGAGCTAAATTAGATACAGGCACACATTGTCAAGCAAAGTGTTTTTTCTGCTATTATATTGATAGACTTGATGAGGTAACGCCTTTTGATGTTATTAGAAAAAGAATAGATTATTTGGTTGAATGCAGGATTAAAGAAGCTGATTTAAGTGGCGGGGAAAGTTCTATACATAAAGATTGGTTCAAGATACTCGACTATTGTCGAGAAAAAGGACTGAAAATTTCAACACTAAGCAATGGTATTAAATTTGCGGATTTTGAGTTTTTAAACCAAAGTAAAGAGCACGGATTAAGTGAAATATTATTTAGCCTGCACGGTTATGATGAAGAAAGTCATAATCAAATAGTAGGGTCTAAAATAGCATTTAAAAATATCATACAATCAATAAAAAATGCTCATAAATTAGGTATAAAAGTGCGTATAAATTGTACAGTCACAAACAAAAATTATACACAAATAGATACAAAATTTGTGGAATTAGTAAGAACACTAATGCCTTTTGAGGTAAATTTTATTACACTAAATTATTGGGATGATGCCAAAACACAAAAAACGATAGATTATAACCAAATAACCCCTCATATACATAAGGCTATCGATGAGCTTAAAGATTTTGTACCATATATTAATGTGCGTTATACCCCTTATTGTTTTATGAAAGGGTATGAGAAATATGTGTGCAACTATTATCAGCATATATATGATATATATGATTGGAATATAGCAGTTTATGACCAAAATATAAGCCCTGATGAATACAAGAAAGACCCACTTAAAGCCTTATATGATAGTGCGAAAAGAAATAGATTAAACTCCTATTACAAAACAAAAGAGTGTTTTAACTGTAAATACTACTATATATGTGATGGAATTGAAAATTCTATTCAACAAATAGAATTACATCCTGAAAGTGGAGAGAAAATAAGCAATCCAAACTTTTATCGTAAAAACTTTTACAGTTATTCAAAATAAACACTATTAAAGATGTAATTAAGTTTGATTAATTAAAATAATTAATCAAAACATAAGGTTAAACACAGTATGAGAATTTTATCAAGAGAAGAAATCATAAAAGTTTGCGAAGAAAAGCACGGAAAGAAATACAACTACAGTCTTGTCAAGGATAGTTTAGGTTCAGACTCAATCCCTATTATTTGTGATAAACACGGTATTTTTAAACTATCTGTAAATTCCCACAAAAGAGGCGCAAGATGTCCCGTTTGTCATCCTCCTAAACTTTCTAATGAGGAAGTGATAGAGCAATTCAAAAAAGCCAATAATAACCAATACATATATGACATCACTAATTATACAAGCAATCAGACAAAAGTAGAAGTAATATGTAAAAAACACGGAGTTTTTACGACATCCCCTGATAACCACAAAAGAGGCAACGGATGTCCTGATTGTGCGATTGATAAGATATATAAAAACAAACCTACTTATCTTTACCATCTTAGTATTAATAATAATGGGAAGACGCAATATAAATTGGGGGTGTGTTTGAAGCGTGATTTTGATACAGTTGAAGAGGCTGTTAATTACAGATATAGTTATGAAAAGAAGCATAATGTTGAATTTCATATACTTGATTATAAATTATATGATGATGGGGTACAGGCATATAAACTCGAACAGGCTGTCATAAATGAATTGAAAGATAAACATATACCTAAAAATGAAAGTATTATGTTTAGCGGATATACTGAAATATTTAATGAGGATTTTATATCGGATTTCAATTTATTTTAAGGTTGAAATGGTATTATTCATTAATAATTTGTTAATTAATGTTGTATTTTATTAACAGATTACAAATAAAATAAGTCATTCGACTAAAAAACAAAAAATCCCAAGAGGTAAAGGAATAATTATGAAGCATATTATCGCTTTTTTCGGAATTATGGCAGTTATGGTATCAACAGCAGTTGCAGGTGGGGACATCGCACCAGTAGAGCCTGTAGTAGAGCAACCCAAGAACTTTTATGTAGGTGGCGCATTAACAGCTTCGCAAGTATATGACCAAGGTGACTCTCATTGGTTTAACGACACTGCATCAGCAGAAACAGGATATGGTCTTGGTGTTCAAGCAGGTTATGTATTCTTTAGAACAGGTGATTTTTCTTCGGCTGTAGAGGTTAGAGCTAACAGAACATTTTGGTCTTTTGCAGATGATGTTGATGGTGAAGTAACCTCTTACGGTGCTTTTGTTAAACCTGAGTATAGCTTTGGTGATTATGGTGTTTATGGTCTTGTTGGTTATGGTCAAACAAGACTTACAGGTACAGGATTCAAACAAACAGAAAATGGTTTTGCATATGGCGGTGGTGTAGAATATGCACTTACTGAGTCATTTGCTGTATTTGTTGATTATGTGGTTAATCCTGAAATCAAAGAAACTCCGAAAGATATCGAAAATGACACTATTTCAATCGGTGTAAACTACAAGTTCTAATCCTTAATTAGAGCTATTTGAGAACACTCCGAAGAGTGTTCTATTAATAGTTTGTAAGGATATAAGTGAAAATAACCAATTTTAAACTACTTCAATCGGAGCAGATGGACTATTTTGATATCAAGATAAATATCAAGATTTCCTCGCAGATAAATCAATGGACAGAAGAAGATTTTGAAACAGTATTGGGCTTTATAGCAAAACAAAAATACAACAAAATTTGGGTTATAATTGAAACTATCGACACAAATCATTGGGAATACTTCATATATGAACTAATAAAGATATTCTATAATAAAGAGCTTTTAGTAGAGTTTCCTAAATTAGATATAGATGATAATAGATTGGAACTTTTTGTGACCCAAATCAACGAAATAAAATCATACCAACAAGAGTTTGTGTTTTGTGAAGACAATAGAGTGTCGGATAAATACATAGATGATGAGGGTATATACTACAGAGAAAATGACTCCAAAAAACACCATAGAAATTTTAAAATAATAACGAAAAACAAAGAAAAGATAATCACAGAAAAAGAAGCCTTAAAACTGCCATTTAAAGATATGAAGTGTCAGAGTGGTGTGAAAAGTCTTTTTATAGATGAGATGTTAAACGCTTACCATTGTATACAAGATTGCCAGTCTGATACAAACATAATTAACTTGAAAACCAATAAAAGCGATAATTTTTTTAAGCCCACTATATGTGAGCATAAACAATGTAAAAGCGGTTTAGATTTTGAGAAGTTTATATGAAACTCAGTGTTTTAATACCTACCCATAATAGACCAAAAATGTTTAAAAGAGCCCTCAGCAGTATATTGAGTGTGATGGGAAAATATAATGTTGAGATTATTGTAAGATGTGATGACAACAGTGTTACAAAAAAGGATATACCTGTAGGACATAATATCCACCTCTACCACGCTAAAAAAGACATCAATGGAATGTACAAAGAACTCTATGAAAAGAGCACAGGGGATTATATCTATTACTTAGAGGACGATGATTATATTACGCCTTATTTTGAAACAGCATATAAAGAAGTATCAAACGGTTTAGAACTCTTTGTAGGGCTGTATAATAGTGTTAATAAAGAGACCAATATTTCGCAAATATCCGAATATCGGATAAAACACAACACCTTATATATACCAAGTGATTTTCAATTGAGTCAAATGATTTTTAAACGAAATTTAATAAAACCAAGTGATTTCCCAACATCATACCATAATGAAAATGATGAGGTGTTATTGAAAACTATTTTAGACAGAGTTAATAAAAAGAAAGTAAAGTATTCAATGCGATATATATTTAATCAGGACATTGACTATAATAACCTCAGTTTAGATGATATTTTAAAACCAAGAAAGATAAAAAATGGATAATTTTGACTATTTTTATGAAGATGTAGTGAATTATAGCAACGACAACACTATTCAATTATTCATAGACATCACTACAGTTTGCAATCTTACCTGTAGCTATTGTTTCGCACGAAAAGAAAAGGATTGGGATGAGGTTTTAGAGACAGAAAGAGTGCAGAAAATTATGACACTAATCAAACAAAGTCCTTATAATTTCAATGTATTGTTATTCGGAGGAGAACCACTACTTCATAAAGATATAGAAACGATAATCAATATTATTAAAAAGTCAGATAAAGTAAAGAATATTATGGTGCTTTCAAACGGGACTTTAAGTGACGGATTGTATGATTTCAAAGATGTGTATTATTGCTTGACACTTCACGAACTTACAGATAAACAAATAGATAAGTTTGTGAGGCATTGTCATAAAATAGAGCCCGATAAATTGAAGATAAATATACCTTTAAATATTTACAACACTTCACTAAAAAGAGCGTACAAAAAACTAATTCAAGAGGGCTTTAAAGACAAGATATTTTTCAGTGTTATTTATGATGATGATACTAAAAATATAATACCTCTTCCTGAAATAAGAGAACGCCTTGATTATATCGACTTTACTATAGATGATAATCACTATCTCAACGGAAAGAGAATGAACTATATGGATTATTTAGATTTGCATTTATCACTAAATCCAAAAAGAGATGTAAAGACCTGTTATATTAATGAACTAAACATAGATATTGATGGTAATATAAGTAATGATTGTATGGGTATAAATTCCAACATTTATGATGATGTTTTTTTCTTTAAACACTTTAAATTAGGGTATAATTGCACAAAAGAACAATGTAAAGATTGTACAGGAACTATCACCTGTGCTAAAGAGTTACAGGAGAGAAAATGACAGAATATGATGAGTTAAAGACTGTAGTAGTTGGAAGAGATTTTGACTGCAACTATATTATTGACAAAGAACTAAAATACTCATTAACATTGAAAGGTGATTTTGATTATGATAAATTCTATAATGATATTAAAAAGAATTTAAGAGAGCGAAATGAATCACTTGATAAGTTATCAGAAATATTGGAAAGTAAAGGCGTTAAAGTATTTAGACCAAAATACAACTCTTATGATGAGATAGTTGATGACTCAGGTAAAGATGTTGCTGATACTCAGAATTTTGATAGCAATGCCCGGGATATTTTTATAGTTATCGAGGATAAAGTGATTATTGCGCCTACATTTAACTCAAGAAGAAATAAGTTATATAAACTCTATGAAAATGTGTTTGAGTATTTGTTGGGAAAAGGGTATAAAATAATTTATCCTCCTGAAACAAACGGAAAGCGTGATTTCGATTATTACCCTATCACAACTCCTGTTGATTTTTTTGTTGAAAAAGCTCACGACTATGTTTGAGACAGCCAATTTAATCAAAACAAAAGATGGAGTTGTGTTTAATATAAGTAATCATAATCATTATAGTGGTTATCTTTGGTTTAAAGAAATTGTTGATTGTGATGTTTTTCCTTGTTTTGTTGATTATGGTCATATAGATGGGGGAATGAATATAGTCAATGATGACTTATTACTATTATGTTTTAACTCAGACCATATATCTGAATCTGAAATATTAAAAAAAATACCAACACCATTTAAAAAATGTGATGTAATAACGGTTGACAAAAATCCTAAATCATATAAAAGAAAAACCGATGTATTTTTGGCTTCAAAGGGAGGAATGGAAATAAACAGTTTATCAATAAATCCAAACACTATTATAATATCAAAAAATAAATCTTTAAAAAAGAAGCTTAATGATAGAAATATAGATGTTATCGAAATGTCGTTAAAACACGATAGACTGTTTAATGGAGGTGTGCATTGTGTTACTGTAGACTTAGAAAGAAGTGATGATGAATCCACACTATCAATTTAACTATTACATCAATACCATTTGCAATCAGTATTGTGATTATTGTTATGCACGAAATGGGTATGAATGGAATAAAATAAAACCTTTAAGGACTATCTTGACAGAATTAAGTTGGTTCAAAGAATTTAAGCATAAATCTATTATAACTCTTATTGGAGGAGAGCCTACTTTACACCCAAAATTCAATGAAATAGTCACATTTATAGCTGAAAATCTTGACCATTATTTGCATATATATACAAACGGACAATTTAATGTAGATAAAGTGTCTCATACACTTAAACATAATGCGCTTTGGACTTTCAGTTATCACGGTAAATATGTGAAAGATGAAAAATTATTTATAAAGAACATCGAGTATTTTATAAACAATAATATAGATTTTAATATTACTATTATAGCGCAAAACACGATTTCTGATGAGTTTTTCAATTTTTTGAAAAACAATAATTTAAAAGAAAAGGTATCAGTGACATTTATCCACGAATCAAATGATTATACACCAAACGAAACAATTAATTCGATATTCTTCAGTGATTGGTTCAAAAACACCAAAAATATGGTAAGTTTTTATGATGATAACTATTTTAAGAAAAATGCAAGATATAAAGGTCGCAAATGCTATTACAATGAGATTGATATATTGGATGGAAAAATACACTCTAATGAATGTAATATAGATTTTTGTGAGCCATTTACAAAAGAAGCACTGTTGCAATTACCGCCTTTTTCTCCTGTTGTTTGTGATAGAGACTATTGTAAACAAGATTGTGCTTTTCTGTTCCCAAAGAAGGTATAAAATGCAAACTTACAATAACAAAGAAATTGTTAAATTTTATAATAGAAATGAAATTAAAGACCATAATTTTTTAATATTTGAACTACTTATAATAGAGGTGTGTAATCTACATTGTTCTTATTGTTATATGCGAAATGAAAGCCCCACTTGGGAAAGTATATACCGAAAAGAAAAAATCACAGCTATTATAGAAAAATTATCGTCTTTAAATAAACCAGTATCAATTTGTTTGAGTGGAGGTGAAGCAACACTCAGCCCACATTTTATGTATTTTGTAAAATTGATAACTACACATATAAAAAATCCAAACAGTGCTATAAAGAACTTGCATATAAACACAAACTTCAGATTGTCTAAAGAGAAGATAAAAGAAATTCAGTCTATAAATCCTAATGTTACATTTCACATATCTTACCACAGCTCTGACGAAACACCACAAGATGAGTTTATAGAAAAGTTATTATTGTTGCCATCTGAACATAGAGAGCTAAATATTATGTTGCACCCAAAAAAATCTGAACTTAAAAAAACCGAAAACTTTATCCAAAAATGTATCGAAGCAGGTATAAACTTTTATGTCAAACCTGTCTATATAAATGGAAAATATAAACCCCAAAAACACGCCCTTGAAATTATTGAGAAGTATTCTCAATATACCACTAAAGAATATATAATAGAAAGTAAAGAAGATAAAACACCAATGAATGATTGGGATTTATACCAAAATAATTTGATACCTTTAGATACTTTTGGTTATAACTGCAAATATACTTTTTTTACTATTGATGGTAATGGGTATATCAAACAGATGTGTAAATTGTTTGATATCAATAATATTTTTGATGATTTTCAATTTTTCTTAGACTATAATATAAAAGATGGTATAATATGTCCATTTAAAAATTCTTGCCTATGGGCTTCGTCTTTAGACCACTTAAAAGAGAAGATATGACATACAATAATCAACATACAACAATAGTGATTCCAATTGAAAACCATAAACAATTATTAGTACAAACTATAATTTTGATAAGAAGTATAAGACAAAATATCCCAAACAGAAGAGTGTTAATAATCAATCACAACAATTCCAATATACCCGAATGGTTTATAAAGCTATTGGATGATGAAGAGTTGATAAATATATCTTTGACTAATAACAAATGGTATTATAAGAAAGAAGCTTATTTTTTACTTATGCCCGAAACACTAAAATATGTAAATGAAAATTACAACTTAGATGCCTATTTATTTTTAGACCCCGACACTATAATCACAGAGTCTTTACCACCCGCCTCAAATAGTGTAGATGTCTTCAAAACACCGATGAATGAGTACACAGACTTATTACTTTATATGTTTTCTATAGAACACCCTGTAATAAAAAAGAACTACACACATTTTGACACTTTTTGTATTTATTCTAAAAACAAAGATTTTATTAACGATTGGTATGAAGAATCAGTAAAACTTTCCAAATTCAAAAGTAAAATTAATGAGCGTTTTCAACATTTTTGTGAGGAGTTGGCTATTACTATATTAATGGATAAATACACTATAACGAGTCAAGTTTCAAACGCTTTTTTGGACACAGAACCAATTATGTTTAAACCTGTTTATCATTATGATAATCTCAAAAACATATACAACCATCTACCAAAAAAAGACAAAATATTAGTAGATGTTATATTAAAAGGTGAGTATATGGGGGAGGACAAACACTACAGGGTCATAAATAATTTAGATGTTATAAAAAAAGAAATAGAAGATTTTATCAAATATGAAAAATCACCAATCTATTATGAAACAATTAGAACACTACGGTACAAAACCCCATATGATTTTATAGATTAGGAATAAAAATGAGACAGTATGATTTTAATTATATTGATAGCAAAGTAGTTGGGTTTATGATAAATGATATTTGTAATATGGCTTGTACTTATTGTTATCAACAAGCAAACAATTTATGTGAAGACGACCACAAAAAAAATAGAGCTCTTATTGATAAAGTGCTTGATTATGTTGTGCATCTATCAGAAGTAGATAGACCTCATCAGATAAGCATAGAGGGAGGGGAGCCATTTTTTGATACACAAACATTAGAATACTTTTTCACACAGGTTGAAAAAAAATTAAAACAATACCCAAATTTTTATTCAAGGATATTAATTGTAACAAACGGGACTAAAAGAGATAATATAAAATACATTATAGATAAATTTGATTTTAGTGCTTTCAATGTCACAATGGAAGTATCATTACATTATACGCAAATGTCAAATACAGCACTAAAAAAATTCACATCTAATGTTGTGGAATTTAAAAAATATATTGAGTATGTTAGAGTATTGGCACCATTAAGCCTAAAAAAGCTCCCAAAATACCTAAATATTATATTGAAAGTGTTAGATTTGCACGATGTATATTATTTTTTTGCACCAATTGTAGGATTAAATGAAATTAATGAGATATATGATATGAGTGGTTTTCCTTTTAAGGGTGAGGTAGATGTTTTAATAAATGGGGAAACAAAGAATATCAATGCAATATACGACAAATCACTAACAACTGACGGTATGGTGTGTGAAAATAATCAGTGCTTCTTTTTTTATAATACAGGGGATATAAAAATGTTTTCCTGTATTAATAATAGAGAAACAAAAAATATCTTCAAAGATAGTTTTGATGATATTTTTCAAATGGATAAACGAACAATATGTACTCTTGATTATTGTATGGACTGTAATTTGAATACAAAATATGAGATGTCTGAGTTAGACCCAAACAATAAAGACGATGCTGACTTAATAAAATATTACATAGAGCAACGAAATAATACATCTTTCTAATTCCTAAACATTGCCATAAAACTATTAAAAGTATTTTTAAAGGTAATTTATGGCATAATAAAGTATGAGTTTAGAAACAAAAGAATTATTAAAATACTCTTATAAAAATAAGTTGGCACATATACCGAGTGCGCTTTCAATGGCTCCCTATATCAATGCTGTATTTAATACAAGAGTAACAAAAGATGATATTATAGTTATAGGTAAACCATTTGGGTCACAGGCATATTATCTGACTTGGAAGAAGTTGGGTTGGATAGATGACATTGAATCATTAAGTGTAGGTGTAAAACACGATGAAATTGATTTTGTGGACTACTCTGAAGAAACTATTGGTAACGCATTGGGTGTAGCCATAGGATTGGCATTAGCTAACCCGAATAAATTGGTCTATGTAAACCTCAGCGATGGTGCTCTACAGATGGGAAATACCCTTGAAGCCATTCAATTTATAGGACATAATAATATAAAAAATATTTTTGTAACCGTTGATATGAACAATTATCAGGTTACGGGTAAAACTACTGATATAATTGATGTTGCACCTGTGATGAAGTTGTGTGAAGAATATTCTTGGCAAGTTGGTGGGGTTACAGGGTTTTATAAAGATATTTTAGAAACTTATTTTAAATCAATGACATTTATAGGCAAACCTAAAATTGTCTTTATATCAACAATAAAAGGCTATGAGGTTCCATCTATGACTAAAGACCCTGTTAAGTGGCACTATAAGAAATTAGAGCCTGAAGATATGGTTTAGGAGAAAATTGTGAAGATAGAGCCAAATGATTTAGTGCAATACAAAATAGAAGACCACAGTGACAGCAGTCTAAAATATGGTGTTATTGAACATATATCGTAGCGCAAAGATACAAATAATGATATGCTATCAGGCACAATTGCTTTATGGAAAATAAAAAATAAAGGCTGTATTAAACAAATGTATCTACTTTCACATTTTAAAGTTATTGAAAATTTTGGTAAAATAACCCCCGCTGAATTCAAAAAACAATACCCTGAGAGGTTTATATGAGATTATACAAGAACAAAAAACTAATGGTTGCCGTAGATGACAATCTGCAAAGTTGGACGAAAATAACCGACAACCCAAACAGCATATTCAACAATAGTGATAAATACACTCCAAAAGGATATGTGATAAAGATAAAAAAAGACTTTTGTATTTGCAGAGTAGGTTTTGAAACAACTCCTGTTATGGAATTATACTATGTTGGTGTTTTTTACAATGAAGATGATTTAAAGAAACTTATACCTGAGAATTTTGTTTAATTATGAGAATATATATTAATAACCAAAAAGAAACTCCCTTAATGGTGGGCTTGACAGACGACCTTAGACATCATTCAACTGTATCAACTAAAACCAAAGATTTATTTATCACTTTAAAAAAGGTGTATTTAAAAGATGTTTCAGAAAAATATTGTTATTATACCTCTAAGTATTCTTACAGTGAGATGGGAGGTACTATAAAATTCAAGTACATAGGTCAGGTTGAAAAAGAGGAAGATGTAATGAGTCTTATAGCGGAGTATTTTATATGACTAAAGAACTCGTGGTTGGCGAATATTGTGTATATGACTATGAGGGTGTTGTGATATTAACCAAAATAGAAAAGAATAAAGAATATTTTGGTGGAATTCAAGCTGTGGATATATTTAAAGTTAATAAAGGAGCTGAAAATCCACACATAGACATAATGACATCTCCTTGGGAAATTGCGAAGGTCATCACATCAAATGGAATAGATGTACTGGGCGTTTTTAAGAATAAAGAGGAAATGTTGAAAGAATTTGGAGAATATTTTATATAAAATATATGAGTTTTATAATATCAAAATAGAGGGCGGTTAATTAGCCTATATTTTAAAAGGACTAAAATGAGAGCGACTTTAGATAAGTTTTTAAGACGAGTTAAAAATGAAGATATTTGGTTTCTTCACGCTGATATGTGGGGGTTTGACACATCAAAATACCCTAATTCTTTGAATTGTGGTATACAAGAGCCTACAATGGTTAATATAGCTTCAGGGTTAGCCTCACAAGGAAAAAAGGTTATAATCTACGGGGTAGCGGGTTTTGTGTTGTATAAAGCATACGAACAAATAAAATTTAATGTTAAAGGTTGGGCTGAAAACTACGGAAGTATTATTTTTGTAAATGCAGGTCATAATGGGTGTTATTCTGTTGCGGGAAGAGGACACTTGGTTGAAGATGACTACAAGCTTTGTGATGCTTTAGATTTAGAGCTCTCTACCCCTATGTGTAGAAAGGAATTTTTGAGAGAAGTAAAATTGGGGTTAAAAGAAAATGGAGCAAAATTTATAAGATTAGGGTGGGATGATGAAAAGTGGCAATGATTTATATGTGGTTTTTGGTGGAACAGGTGTAATAGGAAAAAGTCTTATAAAAAGATTGGTGTCCGAAAATAAAAAAGTGGTGAATATAAGCCGTGTAAACAAAAATGAGCAAGCTAATAAAAACTATCAGTTAGATTTGGGCACCGCTTCTTATGATGATATTATGCGGTTGTATACGAAAATCAGAAATGATTTTTCGGAATATGTTATAAAAGGTACTTTTTATTTAGCAACTTACTCCACTTCAGAGAAGATGAGCAAAAAGCAATTAGAAAATGAACCTAATGTTGTTGACAATATTATTGGATTATTTGGTGAGCCGTTTTTATATATGAGCTCTTACGCTGTTATGGATGATACAAAATTTAAAAGTGGTGATGTTAAGATAAATTATAGAAGAGCTAAAACAAATACCGAAAAAGTTATAACTAATTTTTCTGAATTAGAGGTTTATGCTTTGCGTGTTCCTGCTGTTTATGGTGGCTCTGATAATCATAGAGCAGTCTATAAAATAGCGGAAAGATTAAAAAATAATAAAGATGTGTGTATTCACGACAATAAGATATTGTTTGTTTATCTTAAAGAAGTTGTAGATGAAATTATGTCGATTTACTCAAAAGATGGGTTGTTTCCCAACTCTTATGAAGATTTTGATTTAGATAATGTGTTTGTTCTTGAAAAACAAGAATTGCCGTTGTTGAATATTGTGTTCAATCTAAAGACTGTCTTTAAAAGTTCATCTGATATAATTATAGATATATCAGATGAAGAGGACGCATTTATCAGAACAATACTCAACGATTGAGTGGAATATTTTTGTTATCTGAACAGATATCATAAACTCCATCTTTTTCAACTAAAGCATAAGCTCCATTTGAAGTAAGTACTTTATATCTTACTTCATCTACCATTACTATAAAGCTTTTGTCGAGTTTTGCTGTGTTTACAAACATCTCAACTAAATCTTCAAACTGCTTTTTTGCTTGGTTAAAAGTCATTTTCAATCCTTTATCTCTTTTAAGGTACCTAATTATACAATAATCTTTAGAAGAAGTCAAGTAGTTTTAGAGGTTTTTGAGTATTTTTTGAGGACTTTTGAAGATTTTACTTTTTGAAAAAGTAAAATCTCTTGAAGAGCTATATGAAATACTGAGGAAAGTGTTCGTTACCGAACTCAATATATTTTTGTTTAATGTCTTTGTCTAACTCTACATTAGGATAGTAATACTCGTTTTCAAATGAAGTTATTTGGTTATTATAACAATAGAATTTGCCCTTAACATCAGGACAGTATTTAAATGAAGTTATCTGATTATAACTACAATTAATATCACCTTTAATATCAGGACAAAACTCGAATGAAGTTATTTGATTTCCACTACAATTAATATCACCCTTAATATCAGGACAAAACTCGAATGAAGTTATCTGATTTCCACTACAATCAAAATTGTCCTTAATATCAGGACAATACTCAAATGAGGTTATCTCGTTATAGGCACAATTAAAGTCACCCTTAATATCAGGACAGTACTTAAATGAGGTTATTTTGTTATAACTACAATCAAAATTACCCTCAACTCTTTTATAACAACCCTCTAATGAAGTTAATCCTTTATCAGAGATATTAAGGTCTCCATTATAGACTTCATTTGATTTGTCTCCATAGAGGTCTTTGAATGTCATAAATACTCCTTATAAATAATCATCAAAAATTTCTACTTTAAAACCACAATCATCCATTAATGAGTTACAAACAATGACATTCTCCTTAAATATATCTTTTATTTTTAACAAATTTTCCAATCTATCTAACTCTATTGTGTAATACACTATTTCAGTTCCTGATGGTGCTTTGTGTTTTCGTTTTGTTACGGACAAATTTTTAAAATCCGTACTATTACTTACTCTTGAAATTTCTGCTCTCATAATTAAATCCTTTTTAATTTGATGTATTTTAACATAATAATCTTTAAAACAAAATTTGTTGTAAACCCACATAACAAAAAATACCTTAAAATAAGATAAATTGGATAACTTTTTGTAATATTAATACCAAATTTAAAATTAAATTAAGCTTAATATCATAAAATAAAATTATGAAAAATAAGAACGATAACAATAATCAAATTGAATTGCCTAGTGATATTGAAGAGATGTCGGGAATAGAAATAGACGACCCATCAGTATTACAGACAATTAAAGGAACCACCAAAACAGTTTCCCACTATCTTAGTGAGCCGACATTAAATTCTGAATTAATTCTTCGCAATAATCGTCTAAAACTAGAGAAGGATAAAAGCTTATATAATGACGAACATTTAGAAAAATTGCTTGAATTAAGAGCAGAATATGAAAGATTAGACCAAGATACATCATCAGGACTTCAAAAAATCAAAAGAGAGATACGAAATGAAATTCGTGATTTAAGCTCCAAAACTTATGTGTATAGAGATGATAATATTTTTGGGGCAATGGTACTTCAAATTATGAATAATATCGCAACAAGACCTAACTTTAGCGGTTATTCGTATCTTAATGAAATGAAGTCGTTAGCCACAGAACATATTTTAAAATACACTTGGAAATTTGACTCTTATAAACAAAGTAAAATCACAGGTCAATATATCTCGGCATTTACATACATCAGTACAATTATATTTAATGCTTTTGTGGCGACCATCAATAAACAAAACAAAGAAGCTGAGAAAATAAAACAAGATTTCCTAGAAACACAAAAACTCTTCCACAGAGAACCGAACCAAAGTACCTATCAAAAAGACCACAGTGAATTTGAAAAAACGGTTAAGATAGTGAATATTCCTAAAAAACTAATCAATGAAATCGAAAAAATACCACTTGATGCTGAAGATATTATGGTAAAAATTCCTGAAGACTATGTAATTGAAATGAAAGAATATATTATGATTACGCAATATAGTAATAAGAATAACATAAATCTGAGTATTACTAGAATTAAAGAGGACTAATGCCGACACAACTTGAGCACAAAGATATAAAAGCTTTGAGACTTGAAATTCTTGAAGAACAGGACGGTATTTGTCCTCTTTGTGGAACCCCAATTGATATCGAGGATGCGGTACTTGACCACGACCATTCAACAACATTAATAAGAGGGGTGTTGCACAGTTGTTGCAACTCTATAGAGGGCAATCTAAAACACAAGTTTAAACGGGGAGGTGGAGAAAAATATACTGACTTCTTGAGTTATATAAAAAATTTGTGTGTATATCTTGAAAAAGAGCAATACCCGCTGATACATCCTATTGAAAAACCAAAAGAACCAAAGCTTATGAAGAGTAGCTATAATGAATTAATCCGCACATTAAAAAAGAACAAGTACAAGTATAAAATACCACCATATCCGAAATCCAAAAAAATAACAAAACCACTTTTGAGGTTATATGAACAATTCAACATAACACCAAAATTCTACAAAGGAAAATGATGAACAACAGTATAGTCGATTTAATCAATAAGATATGGGAAATGAATGGCGATAGTTTAGCGGATAAGATATTAGACTATTGTGAAACATTTGGAGAAGATGAAAGAGAAGTTGGGGAATTGTTAGCACAAAGTCCTGATTTTAAGAAAATTCTTTATAAAGACTGCTTAAAAAATAATATAATCAAAGATGATGATTTAAAAGCACACTTGAGTCGTACAGAAAAAATTGAGCCTTGGTAATTTCTGTTTTAATAATCCTTTAATGGTTAAAATGGTAAAATATTTTTTAATTTAACCTAAAAAAGGAAAATATGTGATTACATACAGACAACAAGTGAAGATAATTTACAATATTTTTAAGTCATTTGAAACAGGAGAGATTAAAGACCACTTTATGCCAAATGACTATAACCAATTCACAAAATTTTTGTACAATCATTCCAAATTTGAGAGTATGACTATACCATATTTCAAACTAATTCTGATATACACAAATTATTATTTTTCAACAACAAGTATTAAAGACCTATTAGAGACAATCAGCGACTTTACCAAGTCTGATTTGATAGGCGTAAAACAATTAAAAGAAGATGTGAAATCATACAACTATATTATAAGAACAGACCTATCTAAAATAGAGGAGAGTACTTTAAACTATTTCACGCTTTTACAGAGAAAAGAAATACACCCTTTCACTTTTGCTTGGTATTACAAAAGACACCCTGAAGAATTGGAAAGTTTTGGTAGACACGAAAAACGAATAATTGAAAAATATTACAAAAGAGCAAGAGTTCTGACAGACTATTTCAAATTGGATAGTGACGATTGATATTGTTTAAGGATAATATCAGAAAGTTACAATATAATTCAAAATTAAACAAAGGTGAAATACAATGGCTTCAAAACCGAATATTACTATAAATGAACGAGAGACAATCTTTATTGAGAGATTTAGACCTAAAACCATAGACGACATTATTCTACCAAAAAATATCAAAGATGATATACGGAAGTGGAAAGAAGAAGGGCAGATACCAAATCTCCTACTTGTATCAAAAAAAGCAGGTTTAGGAAAAACATCTTTAGCCCACACTATTATTAATGAGTTGCAAGCCGAAGCTAAGTTTATCAACGCTTCATTAGAAAGTAATATCGACACCCTCAGAAGCAAAATCAAAGGCTTTGTATCTACTGAAAGTTTCAACGGAAAACCTAAAATTGTGGTTCTTGACGAAGCAGATTTTCTTAACCCAAATAGCACACAGCCTGCTTTAAGAGCTTTTATAGAAGAGTTCAGCCAAAGTGCCCGCTTTATCCTCACTGCTAATTATATAGACAAAATTATTGAACCTCTTCAAGATAGACTTATGGATTATAACTTTGATGACATCTTTAATGACCATAAAGAACTGGTCAAGGACATTTATGTTAGATGTTCTGCTATTTTAGAGGAACAAAATATCGAATTTAAAAAGGAAGATTTAGTATATTTAATTAAGCATTTTTATCCAAGTACAAGAAGTATTGTAAAAAAACTTGAACAGTTTTCATATAGTGGGAAACTTGTAATTAACAAAGACCGTCTTGACAGCGATACTATCATTGATACTGTTATTGACACTATCAAAACTTCAGACTTCGATAGAATGCGGAAAACGATTATAAACATAAGCGACCCTGCTATGTTGTTCACTGAGTTTTATGATAGATTAGATGAGTTCCCTATCGAAAAGCGTCCACCTATCCTTATGTGTATCGCAAAATATCAAAGTTGGGACGGAGTAGTGAGAGATAGAGTAGTAAATACCGCCTCTATGTGTACTGAACTTATGGGTATTATAAGAGATTGATATGAGTTTAGATAAATTAATATCGAGGTTAAATAACGATACTTTGAGTAAACTTTCTAAAGAGAAGTTGAAAGAGATTAGAGCAAAATTATCATCAATACAAGACGATAGAGTAAAAGAAATCATTAAAAAAATCAACATCATAATAGATGATAAAAACTTAATCAGTATTGTGGAGACCGATGAAATCACTGATAGAATTGCATTTGATTTTGATATAGATTTTAGTGGAATAAATGTTTTTGAAAAAAAGAAAAAATATACCCATAACCAAGAATTTAACATAGGTTTAATAATTGGTACTTCAGGGTGCGGAAAAACCACACTACTAAAAGACTATGGTGATTTGGAAGAATTTAAATTTGATAATTCAAAGGCAATAGCTTCACATTTTGATAGTTATGAGCAAGCAAAAAAAGCATTTTTCGGAGTAGGACTAAATTCAATACCTGTATGGTTGAAGCCATATAATGTTTTGAGTAATGGGGAGAAGTACAGAGCTCTAATGGCTAAAAAATTAAAAGATGCTGCTGTTTTTGATGAATTCACATCAATAGTGGATAGACCAACCGCTAAATCGATGTGTTTAAGTATAGGAGAATATATCAGAAAAGAAGATTTTAAAAATGTAGTTTTTGCTACACCTCATAAAGATATTATAGAGTGGTTACAGCCTGATTGGGTTTATGATTTAGACACTAATGAAATAACTATAAAGGAAAATCTTCGGCAACGACCAAAAATTGAGCTCAAATTCAGAGACGGAGAAAAACACCTGTGGGGATTATTTTCCAAGCATCACTATATAAGTGCTTCTTTGAACAAATCGTGCAGATTTTTTACTGCATATTGGGATGATGTGTTAGTCGGTATGAGTGCTGTTTTATCATTTCCTTCAGGAACCATAAAAAATGCTTCAAGAGAACATAGAGTTGTTGTGCTTCCTGAATATCAAGGAATGGGGTTCGGCAAAGCTATATCAGATGCTATTGCACAATTATATATTGATAATAATAGACGGTTTTTTTCAAAAACAGCACATCCAAAATTAGGTGAGCATAGACAAAATTCTAATATATGGAAGCCGACTTCAAAAAATAAAGTTAAAAGAACCCCTAAAGAAGCAAGTAACGATACATATTGGGCTGTGATTGTAAACAAAGCTTCATATTCCCACGAGTTTATAGGAACATACCCAATAACATATTTAAAAGACTTCACCCTTTAATATTTTATTAAGATTTTTTATGGCATAGTGTTACAACCAATATAAAAGGACTTATATGGACACAGAAAAAAAAGAATTCGGTTTGTGGTGGCTGTGGACGCTACTTCTTATTGTAGTCACCATTATTGTAATGGGTGTTACAGGAACACTTGGAAAATGGTTTAACACCTACTCTGAGAGAGTTATTTTTGAGAACAGTTATCAAAAACAGGCAAGTCTAAAGGAGAGAATTTCTACTCTTGAAGCACAAAAGACCCTACTGCAATCAAAAATTGCTACAGCGGATGTCGATGAGCTTCAAAACTTGCTACGACAAATTGATATGTTGACTATTCAAATCAACTCAGCTAAAGCACAGATTAAATAAAACAAAAGGATAAATGATGTCAAAGAAAAATAAAAAAGTTGTACTAAAAGCAAGTGTCGATGAGGAAATGGTTCATACAGAACTTAACGGAACCTTTTCAGATATACAGGTAACTACAACAGGGATGCTGTATGAGTGGGCTAAACAAATAGCTAAAGTGACTGACCCTTTAACAGCGTCCATTGTACTTCAAGAAATTGTTGTGGATATTTCAAAGCGTCTTCTTAATGGAGAAGAGGAGAGTGAAAATGCGTAATGTTATTATACTTTTAGGTGTTTTTGGATTTTTCTTTGCGGGATGTCAAATGCAAGAAAACCCAACCTCCAAAGAAAAAAAGATGGTGAACCAACAACAACTTCAATACTCTAAAGCACAGCCAATTCCTACTTATGATTGGTCACTTGAAAGAGACCTTGTTATTAAACTTTATAATCTAAGAAACCAAAAAGTAAGCACGCATAGTGTATGGAGAAGCGATTATGGTATGATTGAGGGGGATTGCACATCAATGGGTTTTGGCATACCCTATGACACTTCTTTAACAAACCCATTAAAAGGAGAATATCTTCATAATGGTGCAAGTGCTACTGTAGGACAAGCAGAGCCAAATGGTGTATTCGCTTCGCAAAATACAAGCGCAACTTGGGTTATGTGTGTAGGTGATAACGGAGCCCTTGAGCCTCATTATGTTGAATCAAAAGTAACAGTATATCCGTATGAGGTTAAAGTTGATTATGAGAAAAATCGTGTTTATCGTATCGGTAAACAATCAGCTACTTTGAAGTAATACTATGAAGCTAATTCGTGATGGTTATGTAGGGGTAATCCCTGATGACCAACTTGACACTACTATAAAAAGTTCCGAAGAAAAACTTAACCTTATTCTTGACAAAATCAAAGAAGAGGCTACTGAGTATCTTGAAAGTCATCAGAGAGACCCGAATGAGCTTGCTGATTTATTACAAGTCATTATTGATTGGGGTAATATGAATGGACACTCTTTTGATTTAGTAAATAATTTAAGAAAAGAAAAGTACAATAAACTTGGTGGATTTAGAAACTTTGTGGTCTTGAAAGAAGAAAATCAAAACCCATAGTTAAACCTAAAATTAAGATATGTACTCCACAAATTTAATATCGCTCTTCAAGAGATTTTACTTTTTAAAAAGTAAAATCTTCAAAAATCCTCAAAAAATACACAAAAATCTCTAAAACTACTTGACTTCTTCTAAATATTATTGTATAATTAGGTATATTAAAAGGGAAAAGGGTTGAAAATGAAAATTGAAATTAAAGAGCTCGTTCTTAATGACAAAAGAGTAAAACTCCAAAAAAGAGGAGTTTTTATAAATGATTCTCAGGTCGCAGTAGTAACAACAAATAAAAATATGAGCACAACGATTAAAACGGATAACCGAACAATCGAAGCTATGTGGTTGATGAGTGAGCCCCAAATCATCTGTGAGGTACTTGACCTCATTAGATGATTAGTCTACTAAGATAAACTCATTAAATTCAGAAAGCTCAGTCGCCATTTCTTCAGTAATACCAAGTGATTTTAAGGCTTCTACAACCATTTTTGGGTTTTTATCATAGTCTTTGTTTGTAGAAAAGGCATCCCAGCCTTTTCTTCTATCTTTCTTAATAAAGGTGATTATTTTTATAGTTCTAAATCTTTGGTCATAATTTATAGCTAATAAATCATACTTTCCCTTTTTATTTCTAAACGCCACCATTGTTTTTCCAGGCTTAAAGTTCGGCTTTTTTATAATCTTTTTGATTACTTTTGTAATATATTCGTTATCCATATAATAATCTCTCTGATGACTTTGACCATCTCTTACTTCTTTCATATGTCTTGATTTTACAACCAAAATACCATCTATATTTGCAACAAAAAGGTCATCTTCACCTGTATCAATTTCTTTTGCGTGCGCTGTAGCCTTGTGCATTTCACGGTCATCTTTGCCTTGGTCTCTTGCTCTTTTGACAATTCTAATGCCTCTAATTGCTTCGAATAATGGTGCAAACTCATTATAAATGATTTCCTTTTTAAAATCCATTTCAATTCCTTAATTTTTATTAATCTATTTATAAGCGGGAATAGACTATAATTGTTTATAAAATATTTAAAAGAGGTTTATAAATGGTGTATGATAAAATATATAATGACTATATAGGTGTTGATTTCGTAAAGAAAATTATTGGTGAAGAGGTAGATATTGAGCTACTTACTCCAAAACAATTGAAAGCCATTTATAAAACGACAATAAAGATATTGCAAAACTATGATAAAACAAAAGAATACCTTGAACCTGAAGCTACAAAATTTGAAGTTGAAGCCCTCAATAGATTTATAGAGGAAAATTGGAGTGAAGCACTTATTTAAAAGGATAACAATATGTGGTTGGAAGAAATAAGAAAAATACCGCTTAAATCAACAGATAAAACTTTCGTTATATATGACATAAAAACAGGATATGCAGTTCCTATTTTAGAAGAGGTTAAAGATATAAAAACTCAATATAAAGAGATTTTAAAATTCTTGAAATTTCCTGTTGTGTCTCCTGATGCTGATTCTGAGAATATAACGAAACTAAAAGAAGACGCAAAAGAAATAAAAGAGTTGATAGAGCGGTATTATGCTGAACATTTAATATAAGGATGACAAGATGAATACAGGAAAATCTTTTTGTGTAGTGTGTGAACGATTGGTTAATAGTGTCGAAACTGAATGTACAAGATGTAAAAATCCTACTGTTTATATTGGACAAATACCACGATTTCCGAAACACCCCAAAAAATCGGATTATGAATTTATGGCTAATGCTGTGATGAGAGCTTTAAAATACAACAGAAAACGCTATAATAAAACAAATGATGGCTTTTTAGATAAAATTAACAACTTTTTATCGAAATATTCTTCTATTTATGACAAAAAAGTAATTGACTCTATAATAAATCCTGAAGAGAAGGAGCCACAGGTGTCTCTTTGTGATTTCGACTCAACACACTTTGACAAAGAAAGTCCTGATGTGTTCTACATTTTTAAATTTCTTGATAGGTATGCTGTTAAGGAGATAAATATAAACAAAACCTATTACACTTCTAATATTTCTATTATAACAAAGCTTATTGATGCAACAACACTAACTGGATTATTCACGATTAAAGAGAGTGAATTACAAAATATCGAATGGTTTAAAACCACAAAGACGAACTATCTATCTAAAACAAAACGAATGAGTAACACTGTTGTTTTGGGTTCATTTATGAACAGAGAAGGTGATGATGTATTGAATGTCTATTTTGAAGATAAATTGTTGTCTAAAATTTTGGCTTCTGAAATGAAATTATTTGTGTTAAAATACCAAAACTTTTTTAACACAGAAATAGTTAGGCAAGCTTTGGAGGCTCCTGATTATCATACGATAAGTAGACACTTCCCCGAAATAATGGTATAAAGGATTTTTTATGGAACTCATACACATTTTTGGTATATTAACAACAACATTTTTGAACTATAATGGATTTTTTAAAACAGTAATAATTTTAGTGTTGTTGTTTATGGCTCTTTGGGCTAATGATGAAGAAGTTGGTGGCGAAATAGTGGGGTATATTGGCATATGGGCGGGGGTAGGTGCTATATTATATTCTCAAATTAGTATTGAAGAAGCGGTTATGGGTTTCTTACAATATTTTATTTTGGGGTTTGTTTGGAGTGTATTTATGTATTCAAGGGTTGTAAAACACTTAGTTATAAAAGACAAATTAAGCAAATATGAAAAAGTAAAATCGCTTGATTACTACACTAAACAGATTACAGTGGATAGAATTATAGTTTGGATATTGATGTTTCCATTGTCGATTTTAAATTTTCTGTTTGAAAGAAGTTTGAGCGGTCTTGTAGCCACATTAAAAAAGACTAAAAATATATACAAATATTGGGCAAAACATTACTACGAAAAAATAGGAAAATCGAAACCAAATTATAAAGATTAAGCTCTTACTAATATTTTCAATGCTATAATTTAACATAAAGACAGAAAGGATTGAAAAATGGAAAATCGAGAATACAACAAAAAATATAGCCGTGCATTGATTGCCATCACCAATATCAAAACCGCTATGATGAATGCCAAGATAGATATTAATTTTTTGGGTAGAAAAGACATCGATGGAAGTATGTACTCCAAAACAAAACTTCAAGAAGATTTTGAAAAAATTGAGCAGGCTTTTGAAAAAGAGTACAAATATCTTCTTGAACTAACAAAAGAACTTCAAAACAACACAAAATGCACTAAGGATTGAAAATGAAAATTGAAACAGAGCTTAAAGACCTTTACAAAAACAACATAAAAAATAGCGTTTTAATCGCTATGTATATAGTGATGGTTGTGGGCTCCTTTTTTGGAGATGTAGAAATACCAAAAACAAATGCAGGTGTTATCTACATAACCACGATGTTTATAGCATTTATGTTGTCAGGTATGTATATAGCGGGAGTTATTGTAGATTTTATTAAAGTGAGAGAATGGAATAAAGATGTTGCTGATGCCATTAATGGGAAAGAAAATCTTTTAAAACAAGTGTTTGATTTTCATAAAAATATTAAGGCAACTAAAAAGAAGTACTCTGATTATTTTACCAACAAAAAGGACGATTAATGCCTATTAAACAAGGTGATATTTATTATATGGATATAGGCGATAAGTCTTTTATTGGTGTAGTAGAAGAGGTTGATTTAGAGGGTGATGGTGCTTCATCGGTATATGTACTTTATTCCTTGAGCACAAATGAAGAGCGATATTTTCCATATATAATCGATAACAAAAATCTAAAAGAAAAAATATCAAATATAAAAGTAAAAAGAGTAAAAAATAGAGTGGAGTATTACAAGCCTATACTTATTAACTTATTTCCTGAAAGGTATGTGTGATGAAAGTTAACAAACCGAATAAGGTGTTGGAATTAGGTTTAGACACACTAGAAAAAGTCACTGGGTATATAGTATTTGTGGAAGATTACAAAAAAAATTTTGATAGAATTGACATTCTCAACAAATACATCGATAATAAAGAGCTCTCTATTGAAGATATTAGGTGGGCTACTAATGAAATAAGAGCTATTCTACAAAATGAATGTGTTTGTGAACAGGCAGGAGAACCCAAATACAATATGATGTACCATAAACAAAACTACAAATCTCTTTTGGAAAAGATTTGTGAAAAATACCCTCAATTTATGGTGTAAAAAATGAAACATATTCCTTTAATTGTTTGGTGTAATGATATTTACGATTTGGAAGAAGTCGAGGGGTATCTTGGAGTTTATTTTTGTGAAGATGGTTTTCATAAAGATATCCACTATCCCTGTATTTATTATTATGACGAAAGGGAAGAATATTACGATTTACTTGAAACTTCTACTATTTCTATAAAAGAATTAAAAGAAATTTTTTACAGAAAACAAAAGGAAAATTCACTTATACCGATGAAGCCATCTGATATTATAAAAGATTTTCCTGAATATTTAGTCTAAAGGAAACAGTGTGAGTACTCGATATATTAAAGTTGTGAGAAAAAAGGCTACCCTGAGTTCAGATTTGTCGCAAGAAAACCAAAAGGTGTTGTATATCTGTCTTACTCGACAAACCAAAAAAGAATTGAACAAAAAATTTACGAAAAAATTTACTCCGATATGTATGAGAAAGAAGAAGAGCTCTCGAAGAAATATGAGCCAAAAGAGCAGGAAATCGAGAAAAAATATACGCTCTCCATAGGGAGTTGGATAAACTTAGAGATGAATACAACAATGAATTAGAAGACATAATGAATAAAATCGTGTCGGAATTCAAAGAAAATAACCCACAATATTTTATTTAGTTGTATCTCTTCAAAAGATTTTACTTTTTTAAAAAGTAAAATCTTTTGAAGTACCCGAAAAGTACAAAACACTTGACTTCTACTAAAGATTATTGTATAATTAGGTATCTTAAAAGAGAAAAGGATTGAAAAATGGAAGTAAAAGTCAAACAAATTGATTTCGGCTTCAATGGTGTTTGTGATGAACATCAAGAACTTAGAAGAGATGTCTCCTGTTATAGAGGAGAAAAGTTGGCAAAGATTGTTCTTAAAAACAAAGACAAACTGAAAACTGTTGCTTCTTATCAGGCAGGTGGGAGACTGTCTGAATGCCTTGAGGAGGCATTTCGTTTGACGAATAGTGTTGATAGAGCTTGGTATGAAAATCCTGAGATTTCAGTTTCAGAGTATGCGAAAGGCGGATGTCGTTCAACTTCTGTTGGTGATGTAATAGAGATTGCGGGTGTTCAGTATATGGTAGATGGATATGGCTTTATCTGCCTTGATGATGTGGAGGGTGATTAAAATGGTTTCAAATTATTTAAACAAAACAGATGCTGATATTATGTTGGATTGGTTGAAATCCTTTTATGCCGATGAGGTTATAACAACAGTATCTTTAAAAAACAAAGAACTACAAGTGACTTTTAAAGATGGTTATGCTAAAATATTTCAAGATGAAATTCAATCTGACAAAACAAGTATGAAAAATTACTATATCCATAGGTGTGGGGATAAAGTAATTATTACAAAAGGATATTAAATGTGCGAAAAAATCAAACAATCTTGTTCAGAGTGGTCTGAACTTTTTAATGCTTAGAAAATCGGAAAACAACTCTTAAAAAAGGTATCTAAAAGACCTACAAACTTTAAAGTACAGTTGACTCCCCACAACAAAAAAGAAGTTTTTAAAAAAATGTTAGGTATGTTTTCAGACACTGATATAAAAGTCGTTATGAATAACTCGACAACTACCAACAAAAAGCTGACTAATAAAGGTAAATACGGATGGGCATACTTTTTCTCATCAAACTGCCAAACCTCCGATTATTTTTATGTTGGGTGGTCTTATGATTATAATAACAAAGATGTATTTGGTAAAAATTACTATGAGGAAAAATGGACATTCGAAATCTCACACCTTATAGATGGTGACTTCTATGTTGAAAAAGAATTAACCTTGGATTGTATTATGAATGGTTCCACTCCTGATGATTGGATTATCAAACCAAATACTCCTGTCTTGGAATATCAGTGGCTTTACACAGTTCCTACAGACGATTTGTATTACCTGACGGAAGAGCGTTTTGCCACAAAAGAAGAAGCTAAAAGAAAGATGAAGTGTTATGCAGAAGGTATAAAAATAATCAAGCGTATTAAGCGGACTGTGAAAACAAGAGAGGTAAAAGAATGTTAGACCATAAAAAATTAGATGAATTCAGCGGGTTTACCAATGCTACTATGAATTTAGAAAATCCTAAGCTGTCTTTTGAAAACTTAAAACTAAATGATTTTACTATATTGGTTGGGGAAAATTCATCAGGTAAATCTTTCGCACAAAAAATTATTTGGGCTAATACTTTTGCGCTCAATAGCTTTATAAATGATTATATCCAAAAAACATCGTTGTTTAGCGAAACTTCCAAAGAGGAATTTTTAGAGTTTTTGTTGAGTAATACTTTTGATGACTTTGATTTTACTGGCAAAATTCGTTTCTATGCTCAAGACAAAATTCTTGATGTGCCTTATTATATTCTTGAGTATAAACTTTCTAATGGAAAAATATCAGATTTATTTATCGACTTTCCTACTAATGTTAAATCTGCTACCAAACCAATTTATATGAGCAAACAAACAAGACAATTTGAATTTATCACACAATACCTTAATACAAAAAGTATTATGGGAATTGGCTTAAACACAGAAGAAGAGATTAAAGAGATTTGCGAGTTGTACAAACTTTATGATGTATTGGCGATGGAGGAATTGGTTCATAAATTCCCATTAGTCGGCAAACTTTTAAATAGCCCACTTATTCCAAAAGAAATTATGGGAGATTTTGATGTAAAGACCATATACTATAATAAGGACAGAAAAGCTATTTGTTACACAGATAGTTCAGATAAAGAGAGAAATATAACCACATTAGGTGATGGGCACCAAGCTATGTTGATTATGCTCTTGGGTTTAGTTCCCGATGAGGTTTAATCTTTATCTTAAATTATAGTGATATAATACACTAATACAACTAATACACAAAAAGGAAAATATTATGGTGACTTATATTGGTAGTGAGAAGTATGAAATTGAGCTTGGTGATACAAAATGTATCGTGACATCTCAAAATATTGAAGAGTTTTTATTTGACCTGAAAAGTATCGTAGAACTTGATGAAAATATCAGCTTTAATATTATAGATGATGAGGATATGAAAGATACCCTTGAAAGTGAGTACAATTTAGGGTATGAAGACGCAAAAAAACACTATAATAGAGTTAGTGATATTGTTGATGATATGTGTGGATAATACTTCTTCAAGAGATTTTACTTTTTTGAAAAGTAAAATCTTCAAAAGTTCTAAAAATCCTAAAAATCTCATAAAGTACTTGACTTCTTTCAAGGATTATTGTATAATAGGGTAAAATAACTAAAGGACTTGAAATGAGAAGTTATACTGAAGATTTGGAATTTATTAAAAAAACCAAGACAACCCTGAAATGACTAATGAAGTTCGGAAAGCTGTGCGAAATTTAACAACTATAGACTTGAATACCTGTTATGAGGTTCCAAAGTCTATTGTCAGGTATGTTATACAAAACCATTTTGACCAACTTTACACACTTTATGGGAATTCAAAAAAAAAAACTTGATGAAACTTTGTTAAAATTTTGTAAAAATTATATGGCTAAAGGAATAGTGTGAAAACAATAAAAGATATACTTGATGAACTGAACCTTGAAAATGGTTCAAACTACAAAATGGAAGTACTGAAGAAACACAAAGACAGCAAACTTCTTCAAAGAGTGCTCAAAATGACCTATGATAAAGTCACATACACTTATGGTATTACAATGAAAAATATCACTTACACTCCTGAAAGTATGCGTGATATAAATGTGAACCTTGAAGACGCTCTTGATGTTCTTGATGAATTTTTTGTTAGTCGTGAATGGACAGGAAATAAAGCAATTCAAGCCCTTACAAATCTTTTAAGTAAACTTTCCAAAGACGATGCCGAAGTGCTTGAAAAGGTAATCAATCGTGACCTTAGAATCAATATGGGTAGAAGTAATATTAACAAAGTGTTTAAAAACCTTATTGTGAAGCCACCTTATATGAGATGTGGTTTGTACTCTGATAAAACAGCCAAAAAAATTGACTTCACTAATGGTGCATATATTCAATTGAAAGCTGATGGTATGTTCCAAGCTGTAACAGTTGAAAATGGTAATGTAACATTTACAGCAAGAAGTGGTGAAGAAAGAGAATTACCACATCTTGAGCAATATTTTAAAACTTTCAAAGACGGTGTTTACATTGGAGAACTTCTTGTACACGGTGTTGATAACCGTTCCATAAGCAACGGTATTATTAACTCAGATGATGAAGAAGCAAAAAAAGAAGTTTATATTCAACTTTGGGATTACATTACACTTGATGAGTACAGTCGTCCAAAAGATAAAAAGAATAAAACTTTTTATGTAGACCGCTTTAAACAACTACTTGAAAATATTAAAGAGGTTCCTGATACTTTTATTAATATTGTTCCAACTGCTGAAGTTTTCAATATTTCAGATGCTCTTCAAAAAGTACAAGAATGGATGGCACAAGGTTTCGAAGGTGGTATTCTTAAAGACAAAAACAACATCTTTATTGACCACACTTCACCAACACAACTTAAACTAAAACTTGAACTTGATGCTGATGTTCGTATTACTGGATTTATCGAGGGCAAAAAAGGTACCAAAAGAGAGCAGACATTTGGTGCGATGACATTTGAGACTGATGATGGAAAAATTAAAGGGTCTTGTTCAGGGTTTACAGATGCACAACTTGAAGATTTTAATTCAAGACGCAACGAGTTGATAGGCAAGGTTATTACAGTTGAGTTTAATGACATTACAAAGGGCAGAGATAATGAGTACTATGCTTTAAGCCACCCACGATTTATTGAAATTAGAAATGATAAAAATGAGACAGATACACTTGAAAGAGTTCAAGAAATGAAAAATATGGCACTAGGTTTGAAGTCTTAAACCTATATTTCAAAGGATGATTATGATAACTTTAGTAATGGAAGAAACGGAAGGTTTACAAAAGCCTATAGAGTTAAAAATTAATGATAGAGTATTCAAATACCACTATAATAATGAAACTCCTGATGAGAGTTTTTTAAACTACTTGAAAGCTATATCAATTACAAAATAAAAGTGGAATTTAAGAGTAAAAGTGGTACTATAACTAAAGTTGGTGTTATTAGAGATGTTAAACCTACAAAACAAGGGGTTTTTGGTATTGTATTGGACGATATGTTATTGCTTGCATAAGGGGTAAATTTTGGTATATTCACAAAGAGCAACTGTAAAAGATTATACTACTATTGTTAAAGATGCTGAATATGATAAGTATTATAAAGACCCGAAAGATGTCTTAATCTTAACAAAAGAAACAATAAAAAATAAGTATTTTTTAACAAAAATTGATGGTAAACTATTTGGATTCAAAGATGAGTTTGAATATGAATTATATTCAGAGGGTGTTTCAAATATCGAGTTTATTCCGCCTGATTTAATGGGCAGAAGAGTACAAGTGTTTGAAACTACAAAAGATAAAATTAGGTTAAAGAGTAAACACTACAGATTTGAATATGCCTATATAGGCTTATGGGTGGTAGAGCGTCTTTTAAAACCTGAAAAAGACCCTGAATATTTTATATAGGATTGATATGAAAAAGTTCACTAAAGATAAGTTTGTTATTGTTTTTAAATCAGATGATTACGATAATACCCTAATACTACACAATTCATATTTTGATGATATTGCAGATGATTTCATTCCTATTGAACCATCCGATAAGAACTCAAAACTATCACCATTTGCAAGTTCTCCAATAGGATATTTTAATAGTATAGAAGAGGCTAAGGCATATATTTACTCTAAGAGGTTTATGAAGTTGGAGAATTATATAAAAAGGATTATTAATAACGATGAACATCAAGGTTTATCTCCAAGATATATTAAGGCGGTAGTAGAATCTTATATAGGAGAAAGAAATAAACTCAAAGAAGTTATTAAGAAACACCAAAAAAATTTCCTGAGTACTATATATGAAAATGCTTAAAAATAACGATGTATATATCTATCTACCAAAATTGTTAAGTAAAGAGTTTGTTGAGTTTCTTTATCGTGTAGATAAAGAAAAAGAAAAAACTGTAGTTTTATCTATACTTGCATATGGCAAGGGAAGATACCAATTTTTTGGGAATTGGACGGAAACAAATAAAGAAGATTTTTTTGAGCATTATATGAAATATGATAAAGCTGTTGAACTATACCCTGAATATTTTGTGTGAATTAGATGTGTAAAGTAAAAAATACTAAAGAAGTTGATGTTTTTGAATTGATTAGAAATGGTGACTACAAAACACCTATCGGTAAATTTATCTATATTATTGATGCAAACAGCCCCATAATAACAAAACATATGATTGTTGATGTTAAGCTTCCTAATGTAAAATACCACCAATACGGGGTTATTCATTACGACTCAGGAAATGGCGCAATCCATTCTTATATAATGGGAAGAATAAATGGGTCTATAAAAAATAGGTTTCACTCTAATATAATAAAAGTAGTCAAGGCACTTATGAATAGACACAACTTAACTAAAACACAAATCACAGATGAGTACACAAAAGCTGTACTTAAAAGTGTTGCTGAAGAAATTCCCGAATATTTTGTATAGGATATGTTTATGGAGATATATAAAAATGACTTATTTGTATTAAAAGGTAGAAGAGGAGCCTTTTTATTGTATATTGTTGATATTAAAACCGAAAACTATGCAAATAAAAGCAAAGTGATGTGTGAATATTATGAAATAGATTCAAATACTTACACTAAAGAGTCGAAGCCTCTATATTTAATATCACAAAGATTAAAACATTTTATGTTTTTAGAAAATATTGAGGTTCCTGATACAGAAATTATGAATTTGAGAGATAGATATTTAGAGTATTTTATTTAAAGTTTAAAGATAATAT